TCCGCTCCCGCTCCACCCGCCCCCAGGCCGCGCGCTCGCTGACGCTCACACGCCCCCATGAGGCTACCGTGCGCACACCCACGCATGCTCCCCCCCCTGTTGACACCCTGACCGCACACCAAGGGGCCGCCCCGCCAGGGCTCCCCTCTGCCTTGGGTAACAGCCCGGGCTCACACTCCCTCCCAGAGAAGCCACCAGCACCCCAAGAAGGGGGCTGCGTTCACTGGCGTTCACTCTGCCCCGCCTTTGATCACCAGCCCCAGGACCCCACACCACCCCTATGGGTGCCACACACGCACCTCTCTCACCCCAGGAGGGGGTTCCGCTCCACTGACGCTACACTACCGCCCCCACGCACACCCCATGCCACCACACTGCTCACAAGAACCACAACCCAAACCAACACGATGCCGGAACCAGGCGAAGTGAGCGTAGCGAACGCAGCCGACACCACAAGCAGGTGACCACTCCAGGTACCAGCACTTGTCTATGCACCCGTCAGGGGTTAATAGTCCCCCAACCCCACACGCACGGTTACGTCCTCCTCCTTTGTCTTGAACCCCTTACCCCCTGTGGCTGTTTGGTCCCCTGTTGCGCAGTAGTCGCCCAGCCACTATATGCGCACACCCATCCACCACACAGCCAAACAGTATGCGCACACTCACGCTCACTGCCTCTTCATCACGACAGTAAGCGCACACCACCACACCCAACCCCAAGACCAACCCCCACCCTGCACAGAGAGCCCCAGCGAACGCCCGTGCAGGCAAGCACAAACCCACCAACAAACACGACAGAGACGAGCACCACAACAGCGACAGCAGCGCGAGACACCAAGTGGGTGGGTTTTGCTTGGCGGAAATTTTGGGGTTTGGTACCCGTATAGGAAACCCCTTCTTCACGTGTAATTGGGACTTTTCGTTGGAATGGCGCGGTTTTGTGGTTTTTGGTTGTGCGTTCTGGGTGTATGGGTGTTTTGGGGGTTGGTTTTGGGTGGGAGGGGGTTTGTTGTGTGTCTGTTTCTGGGTGTGTGTCTATTATTTTGTGCGGGGCGGTTGCCTGGGTGGCTATGTCTTTCGAGAGGTGTGCAGGTATGTGGTGGGTGTGTAAAGTGTGCTTGTCTTGTGGTTGGGTTCTTTCTGTGGGTGGGTGTTTAGTGGGGGTGTGTGGTGTCAGACTAGGTGCATAGAGGGGTGGGGTGTTTGTGCGATGGGGGCTACTGGGGTGTGCGGCCTGGGTTGGCTTTATGGGGGGGGGTGAGGACGGTTTGTGCTTGGTAGAGAGGGAGTGGGTAAGCATGTAGTGGGTGTGCGCATGTCTGCGTGTTGTGTCTTGGTGCTGCTTCGTCTTGTGTGTTTGCGGGCTTGTTTGGATGTATGTGATGTCTTCCTGGCTGGGTGTCAAGTGTTCTTGTCATGCGTGCTGGTTGGTTATTTGTGTCGCCTTTGGGGTGGGCGTTCATGTGTGGGACTATTGCCTGATGTTCTTGTGATGGCGTATTGTCGTGTTGAGTGGGGTTGCACCTGTTTTTGAGTTTTCTCTGGTTTTACGCTTTTGCGTGGCTGGTGCTGACTGCCTGTTGTGGTTCCTGACCTCATGGGTTGGTGTGGGGTTCGTGTGCACACCTTGGCTGGCTAGGTGTTCTTACTAGGGTTTGTGGTTCTTGTTGCGGTTAATGAGCGGCGTAAGGGCTCTGTAGTGTGTAGTGAGCCTAATGGTGGGGTTTACTTGTTCAGGGCTGCTTGACAGGGGTATGCAATGTGTGGGTGGTTTGCCTGTGATCATGATAGTGGCAAGGTTTTTGTTTTGAGGTGGCCGCAAGGGACGATTTCCAGGGGCGTGTTCGGTGCCAGATCCTCCGCTATCTCTATGGGTGGCCGAGGGTGTGATTGGGTTATTGGATACGGTTTCTTGCGAGCCCGGGTCGTGTTCTTGCTCCTGTTTACCCTGTTTGGGTGAATGGTGCCGGGTGGTGTGTATATGGGGTGTTGTGGCACAGGTGCTTAGACTCATTTCCTGGTCGGTGGCTGTTGTGGCTTGCGTCTGTTTTCGTCTCTGCCGCTTTTCTGTGCTGATGGTGTTCCGGTTGGTTGCGGCAAGCGTGAAACTATGGGGTGAGCATGGTGTTTCAATTGGTGTGGGCGTGGCTTGTTTCTTGGGGGTGCGGATTAGTCGTAAACAATGATAGTAGCGGTAACGTTTGTCTGGTTCACTCTTACAGGGGCATGGGAACACGGGGAGGTGGGGGTTAGGCGCATGTTCCCACTCTGGGTGGTGGGCATGTTTGGTGTTGTGCGTGCGGGGCTTGTAGGTGAGCCTGGTTTTTCTAGTGGCTCCTGCCGCCTGGTTTGTGCTCGGGTTGGTGTGAGTGCATGGGGTGGCCTTGCTCAGAGGGCGTCTTCCTGGGGCTGTTTGTGTGCCACCGGCGGTCGGGTTTGCCAGGGGTGGTATGGCATGGTCTGGGGTGGTTGTGTTCTGGGTGTGTTGTCCTGTATATTGGTGGGTGGTGGTGTGCTGTGGATCGAGTGGATTGCCAGCGAAGCAAGAGATTGGCTGGGACGGACTGGGTTCCGTCTGGAAGGGAGACACTGTTATGGGAAGTGTTGAGTTGATTGACCGTCCAGTGTCGGTTGATGGGTACGTGTCTGGGTTACCTGAGAGTGAGGCTGTGAAGCGTGCTGAGTGGCTTGTGGGGCGGGTGAATGAGGTTAACCCGAATGGGACGAACCTCTGTATTGTGGAGGTTGACGACGGGGTGGTTGCTGTCCGCTTCTCCTTTGCGGACTATAGCGGAAGTCTCCCTGATCGTCTGGAGGGGATCTTGTGTGACACACTCCTGTTTAACCCCGACCCTGCTGGTGTAGTGTATGGTGAGGTGCTGATCCGCGTCCCGTCTTGTGAGTCTCGTATGCTCAGGGTGAAGCACTTCAATGACGGGGTGGGTCACATGTACTTGGAAACATGTACCTGGATGAGGATTTCTGAGTCTTTTCCACTCTAGGTGTTAACTGTGCGCCCCATCGTTTTGTGCGGGCAGGTGGCCTTGGTTGCGCAGTGCCTTGGCGTGTCACCCATGGTGTGAGGTGGGGTGTTTGTGTTCCTGCTGGTTGTTGAACATACTTGTGGCCCGCATGCCGGTGGTTAGTGGTTTCACCTGGTATGCGGGCCTGTGTGTTTTCGGTTGGTTCTTTCAGATGAGTCCCTGCTCTGCTGCTAGGGCTGTGCGGGCGTCCTGGCGGCCTTTCTCGTACAGGTCGTCCAGTGCCTTGTTCAGGGCGTCGGACGTGAGGTGATGGAGGGCGTAGTCTTTTCGGCTGGCCATCTCCAGCATGGTTCGAGCATAGCGTGCGGCAGCCATAACCTCGTCAGAGCCGATGATGTGGTCCTTCTTTCCCGCGTGGGTGGTGGTCCATGTTCCGTCTTCATTAACGAACGGGCGGGCCTCGTTGATGAGGTCGTGGATCAGGTCGCCCCATTCTTCAGGGTTGTCTTCCTTCATGCAAATTAGGCTCAGTTCGTCTGGCACCCGGTAGGACTTGCCACGTGCTCGACGCATGAAGTACTGGGACATCTTAAGGATCATGAGGTCATAGTTGTCTGTGCTACGCATGGCGTAACTTCCTTGCTTGGGGTTGGCTTGTTTGGATCTGGCCTGATCGTATGCCGCATGATCGTCATTGGTCAAGCCGGTGCCGTGTGACATGGGGCACAGGGGCGGGTGCCTTTTGCGGGTTCTGTATGGTGCGTGGCTGGGTGCTATGGGTTTGGTTTTCTTGTGACCAGGAGGCGTGTACGTGATGTTGGGTCGCGGTGTCGTCGCTGGGGCTTCTTTTCTTGTGCCGCTGGCGTTTTGGGGTAATATAGTGTAGAATGTCTGGATTGTTGCCCGCTTGTTTTCTTAACTCTTGGAGGGTGTGCTTGTGACTGATGAGCCTGGCCGTGATGGCGCACGCAATAGTTTCCGTGACCGCAGTCGGGTGAGCCGCCCCGTGCGCCCTACTACTCCTGGCGCTAATGGTGGACCAGCGCGTCCTGCTGGTGGCGGGTCTGCTGGGGTTGAGCATGATCTTCTTGATGACATGATGAGTGACCTGCTCAGTGATGACGAGGTTACCTCCAGCCGGTCACAGGATAACACAAGAGGCGCTGGGCGACCTACTGGGGCTGGTGTTGGTGTGGTGCCGTCGCGTGGGGGAGACGGTCATCCTAGAGGTATGGGGGTTCCTGGTGGGCCTGACACTGGGGGTAACGACAGCGCCCGTGGTGTGGTGAAGGGTGACAGTGTGCGTGGCCGCGATCTACCGCATGGCGGTGTCGCCCCAATGGGTGTCCGACAGTCACAGGGTGGCGGAAGTCGTATGGCTGGTGGTGGACCTGTTGTCAGGCAGGGTGTTACCTCTGGCATGGGAGGTGGCTCTCGCCCTGCATCTCCTGCTGGCGGTGCCCGCCCTGTGAGGGCTCAGGGTGGTGTTGTGGGGGACGGGGGAAGTTCTCGTCACTCTTCCCCTGAGCGTCGCACTGCTCCTCATGGGACTGCTGGTAATGGTGCTGGCGTGGGCACCTCGGGTGGGGGTGAAGGTGCTTCGAGTCCTGCTGCGCCTCATGGGGGGCCAGTAGGTGGGGGGCAGGGTGGCGGTCCCTCACAGTCAGGGGAGGGGCATCATCATTCTGGTAGTGGAGGTTCGGGTGGTCGCCCGATGTCTGGTGTGCGGCCTGTTGTCCCTGATGTTCGGGCGCAAGGTTCGGGGGGTGTGCGCGCTGCGGGCAGTGGCGCGGGTGATGGTCGTGGTGGCGTTCAGGGAAGCCCACAGGAACCGGCTGTAACTGCTGGTCTCACTGTGGGTGCTGGTCTTGGTGCGGGTGGTTTCCGTCGTGACAGTAGTGGTCGAGGAGATGCTAATGGTGCGCAATCTCGTAGTGGAGTAAACGACGGGGGGCGATCCGGCGGTGTGTCTACTGGCGGGGGCTTGTCTCTCAGTGGTGGCGAGTCGCGTCCTGAGCCTGCTGGTCTGGGTACTGATGATGTGAATGTGTTGGAGGATCGCAAGTATGTGGTCCAGTATCAGAAGCCTAAGCGGCCTCACCCTAAGAAGCCGGTTGACCCAGATCTGGTTGGTGTCACTGACCCGCATATCCTGAATCCTGAGAATAAGCCGTTTATGAAGGGGTACCGTCCTCCTCCGAAGAAGCCTGGTCAGGGGTTGCAGCCGCTTCCTTCTGACACTGGCGAGTACATGCGGCAGGAGTTCGCCCCTGATGTGAAGTTCCCTGTGCGTAGTAAGGCTCAGGAGGCGGATCTGCGGCACAGGCAGCGTCGTGGCGAGACTGTCTCAGGTAGGAAGAAGCGGAATCCGAGAAAGAAGTATCATCGGTCGAAGATTACTCAGAAGGATTTGTTGGTGCTGGAACTGATTGCTGTGTCTGGTTCCGCTACTGCTAGAAGTGTGCAGACGATTCTGGGTTTGAAGGCTCCGAAGTCTGCGCCGAAGCGTCTTCTTGGTTTGGCGGAGATGGGCCTGATTATCAGTGATACCGTGTTCCTTGGTGGTAAGAGTATTTACCGGTTGAAGAGCAAGGGTCTTCAGGTGCTCCGGGATAACAGGTCTGGCGTGGATTTTGACAACATTAAGGTGCGTAGTGCCCGTAAGGGTGCGCGTATGACTGAGCGTGGCGCACATAATGCTATGGTTTCGTACACTGTTGCCCGCGAGTGTAAGTTGCATGGGTTTATGCCCGCGTTCTTTGTGAATGAGCGGTGGATGGAGCGCAACTGCTCTGGTGTCACCTTGTCGAGGGATGAGCGTCTGGTGAGGTATCGTGAGCAGATGCTTGACGCATACCGGGACTTGTCGGGTGGGGTGCGTGACGGCATTATGGAGAAGTATCCGATGCTGTGGGTCCCGTGCGCGAAGGATGATGAGAAGGATAAGTACTCGTCGTACCATCAGCCAGACCTTATTATGCGTTATGACGTGCGTGACAAGAATGGTCGGGCTAGGTCTATCGCCTATGAGATCGAGTTGACTCGTAAACAGGGTAGCGCGTTGAAGAAGGTGCTCAGGAACTATGCCTGGTCGGGGTGGTTCGCGTATGGGGAGGTCCGCTACCTAGTGGTGTCTGACTCTTTGGGCAGGTTCATCAGTGAGTGTGTGGAGTCTGTGGCTGTAGAGTTTGAGAACCGGGCGAAGCGTGAACCTAATCCTCGGGACAGGGGGTTCTTTAAGTCGGGGGCGGCCTTCCTCAGGGATGCGGTGAAGGTTGAGCGCATTATGGGCATGGATGGTAAGCCTTTGGAACTGACTCAGGTCGCCGTGTAGGGGAGGGGTAGTGCCCTATGGTGCTTACCCTGCTCTTGTGCTTACAGGCTTTGGGGCGGTTTCTCTGGGAGGTGAATACGTGTGTGGGCTCTGCTGTGCGGGGTACTGGCTGGCCTGTTTCTCGCGTGTTAGTGTAGTTGTGGCTTCGTCCCGGGATATTCCTTCAGACCAGAGATTTACGTTTTATTGGTATGATTCTGTTGCTGGATGTACCGTCATTCGCGTTCCCTGGCTACCGCTACCACCCCTCTTGGAAGAGAGTAACATCGCATGTCTGACCGTATTGACCTTACTGCTGAGGCCTGGGATGAGGACTACAACCCGTTCCTTCAGGGTGACGGGGATGATGAGTATGTACCTGGTCACGCTGCCCCGATCACGCAGCCGCACATGGAGGAGACTACTATTCCTGGCGGATATGATGAGCCGGGCGAGGATGACGTGGTAACGACACCTGTTGACGCCGACTACATGAACGCGCCCACCCAGGTTCCAGATAATGGGTACAGTGAGCGCCTGTGGGGCGATAGCGACGAAGGTGTTGAGTATGATGGCGTACTCGACGGCGACTATGATGATCCTGTGAACGCTAGTTTGGGTGCTGACGGTGATGAACCGGTCACAGATTTTGGTGTTTCTGAGTACAGTGCAGGTAGTGCTCCTGAGGCCCTGGGGGCTGCTAGCGGCCTGTCTGCAAGTAGTGGCGACGGTGATCTCTATGGTGACGCAGACTATGTTGCCGTCAGTGCAGACATTGCTGCTGACAGCGACAACATGGACGCGGGCGACACCAGTGAGGGGAGTGTTGACGGGGAGGATGAGGACCCGTTCTCCCCTATGGATGATGAGTATCCAGAGTATGAGGACCCTTACGCCGGGTACGATGATGAAGACTATGACGACGATTATGATGATGACCCCTTGGATGGAGTTCTTGACGTCATAGACGGGATCGGTATTGAAGAGGAGGAGACGGAGGAGGATCCGTTTAAAGGTTTCGATATCGACGCCGTGATCGCACAAGGTATCGAAATGGGTGCTTCTGACGTCCATATCGACCCGGACAAACGTATCGCGTACAGGGTCAACGGCGACATTGTGCGCGACGAGAAGTTCGGGCCCATCCCCTATGATGTCACGAGCCGCATCTTCATGGACATTGTCACCAAAGACAACCAGACTGACTATCATGAGCACTGGGAACTGGACACCTCCTATGAGTTACGTTCCGGTAGGCACGCGGGGAGACGCACCAGGTTGAATGTTGCGCGCACTCTTGGGCACAATGCTATGACGTTCCGTATCATCAGTGACGTTATCCCGTCTCCTGAGGAACTGAACGTGGACCCACGCCTGATTGAGTGGACGAGGTTCGGTAAGGGCGGCATCATCCTGGGTGGCATCACTGGCTCTGGTAAGGATCTTCACGAGGACACGTTGATACCTGGCCCGAACTATCCTGGCGGGTTTATCAGGCTTGGGGAAGTGCAGGTCGGTGACATCGTGTATGACGAGAACGGCAACACCTGCAAAGTGGTGGGGAAGCACCCCGGAGGGTCTGAGAGGTTCTTCCACATCAAGTTCCGTGGCCTTAGTGAGACTGTCCTGGCTGGTGGTAACCACCTGTGGGTTGCTGAGTTCCCTTGCGACAAGTACTGCCGCATCATTCTGCCGAAGAGGTCTGTTGCCGCCCTCCTGGACATGGTTGTTGCCGCTGAAGACGGTGAACGGTTACCTGCCCGCGAGATCACCCACCGGGCTGGGCTCGCGGGCGACATGGCAGACATGGTGACTGGTGTTCTCTCCCGGACGTTCCGTGACACTGGTGACGGGATCCTGGTCGGCAAGTCGTGCGCCCACCTGCTGGAGTTGCACTCCCAGGACTCACTGATGGGTCGCGTTGATGGGCCACGCACGGTGACGACGCAGCAGATGTTCGAGGTGTGCCAGAGGTTCGGATACAACCCCGTTATCAGGGGCCTTATGGGGCCTGTGGAGGTGCCTGAGCCTACCGAACCCACCGTGACGCCAGTGGTGCTTGCGGCCACCGTCACGGGCCTTGCAGAGGGGCAGGACGGGGTACGTGATGTTCTTGCTGAGGCGGCCTCCTGGAGTGTGTCAGACCGGCTGATGCTGCTGGGAGCACTGCTGGTTCAGGCCCCAGCAGACTCCAGCGACACGACCGTCAGCATCCCCAATGATGAACACAGGGAGGGTGTGGCCCGTGTGGCTCGCTCACTAGGTATGCGCGCCACTGAGACTATGTTTGACCGCCTGAGCATTACTGGTGTGCGGGATTACCTGAACGACGACTTCAGTGGCACGTGCGCAAGCACCGAGAACATTGTTGAGATTGAGTACATGGAGGAGGTGCACGCCTCCCAGTCGGAGTTCTGGTGCCTAGAAGTGGACTCCCCGTCACACCTGTTCCTATGCACAAGGGACTACGTACCAACCCATAACACGACAACGTTCGCATCTCTGATCCGTAACCTTCAGAAAAACAGTAACCAGAGAATCGTCACTATTGAGAAGCCCATCGAGTACATCTACCCTGACGATGGCATTACTTTGCTGACTCCACGTGAGGTCGGTAGTGACACGCACTCATTCTCGAACGCGCTGAAGGCTGCTATGCGTGAGGACCCGGACACGATTCTGGTGGGTGAGGTCCGAGACCAGGAAGAGGTTGACGAGTTTCTTCGTGCAGCCGAGTCAGGGCACCTCACGATGACCACGATCCACTCGAACACGCCCGCTGTCACGCTGAACCGTATCAAGTCGCTGTATGATGGTGAGGATCAGAGGCGTATCCTGTCAACGCTTCAGACAAACATTCGTGGGCTCGCTAACCAGGAACTCTTGAAGACTGTTGATGGTAAGAGCCGGTTCGCCTTGTTCTCTGTCCTTGAGATTACTCGTGAAGTACAGGAAATGATCGGTGCGGGCGACGACCATGGTATTGAGGATTATATGCGTGACAATGACCTGACTATTGAGCGGCAGATCGTTAATGCTGTGGAGCAGGGGAGGTGCACTGTGGAGGAGGGTATGAGGCATGCCGCCGACCTCGTATACTTCAAGGGTCTACTGGGTAAGGACAAGATCACTATCGCATAAGGCCGGTCCTGGCTAAAGTACTGCCTGCAATGACACTTCAATGCTGTCATTGCAGGCAGTACTTGTCTACTTGGGGGCGGGGTTGCGATCATGACGCCCTGGGCTGGACGCGCCAACATGACAGAAACAGTACATGTCGTTGCGTGATAACGCCTTGTTTCAATACACGCAATCAGAGAAGGTTCAAGAGACGCACCACTGTGCCACACAAAGAAACAGGTCTGGCCGGGAGCCCCTACCACTAGGCATCCCGGCCAGACCCTTCATGTTCCCTAACCCCTCACTATGACCCTGGCTGGCTCTCCTGCCGCATGTTCACCTCAACACACAAGGCAACATTACTTGCCGCTTCGCATGGTATCTTCACCAGACAGGCACCATGCCAGCAGAAAAGAGTTCCAGGCCGCACACTAAAGGGGCGGGAAGGTCTTACATGTTACGCTACTTCTGTTATGTGGTGACCTTGAAGTCGTCACTCAACTTGTAGCGTTCACCCTCGCTGGTATCCACTAGGTGCTTGTCGTAACGTTTGCCCATGATGGCATCTGCTATTCGCTTGTACGACTTGCGGATCTCTGGATGATTCAAAACAACCTGCATCGCCTGAAGGTTAGCGGCGTGAGCCATCAGTTTCGCATTATTTGGGATCACAGAAACGACGGCGACACCCGGAGCGGCTTTAGCGATACGAGTCCCGTTCATGTGCACATCAGCGATAGCCTTATTGACCACGAGACCGATCTTGGATGCCGGGATCCCCATGCCGTTCTTCTCTACCGGCCAGGTCACCTCCTGCACCCACCGTGTCATAGACATCACGGACTGGATCACAATGTCGGTAACAAAAACTATGGCGTCAGCCATGGGGTACGCCACCTGCTCCAGAAGGGGATCCATGTAGCGTACAGAAGTGTCCAGAATCACGTAATCGTACCGTTGCTTGAGGAAGTCGATCACCTCACGGTAGAACTGAGGTGGCGTGTCAGCACTGGAGCGTGGCCGCTTGGGGGCTAGGATGAGGTCAACACCAAGCCGCTTGCTCTTGATAACAGTGTCCTCGAACGCGGCTTGCGAGATACCCCGGGTGCGCATGTTCAGGATGGTCGGCTGGATGCTGCCCGCGATGAACCCGATCTGGCCGTCTTCAATGTCTAGGTCGAGGATAGCGACTTTCAGGGGCCTGTCAACTGCCCCGGTCTCCACTGACCTCATGGACGAGTGTGCCAGGTAGGAGGCTAGAGTGACGGCGACGGTGGACTTACCTGACCCGCCTTTGCTGGAGGTGACGGCGATGATCTGGCCGAGGTACTGGGTGTCGTCTACCTGCTCCTCGAAGTAGTTGCTGCCGTCGTCCCACTCCTCACCGGTAGTTTCGTCGGCTGCGATGCTGACGACCTGGCCGTTCTCGTCGATGGTGACACGGTTGCTGATGACGGCCTTGTTCCAGTCGTCAGCATAGGGGTCGTTGACGTAGTTGTGGACGATGCGGGGTATGGCTGACTCGTAGTCCGCTCCAACGAAGTTCATGGAGACCTCGCCGATCCCCTTGTCCTTCGCATAGGCGGCCACTGAGTTCTCAATGTTGTACTGGAGGCTGCTGTTGTATTGGAGGATGGTTACGATCTTGCTGGTGCCGAATGAGGCGACGATGGTCTCGAACTCGCGTTCCGGGTTGAACTCCTTCTCGAACATTCTGTCAACAAGAATGATCATGTTGATGTCGGAGTAGTCGTCGCCGTCTCGTGATCCCGCTATAACGTCCTGTAGTGTGTCTACCCGGTACCAGTCCCAGTCGGGGCATGCGTGGTCCCTGATGACGTTTGAGACCTGCTCTGGTCCAACAAACATGGCTCTTGGGCGCATAATGCTAGTAGCCAATAGTATCCCTTGCTTTCAACGATCAACACTACCCTATGGGGTGTTGACATTTGGTGGTAGAAAAGTGTAAGGGTACCGATTGTTTTGCAACTTTCGGCACCCTTACTATATCGACTCAGGAGATCCCTAGTTACTTGTTCTCGGCCCGCTGGTCTTGATTCCCTGGCGCAGAGGGCTTTTCCTGCTGCTGGGATGCTGGGGCCTGGCCGCCGTTGTCGGTGTCAGGGCTGACGGACAGTGGGGCGGGGGCGTTACCGGCGAATGATCCTGTCGGCTGGTGAGTGGCAGGGTCGCTGACACCATTGGACAGAACCAGTTTGACGTTGCCGTTGTACTGGCTCATGATGGACTGGAGTTTGGATGCGTTCTCCGGTGTGAGCCCAACCGTGTACTGCGTGGTTTGCCCGGCGTGCGCCTCCTCAGTATCAACAGCGTCAGATGAGGAGGCGTTGGATAGGTCAACGGTGGTGTCGAGGGCCTTCATGTTGAGGAACGGGTAGAATGCGCCATCTGATGTGGCGACAAGGATGTCAAAGTATGACCCGTTCTTGATGCGCCCGCCGACAGCGTTGTCTGCGCTGACACTGAAGTTGGTGATGACCCAGCCCTCAGGGATTTGCTTTTTGAGGTCTTCACTTCCGGTGGTAACGACCGACTTTGGCACCATGTCCCCGGCTTTGAGGGCAACTGAGGAGAATACTGCATCCTTAGGGTCGTCTGATTGGACTTTTGCGAGGGTGACTAAATTTTCGAAGGGGATAGACCCGGTGGGTGCTTGTTTTGGCTCCAGCATGTTCGGGGTGATCTGGGTGTGTGCTGGGATGTCCTGTTTCAACGTGTAGTAGGTTTCCGTCTCGAAGAACTTACGCATAAGCATGGATGAGCCGACCAGTATGAGCGCTAGTACAACGACTGCCGCTCCGGTGAGAAAACGGCTAGTCTTCTTCCTTCTGTTCATTTTGCTGATTGCGGCCATCGGGGCGCTTCCTTCTATGTCAGGCGAAATAAAATCCTGAGGAATATCAGGGATTCCTCAGGATTGTGTAGCAGTTATGTCGATCCTATTTTTAGGTAGGATTCTTTTTTGCTGCCGCCTGTTTGCGTCTCTTCTTTTCTCTCGCGCGCACATCTTCAGGGTTAGTTCTGAACGCCTCATCCCACCTGGGGGAGATGACGACGGCTTTCATTGTGGAGTAACGGCTGCGCCCATCATCGCTGGTACTCTCCTCCATCAGGCACTCGCCCGGGCTCAGAGAGGTCAGGATTTGTTCGAACCCTTGCCCTGTGGGTAGTCGCATAGCCTTCGTGATGTTCGCGGCCTCCTTGTAGTCGGTAGCGAACGCGAATCGTGTGGATATGGTGGTATCAATGTCCTCCCCCATGAGGTCACTCTGGTTCTGGCTGGCGAGTATGACAGCCATGTTCTTGGATCGCCCCAGTTTTGCTACCGCCTTAATGACCTTGGACCCAGCAGAGTTACCAGCGATTGCCCACGCCTCGTCGATGACCAGGATCTTGCGCATAGACACGTCAGAGGAGTAGAGCATCCCGTTGATCATGCTGGTCAGAAGGAAGAATATGGTGGCTGAGATTCGCTCCTCACCCGACATGCCGTCCTTGCTGTCTACTGTGAGTTTCAGGCCGGGCATGGTGACGATGGTGACACCACTGTCCAGGCTGAGCGGCTTGAATCCCTTACGGCCAGGGGCGAAGCACAAGTTGGCGAACTTCATCTTTGAGATCAGGCTCAGCCGGTTCCCAAGGTTACGGACGTCTCTCTCTCGGTGCATGATCATGACTTCAACGACACGCAGCAGGGATGGTACCTGCTCGCGCATGACGTCTTCAACGATGGCTCCGAGCCTTGTTCTCTGGTCTTCAGTGATGTTTCCGACGAACATCTCCACGGTATTGATGATGAGTTCGAGCCGCTGGCTCTCATGATCAATGGGCATCTGGAACGGGTCTAGGATGCCTTTCTGTCCTCGTCCGGCGAGGTTCCAGAACTTCAGGTTGCCGAGATCCTTGGAAAGCGCCTGAAGACCGAGGGCGTCACCTTTAGGGTCCAAAAAGACGCACGCTTTGCCGAGGATGGCAGACTGGGCTACCAGGTTCAACAGCATGTAGGTCTTTCCGGAACCGGGGCCGCCTGTGATGACTGTTGTGGGTGGGCGGTTATTCAGAATGCATGTGTGCGGATCGAAGAACACTGGGCTGGGTTTTCCCCCAAGTGTCTCGCCCAGAAACAGTGATGAGTTATACTTGTATGCCATGTAAGTGTTTGCTCCATGCAGTCAGTGTGGTAGTGTGCGATGAAAGTTTTGAGAACCTTGGAGGATATTACAGGTTCTCTTCGGCGTAGAGTGCTTTCAGTTCGGCGATCTCGCGGCGGCGGCTTACCCAGATCTCGTAGTGAATTGGCTCACTGGTACCACTCTTGTCCTTCTGGTTGACCATGAGGTCGTCGCATGCTTTCAGGTCGCACCAGTACTTGGGGGAGGTGGCGAACTTTATGTACACGGTGGTGAAGTCCAGTAGGTTTCTTCCTGCCCAGATCGGTTCGGCCGCGTAGTTGCCGAGGAGGACTGGTGGCACAAACACTAGTAACAGGAACCATGGTTTGAGTACGATCCCGTTGAAGTAGATTATGGGCGCCGTGTATATGACAATGAAGAAGATGATGTATCCGACCTTCTTCAGGGATATGGGGGCGTTGAGTCTAAGGTCACCAAGCGAGTACAGCAGGATGTCTCGCTTGAACATGTTCGTGAAGTTTGCGACGACTATTCCACCCATGGCGACCTTCTTTCGTCACACCCAGTAAGTGAATCGTGGTAGTTTCTCATAGGTTTTCAATATCCTTCCGTCTGGCAGCAGTCGATAATCTATCCCCTGCCTTGGAAGTGTGGGTGGGTTGCGTTCACGTTTCTGGGGTAGAGTGGAATAGACATCTGGGTTTAGTTGCTGGTGACGTATCCGCTGGGGTCTACCTCTTCCACATCCAGAACGATTCTCCACTCTCCGGGGGTACCAGACAGGCCGCCGTACCGGAATGAGGTCTCAACAAGGTGCCGGTAGTCGTCATCGTCCCACCAGCAGGCATCTGTGAGCCCATCTACGAGGGCCTTGAGGGTGGGAGATAGGTTGGGTGGGTCCAGTCGTCTGCGCGTGGGCGGGCGGACGGTCATGGTTATCTTGAATGTGGTGAATAGTGGGGTTACCTGGATGTGGCTGCTGGGCGTGGCGGGTGACAGGGACTCGGTGATCTCCTGCATCTCCTTGTCGATCTCCTCCTGACTGGTGCCTCGTTTCGCCATTTTCTTTGTGGTACTGACCTTACGTGCTGCGATGCGTCGCTCCTGTCGTAACGCATCAAGCCTGGCTTCTACCGTCTCTCTGTCGGGGTGTGCTTCTGCACCGGCTTTGGCTCCCATGGCGCGGATAGTGTCAACCAGTTTCGCTTTCTGCATGTAGTGCTTAATGTTCATGTTGGTGTTGAAGATGTTTTTCTGTCCCACGGTGAACTCCAGTCTCCTGTGGGTCCCTACCCTGTTTTTGTCAACACCTGTTGTCATAGTTGTGTCCGTTCTTTAGTGTGAAGTTCGCATGTCTGTAGAGTTGTGCACGTGATGTCGTGTGCACACATATCGACGCCCTTATTCTGCCTACAAAGAGGCAACAGAAACACCCCAGCCTTGTCTGTAAGAGCAACGAGGCTGGGGTGTTTGGATTAACTACTCAGGTTCAACACATGTTGATGGCTGGGGTGGGGTAGGTCACATGTTTCTGATCTTGTCAACCTGCCGCTTCGTCATCACCAAACCAATAGCATACAGGATGGCCGTCAAGGCTAGCGCCGCCCATGACATGGGGGTCACGAACCAGAACCCCTGTGCGGCAGAGTCACTGAAGTAAGAGCCCAGGAACAGGGCCGGGATAATGACGGAAGCGAGCCAGATGGCGGGCTGTACCGCTTTCACGGACCGGTTGATCTCGTCGGATACTTTACGACGAGACTCAAGGACCCTTTGAATGCTGTCAATCTGAGTGACCATGCTAGAGCCGCTAGCGGACGCCTGGATCATGCACGCACAGAGGAACTGAAGATCCCTAGACGTGGTTTTCGCGCTCATTGTCTCCATCGCCTCCTTGAACGTGTCACCAGACTGGAGGACCGACTCAGCAACCTTCAGATCGTCATACAGGGGAGAAGGGATGGACGGGATGATTTTCAGCAGTGCCCGCTCGTTCGTGTCCGCAGCCTGGATATTTGCCTTCAGGGAGTACAGAAACCCAGGGATCTGCAAGTTCAGATCCTCGTTCTTGTTGTTGTAGCGGTACCTCATGAGCATGGAAAGTCCCGTACCGGCCACGACGGTGGCGATCACACCCAGGATCATGCTGTTGGCGACGACACCGACAATCACACCAACCGCAACCAGAAGAACAGCGACATCTCGGCCCGCTGTGGTGGCGTCAACAGAGTACCGGTCCACGCCCGCACCACGTAGTGTCTGGGACCAGTAGTCACACCATCTGGACCAGTAGGTGACGTTCGTGGAGGAGTTACCCAGTTCGCTTTCCACGTCGTCGCTGAGAAGTTCAGCCAACTGGGAGTCATACTCCTCATCGTTGTGGCTTGTGCGCCACACGAGATAGACGATGAGCCCGATGATGCCGACAGAGGTGGTCAGACCCAACGCCACCAGGTAGGGGAAGATAGTTGAGATGATCATGCTTCTAGTGCTCCTTCAGGTAGGCTGCTCAGTTCCTTCAACTGCGGCCATGTCAGGTCCCGTTCCAGGTCAAGCATCTTCGCGTGTCTGCGCTCAGGGGAGATGTCCCCAACCTGCTCCCAGTGACCTGTGACCTTCCCTTCATGGTCGGTACCTTCGTCAACGAACCTCCACAACTGGCGTACTGGGAGGGTGAGGCGTCCGTTGATCTCGATGGGTTCCATGCCGACCTCATCGACGGATACGATGCGGCGGGAGCCATCCACAGGGAAGTGGCGGACGTTGACGATGAAGTCGAAGGCGGCCGCAACAAGGTCTGTGGCCCCCTCAATGGTGGTTAGGCCGGACTGGGATACGAGAGAGCAGATACGAGTGATGGACAGTTGGGATGAGTTCGCGTGGAACGTGCTCATCCCCATGTGGCCGGTGTTGAGGGCCTGGCAGAGGTCATAGGCGGCACTGTCAGTAACCTCACCCACGATGATGGCGTTGGGTCGCATCTGCATGGCTGCGTGCACGAGGTCACGCATGCTGGTTCCTGCTGTCGCGCTGTCCGTTGTGCTGGGGATACGGCATTCCATGGCGGCGGCGAGGAACTTCTTCGGGTTGGGTTTCATCTCCAGGTTGTCCTCAAGGGTGAGAATCCTGGCGTTCGGTGCGTAGAACCCGGTGAAGGCGTTCAACATGGATGTCTTACCGGATGATGTGGATCCGACGACGAAACAGGATGCGCCCTTGTGGATGAGGTTCCCGATGTAGGTCATCATCTCCTGGCTGGCCGCACCGCGGTGCACCATAGCCTCAGGGGTCCAGAAGCCTTCAGGGTGTCGCCTGATGTTGAGGTTCGGGCCGTCAGGGGCTACTGATGTGTGGACGGCGAACATCCTAGACTTGTCGTGTAGGCGCCCCTTGACCCTAGGGGTGGACTGGGACAAGACTTTACCAATGGAGCGGTACAGGCGCTCAATGAGGTCGCTGAGGTGGTTGCTGTCCCGGAATGTCAGGCAGGGCACCTTGTAGACCTCACCGGCGATCTCGACCTGCACGTCCTTGGGGCCGTTACACATGATCTCGGTGACTGTGCTGTCGCGCCATAGTGGGTCAAGGACACCGAACCCAATGACTTCTGCGATGATGAGGCTGATGACGATGGACCGGTGGATGTTTCTCCAGGAGGAGTTCGCCAGGGACTCGGAGGCGAGCGAGTGCACTGCGTAGAACGCTTGGTTCTGTTTGCTCTCGTCTGTGGGGTGGTCCTGTGCCTCTCGCACGAGGTCGGACTGGCCGGTGTCTGTGAGCCGGTTGCGCACGAATGTGATCCCGGCCTCAACTGCTGGCGCATACTTGTCAAAGAAGTCTGCTGGGGCGTCCATGAGGTCGCGTGTTGTCATGAACCAGTAGGTCTTGACGCCACCTGAGGGGTCTTCCTGGATGATTTGCTTGCGCCGGTTGTCAAATGCGTCCAGAGTGCGGGAGTATGGGTCGTTGCCGGTCGTGTACTGTGTGGGGTTGTGGCTGGTGGTGAGTTCGTCGTCGGCGATGAGGTCACTGAACATACGGTCGCTGGCATCTTCCATGTCCGCTGGTGACTGGGCGAAGAATGCTGGCTTTGGTCCCATTCCTGTGGGGCGGGTGATGCGCTGTCGGCCAGGCATGGAGACTCTCCCAGCATCCGGCCTGCTGGTGCTGGTGAGTGGTGTGCTGATGAGTGACAACTGGGCTCCTGTGGTAGTGGTGTAGCCTTGTGCTGGTTGTTGCAGTCTTTGTGGGGGATGACGTGGTTGTTTTACTGTCCTAGCATCTCAATGATGGCGTTAACGGACGGGGCTACAGAGATGATGATGAGGGCCGGTAGCATGGTTGGCGACAGAATGATCCAGATCTTGGACTCCAACTGGGCTGCCTTCTCATGCACGAGGGCAAAGAACTCCTGCCGGGACGCCTCGGCTCGGGCCTCAAGGATCTCGTTCATGGGTGCGTTGACCTCGGCGGCCGACTGGACAGAACGCACGAATGTCAGGATCCCGTCACTGGGGGCGCGGTTGGCGAACTCGTCTAGGGCCTCCTTGAGTGTACCTCCAGCGTCCATGATACGTACCATGTTGATGAACTCCCCCTTGAGGATACCTTTCTGCATGGTGGGGATGACGTCACGGATTGCCTGGGATAGAGTACTGCCGCCGGACAGGGTAATGGTGATGAGGTCCAGGGCCTCTGGCAACTGTCGTTTGAACTCCAGGTCTCGTGTCTTCGCCAGTTCAGTGTGCTTGATGGTGGGGATCATGTAGCAGAACGCTGGCACGACAGTGATGACGACCCACCATGGGAGTCCGGTCATGGCGTTCAGTCCCAGCCATAGTGGCCAACTGATGACGAACCCGAGGATTCCGGCAACGAACTTCAGTGATACGAACTCTCTGGGGGTCAGCCCCCACGGGTTGCCGGATCGTTTCAGTAGCGACTCGATCCTGGGGTACTGTCTCTGTTCCCTTCCCTTGTCGAGGGAGGCTGGCATGGCCGCGTAGATGTCGTCGCCCATGGCAGTGACGAACTTCAGGAAGGGATTGCGCCTGGAGGCGTCGCCAGTGCCGTCAGAGAACCGTCTACCTGATTTAGGGATGAGACGGTCATACATGATGAGGCCGACAAAAAGTGTGAACAGGACAGATAGCGTCACTGGATTATCTATGTTCATGCCGGTCCTCTACTTGCGAAAACATCAGGAATACCGGCGGAATATCAGCGAAAACCCAGGGGCTATTTCTATGTCTGGTTGTTTAATGTGCTTTGAAGGTGTGCTGGTGCAGTGTTTATTGAGAGGTTGTTGTAACAAAAAGGGGCACCTGGTGGTAGTAAAAACCAACCAGGTGCCCCTTTTTGTGTAGTCGATAAGTTCGGGTTCGCTTAGGTCAGTTCCCGTAGCGGCCCTTGTATCCGTCAGACTTACTGAAGGAGTTCGACTTCTCGGATGCGTGGTTCTTAGCGCAAGCGGCACTGTTTGCCTTAGCGCCAGCAGACGAACTGGAGCCCTCGATACAGGAGGCAATGTCTGCACCCTTGTTGAGGATGGCGGTTGAAATCCAGCTAATCATCAGGTATCCAGCAAGAGCGAAACCTGCCGTGATGATGATTGTCTGAACCAAGTCACCACGATCTGGGTCGTCCGCAACATCAGCAGAGAAGACGGTACGAATGTTGTCAACGAATGTCATTTACATCACCTAGAAACGTTCTGATGCCGCGGTTTTCTATATCGTCATCAGTTGTGCCAGTAAAGTCGCCTGCCAATATCGGGCATTTTACGGCAAAACTAAGAGCACCCCAGAAAGTCCGATAAAACTTTCTGGGGTGCCCCGAGTTGATAACGTTTACAACTCGCTGCGGCTTTCGCCATGTCTGACGTTAGGGTGGAACGTCTCAGCCACGCTCATAGCCCAGACGAAACATTCTCCTGCTGTTTCCTCAACATTTTGCAGCCATTCAGCAACCGAATCCTTGCTTTTCAAGGACTCTGCTGTGATCGGATGGTAGTTACGGATTGTGTCGTAAATGGCTGCTTTAGCGCGCGTGTGGGATCCAATTGAGTAATCTGGCTTGACCATCGCGCCACGGTAGATCATCAGTTGCAATCTATTCGCAATTTCAAGCATCTTGCAGGACAAATACCGGACCTGACCCTCGTTTAAGGATATGTCGTCATGATCACGGTTCCACTCGAACAAGAAGTTAGCGAGACTCAGTAGTGACGCAACGAGCGGGCCGCCAGGGTTGATCGTACCATCCGGGTTGAGCGTCATATATGGGGGGTTCTCAAGACGTTGTGACGCATACCGGTCGCTGGCTGCTGGAGCGGAAGTCGAGGCAGGGGGTGTGTAGTTCAGAGCACTGTATACTCCGTCCACCACTGGATCCTCGGCCGGGTTTGTCAGAGCCATAGAACTGAACGTCCACTCATCACCCTCGTTGATCTTCAGTGCGGCAACACGACGGTGAGAGTTATCGCGGGCAGCCTTAGTGTCTCCTGCTGGAAGAAGTTCAGAGATAGGGATAGACCGATCAATTCCATCCTTCCTTGGCTGCTCGATACGGAACCACAGTGGAGTCTCATCTTGCTGTGCCCGCTGAAACATCTCGACTAGTTTCTCGTCCCGTTTCCACAGATACCCGTTAGTTAGATACTTGGACTTCGGGTTCAGGAAACTGACTTTGAGGCTCTTCTCCCCGTCCTCGAACTCCTTGATGGTTGAGTGACCAGTATATACTTTGACCTCAGCCCGCACCCCTTGGGCGTCCGGGCCGTCATGGCTGATGAAGGGGGCTTTGGTGAAGAGTTGGTCGCTCATGTGCGGCTCCTCGGTGCGCGTGGGCTTGCTGCCCTTGATGTTCTTGCTCTCGCACACATTCTATCATAAAACATGTCGGCCTGCCCTCAAAAGATCGTTGAGAACAGGCCGAAAGGCGGATGCGTACAGGGGTTGTGGTTAGGGTGCTCTATCTCTGGAAGATCTCACGAATCCAGTCTGTGTTGCGGGTCAGGTTAGCGACCCATGTGACGAACGGCACGATGATGCTGTTCCAGATCCAGCCGAGGAGGGCGAGTGGGTTATAGTCGAAGAAACTGAGGATGGCTAGGAGAACACCAATGATGATTCCACCTATGAACATCTTGCCAATGAACTTTAGCACTGGTTTATCTCCCGTTGTCTTGTTTCAGGGCGCAAAGTGTCGCCGAGTACCCTGTGGTAGTGGTTAGTGGTCTTTGGTTGGTTTCTATACCTGGGGGAGGTTTAGAAGTACGTGGTCTCGTCGTCGCCACGGGTCTTGGTGATCTGCCCCTGTATATCCTTGTACTCCTCTGCGGCCTTCTTCTGTCTGGCTGCGTACTCCTTGCGCATACGCTCTATCTCCTCCTGGCTTGGGGGAACCTGAAGGTGGGCCAGGAGTGTCTTGGCCGCCTTGTCCATGCCGCTGCCGCTGAAGGCGTCAATACTCTCGAACTCTTCCTCGCGTGGGAGAATGTCTGCATCTGAGACGCCGTGGATCCCGTTCCTGAGGGCGCGTTTCATATCCTTCAACTCGGCTGCCGTGGTCTGGTGCATAGCCTTGTATTTGACACCGGTCTTCTTGTCAACGACCCACCTGTCATCTTCGGCCTGCTGGTGGGGCTCCTGTATCTTACGTGGTGGGGTACTGACTGATCTCCGTGGCCTGGGATGTTGTGGGGACTGCTCCTGCTGAGGATCGCGGTCACGGTATGGACGTTCCTGAGGTGTGCTGGGGGCGTGCGGCCGGGGTACGGCCTTCGGGGATCTCCCGACTGGAGTGTTACTGGGTGCGGATTCTTGTCGTGGGACTTGCGTATGGGCGGGCACTCCGTCTGAGGATCTGGGGTTACCTCCGATAGATACTGGGCGAGGGCGTATGAGTGGCACGCCTGCCGACTGAGGGGCGTTTATCCTGGGGCGTGCCCTGTTCACTGGCGGGCGGCCTGGCTCCTCGTGTCCTGTTGGTGTAGCCATGTGCCTATGCCTCTCCGTGGTAGAAAGAACCTGTTGGTGGTTGAGTCGGGAATATCTTGCTATCCGCCGTTTCGTTACCTCTGGTTCTTGAACATTTCCTGGATTTCGTAGACAAGTGACACGCCCCGGATTTTGATGCCTTTGTGTCGTATTGTCTTGGCTGCCGACTTCGGGATAACAACAGTGTCAAATCCCATGCGTGCAGCCTCTCGAACTTTCGCCTCGATCATGTGGGTACCTCTGACCTGACCAGTGAGGGAAAGTTCCCCAACGAAAGCGACCCTCTCCCCCAGAACGGTGCCGTGAATGGAGGACAGTACTGCTGCCGCTATCGACAGATCAGCCAGCGGGTCGTTGACCTTGATGCCACTGACCGTGTTTATGAAAACGTCACGGTCGTACAATCCTGCCCGGCAGAACTTGTCAAGGATCGCGCACACGATCTGCCCCCGGTTGAACTGGATACCGTTGAACTGGCGTCTGGGCGTGGGCAGGTTCGAGTTAGAGACGAGTGCCTGCACCTCGACAGGGATCTGCCGTATACCTTCACTGGTGAATGTGAGGGATGTGCCGGACACGATCTTCTCATTTTGATCGCCCATAAGGACGCCGGATGGGTCCTTGACTTCTTCCAGGCCGGTCTCAGAGTGCTGGAACACGCCTACCTCTGTGGTGTCTCCGAACCGGTTCTTAGTAGCCCTGAGGAACTTCAAGGGCGTGTCTGGGCTAGACTCCAGCATGATGGTGGCGTCAACAATATGCTGGATGGACTCAGAACCACTGAAGTCACCTGATTTGACCACCTGGGAGATGAGTATGGCGATGATGCTTTTCTGCTTGGCGACGCGGGTGAGCGTGTGGGCGGCTTCCTTGGACTGCTGGACGGAGCCAACTGAGCCACTGATCTCAGAACTGGCAACAGTTTGTAGTGAATCAACAATAAGGACGTCAGGGTCCTCAACCTCAATGTGTCCCAGTACTGTCTCCAGGGTCGTCTCAGAGACGACCCTGATCTGGTCGGAGGTGACGTTCATGCGGGCGGCACGTAGACCTATCTGCTGCTCTGACTCCTCACCAGAGGTGTACAGCACCCGCATCCCTTGGTTGGCGAGCATGTCTGCGACCCTGAGAGTGAGAGTGGACTTACCTGCTCCCGGTGCGCCAGACAAGAGAATAACCTCACCATCCACGAACCCGCCACCAAGTACCCGGTCGAGTTCGCTAATACCGGTCACAACCCGGTCTACAGGTGTTGCCCGTATACTAGTGAGGGTCTGCGCTCGGCTGCTGGGTTTGACGGCAGCGGAAGACTTGAGCCCAGACCTGCCGGACTTAGCCTTCTCCTGGGTGTTCATCTCTGACGTGAGATGTACAGTGTCTTCCCCTCCGCACTGGCGACACCCTCCGATGGGCTGTTTCGGGTATCCTCGGCCGCAGACTGTGCACACATACTTGGGTCCGTTACTCATGGCCCCTATTCTACCTCCCACACACAGGGTCATCTAGGGGTTTTGTGTGTGAGGGGGATGTCAGGTGATGCTCATACCTGCCGTCTTCTCGGACAGGAGAATCACGTCACTTTCCCCGTCTTTGGTGTCTTCTGCCTCGTCTAGGCTGTCTACGATACGGACATTCAGGCCGCTGGTGAGCATCTTGGCGATATCCCGTTGCGCAATAGGCTTAAGGTCACTGTTGTTGCTCATGTTGAGGAATCTCCTGTAGTTCTCGCTGCTGCCATTGAACCACTTGGTGATGATGTCGGTTTCACTGGCGACGAGCGACATCTTCCCGTCTTTAAGTACAATATTAAGGGTGTTAAGTGTGTTCAGGATCTTGTCCCGGTTCTTGATGGACCTTGTGCTCTGGATACTGAACATGGGGTACTTCCCAGCGCGGAGAAGTTCAGCGGCCTCATTGGCTTGCTCTTCGGTCGTATAGTGGTTTGCGCCCCCCAGGACAGGGTTGTAGAACGGACAGTCAGTAAGGTTCTTTGCACTACACTCGCCCACCTCATGGTCGTTGTTGATGTGGTATGTCACTACTACCGCCCCACTAGAAAGAGAATTGGTCATAGGGTAATGTATCCTATGACCAATTCTAACAACGGTGAAGAAGGCCAAGGTAGTATGATCAACCCCACTGTCATTGACAAGATTGCCGCACAGATCAACCGTACCCCGGCGCACAGGTGGCTGAAGAGCGAGTACATTGTTTACGGCCAGTACGCCGTGTTCCACCGCGCCCTACTGGAGGCGGACGGCCTGAAGCCAGTGAACCGGCGTATCCTGTGGGACATGTTCACGAACAACAACCTGCCCACGTCAGGGTTCACGAAGGCATCCAGGATCGTGGGCAGCACCATGGGTCGGTTCCACCCGCACGGCGACTCTTCTATCTCGGACGCCCTGGCTCGCATGGCACAGACGTTCTCGCTGAGGGTACCCCTGATCGATAAATCCGGGTCCGTGGGCCACACCTATGGGGATCAGCCTGCCGCACCCCGGTACTGGGAGGCTAGGCTCACGAAGGCGGCGATGGAACTTCTCAAGGAGGCCGGGGAGGGGGCTGTCGAGATGATCCCCAACTATGATGGCACTGAGCAGATCCCGAAGATTCTTCCTGTCAGGTGGCCGAACGACCTGGTGAACGGCACTGTTGGTATTGCTGTGGGTTTCGCGTCCAAGATCCCGGCCCACAACCCTGACGAGGTAATCGACGCCGCTATCGCCACTCTACATAACCCGGACCTGGGGGCGGATGAACTCATGAAGATCATGCCTGGCCCGGACCTGCCCACTGGTGGCGAAGTGATCGGAGTGGACGGGATACGAGACTACTACACCACAGGCAGGGGGTCGTTCCTGACACGCGCCCGTTACAAGGTGGAGCAACTGCCCAGAGGCCGCACCGAGATCAGTTTCTTCGAGTTACCTTACATGGTGTCTGCGGAGTCTGTGCTGGAAAAGATCAACCAGATTCGGGTTGACAGAGTGCGTGAGGTCACCCGGAACGGGAAGAAACACAAGGAGACCACGAAAGCGAACCCAGTGGTCGCCAGGAACCTGTCTGAGGCGAAGGACCTGTCCGACAAACGTCACGGTCTCAGGTTCGTTGTCACCACCACAAAGGGAGGTAACTACAAGGCCCTATTAAACGAACTGTTCAACGAGACGGACCTTCAGACGTCATTCTCCGTGAACTGCACAGTCATCAACCAGTCTGTCCCGCAACGTATCAGCGTCCTAGAGATGCTGCGGAACTTTGTGGATCTCCGTCGTGACTGCACTGCTGCGAGAAGCCGCCACCGAATCACCCAGATTGACGCCCGCCTGCACCGCCTTGACGGCATCCTCGCAGTCCTGATCGACATTGACAAGGCCGTCGCCATCATTCGTGAGTCGAAGGACACGGACGTAGCCAGACGTAAGTTGATGAAGGCGTTCCGTATTGACGCTGGTCAGGCTGATTTCATTCTGTCGATGAGGCTTAGGCGGCTCACACGGTCGGACTCCATTGCCATCCAGCGAGAGAAGAGCGACCTTGTGAAGGAGCGGGCACGCATGGAGCAGATCCTTGAAGACCCGGCCGAATTGGATCGGGTGGTGGAGGCCGACCTGGTGGCGGTGAAGAAAATCATCAGCAGCCCTAGGCGTACCGTCATCAACGGGATCACTAAAGACCAGTTCAAGGAGGATCGTCAGGCAGTCCGGCAGGAGATTAAGGCGGCCTCCAGTAACACTCCTTGTTACGTGACTTTGTTCCAGGATGGCACCCTGACCCGTACCATGGATGCTTTCACCTATGGTGACGGCCCGAGGAAGGTACAGTATACGCCGATCCTGGACCAGATCCAGGTGATGAGTCAGGATAGTTTCGTGATTGTTCACAGTGATGGCACTGGCCACAAGATCCCAGTGAATTATCTGACCGATGACGCACCCACCACTGCGGAGAAACTAGGTGTAAAGGCCCCGACTGGTGTGCGTGTTGTCGGCATCAGTAAGGTGCAGTCAGGTGATGGTGAGGTGGGGCTGGCGATAGGCACTAAGGGGGGCGTGGTGAAGGTCGCCCGCACCGACTTTCCCACCAGTTTCGACGAGTTCCCTGTGATCTCCCTGAAGGACGGTGACGAGATTGTTGGGTCCAGGTGGGTTGACCAAGATACGGGCGGTACCCTGTTCTCCATGGTGACCAGTGGCGGCAATATTCTCTTGTTTGACGCCGCAGCAGTGAACCCCACCGGGTCGAAGGCCGGTGGGGTCAAGGGTGTCCAGTTGAAGGGCAGTGAAGATAGGGTGATCCACTTCAACTGGCTGCGTAACCCAGACGAGGACGATAACATGGTGGTTACCAGCACTGGGGCCAGTGTTAAACAAACCCTACTGGCTGACATCCCCAGGAAGGGGCGCGGCGGGCAGGGAGTCGCAGCCCAGTTGTTCCGCAAGGGTGAGGACCACCTCTCCATCGCCTACACTGGGCCAGCCCCAGTCGCATGCAAGACCACGGGGACCCACATGGTTGTTGCCCTGCCGGAGGTGGCGAAGAGGTCAGCACGCGGCACCGAGATCGGCGAGAAAATCATGTTGGGTGCCTCCAGGTAGGTGCCTGTGAGTCACATGTGTTTATGAGAGCATGTGACTCACAGAGCACATACAGGAGTTGCCTTCATTACGCGGACACAGGGGCAGCACTGAAACGGGGTGAGAGATGAGAAGGGTGCGACCCAAGATATTCCCGCTATTACCCACTTTTCTTACGACGACAGGAATGAGTCACCAATGGAATGCTGGACTCAGGCACTCAGAACCCGAAATCACTGCAACGACCACGGGTTCATGGGTTTTACACACGCTCTCAGTGGCCTGGCTGCCATGGCCGCTATCCTCGCATTCGCGCCCACCAGCCTGGTCTCCACCCTCGGAACTGGTAGCGTCGCCATCCTTACGTTAGCGTTCCTGTGCACGATTGGGGCTACACTCGTCCCCGACCTGGACAATACGAGCGCCAGAGCCATCAACGACCTAGGGATCCTCGGTAGCGTCCTGAGCCTGTTCTTCCGTTGGTCCTCTAAGATACTTCAGACAGTGATCCGCACTAGGCGTGACGACCCCGACCCGAACCCTCACCGCGGAGTCTGGCACACGCCATTCCTCGCGGCGGTCGTCTCCTACCTCGTGTACTTGGCGACAAAAGCATCTAGCATGGTTAACGTCCCTGGTGTCGGGAAGTTAACCTATGGGGTGCTGTTTGCCTGGTTCCTGTCAACCGTCCTTGTGATCCTGACTGCCTCCACTTTGCTGAAGAAGCAAACTGACAAAATGAAGAAGACTCCCATTGTGGGTGCAGTCATGCTCGTTGCCCTGTGTGCTGTTGGTACAGGGTCTTTGATCATCTCATCTGGTGTCACTGACTTCAGGTGGCTTGGTATATCCCTGTTCGCCGGTATGCTCATCCACGACATTGGGGACGCATTCACCACCTATGGTGACCCTCTGTTCTTCCCCTTGTCGGCGATCCTGTTTGGTAAGTTCTGGTGGACGACACGGTTTACGAAGATGGAGGCGGGAGGAGACGCAGAGAAGTGGCTTGTGACCGGGATCCTGATGCTGGTGATTCTCGTGTCTGTCGGCCACATGGCATGGTTTGGGGTGCCGCAACTCAAGTAGTGGAAGGGTCGCTTGCTGGGGATAGTGGCCATTGAAAACGCTGACTGTCGCCCGCAGTCGCGCTAATCCCTTGACTTGTAGCATCACTCACTCTGCGCTATAATACACTATATAGATGCTACTAGTCAACCCAGAGGAGGTGAGTCTGTGAGGTTCTATGACACGGTGACTAGGCACAGGTTCACCACTGATGATGGGGTTGACGTGGAGCAGGTGATCGCTGATCTGGCTCAGATGATTGCTTGGATGGCTCAGGCGGAACGAGAGGTAATTGCCAGACAGGAGTTCCACGATCTGGCGTTGAAGGTCCTGCAAGGTGACAGGCCGATTGGTTCCTTGAACTCTTGGGGTCGTAAACGCTTTAGTCGCTATGACTTCTCGTTCCAGAAGCACAACATGAACGAGATACTGGTCTCAAACGTAGTTGGCGCGCTGGAACTGTACGCCATGAGCGTTGGCCTGTTCCAGGTAATGAGCACTCATACCAAGGAGACCAAACCAGAAAAGATCCTATCCTACTACAGGGACGCCTATCCTGATGCCCCGCAGCCAACCAGTGGTATGGTTCGTGCTCACCTGGTCAGGTACCACAAGAAAGGCGAGCGGAAGGCGTCTCTACCTGGAGTGAGCGCCAGACTGAACCTGGCGGTTTGTGACACTTATTTCGCACCTAAGACATTCAGGGATGAAAAGGATCCGCTTAATGTCATCGTTCAGGTGAAGACTCCTAGTCGTGGTGTTACAAAAATCCATCTGAGACTACCAGATAACACAAAACGGTTCAGTGAAGGCAAAGTATGTCGCCCAACCATCCGCCTGAATAACAAGGGGCAGGTTGTCTTCGACATCGCTGTTGAGCATGAAGTGGATACTCGACAGACCAAAAAAAATCATTGGCGTTGACCTAGGCAAGATAGAGCCTTTCGTTGCTACAGTCGTTGATCCTAGGACGAAGTACAGGTCTGCTCCGTATCATGTCAACTACAAGAAACGGCTCGGTTCACTAGTCAAGGCTGAGAAGAAGCGTCGTGATTTATCTGCTCATCTGTACGAGCAAGCGGATCTCTGTGAGAGATACAACAGAACAAATCATGCTGATGTGCTGCGCACTGAGGCGAAACGAGTCAGGGCTAAGACTACGAGGATCAAGCACGAGATCAGTCAGTACGTAGCCAGTCAGGTAGTGAAAATCGCGGATCAGAACAACACTCATATAGCAGTGGAGAATCTATCCTGGCTGGATGCTCAGGGAGGTCGTTGGCCTCACGCTGAGATCCAGCACAGGATCGAGAACATGGCTAAACGCTACGGTCTTAAAACGATCAAAGTGACCGCCAAGAACACCTCAAAGACCTGTTCTCGCTGCGGTGCTAAGGTATCGAACAACTCAAAGAGCAGGGTCGGTACCTGTAGCGTCTGCGGTTTCTCACTGAACAGAGATGTGAGTGCCAGTCGTGAGATTGCCTTACGGGCGACATCCCCTTCATCTCGATCACGCGAGAGAATGCGTTCTCTACTGAGACAGAGGGCGTTAGAGCGAAGTTCGGCTGTTACGCGACAGTCGAAACCGGTCACTGTCCTGGCTGGAATCCAGGGACACACCGGTACCTCGGAAAGAAAAACCGAGGCGACGCTGATGATGGTGAGAGAAACCCTAGATTCTAGGGGATCTCCAACCTAGTCAGCGTGTGTTCAATCCCTTCCCCTGTGGGTGTATTTCTTTGTCAGCGTGCGGATTCTACCGACAGCAGGGGTAGCGGAACCCCCGCTGGGTTTTAGAGTGCCTGGTGTGGGCATTATCAGCCAGCAGGTTCACAGGCCGCAGAACCGGGGTGTTGAGGCACACATGGCGACAGCGTGAGTGACGCACCATGGCCCGCTCTCCTGTGTAGTGGGCCATGGTGGTAGTGCAGCGGCGTGGGTGCAGCCGGTTCCTTGTTCTAGTTGTTGTCCTCTGTGAAGTACTCTGGGTGCTCTGCGATCCAGGTGTCAACACTGTCCAGGTCGATACTCTTGGACATCATGTGGGATTTCAGTTTTTGGGCCCGCCTGTACATGTCAGGCTCGCCCCTGAAAGCCGACCGGTTGACGTACTTCGTGGCGGCACGGTCCACAACATCCTCACCGTGGCCTGGGTTGTGGTCCAGGTAGTCGTTGATGGCGGCCTGAATGTCGGAGTCCACGAATCCGCGCTGCCTGAGCCTTATGGCGACGAATTGTGCACTCTTCCCCGAGTCCATGAGTGACCAGACACGGCTGGAGGCTATGTCAGTGTCATCCAGGACGCCTTTGGAGGGTAGGGCAGTCAGGGCCTCCTCGATGATGTCGCATGTGTGGGTAGTGCCACCTGGGTCCCGGTAGGTGACTGGTTCCGTGGTGTAGCCCTTCTCAACAAGCCTCTGCCTGACCCTGTTCCTGGACCACTGGTATTTGTCCACATACCAGGTGGCTGAGTTCAGGGCGTGCTTGCGTAGTTTCTCAAACTCGTCGAAGGTGAGTTCGCGGTCTGGCACTTCAACGGTTTTTGCTTTCCTCATCGGATCTTGATTCCCGCGAGTAGTTGTTCTGGCTCTGGCTGTTTCTGGAACGCTACCTGGCATTTTCCGCCTTTGATGTCTGCGACGGGGCACAGTTTCGCTAGCGGGCACCATGCGCACAGGAATGATGGTGAGTACTCGAACAGGTTTTCGTCCCGGCACGCCTTCATGAGGACGTCTGCTCGCTCAATGTCTTCCACGACCCGGTTGCGTAGCCATTCGTCATTCTTGTTGACGTTCACGATCTCGCCATACACGGGGTAGATGAGTCTGGCTGCTGACACCTCGTACCCGTGCTGTTCCAGAAGCATCGAGTAGATAGTCTGCTGACGCTGCTCAGCCAGGCCTTTGTCGCCCTTCGTGTTTGGTTTCCACCTCTTCACCTTGCCCGTGTTGTGTGTGGCGATCATGGTGCGCCCAGCGAGGTATAGACTGTCGGGGGAGTCCACCTGGATGCACTGGGTAGGCACAGAGTCAACAGGATCAACCACGGTGATCTCACGCCAGCCACCGTCCAGGCCAGCATCCATGCACTGTCCAGGTTCCATGCCTAGTGGGTGCGTGCCCAGGTCGTCCCGTACCACAATCTCAGTCACACCCCTACCGTCATCTAGGGAGCGGTCGAACATGCGCATGGGGGACATCCCAGACAAGTACATGAGATCAAGAAGGATCGTGGAAATAGCCTTAGGCCCATCAGGTGACTCATTGAACCGCAGCCACCTGAAACCAGCCAGCCCTGCCGAAGCATCCGCTGGCGCCTCTATGGTGGACACGTGAATAATGCCATCAATGATGTCCCGCCGCACACTGGCTGGGATCGTGAAAATGTTATCCATGGTGCCAGCCAGTGCACGGTCCGCCACCTCAATCATGGAGAACTCCCCACCCGCACTACCATGAGCCTGAATATACCGGTCCAGGTTACCACTGTCCATGAGCCCCAGCGACATGCCATAGTAGAACCCCACAGAGCGCCCACCGTCAACACTGCCGCCACTAACACTGTTCACAGCACCACCACCAACAGCAGCCTTAGGCTCCCACGGGTCAGGGGAAGGAACAAACACCAGGTACCCTGCACGCACAAACTCAGCCATACGCTCAGTGCTGATGACCGCATACTCAACCACGCCACCACCAAAACCTCCCGGCGGAACGAGAGCCACATACCACAAGTGGACATTGTCCGCCACCAAGGCCCCACCATCAGCAGTCCCCACCCGGAAGCAAGGCCGACCATGATGCACACTCGACTTCACCGTCACCCTACAGGCCCCAGTCGTCCCCAACACAAGGTCCCCCACCCTGAGACTTCCCATTGTTGACCAGCCGCAAGGAGTAGGGATCGGAGTGTCCAGAGCCAGCCCCTTATAGTCCTCCACTACCAAAGACTTACCATCCCTAGGGTCCACAGTCACGCGGTCAACAAACCCCAAAGTAGGGCGAGACGCTGCACCAATCTGCCCCTTCACAAAGACCTCAAGGCCGGGGCGCGCACCATGACCCACATCTAGTTCAGCCACCCGCACCCTATCAGGCTTAGACCCCATCTTGAAATAGCCCTGAACCGCCCGCACAAGCCAGTCCCGCGCATCCGGGATGCCCCCAAGGTCCCTGAACTTATCCGACGCCAACACATCCCGGAACGCCTGGTTCATGCCCTCATTCGTGCGCCTCTCAGGGGGAAGGGCGAAAAACTCCTCCATCACCTTATGAAACATCGACCCCCTAGACGCATCCGTGTCCACCGGGGGCGTCACCAGTCGATCAACCACAAACGACGAAGCCAGCATACGAGCCATACACGCATTCTCATCCACAACAGACGACACCAGTGACGGACTCAACGACTTACGGTCAAACGCCGCACTGATCTCCTCATCCTCAATACGCAGACCCGCATCAGTCATCGCAACAAGACCCTGCTCAAACAGCGGACCCTGCAACATCTCAGACACCACAAACCTCCAAGCCAGCACGCCAAGACGGGGCGCACACTACACTAAACCGCCCAACACACTACCACCAAACCACCACAAAGTCAACAAGAACAGCACAAGCAAGAGAAGGAGAATCTACCGTCAGGCACGCAAGCACTCTGGTGCCCAGCCGTGAACACAGACGCGGCGCCCTCACCAGCGGTCCCAACGACAACCGCACACGCCTACACACCCTACACCCCAAGACACAAGGAAGGTGCCCGCCAGCCTACAGAACACGCCCCAAAAGCCGACAGGCACCACCTCAGGCAAAGCCCTAGACCACCACAAATAACTCAGGCATTATTCTCGCCCGCAACAAACTGCATCAACGGATCCCACTCCCCATCACCACGCACAGCATCTCCCTTCCCCTTACCAACAGAACTCAACTCAGGCCGCCCCATAGGACCGTCATCATACGCTGGAGCAGGATCACTCTCACCCTCCTCATCATCATCAAACCCCCACTCATCCTCCTCACGGATACGCTCAATCACAGACGCATTATCCACACCCGACTGAGTATCCAAATCCGTCCCATCAAAATCGCCCATATTCGCCAAATGAGCAAGACGAGACTGCCCCCCGGACCCCACAGGCGAGCCATCAGCATTCAGCCCCTTAGACGCCAGCCACTCATCCAGCCAGTCCTCATCAGCCCAGAATCCCTGAGCATGATTCCCCACGCCGTTAATCTGCAACCACAGGCGACCGCGAGGGTAGCCGCGCACGCGAGTCCCCTCACTATTGTCTAGAATCATGCTGGAGGCTGTCGAATCTGTGCGGCCACAGTTGATGCGAACTGCCAGGTTAGCCTTAGACTCACCAGGGATCAACTTCGCGTCAGGGCGCTGCGTAGCCTGAATCATGTGAACACCCGCAGCACGGCCTAGACGAAGAATAGATCCGGCGATGAACTGACACTCGCTAGCCATCGCGTCCTTAGCCTTGCCTTCATCGGATTTATTGTTCGACGTCCCGAAGAGCTCACCGATTTCGTCGGCTAGGATCATGAGAGAAAAACCAGGCTCGGGGAGGTTGACGAAGTTGTTGATTCCCAACTGTTCCATCTCTGAGTACCGCTTCATCATGGTCTGATGTGCGAACTTGAGGATTGTTACGGCATCCTCCATCTCAGTGGCCACTCCGAGGACGACGTTGCTGTATTTGCGGTAGCGTGATAACTCGACTTTTTTCAGGTCGATGCCGAGGAGCCGCCACCTGTCGGGGCGCATGATGACGCTGTTGATGATGATGCGCTGTGTGACGCTATTGTGGGAGACGATGGAGTGGCCGTTTGGGCCTCCTGCTGCGAAAAGTCGGTCTTCTCCAGTGACTTCGATGCAGCGTGATGGCTTGGGGTCTATCTTTTTGATGGAGGTGACGCGCATTGGTTGTGTTGCCTCTTCCGTCTTGGTGTGGTAGGTGAGGTGTCTGCGGTGGAATATCCCTTGACTTCTGGGGTGTGTGCGGATATACTTGGGTAGTTTCTGTTGGTTGATTTTGGGGTGTGTTCCGTGGTTGATCTGCCTGTGCGTCAGTGTGAGTTCTGTGGTAAGGAGTTCACTCCAAGGACGAGGACTAACCGGTTCTGTCCTGGCCCACACTATACTGAGTGCGAGGTTTGTGGTGGACAGGTATTGCAGCGGAAGCCTGGGGCCAAGATTCTGCGGTTCTGCTCTAAGAAGTGTTCTGGCGTGTATCATCGTGCACATCGTCCTGTGGTGGAGTGTGTCTGCCAGTTTGATGGGTGTGGTCGTGATTTCACTGCTGACCGGAGTACGGCGAAGTACTGTCCTGGTCCGCATTATCGTACTTGCGTGGTGTGTGGCAAGAAGTTTGAGGTGGATGTATATCAGCCTTTCTTGTCATGCTCGAAGGCGTGTTCCAGGGGGCTCATTGACTATGAGGCTCGTCAGCGTAAGCATGATGCGACGGTGATGGAGCGGTATGGTGTTAAGAACGTGTCTCAGGTGGCGGAGGTGAAGGCGAAGAAGGCTGAGACTTTGATGGCTCACTATGGGGTGACGAATCCTTCGTTATCTCCTGAGGTGCGTGCTAAGCGTGAGCGGACGTTCATGGAGCGGTTTGGGGTCCGTAGCCCGATGATGAGCAAGGAGGTTCGGGCTAAGGGGTGTGCTACTGTGTTGGAGCGGTATGGTTCTGAGTGTGTGTTCACTGCGCCTGGGTTTGCGGAGCGTAACCGGGTGACGATGTTGGAGAGGTATGGGGTTGAGAACATCTTCCAGTTACCTGAGGTTCAAAAGCGTGCTGCCGCTAGTGGCGGGCGCGTGTCTAAGGTGAACCTGGGGTGGAAGGCCCGCCTGGAGGAGGTCACTGGATGTCAGTTTGATACTGAGGTGGCGTTTAGGTCTGCTGGTGAAGGTGGAAGCGTGTGGTGTGCTGACCTTGGGTGTGGGGGCGTGTTGGTGTATGTCAACCCGTCGTTCTCGCATAATAGTACAGTGTCGTTTGCTCATGCGACGGGCAGGTGTACCGAGTTTGTGGAGTCTGGTTCTTGTGATCGTAAGAGGCACCTGCCGGTTGAGCCTCATCACCATCAGAAGCGTGCACTTGTGGCGGAGTCTGCGGGCGTGACATTGATGCAGTATTTTGACTGGATGGATGAGGACATTTTCTCGTCTATGGTGGCGGCAAAGTTGGGGGCTTGCCCGTATTCGGTTGGGGCTCGCGAGTGTGAGATTGTGTCGTTGTCTCAGGCGGACGCGAACCGGTTTTTCCGAGAGAATCACTTGCTGGGGGCAGCGAATGGTCAGACGTTCTGTGTGGGCCTGACCTATAGGGGGGACTTGGTGCATGTGCAGTCATATGGTCCTGCCCGGTTCAGGTCTAATGTGGAGTGGGAGGCTATTCGGTCGTGCTCGCGGCGGGGTTGGCATGTGCAGGGTGGTTTCAGCCGGTGTGACAGCGTGTTTTTCCGTGAGGCGGCCCCGGTGTCGGTGGTATCGTATGTGGATTTGGCGACGGGGACTGGGCGTACAGAGTCAATGTTCGCGGGTTGGGTTGCTGAGCGTACGGGGCGGCCTAACTCGATGTGGGTGCGCGTGGTGGGTGGTGAGGGTCCGGCGTATGTGCGGGATTCTGCTGCGCGGCGTGTGGGTGCGGATCGTCTGCTGGGGTTTGAGGTGGGTGACCGTTATCCGAGGCTGCGTGAGGATGGCTCTAAGGTATCGAATGCTGACGTGCTTCAGATGGAGGGGTATGTGCAGGTGTTTGATTGTGGTGTGCGCCCGTTTGTGTGGCATAAGGGCCTGTAGAGTCTTCCTTGTGTTCTGTTGTTTCCAGGTTTGTGGCATTGGGGGTGATGCTCTGGGTTTACCCTAAGGGACAGTCATACTCTAGTTGGTTATGGGTGGGTGGCTTTAGAAACTTCCTGTAGGAATGTTTACTATGTGCTGGCTTGACCCTAAGGGTGATAGGGGTTTGCTGGCTTGATTTGTAGGAGTGTGTTTCGTGGTGACTGTTGAGCGTCGTTTCGGGCAGAACCCTGATGGCACCTTGTCTTTGTGCAGGGCGAAACCGGAGAATGTGGGTAAGGGCCGCTGTAAGCACGGCCAGCACATTATGAGTGACGCTAGTGATGCGACGATCCAGGCGTTCAACGAGGAGGTTCTGGCGAAGGCGCATGGCGCGTTGGCGACATCGACAAACAAGGCTCGACAAGAAGATGGACACAGCGCTGAGGTGGCCTCGAAGAAAGCAGTACCTAATCCTGGCATGGTGTCCTCGTACTATGGCAAGAGTATGACCCGGAAGGAGTTCCATGAGTCGGTTGAGTCTGTGGCGGAGCAGTTTTCTCACGAGGACTACTCGTTTATCCGAGACTTCTACAGCAAGTTCGAGGACAGGCTGAATGACCCCAGGCTTAAGAGGCGTTTTCAGAGAGCGGAGATGAACATTTACGCTTTCCTGTCAAGTAATGATCCAATCGCCAGGAGAACAAGGGAGTTCCTTGGTGATGACGTCGATTTGAAGGAGTTCTCAAGGATCATCGCTACTAACGTCAAGTCTATGACAGCCTCGATTGGGTGGCACAATGACGGTAGGCGGCATCAGCCTCAAAGGATAATCCTGACGTCTGCGATGAACGACATGACCCGTGAGCGATATGTTGCCTCAGTCATGTTCTTTGGTGGCCGCTGCTGCTACTGTCACAAGCCGTTTCAGTCAGGTGTTGGTAATGAGAATGCAGCGTCCGGGGAGCATTTGACACCAGTGACCCCGAAGAATCCGCCTCCTGGCACAACTCGCTACGGCAATATGGCCCTGGCGTGCATTGGCTGCAACAAGGAGCGACGTAACAAGGACTTGAACGAGTGGGTGCAGTCTACCAGCAGGATCCCTGAGGACAAGAAGGATGAGGTTCTGTCAAGGATTGAGAGTTTCCGCCGGTTTGCCCTGTATAAGGAGATGACTCCTGAGCAGGTTAAGAAGGTGTCGAAGTCTATTGACTACATTAACAGGTTCATGAAACAGTTTGAGGTGGGGGAAGATGGGCGCTATGACCGAAAGTCCTCTGGACGTATTAGGGGTGTCTACAACAGCCAGATCATGAGGTTGCGGGAGTCCTTGAGGTGACTTACATCTTGTAGGGCAGAAAACAAGTGCACCCTGCCAGAAACCTGATAGCATTCTGGCAGGGCGCACTTGCGTGTTGCTATATCAGGGGACTTTACTGGTGCTTGACTCTGGCTTTCATTTCCTTGACGCGGCCGCTGATGGGTTTACGCATGGACACAGATCCGAGGTATCCACAGAGCCGTTCCACAACTTCACACTGCTGGGGATCGCGGTTCCCACACTGGGGGCAGTAGAACCCGCGTGCGTCAGCGTCGAAGTCTCCCTCGTGGTTGCACTTGTAGCATCGGCTGATGGGGGTATTGACACCGGAGAACGGAACACGGTCGTGCATGTAGTCCCAGATGGCTTCTAGGGCGTCAGGGTTTTTGATGAGAGATGGCTGTTCAACGTAGCAGATGTTTCCTCCAGCGGCTAGTGGCGGATAGTCTGCCTCAAAGTCGATTTTCTCGAACGGCGTGACTTGCTTGCGGACGTCCAGATGGAAAGAGTTGGTGTAGTATCCTTTGTCTGTAATATCCTTGACACTGCCGAAGGTCGCCTTGTCAATTTCCGCGAATCGTGAGATAAGTGATTCTGCTGGGGTACTGTAGACGGAGAACGCGATACCGGTCTCTTCTGCCCACTTCTCCTTCCAGTGGTTGAGACGGCGGAGGACATGGATGGTGAAGTTCTTGGCTTCAGGTTTGTCCTGCCAGTCATTGCCCCAGAATCGTGTCGCTGTCTCGTGAAGGCCGACGTACCCAATGGATGCTGTGGCTTCACCATCATTGAAGATCCGTTGCACAGTTTCGTCAGGGTTCAGCCTGTGGCCGGTCGCCCCGTACTGGTAGAGGATGGGCGCGTTCCTGGCTGTGGTGCTGGCGAGTCTGTTGTAACGGTACATGAGGCCATCCTTGACCGCCTGGATGCGCTGATCAAGTAGGGTCATGAACTCGTCAGGGGTGTTCACAGTGAGAGCAATATTTGGGAGGTTGAGAGAAACGACTCCGATGTTTCGGCGACCATAGGTAATGTGGTTGCCGTCCTTGTCCTGGTAGTCGCTGAGGAATGACCTGCACCCCATAGGCGAGACGAAGGTGCCGTAGATTTCCATGACTTTCTCATAGGAGAGGATGTCAGGGTAGATGCGCTTGGTGGAGCACTCAACGGCCAGTCTCTTGATGTCATAGTTGGGGTCACCTGGTTTTAGGTTGTGGCCTTCCTTGAGGGTGTAGACAAGTTTCGGGAAGACAGCGGTGCGCTTCTCGGGTCCAAGTCCTTCGATCCTGTTTTGGAGGATTGCTTTTTGGATTTCTCGCCCCCAGAATCCAGTACTTAATCCGAAATTAAATGTAACAAATGGCGTCTGACCGTTGGAACTAAACAGGGATGAAATTTCAAATTCTAACGACTGGAAAGTATCAAAAACCTCCTTAATAACGTCCTCTTTAGAGATGTCAATTGTGAACTGAATTGTTTTTTCAGATAGTTTAGAATCAGTTTTCTTAGCATCAATGAATTCAATCTTGAACTCATTGTCAGTCTGCTCTATCTGAGAGGTATAGTAATCAGCAAGAGAGTCAATCTCATTCTCAGTCAAGACAACTCCTTCAAACTCAGCCATCCTGGCAAAGTTCTTCTTCAAAGTCTTTCTGTAAGAGATGACAGCATAAGGCTCCAGAAACTCGTCTATCCTGTGCGCACTGACCCCTCCGTACACATTCGAAGAGACGTTGGCAATGATCTGGGGGATGATTTCTCCAGCAGTCCTCAACGACTTAGGTGTAGTGATCTCAGCATCTCCTAACGTGAAACCGTGGGTGAGCATTCCGGGGAAGTCGATCAGCATGCAGTTGAACAGGCCCCCGGAGGCGTTGAGCACGTAGTCTAGGTCGTGGAAGTGTATCCATCCTTTTTTGTGCGCTTCGGCGACGTTCTTGGGCAGTAGTTTCTCTAGTGCATACTCTTTGCTGATTGCCCCGGCCAGAAGGTCTCTCTGGGTGGCGAACACCTTGCTGTCCTTGTTTGCGTTCTCGTCCATGATCTTCTCGTCATGGCCGCAGTAGTTGTCGATCACGCTGGTAAGGTTCATACCTGTGCAGCCCTCCTGCTGTCTTCCTTGGTTCTTGTCTCGTTTTTGGTCCTTGTAAGTATCTAACGAGACGCACCCTTGGGCAGTAGGGACGAAAGCACTACCTGTGGTGTTTACAGTGATGTAACCATACTATATGTTGTGTCAGAATGCGAATGGCTGTCATCCTCGCTCCAGAGTTTGTGACCTGCTGGGTGCGACTGACAGCCACCATGCGATGAAGTAGATAGCCTCTCCTGGCATCTGACCCCACGCACCGACATGCACCTGGTAGACGGTCCACACGACCCCAGCAATGAACTGGATGCCCTTGATAGCGGCCCGGTTGTGAATGCAGATCAGTGACGCCATGAGCATGGACCCAACCAGCGGTAACGTCTCATATCCGACACTGATACCATTGACGATCCAGTGGGCGGCAACCATTGACAGAATCATAGTAACGAGCGCGACCTTGGGTCTCCACGCTCTGGCTTTGCTGAGCATGAGCGATGCGATAGAGAAGATGAGGGAGATAGCGCTGAGGACTGCTGCACCAGGGTGGTTGAGCAGGACGTACTGGCCACAAACGATAGCAGACATGACCGCCGACAGGATCGTTATCGTCCTGTTGTGTGACGAGTATGAGATGGCAGCCAGCAGGCCGGACGCCACCAGTCCCAGGATGATTGAGAGCGCATACGTCATGTAGTTAAATCCTCACAGTTCTACCAACAGTTTCAGGCATACAGCACGTCACTATAGCACATGCGATGACCTTTGTTCAACCCCTGATTCTGGGGCTGTTCTGTTGAGCGTCAGAGTTTTCCGTTGTGGCGCCTGGAGGGCTATTGTTTCTGATATTGGTGCGCAAGGACACTTAAGCAACGAAAAAACGGCGGCCGTAGAGGTGCTTTAACTTCTACATATGGCCGCCGTTCTTAATGCCCAAAAACTCAACACATGTTGATGTTGGGCGTTCTTCGGGCACTACTTCTTATCTGCGCTATCTCTGATGTCCCTCAACTTGTTCAAAGCGTTGAAAAGAGCAATCTGGAACAGGATCAGAGAGTCTGCTCCAATGGACATGCGGTTGATAGCGTCCCCCACCTCACGCTCCACCGCGAACAGACCGCGTAACCCGCCCATGGCGTCATAGAAGCCCTGAACATCCTGCACTGGAGGTGCGACACCTCGGACGCCAGAAACCGCTTGTATTATGTTCACAAGGTCCGAGAACAAACCCTCGGCCATGGTTCGTCCACTGTAGCCCGCATCCGCCCCCTCCTTCACGGCCTTCAGACACCCAGGCACGTCCAGGGCAGCCAACGCCTCCAGGATCCCCAGCCCAGCAGGACGCTCCAGCAGGTCCCCACCAACAATCAGGCCCTCCAACACAGACAGAGTGTCACGCACAGACCCGCGACCACGCTGAATCACCTCCAGTAGAGCCTCATCACTGACCGACACATCCTCCTCATCCAGGATCCGGGACACAAGACCAATCATGTCATCACTGTTCACCAGCCGGAAGGTACGGGCCTGAAGCCGCGAGATAATAGTGTCGGGGATCTTGTCCTCCTCGGTGGAGCAGAAGATCATAAGGGCTGGAGTGTGCTCATCCTCTATCGTAGTCAGCATTGAGTCAAATGCGCTGCGGCTGATGTTGTGCACCTCGTCCATGATGATGACAGCCCGGTTGATGTAGGTCGCCTGACTGGAGTCACGCATAAGTTCCCGGATGTGGTCAACACTGCCGTGGTTCGCCATGCTGATGTACTGGACGCCCGGTTGGGAGCGGTCGTCAATAGCCTGGCACACGTCACACTCATTACAAGGGTTCTGGCCGTCCTGTAGGTTGAGGCAGTTGAGGGACTTCGCCAAGATGAATGCGGCACTAGTCTTGCCACACCCGCGCGGGCCAAAGAAACCATAGGCAGTAGGGACCCGATTTGCGGCCAGTGCAGCCTGGATGCTGCGAGCCACCTTTTGCTGCCCAACGAGTTCATCCCACCTGCTGGGCCGGTACCGCTTGTAGAGTTCCAACTTCTGGGTGCTACCACTATTTCTGGCTGCCATCTGTCTTCTCCGTCCACCCTGTATGAGGTTTCCTCACATACTGTCCTCCCAGTCTTACCTTCTTGGCGCGGAGGCGCGACATGGGTTCTGCATCTGCCTATATGGTAACCACGATAACACGTGAGAAGTCACAGGTCCGGTTACTCCAGGAGGTAGGGGAGGTGTTCAGATGAAGTGGCACATACGTACTCAGATGGTTTTAGTGCTACCCCTCAAGGACAACCTCATCCCCCACGTTGATCTGGTGAATGTACCTGCCTACCTCCTGACCATCATCACCCAGCACAGTTCTGGTTTCGGACACCACAAGGTCCTCGGTAGTGCCGTCATCATAGGTGACCCGACAGACAGCGCCACGCCCAGGAGACAAGAAACGCTCAAACAGGAGGTCATACTCAATAGGGTCGATCTCAGAGATACCCAACAGGTATGCGATGATGCACCCTCCGACACTGCCGCGGCCCGGCCCCAACGGCGACGCAAGGATCTCTCCATTCTCGCCTCGCACCGAGTAATTCTCCCGGATATACCTCAGATAGTCCTCCACGACCAACATGTACCCATCGAACGCGGACGAGTAGATAACCTCCCACTCCTCGCGAATGCGTCGTTTTGCTTCACTCAGGACACGCTTGCGCTCCTCCACACTTGGGTAGTCACGGTTCACGTACTTGGCCTTGTATCCATCGTTAATCATCTGCTGGAGATGCTTCTCAACCGTGGTACCCTCAGGAACGAACGGGACGGGCCTCAGGTGAGGGTCGAACACCATCCTAATGTCTGAGGCCATCTCTGCGATCAGTAGCGTGTTCGACAGGGCTCCAGGATAGTCATCTTCAGGGAACAGTGCCGCCATCTGCGCCCCAGACTTCATGTAGTACTGATCACCGTTGAACGCGAACCGCTTACCACCCTGATCATAGGTCTTGTCACTCATGAGGGACTTTGACTGGATGCAAAGCATCTCACTGTGTCCCTGGGCGTCCCCAGAGTTGGCGTAGTGGCAGTCGTTGGTTGCCAGCAGGGGGAGGTTGAGTCGTTTCGCCAGCCGCATCTGCTGAGGCAGCAGTTTGCGTTCAAGGTCGATGCTCATGTTATGGTTCATGATCTCCATGAACAGGCGGTCCTTGAACACTTCCTTCATGCGCCCAGCGTACTCATAGGCTGCCCGCTCCTGCCCCATGAGCAACCTGGTGCTGACCTCTGATGAGGGGCACCCTGTGGACACGATGAGCCCGTCTGAGTGGTCCGCCAGATCATCAAACCCGATACGTGGTTTCCGGTAATAGCGTTCTGGGGCATAGGCGAGCGTGGACAGGCGCTTCAGGTTACTCAAACCAGTGTCATTGTAAGCCCAGACAGTTAGGTGCAGGTAGGTCCCGTTAGCAGACACGTCATGCTCAGGGTTCTTGCGGCCACCCTCACCGTAGTAGACAGGATGCTTGGGGTATGGTCCGTCATCACTGATGGGAGCCATGTAGAATTCGGAACCGGGTACTGGGGTGAGGCCAGCGTCCCTGGTTTGGTCGATGAACTGCTTGATGCCATGAAGGTTCCCGTGGTCTGTGAGCCCGATGGCTGGCTGCCCAAGTTCGATAGCCCTGTTGATGTACTCCCCTGGTTTAGCGTAGCCGTCCAGTAGGGAGTAGTCGGAGTGCATGTGCAGGGAGACGAACTGATCCTTGACTGCTGGCATGGCTACCTCACTGCTGTTGTGTTTTGACTATTGGAGTATCTGGGTCGGGTTGCCCTGGGGCGGATTCTACCTCCAGGCCAGGGACACTATGGGCATCTACTCGCGTACTTTCGGGGGGTGCTAGGACTGTTCGATGGTTCCGGTGTCGTCTTCGCTGCTAGTCGTGTTGGTGACGGCTGTGGTCTCCTCGTCAGCATCGTCTGCCTCGTCAGTTGGAACATTCTTGACCCCGATACCAGCGAGAGCCTTAAGTTGCTTCCCCGTCAGGTCTCGCTTCATAGACCCCATGGTCGAATCCACATCCTTCAGCATGCGCTCAACCTTCTGGGGGCTGCGTTTTCTGCTGATCGGTGCCACACATACAGGCACAAACCGGTTAGAGTCAGGCACAGGCTGGGCGATCACCTTCATGGACTCGCTGTTACGGCGGTTCAGGTCCACCAGCACGAGCGTGATGTCAGCGCCCCTGGACCTCCAAAACGGGATCCGGTGGTAGATCAGGTGGTTCAACCATGGGGTGATACTTTTACGCCGGTATGAAAGGGACTGGCTTCTCTTGCCGATGGTGCCGAACGGTGTCGTCATCTTGATAGGGTGCAGTAGGTATGCGCGTTCATTGTTCCACACGAGCACAGACCCGGCGTCGCCCTTACCTGGCATAGGTGTGGCCTCCCAGCCAAGATTCTCAGCACCCTCAACAAAGGTAGCCGCCAATTCGTCGTCCAGGAAGTTGACTGGAGTGCTCTTCGCCCGGAACCTGGTCCTACCGAACACCGTGTAACCAACGATGAACGTCACAAACCCCAGGACCGCACCAGCCAGGGCGGACCACGCGACCGGAAGAGACCCCAGAATCAGAGTGTAGGCGGCAGAGAAGGACACGAACTGGGCCAACATAATAGGCGCCCACCTAGACCTGCCCGACTGGAACCCATAAGACCACGCCAAGGTACCGAAAAACAGTGCCCAGATCATCCCAACCCAGACGAGCCCTCCCAGTCCGAAACGGTCTGCCAGCGACCCGCCTGTGAAAGCGAACGACGATAGCATAACTGTGGCGACAGTAGACCCGATAGCCTTGATGATGACCCTGAAGTTCATGAACAGGAACACTACGAGGCTGAATACGGTTAAGGACACGACAGGCACCCACCAGCGCTCAGCGTGATCAACGACAGCGACCCCTGACACCATGATTAGGATCGCGGCGAAACCAGTCAGCATTGTGCTGTTAGTCTTCATGACGGTTGCAAGTTCCTGGTAGAACTCCGTCTCTCTTATTTTGTCAAGCATGATTCTCCTCAGGGTAGGGCGCCGTGATGGGGTACCGCATCGGTTATGGCAGGTGCTACCTCATAGTGTATCGACTGCTACAGGAGATAGAACGTATGGACACACTGGGGTAGGGGTAGCCCCTAATGTGGTATTGGTATGAGCATATGCAGGAAGCCGGGGTGCCGCCAGTTTCATCACTCACTGGCGGCACCCCGGCTGGATAGTGGAGCAGGAGGGAATCGAACCCTCGTCCAAGAATGTGCCTGTTTTAAGTTCTACGAGCGTAGCAGGATCCGTTAGTGCTTTACAACCATATAGAGTCTGGAGTGGTCCTGCATGACTACCATGCCCCTGGTTGTCACCTGTTTAGTTTCTCGGCCCGCACCCAGGTGACAGACGCTTGACCATGACCCCTAGCGATAACACCTGAATTGAGTCCCGGCAGGGCCTTACCTTGTGGGATTCAGGCGGCTCTCAGGCGGCGAGAGCGAAGTTGTCAGAGTTGGCAACTGTTGGTTTGAACCTGTTTGACACCCATGGTTCAAGGGTGGCTCGCACTTAACACAAGCAAGCATCGCATGTCGAATACCTGTCTGCCCCAAGTCGTGACTCTAATATATCAACAGCCCCTCCCGAATGTCAACTCCTGGGAGGGGCCGTATTGTGTGAATAGTGTCACACCTACCTTATGGTGTGGGCGTGGCGGTCGCGGACTGGTGGGCACTGTAGTTGCTGATCACCATGGCACTGAACTTCTTCCCGTCAACCTTCCACTTACCATTCTTGTAGATCAGCGGCAGAGTGAAGTCGGTGCCGGTAGGCGTGTTGCTCTTGTCTCCAACGGTCACAGTGAGGGCACTGTAAGGAACCGAGCCGGTACTGCCGTCCACTGTCACCTTGTCCTTATTGACGGCCACAGTAACCTTCTGGTCCGTGTGGTATCCGGAGGAGAATCCGGTGGCGATGACGTTGAGGATGGCGATCTCGGCATCGGTCATGCCCGTAGTGTCGTAGTAGTCGGACATGGGGTTGATCTGGGTGGTTTTCTCAGCGATGCTCTTCTGCTGCGCCTCGGTCATGGCGTTGAACACGCTCATGGGGTCATCCTGAACGACCTTGTTTCGGTCAATATCCTTGGTGGCCTCGTTCAGGGCGTTACTGAGTTCACTGTAGGTACTGTCACTGCTGGACGTGAACCATGCCTCATAGTAGGACTTGGCGAACTGGGCCGCACCAGCAGTGTCGTTCTTTACCGCGCCTGGGGCCTGTGCACCTGAACCTGTGGTTGCGATGGCGGTGGCGTTTACCCCCGCACTGACTGTGGATGATGGGTTAGTCTTGGACGCCCCACCGCAACTGGACAGGAGACCAGCGACGAGGACACCTAGTGCGGCAGTAAGGATCGTCTTTCTTACCCTTGTTCCATGACTCCTGGCTAGTCTCATGCGTTCTCCTTCTTGATCTTGACCGGGGTGCGGTCCGGTGTGCGACCTTCGATGATGGATTCAAGGTCCGGCGCGAAGTAGTTGTCACCCTTGAGGATCTTCCCCTTGGGTTTGCTTGTGCCGTCCGAGATGACCGGGTTACCTTCGTCATCAAGTTTAGACATGTTGGAGACATGGATCTCATTGAAGATAGCCTCAGAGGGAATATTGGCCTCCAGGTCCAGCCCTTCAATGACGTAACGGAGGTCCCCAGTGGCGTCTGCGGCAGCAACCACATCATAGTTGCGGTTCTCCTCAGTGATGACATGATCGTCAAAGAGGTTCAGCCAGGTGTTCTCCATCTCCTGTGCAGCCTTCTCGTTGTAGACTGCTGCAATCAACTCGCAGAACTCCTCAACAATCAGACTCATCCTCAGGTCAACTCGACTGTCACCCATGACCTTTAGTGACGGCTTGCTTTCAGGGTCAGGTAGGTACCGCTCCTGCTGGAACGCCCTGTAGAACTCTTCAACCTTGCGGCTCTGATCTGACGCCATGCGTGTTCTCCTCTAGTGGATTGCTGTGGTAGATGGCATTTGCTGCTACCTAGTTTATCCAACAAAGAGAGCCTTGTTGTTTCTGGCTCGCGCTGCATTGAGACAGCAATCGCACGTAATATGGTGTGGGCGGCCATGGGTGTAGAATGACTACTCCCTCATCGCCAAGGGGAACACCTAAAAAGGGGCGGGCGCACATTGTAAGGAAGGAAGGAGAGTGTGCTCCCTAGAGCCGCTTATCGGGATCGAACCGATGACCTCCTGTTTACAAGACAGGCGTTCTACCAATTGAACTAAAACGGCATATTTACTTGTGACACCGACTCAAGCCCCATGAGGGAGGGCTCTCGCCTGGTCGCGGATGGTGAGGGATTCGAACCCCCGGTGCCTTTCGACACTACAGTTTTCAAGGCTGCTCCCTTCGGCCACTCGGGCAACCATCCATTATTTAGTTGAGGTAGCAATATCACACAGTACCCCATGTGAAAGAGCCCTGTTCTCAACGTTGTGGCTACATCCTACCATGCGGGGCGGCCGAGTGTCAACTCGCCCCAAAGTGACTCGTGTCACATATTCGTCTCAACACCCTAAACGTAACCCCACCAGCGGAGGTACCGAGCCCCTATCATTCCTCTGTCGCATGTTCTCAACTATGGTTGCATCTGTCTGTACTTGACACCCTTATGCTTGAAGATTGTGAGTGTCGCCGGAGTGAGACCATTCGACATGCCATGATCATGCAGGTAGATGACCTCACTAATGTCAGTCTGAGCGATCATCTTCGCACACTCATTGCAGCAGAAGTGAGTCACATAGAGTCGGGATCCGGTAAGTTCACTCCTAGCCCCACGGAAGTTCAGGATGGCGTTGGCTTCAGCGTGCACCACATACGGGTACTTCGTACACATGGGGTCCTCAGAGTCTCGCCCCCAGGGGAAGTCCTCGTCATCGAACCCGGCTGGCGCCCCATTGTACCCGATGGACAGAACCCGGTTGTCAGGGGATGCGATACAGGCACCTACCTGTGTGCTAGGATCCTTGGATCGCATCGCAGCGACCTGAGCGAATCTCATGAACATCTGGTCCCAGGTGATCACCCCGTCCCTTCTGGCGTCCACTTATGCCCCTTACCTTGTTTGTTCCTGTTGTCGCTCGCCCGCTACCTGACTCAATACTACCTATTTGTGGGCGATCCCGACATCAAGGTACTAGTAGAAGAGGGGTGAGCAGTTCGATCCTCTACTACCTTCTGAGGTTACCTTCATGGTCGAACATTGCCGCCATGTTTGCTGCTAGGCCTGTCACGGCATCCTCAGCGGTAACACCTACACCAGATGGCACATCACTGGCACACAAGCCACTAGCCAGAATCACCGCCGACTCCATTGCAGCCAACTCAGTAATACCCGCAACATGAAGTCCGTCGCTTGTCTTCTGGATGAGGATGGGGTCAGCGGTAGGGGGTGAGACAGCCGGAACCGTACTGATCCTCGCGGACGGTACCCGTAACCTCCATAAGGCTGGGTGATTCCTTACAAAGTATCTGGACGCCTGATAGTCCTCCGGGTTAAGAACGTACCGGCAGGCAATACGTTGCGTGAACCATGCGGCGCGGCGGCGAACAACCTGGATGCGCCCATAATCCGACCAGTCCAGGAAGGCCACCTGTTCCCTTCCGCCACAGGAGTCGTCCAGGTAGAAGCCAGTGTCGTAACATCTCAGGAAGTCCATGGCCTCGGTAATGGTGGAGAACACTGGATCCCAAAGGTTCTTGTCGGGTGCTGTCACATAGTAGAACGACGACTCCATGTCCTCATACTTGGATACAACAAAGCACGGTTTCAGAGTGCATGGCATCAGTGTCAGATACCATGCTGGGAGGTCGCGCCTGTCTGGGGTTGTCACGTCATAACCAACTGGCTTCACAGTATCCATAACTAGGTGCGTCCTTATCTGCCCGCATACTTGCTATATGCATTGGAATAGCAGATAGGCAAGGACCTAAACACCCAGGGTGCCCTACACGATACCCTCCAGCAAAGCCCGCATGGGTTAGGCGGCAGGGAGACGGTAGCAGTAGCCCGATTCCGCCCACGAGAATACAAGAAACAACAAAACCGGCCCCTTCCACAATGAAGAAGCCGGAAGAACAATGTGGAGCCGAATGTGGGACTCGAACCCGCTCCTGTCGCTTACGAGACGACTGTTCTATCCAATTGAACTAATCCGGCAGTGTACCTTTAACCCACACAAACCCTGCTACTCAGGGGTGTGTGTGGGGTGAGATACTGGAGCCCAGCACCAGAATCGAACTGGCATCTCTTCCTTACCAAGGAAGTGTTTTGACCACTAAACTAGCCAGGCAATGTGATGACACCTTACGTGTTTAAGTGTCATCAACAAGAGGTTCGGTTACACTTAAGGGTATCAAGTGTCACCACAGGTGTGAGTTGACCTGAAAGTTTGTCCTTACCGGCCCCTCAATCACCTATAGTATAGGGCGGGCGCGGCCACTATGTCAACACTGTGTCAAGTGGTGCTTGCCACAATAGTGAACTCGGGAGATACCCAAATCATTGGGACTGACTCAGATACCAAGGTGCTAACCCAGGAATCCGCGACGCACAGCAACCAGAGCAGATGCGGCCTGGTAGATGACGAACTCCAGGGCGTCCATCTTCCTCTCAACCAGGTCATAGCCATCCGGGCGGGGTTGTGGATCGCAGTGCGGCCACACAGACGCAAGATCACCCACGGACGCAAGCATGTTCTGTACCCTGTCAACAGTAGGCATGGCAAGATCATACTCGTACTCATCCATGGTGTCTTTTTGCCACCAGAAATCAACCTTATCCATAATCGAGTTAACAACACTGTTCAGGTCGTACTCGATCTCAATGTCAGCCTCAGTAATGTTCAGACATGTGTGCACCAGGTTCTTGCACGCCAACTGAATGCGCGGCGAATAGTCTTCAACGTCATCAAGGTTGCGAGAAAACTCTTTCCAACAGTCAGCGAAGTCCTCAACATTCTTGATCAGGTTGGACAACAGGAACACGGGCTCAAAGATACGAAACAGGCACTCATGATACGAAGCCAGCAGATCATTCAGAGTGACCTTGAGATCAGACTTACGCTGCTCAACAGTCAGATCATCAGACATGGTACTCCTTGCTGCTCAGGACTAAGATGGCTTGTAATGCGAGTACCCCCACTGGGACTCGAACCCAGGACCTTGTGCATATCAGGCACGAAACGGTGTATAAGGCCGCTGCTCTAACCAACTGAGCTATGGGGGCATGAATTTTCAGAACCTCTCACATTCTGAATAGTACCCCTGGTCAGACTCGAACTGACAACATGCAGATTAGAAGGCTGCTACTCTATCCATTGAGTTACAGGGGCATTGTGTTTATCCTGACACAAAACTACTAAGAGTTTCAGCGTCAAGATAGTGCCTATGAAGGGACTCGAACCCTTAACCCCCACTTTAGGAGAGTGGTATTCTTCCATTGAACTACATAGGCTCATGTTGTTCTCGACAAGTTTTCTCATCTTGTGCTTCTATTGTAGCACCTTCAGATTGGCCTAGTCAAGTTTGATCCATGTTGCTTGCATCACTTTCGTGATGGTGTCTCACGATTGTGTTTTGGATCATTGTGCCCCAGGAGGGAGTCGAACCCTCACGCCTTGCGGCAGCGGCTTTTGAGGTCGCCGTGTCTACCATTCCACCACCAGGGCATTGTTTCCCACCTTACTGCCAGCATCCTGTGTGACAGTGACTCTGGTGGGGCTCTTCTCTATTGAGTTGAGATGGTCCTCCGTACGGGATTTGAACCCGCGTCGCTGGATTGAAAGTCCAGTGTCCTTGGCCGCTAGACGAACGGAGAGATGTATTTATTGTTGTGGCAGTCCCCTTTGGCTGGTGCTGCCATCGCTGTGTAAAGAGGAGTCGAACCTCTTCCCTTATTTCTCCAGGGGCGGCTTGTGACCAGCCCTGCTGGCCTTCTACCGCCCCCTTTGATTACGGACGCCATGTACACAACCGTGCGAGGATTTACGCACGTCTTTCGGTGATCGGCTGAAAGTAAACGAGTGATCTGCTCGTTCCCATGTCTGTTTGACGGGACCTATTGTAGCGTTCCTTGCGAACATTTGTCAACACCTGTTGGTGTGACCGTGGTCTCATCATCGTACTGGATAAGGGAGTCGAACCCTCACATCCTTTCGGACACTCGCACCTGAAGCGAGCGCGTCTACCGTTCCGCCAATCCAGCATGAAGTCTACATCTTACGCTATGTAGTTGTGTTTCAAGCGCATACACCTCTGATTCTGTGAGCACATGTTGCGCTTAGTACCGGAGAAGGGAGTCGAACCCTCACGCCCGAAGGCACCAGGACCTAAACCTGGCGTGGCTGCCATTTCACCACTCCGGCTTGATACCGGTCAGAGAGAACAAGGGGTTGCTCGGTTCCCCGCCTGGCCTCATCCTGTTCTCTCCGACCGGCTTGATGATGACTACTCTACCACTGCCAGAAGACTGATGTCAACTGATGATGGTGTGATAGTAGTCACGTTTTGTATCTATCTCAGTTCTCCCAGGGCCAGGACTGAGACACGCCCTTCTCCAGCAAGGGGATCATCTGGAAGCCCTTGTCAGTAAGCCCACCGAAGGTCCAGCGGTGTTCCTTGGACCGGTTATGTGCGGCAGTGTACCCAGCAAGGTTCCAGGTGAACACTGTTGCGCCCTTCTTCAGTCCAGCATCCAGAGCCTCGTCAAGACTCTCTCCACCCGTCCAATATGAGGACACGGACGTTTGCTCGTCTGTGAGAACGATAACCCTGTCGTGGTTGTCGTAGTGCTCCCTGAATGCTCGGGCGGTGTAGGTCCCACCCCGAGAATCCGGCATGTCCTTCTCAACAACCTTCAACAGATCCTTGGAAGTGATGTGGACCTTCTGGCTGTCGTTGTCAAAAGCAACCACATCAACATCCTCGCAACGTAGCGCCAAGGCTGCCGCAAAGACATTGGCTGCGTCCTGCCTGGTGATCTGGCTCTTGGAGGACAGGTAGTCTCCCATTGAGCCCGAGCGGTCCAGTAGGACTAGCGTGCGCCCCTTAAGTGCTGGAATGTTGCCCAGGACACCGTTCGCTCCCCTTTGGAGTGCGGCATGGAAGTCTAGCGGAGCATTCCTGTAGGCACGAAGGAAGTCAATCGGCATGACCTTGGCGCGAGCAACCTTCTCCTTGTCTCGGAGTACCTTGTTGATCTCGTCGATTACGTCAAGGCTAACACCGGATTCACTGATTCGCCTGAGGTTCATGCGCAGAGCAGTGTATCCCATGTGCGGGATCAGGCTCTCCCACACCTCGGCCGGAATCTTGCCAATAGACCCGGCGACAACCTCGTGCGTGAGGCGCGCTGACTTGATCACACTGTCAGCCTTCTTACCAGACAGAACCTTGATCTGCTTGTCTACCGGCATAGACAGAAACTCCTGACGAGCCTTCATGACAGGCAGTGCGGTCAGGTCCTCCTTGGCCCCGTACTGGCGGTCAAGGACAGCCTGGTAAAGCGCTGACTGGTGGCTGTCCTTCGGCTTAGCGTGCACAAGGTTGATGACGTCACCCAAAGACACGGAACCACGGGACGCGCGACCACTCCACTTAAGGTATGAACCCTCATTGAGCAGGTTGTTCAGGGCGTCACTAATACCGCGCTTGACGGCGGACGGGATCTTGCGGCCAAAACGCTCCAGCCAGTAGGCAATGAACTCACTGGTCTCGTCCAGGCGACCAATGGATGCACGAACAATCTCGCGGTTGAGGCCATTCATGCTCTTACTGAGACGGTAGTGGACAGCCTCAGCGGCAACCATTACAGGAACGGCCCTGAGGCCAGCATCACGACGGAGCCACCCGACCAGGCCGAGAACCCACTCGCCGTCCTTAGCGACCTTCGCAACCAACTTAGCGACACGCTCCTGACGAGCCTCAGCAGACTCATAGAACGTGTCCTCATTCAGGCTAGTAACCGCAGCGAGAAACAACTCGCCCTTAGCGGTACGCTTCCACCCTGTCCCGCCTTCGGCTGTGGTGACTCGTTTGCCGCTCTTACGGGTCTTGACCGGAGAAGACGCATTATTCTTTACGGCAGCGTTCTTCGTGTTCATCCTTGCCATTTTGCTCACCCTTCCTTGAGACTATGATGGCTTCATGACCCAGGCTGGCGTTGAGTCCACTTCGTAAATTTTAGACGCAGAGAACCAGCCGCAGCAGGCTTTAGGGATTGAGTGCAAATCAATGTGAAGTAACCTACCACTACGCATCTGCGCCTTCGTACCTAAACTGGCAGCGAAACCAGAAACACCCACACCAAGGAAGCATATGTTCCGTAGTGTGAGTGCGCCCCTCCTCACTTGTGTCACCACATGATCACATAATGGTGAGAGGATTCAGGCGAGATATGTGACAAACCCCAGAGAAAAAGCGGCCCCCTCTGACGTTAACGTGCTAACCCGATACACCACTGGAAGGACTCGCCTTCTCAGCCAGGGACCCGAACCCTGGTCCTCTCCTATTCCACAAGAAGTAAGAGAAAGTCTACACTTCTGGGGTTTGTCAAGTGCTCAGGACAGGAGTCGAACCTGCATGGACCTTACAGCCCACTGCCACCTCAAGGCAGCGCGTATACCATTCCGCCACCTGAGCGAGCGGACAACGGGGATCGAACCCGCGACCTCCTGGATGGGAACCAGGTGCTCTACCAACTGAGCCATGTCCGCAAACACACGCTTCACCATGACTTGCCCCTCTTATGAAGGAACAGTGTGGTGAGAAAACCACGTGTGTATGAGATTGTGTGCACTCAGTGTTCAAGAACCTTGCTTCTCTAACTTCCTGAGTACATGACCTAGTGTACCACCGCCACCAGGTGAGTGTCAAGTGCGTGTTTGTGTGCCGACTGTCACACCTGACAGATAATGAGTCCACACAGGTTGCAGTGTGGGTTAGTTCTCTTCCAGGTTGTTGATGAGCCTCTGCGCGAGATCAAGCGCCTGGGGTCGGCTAGTTACCTCATCCTTGTACTGGGCTTCACGCACCTGGCTCAACAGATCACCAAGCCACTTCCCTGGCCTCCGGCTGGTCATAGCGAGGATGTCTTTCCCGGCAACAAGGTCAGGTGCGGGCTTGTCGCCCATACCCATCTTGATTGCCTTGTTGGCGGCTGACGCCATCCTGCTGTCACCATAGATTTTCGCTAGTGCACGAACCTGCCTGTATGAGGCCCCTTTCCTGGCGAGTACCAGAGCGGTCTTTCTGAGTGTATAGTCGTCACACATGTCAGAGTGACCTAACTCACTGAGGGCTAGAGCCTGTGTGGTGTCGCTCTTACTCATTGTGGCAACCCTAGCGAAGTTCTCCCTATCGGAACGACTGGAGATGCCTTTGAGGATGACAGCGGCACCAATAACAGGGCGCTGACTGGAGCCAAGTTTAGTGAGGTTGTTGAGAGCAGCCACAGTTCGACTACTTCTCAGCGACTCTTGCAAACCTGGCTCAATGTCATTCCAACCAGAGTCTTGAAGAGCCTTCACGCCAGAACTGTAGTCCTCACCCTTGGTGAAGAACTTGTTGAACTCTTCACGTACACGCTCCACCGAAAGGTCATTGTACTCGCCCCGGATGGTTCGACACATGCTGGCCGTGTCATCATCGTAGCGCATGCTGAACCTTGCAGCGAACTGGAATCCCCTGAGGACACGCAGAGGGTCCTCAGGGAACCTGTCAGAGACCGCACGCATCACCCGGTTACGGTAGTCATCAACACCATTAGTTGGGTCAACGATCACGCCCCTGTGATGATCATACATGATCGCGTTGAACGTGAAGTCTCTTCTCTCGGCAGCCTCAGAAACACTCATGTTCTCATTGAACTCGACCGTGAACGCCTTGTGGCCGACACCGACACGATTCTCACGCCTAGGTACGGACACGTCAAGGTTCTTCACCCCGCCTTTGGAGACTTTGAGAACCCCGAACTGGCGGCCCACCTCATCAACATGGTATCCCTGTTCTTTCAGGTGCTTGATAATGGAGCCAATACTGGAGCCATGAACCTCTATGTCAACGTCCTTACTGGCGTGACCACTCAGAGAGTCACGAACAGCACCACCAACGACTAGAGGGTTACCAACATCCCTGAGGTCTTTCAGAACGCCGTCAACACCAGTGGGGAGACTCATGTCATATGGTGTGACACAGTTCTCACCATACAGTTTCTCTGCCTCCTGTAAGAGGAGACCCTTGCGCGCCTGCTCAGCCTCGTCCATGGTGTCATAGCATGTGCCGAAACTGCACGGACCTTTCACGGCACGACAACGCTCAATCTCATGTGTATCAGGACGCACATGAACCTTGGACACAGCCAGTCACCACCAAAGATAGTAGTCAACACATAAACCTAACCTACTATCTAACATGTGACGTAACCAGGAAGCATTATGGATAATTTGGCTCAACTAGCGGAGTGTGACCGAACAATCCTCTTAACGTCCATGTTCTGCTCATGAAGCATTCGATGAATGTCACTCATTGACATCTTACTAAGAGCAAGCCCAATCGCATCACTGATTGCATTCTTCTCGGCTTCACTGAGGGCAGTCTTCTCTGCTTCGCTCAATTTGATCTCCTGTCTGTATCAACGCTGACATTATTGCAAGCATCCTGTATTTTTCTGAAATTAACCCTGACGGCAGATGTCGAATCTGCGCCACCAACCCAACATGTTCAAGGTCAGTGTGTTCCAACCATCACCAAGGTCAATGCGCTCACACCATAAGTCAAAGACGACCAAAAACGGTCGTCTTTGCAGCACTTTCGGTCGGACTACCTGCACACCCTCTTCTTAAGGAAGAGGCGTCCCGCTTCACGCCGCAGAACAATTCTTGGAGCAACCCAAGGTGCCTGTGATGCTACTCAGCCAGATAGCGAAAAGCACATCGTTTTAAAGCGTGTCAGCGCCAAGACGGAATGTCGTACTACCTCAGTCGGACGCCCGCCACAATCGGCAAGCGCTACCCGCCTCACAGGATTACAAATCCCGCTACTCGGCCACCCATCCTGGCGCCAGCACGCAGCCTCCACAAAGTGACACTCCCGAAAAAGTGTCATCTGTTTCAAACACCTGTACGAAAGGCGCTAAGGGTGAGGCCAGAACCCATGGTGGAGAAGACGGGACTCGAACCCGTAACCTCCCGCAAGCCAAACGGGTGCACTACCAAGTTGTGCTACATCCCCAAATGACCCACGATCATCAAACACCCAACAATGTCAGACCATAGGTAGTCCGCCCCGGGTGGAGGAATCGAACCCCAATGACAGTGGCTTTGGAGACCACCCGCTAATCCATTAGCATCACCCGGAATAACCCCGCCACAAGAACGCGGCAGGATCAAGGAAAGAGGCACAGAGAGAAAAGACGTAATCCGGTGAAATACATAACCCAAATATGAAGTAACCGGACCACTACGCATCTCTATGAACTCCGAGCAGATGACGGGACTTGAACCCGCTCTACAACCATGGCAAGGTCGCGTGCTACCATTAACACCACATCTGCACATTCCGGTGCCACCCACTCCCGCGAGAGAGGAGGAAGTTTCACAGGAGTAGGCGGCACCAGAAAACAAACTCGCAGCAGAACGTCCAACTTCCACCACTTCCCACAAAACCAAGCAAAGGGCCACCAATGCCCGGCAACTAGCGCAACCCGTGAGCAAAAGTACCGGCTTCATGACAACCGGCTCGCCGCCCTACCAACGGGACGGTCTCTACGCTAGACGCCCAACTCACTAGACCCCAGTGTCAGGCAAACTGGGAGAATATGAGACAGCATAGCAACATGGTGCAAACAAAACGTCGCGCCATCCAGGTCACACTCAGCAAAAACCTGAAAACACTAGGCCCACCAGCACCAGTTGAAACCATCTCACATCGCTGCCCCTCCAGGACTCGAACCTAGAATAACTGAACCAGAATCAGTCGTGCTACCAATTACACTAAGAGGCAAAGAACGCCAACACGCACCCAAAAAGGCACGCCACAGCGCCGCTCCCCCGCCAGGACTCGAACCTAGGCTAACCGATCCAAAGTCGGTTGTGCTGCCACTACACCAAGGGGGAATAAGTACCGATGGCTGGAATCGAACCAGCGATGACCTCATTATGAGAGAGGTGCCTTACCACTTGGCTACACCGGCAAAATAACAGTGCTCGCTGAGGGACTTGAACCCCCGACCAAATCCTTGTAAGAGATCCACTCTACCAACTGAGTTAAGCGAGCAAACCTGCACCACACCTACCAAAAATCTCAAATGCAAGCGTAATACAGGAAGACTTTCGTCAAGAGGAAAGAACCTTAACAGCCTCATCAATTTCGCTTTGACTAGGCTGAATCGATCGGGCTAGAGTGCGCAAACTATTAGCAAAACCATCAATGGTGCCATCATTGTCATCTTCATAATCTAACCCATAGTCATCGAATGCCTCTGCGAGCGTCATATACTCGTCGGCATCACACTCAATGCTTCCAGCAGAGAAATCTCTGGCTAAAACTTCTAGAGCCTGCTTGCGATCCATACTGCTCTTTCCCTTTCTGAAATTTGTTCACCCTCACGGAATATTCACCGAAAGGTCGTGGAGAAGACGGGACTCGAACCCACAACCATCTGCTTGCAAAGCAGGCGCGCTACCAATTGCGCCACATCCCCAAGAAACCATGCAAGCACCAGGGAACCGCCCCGAGTCGGCCAACTACTCGATGAGGGAGTCGAACCCTCACTGTTCACACGCAGATAGCCAATTTTGCGTGAGTCTCTTGCACAGTAGTGGTAGTGGAGGGAATCGAACCCCCGATGTTTCCAATGTAACAGATTTACAGTCTGCTGCCTTCGCCGCTCGGCACACACTACCAAGAAATTGGGCTGGCTTTTCAAGGAATCGAACCTTGTCCTCTTTTCCAAGCGTTCTGCCATTAAACCACAGCCACTCACCATACTCATTCGGTCACCCGCCCCTGTGCGTCCACAAGTACTGACAGTAACTACTATGTGGAAGAAAACCCATGCCGCGGACGAGTTTCTTCCGGTTCACCCAGTCGGAATGGCGGGATTTGAACCCGCGACATCCTGCTCCCAAAGCAGGCGCGCTACCAAACTGCGCCACATTCCGAAGACTGACGTGCAAGTCAAGGGGTGCACACATATCTTAATCCCACATGACCTGAATCACAAACAACAACCCCAATCAGGAATCAAACCTGTCTTCCCCGTGCATGTGTGAGCACGCGGCGTTCTGTCATTAAACTAGATGAGGCAGCACCGGCCACGTCAAAACCAAGTGCTACGGTGATCGTCCGCCCACAAGGAATCGAACCTTGTTCCCTCGGGTAAGAGCCGAGTGCATAACCTGGACATGCTCTAGGCGGATTATTTGGTCACTATGTAGTTGACAATCTTCCAAAACCACTGTTTCCATTACTGGGCTCAATGGCCGCCAGGACTTATGAGGAACGCCCCTGCCCGGCTTGATGGCTCAATCCTAACACACCAGGAAGGAATGAGTCAACCCCAGGAAACATGAGTTAGGTCACATGTATTCCCGAGTGTCAGCATGATTGCCGAAAGCGACTGGAGCGGATGACGAGACTCGAACTCGCCCTAAGACCTTGGAAGGGTCGCGTGCTGCCACTACACTACATCCGCATTGCTTGTCTTCCTGGACTTCCTCTTCAACCCAGGATCATGGCGTTTGTATCCAGTGGAGATGCCATTGTCTCTCATGAACTTCGAGACAGTGGCATTCGACACACCAAACGTCTTGGCGATCTTCACCTGAGTGACACCAGACTCATACAGGTCTTTGACCTTGTTGTAGTCAAGAGTGTCCATTTTGAGGTGGTGTACTCTCATGCATTCTTTGGAGCAAAGAGCATGTTTCCCACGTTTCCTTCTTGGCGAGGAGAAAAACTTGTTGCACACTACGCATGTATAGTAGTAAACTGCACATGTGTAGTGTTTTCCACATCTCTCAGATTCATATGTCCTTACCCCAATCTTCTTCCTAGTCTCCTCGGAATGTGACCACCTGTTATTAATAGATGGGACAGCACCATAGAATCTTGGGTGAAGTTCATTGAACCAGAAGATTTCAAGTTTGTTCTTGACGTCATCATTGTCGAGACATCTACAAAGAACCCTGAGATCCAATCTGGACTCATCTTTCCCAATACTGACAAACCATTCTGTAAATGATTTAAGGTGTCTTTCGCCACGAAGACGTTTGAAATGAGATTGGCGGCGTTCATGAATATTCTTTGACTGGCCTACATAGAGGCATTCTCCTGTAAGTGTGTCAAAAATGCCGTAGATGCCGCATACTTTCAAATCTTTGTTCATAATTCACATTATAACGAAAGATCTGAAGCAGTACCCCCAGTGGGACTCGAACCCACAATCGGCTATTACGCCTGCCATCGGATTAAAAGTCCGCTGCTCTACCAATTGAGCTATAGGGGCATGAATTGTGTACAGTTTTCGAGCCTGCCCTAGCATTTTCAGAAAATGTCTCGCCGACCCTTTATTCATAAAAGAATAAAGGTGGTACAGAACTCTTCTCTGAAAAAGCACACCCTGGGTAGCGCGGCACTGTACACACAGCCGCCAGGGTTTCTATCGGGTAGGTTTTGAAATAGATCTGGTGGATGGACTTGAACCATCTTTAATGCGCATACCACTATGGCACCAGACGACCTCCTGTCTAGAGGTCTCACGTCCCAGTCACACGTCCCGGAGGATTCAATTCTCCCAAATTAGGTACCCTTGAAAGAATCTGCTGTGGAGGTGGAGGACGGGATATGAAACCATGTCATCATTCTTTCCTTCTGCCCCAGGGTAACTACTCCCTGACCTCACAGAAGGCGATTTTGATGACAGAGGGCACCCGCGCAGACCCCCGGCTAGTTAAGCACCGTTGATGGAGTCCTCATCTGCGTCTCGTACCCTGTACCGGATTTGAACCGGTGATCTCCTCCTTGAGAGGGAGGCATCCTAACCAGACTAGACCAACAGGGCATTCACACGTGTTTGCTGTATGTGTGATGGCGGAGGGTATGGGATTTGAACCCATGAGGGTTTTTAGGCCCTACTCCCTTAGCAGGGGAGCGCAATAAACCTGGCTATGCGAACCCTCCAAGTAACCTGGTCGTATCCTCAGGGCCAGGCCATAAAGTGACTGCGAGCATGTTGAGAGCACACTCAGGACATGCAGCACACGAGTCAGGCGATCACCTACCTTATGTGACTGTGCTTGGCTAGTACGGTCTCTCAAACCGGGTGACCTTTGCGCTGGCCCAGAAGGACTCGAACCTTCACCGCCTGGTTAACAGCCAGGCACTCTGCCATTGAGTTATAGGCCAATTGTTCCCCAGGAGCGTATGCCTGGGGTAGCGACCCTAACCGGATTTGAACCGGCGATCTCCTCCTTGACAGGGAGGCGTCCTAACCTGGCTGGACCATAGGGCCAAAATGTTTTAACAAAGACTGAGACTACATCTTTGTTCAACGTTCCTTTCGTCAGGATTACCACGTTTACCGTGTTGCCTGCTTGTCCACATGGCACCCTGTTTCCAGGCGTACCGTGTTAGAACGTCATGCCCGATTCTTTGAGTGAATCACTCTGTAGATTACTGGGCTACTCGGGTGGGATGTTTCACGCAGCAGACGCGACCTGCTGGGTTGCACTTCCGTCTACCCAACTGGGGTGAGACTTGCGGTCTCATCTCAGCCTGACTTGACCGTGTTGGCCGTCAGGTTTAGGGCATTTTCATCCAGTAATCAGGGAAGTCTTTTGCGTAACTATTATGTGAGGATTTTGAGAATGTGCTTCCCTAGAGGTTCATGGGATTTTGGCCCACGAAAGTCCTCACATTCTCTAGGATTGGCGCTACCCGCTCCATTCCTGGCGACGTGGGAGACTTATCAGGTCTTCCTTGTTTCCAGGTGGGAGACCGCCCTTGATTTTGCGCGTCTCGGACTTTTTCTCCCTCATGTCGGGTTAACCTTGTCGTGAGTTACTGGCTCATTGAGACTGATTTGGTCGTGCCCTCAGTATTTACCATTGGGCCTGAGCCTCACTTAGGGGTCTGTGCGCCATCTGCTGGCACACACTTTAGAACCCGGCATATTGCATGGGGTGCCCTACCTCCAGGAGGTTGGGTGGCTTCCCTCATCCGTTGGGATGCCTTTGGCCTAGTCGCCTAGGTTTATCAGCCATGCCTGTCGTGCCGACTGAAGGGATCGAACCTTCGACCTTCCGGGCTTCAACCGGACGCTCTTCCAACTGAGCCAAGTCGGCAATGCTACCACTATCTAGTTCTCAAACAACGCTTGAAGGAAGTTTACCATGAGGGTGTCATGGTTGTCAACTCCCTTGCTTGATGACACTATCATAGCATGTGGGTTTACGGTGTGTCAACTGTGTTTCCGTGTGTGTTGGGTCACAAGACAGTATAGGTGCTTCAATACACTATCGTGTTCTGGCGGAAAGCACGGGACTCGAACCCGCAACCCCTTACCGAGGCACCGCTGTTCCAAAGCGGCCGCTAACCATTCGCTTACTTTCCGTGGTCATGACAGGACTTGAACCTGTGGCTTCCTGAGTGTCGTTCAGGTACTCTACCATCTGAGTTACATGACCATTGTCCACCTGTCGCATGTATCCTACATCAGCATAGGCTTTTCTACTTATGAAGAAGTCGTACAGGTGGTTGCTCATATATTTTAAAAACCGCAAAGGATTTTTAAAAGAGCGCTAGGGTCTTACACAATTGGGAATAACGACGAGTAACTACAAATCACCTGTATCTAGAGATTATTCTCAAGACGCCCTAGAAGTTCTGCGGTCCACTTGCCTGTTTCACCGATTGCTTTGCTGCTCTTATAGTAGGATTAGAGTAGCCTAGTCAACACCTCTTGCAAGGTATCGACTCGTGGCGGGGGCGGGATTTGAACCCGCGACACTACAAGGTTTGTTGTAGATTCTCTGGGATATGAGCCCAGCGAGGACTCCGAACTCCTCTACCCCGCAGACGTGGATACCAGATTCGAACTGGTGTCTAGGGTTTTGCAGACCCTCGCCTATCCTCTCGGCCAATCCACGTAGATTGTGTCTAGTTCGTGCCACCATCAGGAGTCGAACCTGAACTGGGACCTTCGGAGAGTCCTGTGCGGATCCTTTACACTATGGTGGCGTTGTTGTGGTGCCCATGGAGGGACTTGAACCCCCAATGGCCTTTCGGCTCCCTCTCCGTCCGTAGCGGAGTGTTCTGTCCAGTTGAACTACATGGGCATTGATGAATGCGTGCACTGAAAATGTTGTTGTTCAGTCGTTTGCTGGCATTTCATTCATGGCGGAGAAAGAGGGAATCGAACCCCCAGCCCTGTTACAGGCACCACTTTCGAGGTGGTTGGATAGCCAGTTTTACCATTTTCTCCGTTGGCGTGGTGAGATTTGAACTCACGACCTGCACTTTATCAGAGTGCCGCGCTAACCTACTGCGCCACACGCCAGTGGTGGAAGCAACTTTGAAGGCTTTATAGTAGTCATTCTGGCATCTCTACTTTCGGCGCATGAAGTGTTTTGGTACTGTCAGTCATTGTGCAGGGTGTCTCCTCTTGCGGAGGAGTAGTACGTGTGGTTGCAACGCCACATGTACTCGATTGCGGTCGCACCTTGTTGCAAACACATTCACTGCATTCACAAACTATGGCTCCATTGTAGGAACCAGCGAGATTTTCACTCGCGTCTCTTCATGTGTCAGAAAGCAGTTGCCTAGACTTGCTTCCATCGGGTGTATGACGGGGATCGAACCCGCATTTGCCCATAGGGGCCCAGGGCCACAACCTGGTGTGTATACCTATTCCACCACATACACCGTGCTCCTGAAGGGACTCGAACCCTTAATCCCGCAAGGGAGACAGATTTTAAGTCTGCTGCGTATACCATTTCGCCACAAGAGCATTTGTTGTAGGCACATGTTCCTGTATTTTGTGAGGGATTGTGCCGCAACTTATGTTTCGCAAGTTGGCTCTCCCGCCAGGACTCGAACCTGAATTGAGCGGTTAACAGCCGCCTGTTTTGCCATTAAACTACAGGAGAATGGTGCCACGGGTGGGACTTGAACCCACAGACCTTTCAGACCGGTTTTACAGACCGGCGCGCTACCAGTTACGCTTTACCGTGACATTTGTGAGAGCACTTGTTGTCATGCTTGTTGACGCCCTTTAGTGTTCTCATCGTCGGCGTAACAGGATTTGAACCTGTGGCCCCCTGTTCCCGAAACAGGTGCGCTACCAAACTGCGCTACACGCCGAAATTATTCCCGTGTTTCAGGGAGTTGTTGTGCTGTGTGAAGGTGTTCCGCTGCCTCCAGTCCTTCACACTTCCCTCACTGGGTCATGGGTGATGATCTAGTCCTGGTCTTTTTCTTTGGACACAACCAGATGTTGCCTCCCCAGTGAGGGTTAAAGTTTCTTGTATCCGCATGAGCGGCGTCCAATGGCTAGTTATCCAGTCTTGTCATCACGACAATACTTTCAAGTTCTTGTCAGTCCTTCGCACATTGCCCCAGCAGTTTTGGCTTGCTGCTGGAGCGAACTGACGTCACCATCAGACACGGGATTTTCCTATCTACGAGCCCTCCCGATTGGGGCAATCCCAGGCGTTTCGTTTCCGCACCTTTGTCAGTACGGAGGTGCGCCTGTTGAGTCTTCCTCCACCCTGTGATCGGGGTGGTCCTCTTATTCAGTTTGGGCCTGTTACCACTGTGTTCCCTTGGACTTGACTTCACCTTCCCCTTGCGGGGTGGTTCAGTTGTTACCTGGGGTTATTGTGGTTCCAGGAGGATTGATTTGAGGCTGTTTAACTGATTGGTTTCAGTGTCCCTGTTTGGCTTACTCCAGTCCGTTCCCTACCTCGCCACCATCTCGGCGGGTCATCGTGCAGGTGCTCTGACCTTCTTGGGCCATTGGGTGCTTGGCCGTCACAGTTTTGTCGGCCTCAGTCACAATCCTAAGTATTCAGGTTTTCTGTTGTCAAGTGTTGGTTTCTGTGAACCGCTTCACTTGTCCTTTGCTCTACCGGTGTCTTGGGAGCCTAACCTGTCAGATTGTCTGCCTCAGTGCGAGGACTTATCAAACCGACAGGGGAGTTCCCCCAACGTCACGGTCGCCATACTATATGGTCGCTCATGACGTGCGAGCCAGAGGGCGGTATTTGATTGTTTGTGCTGAATCTGATTACTCAACATGTGACCGACCTCCTTCTGTTGCTCGTGTCGGCGTTGTTGGAGCAACAATATCAGGTTGGTTTGGGCTTGTCAACCCCTTGCCGGTTGCAGTTCCTGTCTCACTCCCTGGTTTCCCTGGGTTTTGAGGTGGTGTGCGCAACCCCTGATGTTGTTGTGCCCTTACTCTACCATGGTGGTGGGTGATACTGTCAACCCCTCCCGCTGTGATCTGTGTCACATTATTGGGGGTGGGGGAGGGATCCCCGCCATGTGGGCTGCGGGCATGTTTCTACTCAGTGCATGGCGGATGGTACGCGACCTGACGCCTACACTGATTCGCTTCCACTGGGTAAGTGTGCGGGTGAGGACGTCCGGTTTCAGAGCCAGGACGCTTGTTACTTGTGCTCGCACTGGCGATAGGTTGTGCCTCTGGTTTATGGGTGTCTGCTGGTGGCTGCTGCTTGCCGGAAGATCCGCTCGTACTGGTCTGCGTCCTCTTCGCCGGTCATGGTGTTCATGTTGGCTGTCTTGTTGACGTATGAGGCGATGACCTGGGTGTCCACGGTGTCTTCAAGGTAGGGCACATAGGTGAGGGAGTTCTGTCCGTCTCGGTGCGCTCTGCCTAGTATCTGGTTGTTTTGGACGTTGTTCTCGCGGACCTCGTGCAAGATGGTGGTGCGTGGGTTCGTGGTGGCTTTTGTGCCGTCGGGTAGGGTTTCGCCCGCGTGGAGTGAGATGCCTTCTGGGATGGTGCACATGACGACTTGTGCCCGCCCTGTCTGGAAGTTGAGGCGGTTGTGTTCGCGTTCTTCTCCTAGGACTCGACCACTGATCTCGGTGCTGGTGATCTTCAGGGATTGGAGGGCGGCACGGTACCTGTCGATAGTTTCGGTGAACTCACAGGCGATGAGGACCTGGTTGCCCGCGTTTACTTGGTCGGCGATGAAGGGGACCATGTTGTCAACTTTGAGCAGGGAGGTTTTTTGCCGGTATCGGAGTCGTTCGGTGAGCGCAGCCTTGGGGTCTCTGTGGGCTGGGGTGAGGTTGAGGAACTGACGAAACCTGCTCCATAGGGTCTCGTAGACTTTCTGCTGGGTGGGGTCCATGGTGATGGGAAAGGGGATGATTTGCTGTTCCGGCCAGCCAGCAATGTCTTTGGGGTTTCTTCTGAGGAATGGGGATCCTGGAGAAGTGAGGGCCTTACCAACACGGAGACTGTCTCGGCGTTGTTTCTGGCGTGCGTCTTTGACTCCTCGCTGGTACCGGCTCTTCTCGGTGGGGTTAGTTGAGTCTTTCCCCCACCATGGTGCTGTGACCCACTGCCACTGGCCTTTCTTGGTCTTGGTGACATGGAAGCCTTGGTCATGGAGGAACTGGCCCCACCTGGAGGGTGTGACTCTGGTGGAGGTCTTGTTGATGCGGGGGGCGATGATCCCGGCCATGGCAGCCAGGTTCAGCGGGGATGCGCCTGGGGTGGCGGTGGAGAAGATGACGAACGGTGTGCGGGCGTGGTAGCCGTCTTGTTTGGGAGCGTACGTTTGGTTGAGTCTGGCTACTGAGACTGCGGCTAGGGAAGTGTTGGAGTCTGGGTAGTTTTTGAGTGCGTGAGCCTCATCGAAGATGATGATGTCCCAGTCCGTTTTTGGTTCCCCGTGCCTGGCAAGGGTGCGGTTGGTTCTCTTGGTGCTGCGGCGGGCTGGTTTGCTGGCTTTGGTGCGGCTTTTCTTGGTTCCTCCGGTAGCCCGGTAGGTTTGCGTGTCTGGCTCTTTGAGGATCTTGTTGAGCCGCTGGTAGTTGATGATGAGTGGCCTGGTGTAGGCGAGTGCTGGGGGGTATGAGCGGATGGTTTGCCGCCAGTGTGGGATGACGGATTTGGGGCAGACGATGAGGACGTGGGCCTTTTCTTCTGGGCGAGTGCCATACGTGTTCTCTTCAGCGATCTGGGTGACTGCGGACAGGATGGTGAGGGTTTTACCTAGTCCGGTGCCGTCGGCCTCCAGGAAGCCGCGTTCGCCGTTACTATAGGCGTGGATGATCTGTTGGGCTCCTTCGACCTGGTGGGGTCTGGGCTCGTACCTGGTGCTGGAGGGGGTGGTGGGTATGACTGTGCCGTTTATCTCGTCTTCACACCAGCGGGCGAGTGAGAAGTCTTTGGAGCGGTACGGTCGTAATTCTTTGGGTAGGGTGGCTCCGCTGTAGACGTGGAAGCCGAGGTTCTTGTCCCACCATCCACGACTGGAGGTGCGGGCGTTACCTTTAGGGAAGGGTTGACCGAAGGGCCAGTCCTCAATGACGAACTGCACGGTGTTGTCTGCCTTCCTGTCCGGTTTCTGTGCTTGGTGTCGGCTTTTGCTGCGTGTCGGGGGTGTTGGGTGGGGTTCGGATACCCTGACATCTTGGGTTGTGTCAGGAAATGGTCTTGATGTATGGGGATGGGCCTGGGCTGGGTGGGGCCATGGTCTGTGTGGGCATGGTGTGGGTCATGCACGCACTGATGATGGCTATGAGCGCTAGGGCTAGGGTGGCACCAATAAGTGCTGCCCGACGTCGTATGGTTTGGTTAGTTTTCGTCATCTTGGGTCACCTTGATTCTGCCGCTGGTGGTGAATACCCAGTCGCCTTCGATCTGGGTGTCGTTCATGGCGTATATCGCCTCGTCTGCCTGCCTGTACGCCCCGTCTGTGGCTTTGAGGTCCTGGGGTCGGCACATGACTCTGGTTCTCCAGTCTAGGCCGTTCTCGTCCTCATGGTGTAGGTCTCCTCGCACACGGTCGAGGATGGACTGGCGAACTTCCCCACCGGAGAGGCCCATCTCGACCTCAGTGTAGGTGTCTGTGTCGGGGTTGTGCTGGCTGATTGTGTACATGCGTGTTTCTCCGGTTTCTTGGGTTGTGTGACGGCGTGTTTGTTGGTTAGGGTTGTTTATACATGAGGGGTAGGGCATCCTGGGGGATACACTCACACTCCCTTGTCAGCACCTATCATCCCTCTTTTTTTCTACCACCAGTTCTGTGACCGCCATGCGTTGTAGGCGGCGGCCCAGGATCCGTATCGGCTGACTGCGTACCCGCTGGCCCACTTTAACTGGGTGACAGGGTTGGTGGCCCAGTCCTCACCGGCTGACGCCATCTTCCCTCCTGGTAGGGCCTGTGGTAGGCCGTGAGCGCCACTGGATGCGTTGACGGCGTTGGGGTTCCACCCGGACTCGTGGCTGATGATGTAGTCCACATAGGGCCAGTCCGACTCGGCTATTCCGGCGGCACGCATCCAGTCGGTCTTCGTTCCGGTCACCTGAGTTGCTGGGGGCGGCGTGGTGGAGCCACTGTCAATGCCGTTGTTTTGGGTGGCGGTACTGTTGTCAAGGCTGGTTGGTGACGCAGCGGCCTGTGCCTGCTGCTCCGCTTCCCGTTTGGCTTGGGTGGCTTCCTCCGCTTTTTTCTGCTCAGCGATCTTAGCCTCAGCCTGCACTACCTTGTCTGCTACCCCTTCGATGACTTCAGTCTTGGTGCCTTTGCGGATGACTTTCTCTGTGGCGGGGGTGTCGATGTAGGTGTGTCTGATCCTGGAGTTGTGTTGGGCACCACCTGCTCCTGCCGCCTGCCTGAACCCTGTGACGGTCTTGAGTACCCCGTCCTTGCCTTCTTGGATGACGACTTCAATGCCTGCTGGTAGCCCCTTGTCCTCGACGACACGGGTCGGGTAGGGGATGGCTTTGGTGTCAGTCGTAGACAGGTCAGTGATGTTACCTGAGAGGCTGGAGGGGATCCCTGGGACGTCCTGCTGCCCGCTTGGCTGGTAGGCTACTGCTGTCGCACCTGGGTTGAGTATAGCGGTTGATGCGATGAGGGGTGGAATCAGGTGTCGTAGAGGCTTGCTTGTACGCCTGGTTTCCTTGACGTGTTTTCCTCGTGGTCGTGCCATATGTTCGCCCTCATCTAATCTTTTCCTTGTTCAGAGTACGCGAATATCTTAACAATGTCCACTATTACCGCCCCTTGGTTGGGTTTATGTTGTCACCTGGGGTGCCCTATCCTACTTGGGTTATTCTGCGGCGAGTACTTCTTCCTGCCCCATTTTGACGAACTCGCGGGCTTTCCTGGACACGTTCTCACGCATGTTATCGGAGATGTTTTTCAGGGTCTCATTGTCCTCTGCCCACTCGTCGTAGACGCTCAGGAGGTCCGCGCTACTGGTGCCGATTCTTTCCTCGCTGGCTCGCCGAGTGGTGTCATTGTTGCTTGTGGGGGTGAAGGATGCTGGCATGTCCCAGTGGAGTGCGTGGGCCGCGTTGTCGCTGATGGCTTTCAGGTCGAGGGCGGACTTCTTTCCGGGTGTGATGTTCTCGATGCGTTGCCGGATGATGGGGGCGCTGGCGGCGTTGAACACTGGTCCGTCGTCTGGTTGGGTGGACTTGAGGTTATTGATTACGATGTCGGTGACCTCACTAGCGGTCAGGGTGCTGGCGTCGATGGGGGTGAAGTCGTACTGGGGGCGCTGCGGTATGGTCTTGATGTCCTGGGTGAAGGTTCCATCGTCCTGTATGGTCCACAGTGTCCAGCCTCGTCCGAGCGTGCAGGTCTTGTCGGCGAAGCCCCGTCGGATGATGGACCCGTTGTAGAAGATGCCCGTGCTGGCTGTGTCTGTGCGCCCGTCACTGGATCCTACCCAGCCGCGTTCGTGGATATGGCCTAGCATGATGGCGTCCCAGTTGTTTTCAGCCAGTAGCCAGTCGGGGATGACGATCTCACGGGGGGACTGCTCTGTGTGAAGTTTCATCTCCAGGATGGGGTCTATGACAGACCCGTGCGTGGTGAAGATGTTGATAGCGCCGTCAACGCTTTTCACGTTAGGGAGGGTTTGAGACTGGTCCATGAACATGTGGTGTGACACCATGTGTAGGTGAACACCATCGAATACTTCGTGGACTGCATAGGGTTCTATGTGAGAGTGGATGCCCCTGAGTGGATCATCCAAGACTCGTGATGCTGCAATGTTGGCGCGAATGTCATCCACATCGTGATTTCCAGCAAGCGCATAGATGGGGATCCCTGCTGCGGCAAGGCGTCGGAACTGGTTTTGCACGAAGATGATTGTGCGGATGCTGGGGGTGGAGGTGTGGAAGGTGTCTCCAGCGATCACTACAAGATCAACGTCGTGGTTGATGCAGTCGGTGATGATGCGGGCGAACGCTACATACCCGTCGGCTTCACGCACGTTGATGCCTTGGTTGTTGAGGTGCCTGGTGGCCGTGTATCCGGCGTGAATGTCGCTCAGGTGTGCGATCTTGATCATCAGGCGAGCCTCCAAGGGTGGTGTGGGTTTACCCTTTTAGGTTACCGACTTCTCGCCTGGGCTCAATGGTGGCGGGTTGCCCCTGTTTTTAGGGGCGGTGGCGGCGGTTGTACTCGCTCATCATGACTGCGGCCGCCTGTGCCACATTTATGGACCTGACACTACCGTACTGGGGGATGTAAACCACCATGTCACATAGGGCCACCACGTCCTCGCTGAGGCCCTTCTGCTCCTCACCATAGATGAACGCAGCATGTCTGGGGATGTTGGTGTCATAGACGGACTGTGGGCTGAACTGGGGCGTGTTGTCCACTGCGATGAGGGTGTAGCCACGTCCCCTAAGGTGGGAGTAGACGTCCATGAAGTTGGGGGTGTGCTTGATCGTCTCGTAGTGGTAGGTGCCTACCGTGCCGCGACGGTCGAAGCGACGCTTGCCGACGATGATGATGTCGTTGCCGAGGAATGCGTTGTGGGCGCGGATCACTGACGCCTTGTTGAAGTCGCTGGTGAGGTTCATGCACACCGTGACCATGGGGGTGCGGTGTGCCTCTAGAGCGTCCTTGACCTGCTGGGTGGTGAGCCCCTTGAGGTCATCGCGCACGTTGTCTGGTACACCTTCCGTATAGGTAATGGTATCCAGGGAGGTGGCCGTGTTAGTGGCTTGGACGCTGAGAGTGCTGCCTGCTGTGGTGTCGGAGGTCGCGGCCTTGTTGTTCCTGGTCATAGTGGAACCTATTGTATGCCGTTGACCTGGGTTTTGGCAAGTTGAAGGGCCACCCCAGGAAGGAGAGTAACTGGGGTGGCCCTAGATTATGTTTCCAGTGATCAGGGAGTTTGCCCGTGATTCTGGGGCGTGGTGTCGGTCACCGGGTGAGTCGCCCTGCCTGGAAGGAGGAGAAGTAGCCGTTGATGCTGTCGTAGACGACTCCGGTGTTTTCCGTGGCTGCGTGGACTACCTGACCGTTCCCGACGTAGATGCCGATGTGGGTCTCTGTGTAGAGGATGTCCCCTACCTGGAGGTCGCTCTTGGAAATGGGGGTGGAGGAGTGGCCGATGTCGGAGGCTGTGCGGGGAATGTTGTACCCCAACTGGGTTCCGAATGCGTAGTAGATGAGGCCGGAGCAGTCGAAGGCGTTTGGCCCAGCGGATCCCCACACATAGGGCTTGCCGACCTGTGCCTTGGCGATCTCTGCTGCCTTGGCTCCGTCAGCGAGGTTGGAGGCTACGGCTTTCGCGGTGGCCGTGTTGGAGTTGCTGTCGCTGCTGGGGTTGGCGACGTGGCGGCCGATGTACTGTGCGCCCGTGTTGGCGTCGCTAGTGGAGGCGGTCTCAGTGTTGTCTGTGGCGGGTTTCTTGGTGCCGATGAGGGTGACTTTGGCTTGTGGGGCGGTGGTGACGGCCAGTGATTCCTTGCTGGTGGTCTTGCCGGTCTTCTCGTCCTTGGTGGTGACGACGGTTTTGATGGCCTGCCCGGCCTTGCCTTCGGTTTCCACCTTGGTCTCGCCGACGAGGAGGTCTGAGGACTCTTTTGTGGTCTCTGGTGCGGGGATGCTGATGTTCTCGCTGGTGGCGGTGCTGGTTTCGGCTTGAAGGAGGGCTAGGTGCTCGCCGTTTGTGAGGGTGCGGTTGCCGTCTACCTTGTTGCCGTCGATGGTGCGGTAGTCGGCGGGGTTGTGGCCGGACGCGGTGATGGCTTCGTTAACGGTGGTGGTGTCACTGTCGATGGTGACTGGGGTGAGGTCGCCTTGGGTGGTGAGGAAGATGGTGGCCCGGTAGGTGGACTTGTGCGCTCCGCCCTTGCTGTCGTTGGAGTGGGCATCCTGTACCCCCGTGTTGTTGTTTGTTGGGGTTTCGTCGAGGGAGGCTGCTACTGCGACTCCCCCGGAGGTTCCGGCCATGGTGACGGCTGCGAGTACCGAACCGATGAGGATCTTACTGGTGTGCTTGGTCTTGTTGTTGTGAGGTGTCATGTGCTTGTGAGTTTGCCTTTCACAGAGGGTTATTCGGCTTGTGGCCGTGTTTCCTTGTCCTCTATAGTAGTTTGGGATGCTTGTGTACCCATTCTGCTTTTTGAGTAACTGTGGTAAGAACTCGCCGGTTCTTTCCTGTCCCTTTTTGTACGTTTCTGTTGTGTTGCGGTGGGCGAATATCGTGGTAGCGTATATACCTGACCAGGATATATAAGCCCCTAGAATAATTCGGCTGGTGGTTTACTGTCTGTTTCAGATTGTGCCACCAGCCGAATCTCTAGTTCACTTGCTGCAACTGGTGTCAGGGTCAGACACGATAATCGTCACATCCGTATCCGACTTCACCGAACCTCCCGCCGCCGGGATCGTCTGCGTCACCTGAGAGGAGGACACGGCACAGTTCGGAACCTTGACTGTGCTGATCTTCCTGAGTCCAGCGGTAGCCAGCGTGGACTGAGCCTCCTGCTCACTCTTACCCACGACATCCGGGACGCTGATGTCACTAGCCTTGGCGGAGCGGGCAATGGTCACCTGCACCTCGTTCGTGGGGGCACTCTCTGTAGCCTTTGGAGACTGTGACAGGACTGTACCAGGAGTCTTGTCTGAGTCCTCCTCCAAGTACTTGACCTTGATGCCGTGCTTCTTGGCGTCCTGTTCCACGAAGTCCTTAGTCTTGCCGGTCCAGTCAGGGATACCGACCCTCCCGTTAGCGACCTCCAGGTTCACACCGTTGCCGTTCGTCACCTCAGCACCGGCCTGGATGGAGGAGGAGGTGACTGTGTTCTCGCTGACCCCCGGTTTCTCCACCACGTTGACCTCAGAGACGTCCACACCTGCCTCGTAGATGGCTTGCTTCGCCTGATCCAAGGGCATGCCGACGACGTTGGGCATCTTGGTGGTCTCCGGCCCGTTGGAGTATACAAGGTTGACACCTGACCCCTTCGGGACATTCTGACCAGCACTGATAGACTGACTGATGAGTTCGCCACGCTTGGTGCCATCCTTGATCTGCCAGGTAGCCTTACACTTCAGGCCCTCGTCAACAAATGTCTTGCACGGATCCAGAGAGGTGTCAGTCACGTTGATCCTGGTGACGGCGGACGGCACACTGGCCACGCCACTGCGCCACTTCAGCCATCCCCAGTAGCCCACCCCACCAGCAACCCCAACCAAGAGAATCCCGGCAGCGACGACGGAAACAGACCGGACAGCGCGAGCGCGTCTCTCAGCCTTCCTGGCGGCTACACGGGACTCGACCATGGCTTGCTTCAGCCTGCCACCCTTTCGCCCCTCAGAGGGACTGTCAGCACCCTCCACGGCGTCGATGACAGCGGTGGCATCTGGGTCAACATCACTCTCGCCGCCCTGAAAGTTCATTTCAGACTCGCCACCGTCCAGATCTAGGGGAGGTAGATCAGGCTCGCTAGCATCCACGTCCATATCGACGTCCAGACCGTCCTTCCCTAAGGTGTCTCCTGCCTGACTGTTAGGGTCCTGGATCTCTATGGTGGACTCCTCGTGACGAATGTCCTTAATGACGTTGGCAACCTCAGATGGTGGCATTGGCTCGTCATAGTCGCCATGCTCCTGAGTGTCAGCAACCATGTCAGCCAGTGCATCCTGTGAAGTGACCGGCATGCCTCCGTCCACTGCGCTCCGCGCGTCGCCCTGGGCGTCAACCACTGTGGAGGACTCCTCCAGGTTCGAGCCCGTGGGTGCCGGGGCGGGTAGTTCCAGGTCCGGCAACGAGGATGCATTGTCATTGCTGGTCATATTCTCTCCTTCTGACCACTACTGGGGTGTCAAGAGTTTAAAATTCTTGACATAACTCCAGCGCATCCTACCAAAGGCCTGCTGTGGTTACCAGCCGGAACCCAGGATGGTTACAGGTTCGTTACAGGAGAGTGTGGTATATTAACCCACCCAAATGTCACTTCTTCTTTGTTCGCTCCTGACGTTCCGTACCAGACTCAAGAACGTCCCACTTCTCAGACAGGGCTGCACCACCAGCCAGCAGAGGCTCATAATCGTCCTGATGGGCCAGGAACTTCTTACGGCCATCAACTGACTTGCGCTTCACGAACGTGCTGATCTGTTTACATAGGGGGTTCACCCTGAAGGCGTCATCATTGATCTTGGAGATGACCATACTGTCAGCGTCACGCACCCTGGACAGTGCCACGTACCCCAAGCCAGGCGAGAAGCACCTGGACAGGTCAACCTCGATACCGTCAAGGGTCTGCCCCTGTGACTTGTGGACAGTGATAGCGTACCCCAGTTTCAGGGGCATGTAGAGGACCGCCGCCGTCTCCTCATCGAAGGTGATGGTCTCCCCGTCCTCATCCTTGGTGGTCTTCCGTTTGCTGATGGATGCTCGTTGTTGGAAGACATCGACGACACTGCCGTCATTAAGGCGGACTTGAACGTCGCCGTTGCGGAATCCTTCAACCTTGCCGACGGAACCGTTTGCTGCCAGGAGGTCTCCGTCAGGGGTGGTGAGGTTGCGGGTCACGATCACAGTGGCGCCCTTCTTCAGTCGCACCGTCTCGGGGATGTTGTGATCGCGTTTCAGTGCTTCCAGGTCCTTGGCTGATCCTAGGAGTTTTACTGTCTTGAAGGTCTTGACCGGATTGGGGTTCTCGTCCAGCCGGTCGTTGTTGTAGGTGTCAACGTTCCGGTTCGTAGTGAACAGGGTGGTGTACGCCTTGTTCGGGTTCTTGTCGTTATGCTTGCACCGCTCGATGACTTTGATTGCACGGTCATCCATGCGTTCACGCTCGATGCAAAACAGTAGGTGCTTGAGTTCTGGATCCTCTGCCCTGTGGATCTTGTCCAAGTAGCAGTGCTGGATGTTGGCCTCCATCCATGCTTTGGACTGGATAGCGAGACCATAGTTCAGTCCCTCCAGGGGTTCCCTGGGGGCGACTGGCGGCAACTGCATGAAGTCCCCAAGAAGCACGACCTGCACCCCACCGAAAGGTTCCTGGCTGCGGCGCGCATACTTCATGAAGGCGTCCAGGTTGTCCAGATAGTAGGCGTGAAGCATACTGATCTCATCGATGATGAGCACGTCGCAGTATCGCGCCCGTGTCCTGGCTGCGCTCATTCTCATGAGTTTGCCGGACTTGCGTAACGCACTGAGGTTGAAGGGTTCTTCCATGACGCCTAGTCCGCTCCAGGAGTGGATGGTTCTGCCGCCGACGTTGGTTGCTGCGAGTCCTGTGGTGGCGGTGACGGCGATGTTGAACACCCCGTCATAGATTGCGTCGATGAGGTCGATAAAACGCTTGATGATGGTAGTCTTGCCTGAACCTGCTGGGCCGGAGATGAACAGGTTTTCCCTGTTGAGCAGCCTGCACAGGACCTCCACCTGGGATGACCCCTTGCAGTCGTCAGACGCATCCTGGATGCTGCCGTACCCGATGTATGGGTCGTTGAGGATTTTGTTGAGGGAGGTTGAGCGCCTTTCTCGTACTTTGTTCAGGGCGTTCTGTGTTTTAGTTGGCACGAGCGGTCTGTCCTCCGAGTCGAAAAAGAGTAGGTACACCAACCACCCTTACACCCTTGTCCTTCCCTGTCTTGCACCTTAAACATGCGGCGTCAATAGGTGTTGCCACTTGTTTTGAAGGATGTTGAGTGTGTGAGGAAGTGTCAAGTTGAGGTTTGTGTCGTTCTAGCAGTTGGCTTCTGTCACCTATTGTACCCCATGCCACTGCACTGTGAAGGTCATCACCTCCAGCCAGTGTGCTCCATGTGATGTTTCACCAGTAGGCACATGCGCAGTAAAGTCATCTCTACCAAAACGTTACCATCAATCCTGGAGCCACCCTTCACTTGAGCCTCCACCTCCAGCACCTCATCCAGCATCCTCTTGGTGAGCGCTACGCCCAGGCGGTCCCCTAACTGGGTGGCGGCCTTGAACTGGTAGTTGTTCGTCACCCCAAGTGCGTCAGCGATATCAGTTGGCTGCGTCATCCCCAACAACTTCAACCTGAGTGAGAGATGCGCGGTCTGTAACTTCGCTTTCAACAGTGACAGAACGACCAGATGATGCGTGTGCGCAATGATGCGCCGAAACATCTTCACTGTGCGGTCTGGGTCAGGCTGGCTGAACAGAGGTTTGTCGATCTCCCATGGAGGTACAGCACCGGGAGCCTTTGGTAGGCGGATAGCCACATCTTCCAGGCTGATACGTGCCTGTTGCTGCGGTGTCAACGTGGACAAGGATCGCGCAACCCCCAGGATCAGGGAGTAGTCGTCCCCCGCGTAGTCTCGAAGGAAGGTTTTCACCTCTTGAGACACGTGCAGGGCGTCGATCACTTCGCTGGCGGGGTTTGTCTTGTCCCGACTGTTCTGTCTCGCTAGATGAACGTTACCGCCAAGATCTGCCACCATTTTCTCCAGGCGTTTCGTGGAGTTTCTGGCAACTGTACCGACGATCAGCACGCTGGCACTCACGCCCGAGTCCCGCAAGCCTTCCAGTTCACCTAGGATGCGTTTTGCATGGGTAGCGTCCTTCAGGTGCACCACTGGTGTGATCACGTCGCCGAACATGTTAGTGACGCCAGCGGCGGCAATGCTGTCCGTGTACTCCACTTCACTGCCAGTCGCGCCCCATGAGGCCAGTACCTCGTCGCGTTTGAACCGCACCCACGTCTCAGACTTATCTAGGACCAGGGCGACACGCAAACTATGGGTGCTACTCACGCTGCCAATGCTGTCACTCATATAGTGTGTCTCCTGTGGTCGTCCGTCCCTGTGTCGCCTCCAGGCCTGTACGCACCCCATCCACCTAAGTGCGTAACTGAGTGGGGTATGCGAGGTCGGGGTGAGCGTCAGGTGCTCGCTAGGATCCTACCGTGAGCCCGAACCTGTCTCGCATCCACGAACATGCCGCCAGTACCCATCGTGCACATCACCTTACGTGAGTCCAGAGAGAAGAACGCATTGTCGCCCAGCACCATCACTTCACCAGCCCCCAACGTGTGCCTGTAGTCACCAGTCACAGCCGGACATGGGTACCCTGACTTCTTCAGGGAGTAGACCACTGTGCCATTCACCCGAATCTCACCGCCCACGACTTCCAAGGTGTCACCAGGGACAGCCGCCACTCGCTTCACCAGTACGTCGCGGTGACTAGATGCGTCCTTCCCCTCACGATACCAGGACTCTGGTTTACCAACCACCATGATCTCACCGTGCTGGATCGGCCTGTCACTGTTGCGGACAGCCACTATAGACCCATCATCCAGGGTGGGTTCCATCGACGACCCCAGAACAGTCCACACCGACACGCCAAAAGCCGGGACGGCTGCCAGCAGGATCAAGGACACAGCAGTCACCGCAGCCACAGTAGCACCAACAATAACCAGGGCACGTCGAACCACACCCCAAGTCGCAGCATCCAGTCCGCAGCGACGCTTATGTGCCCGCCCAGGCGTCACTGCACTAGAACCACTACCAGACAAAACCGCACCCACTCACATCTTCATCTGCTGGCGGAGATTGTTTCCAATCGACTGCAAAGTCTCTAACTCCATACGGATCGTCTGAGACACCTTAATCAGTTCCGCCTTCAACTGTGACGCCACGATCCAGTCATCTTCCATAGACTCGCACACCATGTCTGCACGATACTGGCGCTCCTTGTCAGTGCGCCCATTGGATTCAATATAGGCGCGACGCCACGCACGATCATAGATCACCTTCAGGCGACGCTCCTCACGATCATAGTAATTGATCGTGTCAGTCACCCGAAACAGACCCATGCGAGCCTCATTGATTGACTCATTCAGACGCTTCAGGTCTTCATAGTCAATAACCTGCTCGTGGTAGTTGTAGAATTTCTCGGCCGACCAACCCTTCAGAGTTGGAATAGTGAAGTTAGGGGGAGACCCAGGGGTGGGCACCTGTCTGTCGCCACCATAACCCAATTGATCGCTTGGAGAGCCCTGAACCCTAACATCCTGACGAGGCGCTGGTAGGTCCTGACTTGCAGACACGCCCGAGCCACAACCAGAGGATGGTATGTTAGGAGTAACCACGCTCTCAGACATCTCACATCCCCTTTCAGAAGGTCTACATCGGTCAACAGACGTTGATACCTGCACTCATCATACCCAGCCAGACGACGACCCAGTACTCAACGCCGCCAGCGCCCCATCATCGTCGAACTGAAACAACATCGTAGCACCCAACACATTACCCTCACTTCTTAACTCAACGCGAGAAAACGGGAGGATTGTAACGAAACTCGAACCGCGCCCTGCATGTGCAAGATGAGGGCGCGGTTCGAGTTCAGATACCTACCGACATTGTGTCAGCATCACAACTGGCAGGACTCGCAGTACCCGGCGGCAGTACCCTCTACCTGAGTGCCTTCAAGAGCCAGTTGGCGGATGCGGGCATAGTAGATTGTCTTGATCCCCTTGCGCCATGCATAGATGTACGCCTTGTTCATGTCTCGCGTGGTTGCAGTGTCCGGCCAGAACAATGTGAGGCTCAAACCCTGGTCGATGTGTGGGGTCATGGCCGCATAGATGTCGATGATTGCCTCGGGGCCAATCTTGTACGCATCACGATAGAAAGGCAGAGTGTCATCAGAAAGATAGGGTGCTGGGGCATAAACTCGACCCAACTTTCCTTCCTTTCTAATTTCAATTGGAGAGATGATTGGGTGAATTGATGCGGTGGAATAATTCAGGTAACTGATGCTCCCCGTTGGGGGGATGCATAGGCGATACCCATTATATAGTCCATGCTCCATCACGTCATTCTTTAATTTCTCCCAGTCGGCTTGTGTAGGCAAGTAGATGCTACTTCTTCCTAGCAGTGCCGAGATTTTGGGTGAGGTGGTGTGTCTCCAGTTCTTCTCAATGTATTTATTGAAATAGGTGCCGTTAGCGTATTCGCTGGTGTCGAACCCGTCAAATACCTGTCCTGTTTCTTTTGCGATATTGTTTGATGCGACAATAGACCAGTAGTTGAATGCGTATGCGAACAGTCCGGCGAACTCTACTGCCTCAGGTGAGTCATAGTGGATATGTTCGCGTGCGAGGAACCCGTGTAGGTTCATCATTCCGAGTCCAATGCTGTGGGTGCTGTGGTTTCCGTTTTCAACTGATGGTACAGCATCGATGTTGGATAGGTCACTGACGGATGTGAGTGCCCGGATTCCGGTTTCGATGGTTTTGGCGAAGTCTGGGCTGTCGAACGTCTTAGCGATGTTCAGACTGCCCAGGTTGCAGGAGATATCCTTGCCAACGTGACTGTAAGAACCATTAGGATGGTACTCGGATGCCTCGTTTGTCTGGAGGATTTCGCTACAGTTTCGCGTAGTGATTCCGTTGCAGGTGATGGTGTGCCCATCGTTCACTGTTACATCATATACGTCCTCGATGGAGCAGAATTCAACTCCTGTAACCGTTGCAGTAAAGTCACTGTCATAAACAACCTGAAGTAGGTATGTGTCGTCATCAGTATGAGAGATAGTCGAGAACAAACCAAGGTTTAGAGTAAGAGTCTGAATGTCTTGAAGAATCTGTTTGTTAGTCGATTCTACAGAGTGAGATCCATCAAGAAGATCTGACATGGACTCAACCTTGAAGGCACCACAGACATAAGCCTGAACAGTTTCCTTGTCGCCCCCCCATGTGATGCTGTCAGACCAGTAAAGAGCAGATCCGTTGTCATAGGCTACATCTGGATCGTACACGGGGCCAAACACGCCTTCCTTTGGCTGAACAAGGAGATGGTCCCCAACCTCTAGTTCGCAAAGCCTCTTGACTAGGATTCTTCCGTCTGCCTCTACTGGGAACTTGTGCCACTCTGTAGCCTTGATCTCAAACCCTTCCTTGGTGGAGACCTTGAAGACTTCGGCATCTTTCTTGGTGAGGAACATCTTGGTGGAGTTCTTTAGTGATACTGTTGCGTCGCTGAAGTCCTCGTTGACAGACCTGTTGTCAGAGAGGACCATGAAGTCCTCTTGTGACTCATAAAGGTCGTCAAATCGCCTGTATCCCTTGTCTGTGAGAAGTCGTGTGTCTCCAGATACGCAGAGGTTGGACATGTTGATGCGCCCGTTTAGGGGGTTCGCCTTGGTGGCGGTGTCCTCGAACAGGAGGTACGGGTAGCCGGACTCCATGCTGATCTCGGAGATGACTTGGAAGAGGCGGCGGGCCTTGATCTTGGTCTTCCTGATGTCAGGGTTCTCCACCATCTCGTGATACTTCTCGGTGATCGAGATGTCTGACATGGGTGTGCCGTAGACTCGTTCGACGTCATAGGGGCTGAACAGATACATGTCGTCATTGTTTTTGGCGAGTTCGAAGGTGATGTCTGGGACAACGACACCTAGTGAGAGGGTCTTGATGCGGATCTTCTCGTCGGCGTTCTCTCTCTTAGTGTCGAGGAACTTCATGATGTCGGGATGGTGAGCACTGAGGTAGACAGCCCCGGCACCTTGACGGGCACCTAACTGGTTGGCGTATGAGAAGGAGTCCTCCAGTAGTTTCATGACGGGCACGATTCCGCTGGACTGGTTCTCGATGTGCTTGATTGGTGCCCCTGTCTCGCGGATGTTGGTGAGCAGGAGGGCTACTCCTCCACCTCGCTTAGATAGTTGCAGAGCATTGGTGATGGACCGTGAAATAGATTCAAGATTATCTTCGAGTCGCACTAAAAAGCAACTTACTAGCTCACCGCGTTGTGCCTTGCCAGCGTTAAGGAAGGTGGGGGTGGCGGGCTGGTAGCGACCGGTCATGATCTCATCGAGGATGCTGGTGGCTAGTTCTTGGTCTCCGCGCCCGAGGTAGAGGGCGTTGGCGACTACTCGGTCTTCGTATCGCTCCAGGTAGCGTTTGCCGTCGAATGTCTTGAGCGTGTAGGAGGAGTAGTACTTGAAGGCACCCATGAAGGTGGGGAACCGGAACTTGTATGAGTAGGCGCGTTTGTACAGGTCTTTGACGAATGCCCAGTCGTACTGTTCGATGAACTCTGGCTCGTAGTAGTGGTTGGTGATGAGATAGTCTATCTTTTTTTCCAGGTCGTCAAAGTATACGGTGTTGTGGTTGACGTGCTGGAGGAAGAACTGCCTGGCCGCCTCATGGTCGGCGTCTAACTGAAGTTTGCCGTCATCTCCGACTAGGTTCAGTTTAGCGTTGAGAGCGTGATAGTCGAGGGCGGGCTCGCGGGGGGTCTCGTCGTAGTCGAGGTTGTTGTTTGCTTCTGCGGTCAAGGCGGTGTGTCCTTTTGTCCGTGTTCGTGCTGGAGTCTTGCCTCTGTGGTGTTGTCTACCTGACTGGGCTTGACTCTATGATCCTATGGTTAGTGGAGTGTATTCTAACACGTCCAAGTGGGGTGTGTCACTACCTGTAGAGGTCAGGTTGGTTACTTCTGCTGAAGTGCTGAGAAGTTGTTATGCGGCGGGGTGCCCTCACTGCACCAAGACACAAAAAGCCCCCCCCCCCGCAAGAGGGGGGGCCGGGGGGGGGGGGGGGGGGGGGGGGGGGTACATCCTGGATGTACTCAAAGTTTAGGTGTCTTCGTTGCCCAGCGTCCCACGGAACGGCCAACGCCTGGGCCGGTTGGCTTTCAGTGCCTTCTTGCGTCGCTTTTGCTCATTATGCTCTCTGATTTTCTCAGAGATGTACACCTGGGTGGCGATGTCTCGCGCGTCCTGGACGCCGTTTGCCTGGTCGTAGCGTTCTTGTCTGGTGGAGCGGCAGAAAACGACGCAGCAGATGAGGAGGGCGGCGATCAGAGAGGACATGAACGTGAACCCTACCCGGTAGCCTGTGGCGTAGACGGTGACGAACATGACCGCCCCAGCGATGATGGAGTACTGGACTCTAGTTCTTTGGGAGTACCTTGCTCGATAAGGTACCCAGTTGGGGTCTGTTCTCACCTTCGAGTTGTGCAGGAACAGGCCGACCGTATACATGAGGGCGAACAGAGCGGCTGATGAGGGGGCAAGCCAGATACTTCTGGCAATGTTGCCCCACCCCCCATAGGGTAGAAACAGGTCCATGAGTACCCCGCCAAGGGTGGTTGCTGCGATCACGCCAAGGATCCACCATAGGAGGCGCATGGGGTTGGTGTTGTACTCCTTGCGGAGCCTGGTCAGCCATTCAACAAGTAGTGTCATCTACTTTCCTTCGTCAGTGTGGAAGTATGCGTGGGCGTCCGCTAGCGCTTGTCCTCTGCTGTCTGACGCCAAAATATCTCTGGCTACCTTTTGGGCCTGGCTGATCTTGTCCATGCTGCCGAGAACGGATGCGAACAGCATGCCGGTGTTGCCGGACTGCTGGGTGCCGAAGATGCGCCCTTCGCCGCGCTGTCCGAGGTCACTCTGGGCGATCTTGAACCCATCGTTGGAGTCAACGAGCGCATTCATGCGTGCCTGTGCACTGCTGGTGGTTCCTTCAGAGATGAGGTAGCATCGTGACTGTTTGCTGTTTCTGCCTACCCTGCCCCGGATTTGGTGGAGGGAGGCGGCCCCAAGGCGCTCTGCGGACAGGATGACGACCCTGGTTGCGTCCGGGATGTCCACCCCGACCTCGACGACTGTGGATGCGACAAGGACGTCGAACTTCTTGTCTCGGAACTGTTGCATGATGTTGCGCTGCTCGTCGGGCTTCATCTGCCCATGAACTTTCCCTACCTTGAGACCAGACAAGGGGAGGCTGGTGAGGTTCTTGGTGGTGGCGTCTACGCTGGCGGCATCTACCTTGCTGGACTCGCTGACTAGTGGGGTGATAACGAATGTCTGGTTGCCTTTGTGGGCCTCGTTGATGATGTCAGCCCATACAGGGTTGATGGACTGTTCACTGAAGGTGATGGGGTTGTCCTGGATCCATTGAGTGATGATGGGTAGGCGGCCGGGCGGCTTGTCCTTCAACTCGATGAGATCCATGCCCCCATAGAACACTTGTGCGGTACTGCGGGGGATGGGGGTGGCGGTCATAGTCATAAGGTGGGGGATCAGTCCGTCTGAGCGGGAGTTCAGTAGGCGCTCTCGTTGTTCTACACCGAACTTTTGCTGCTCATCAACGGCGATGAACCCCAAGTCGTGGTACTCGACATCATTGGATAGGAGGGCGTGGGTGCCGATGATGATCTGTGAGGTGCCGTCCGCAATGGTTTTCTTTGCCTCACGTTTCTGGGCGGCTTTCATGCTGCCTGAGAACAGGGTGACCTCAATGTCTTGGCCGGTCTTTTCTTTGAGCCTGCTGGTGACGTTGAGGGTGGACTCATACAGTTGGCGGGCGAGCACATCGGTGGGGGCGAGCATGACGGCCTGTTTTCCCGCGCCGACGGCTCGCATTGCTGTCATTTGTGCGACAACTGTTTTCCCGGCTCCGACATCTGCGCTCAGTAGGGTGGATGAAGGTGTGGTGGACTCCATCTTCCGGTTCATTCTGACGAGGGCTTTCTTCTGCCCATTGGTCAGGTTGAATGGTAGTGCCTTAATGGCATCGGCCTGGAGTCCGCCCCTGCCGCTGGTGATGGTGACTGCGCGCTTACTGGCGTTGGTTTCCTGGCTGGAGAGGATCAGTAGTTGCATGTAGATGACTTCGATGAGTGCGAGCAGTCCGGTGGCCTCATCGTACTGGTCCTCGTCCTCACAGAAGTGCATGGCTGTGACCGCATCATGGTAACTGGTGCTGTTGCCGTCTACCTGTATGCCTTGTAGGTACTCTGGTGGATCGATCCGAGGGAGTCTGGAAAGCATCTCCCTCACGGCGGACAGGATGAGTCTGCTAGTGAGCCCGATACTGGGTAGTTGTCGGTAGACGGGGACGATTGGCATCATCTCCGCCTCCTTGGATGCGTCCATGGTGGAGCCGTTGATCTGTGGGGTACCTTTCCAAGGCTTCCACTTGCCGGAGGCTACTACTTCGTCACCGACCTTGAATTTTCGGGCGAGCCACGCCTGGTTGAAGTAGGTGGCTTTGAGTTCCTGGCCGGTGTCTGTGGTGATAGTGAATCTGGTTCCTGGGACTTTCCCGTTGAGTGGTGTTATGGACTGAATACGTCCGAGGATGGTGACTGTCTCACCTTCGACGATGCCGGTGAGGTCCTGATCGTGTCGCCTGGAGATGTGACGTAGCGGCACCCAGAACAGGAGGTCGTGTAGGGTCTCGATCCCAAGTTTCGTCATCTTCTCGGCGAACGTCTTGCGGGACTTGCCTCGCTCCTTACCGGACTGGATGTCAGCCTGGACAATGTTGAGAACAGTGATGGGGATGGTTCTCAGAGACTCAACTGTGCCGTCGTAGCCAGGGATGGGGGCGGAGTTGATCTGTTCGACCTCATCACTAAGGATGATAGGCGGTAGAGGCCCATCGTAGTTATCTTGGAGAGCCTGGAGGTTAAGTAGCCTGGAGATAGGGAATACTCGCTTCCCATCCTTGAATGTGGCGTTGATGGTGCCAACAATCATGTCCAAGTAGTGCGGGACTGGTGGGATAGTGACAACGACTTTGGTGCCGGATGCGTCCAGGGTCGCGTATGGCATAGGTGCAGTGTCGGCTTTGCCCTTGAGTGCCTGTTTTGTGTCTTCATCCAGGACCGGCTTCCCCAGTCGAGTAAGCCCGTATCGGAGGGTGAATGCGTTCGCTTCAGTGAGCCTAGTCCGGTAGTGGTTGACACCCCTGGTGGTTACGATGCGGCGGAATGGTTTCAGGTTGTTGGCGGTATCTGTGTTTTCAAGACTGTGGCGACTGTATAGGTCAATGTTTTCGCTGTCAGTCTTGACGATGACCTCATTGTCTGATGGCACCGGAAACGACTCGGCCGCCTCCTCCTTTTTGGGGGTTGCGGTCGAGTCTGTGATCCCAAAGTCGATAGCCGTCATATGGCGCATTCTACCGAAACTACTGGGTTGATAAGTGGGGTGTCTTTGTGGCTCAATCCGGTCGGATTAGGCGTTGATGACGGATTCAACGGCAGACATGTCGGACACTTGTACGTCTGGGATCATCTCAATGGCCTGCTCGACCTCACGGGAGTATCGGATGCGGTCTCGCGCATTGTACTGGTATGTGACGCCTTCTGGGACGAACCTGGCGGCCATTGCCCCGAGCGCAGCCAACTGGGTGTCGGGCAGTTCCAGGATCATGAACACGCGGGCCACTCGATCCTTTTCTTCGGCGGCATCGCGGAGGTTCTTGAGGGTGATACCCACCATGTCGTCGGCGTTGAGGATACTGACGATAAGATCAGCCTCAGCGGTCTCGGTGTCCATACTGAAGTCGCCATTGTCGTAGATGACTGTGCCGACTGCGCGTTTTTCGTCGAGGCCGATTCCGCGGTATGCGTCCAGCATCCTGATGATCCGGTATGTGTATTCGACCTGCTGGTCGTATTTCTTGATGTCTTTGCGGCTTGGTCCTGTCGGGGCGGCTACCTGTGCGGGGGGTGAGGTCCTGGCCGGTTCTGGTGCGGGGGCTGGGGGTACGGTTGCGGGGGTATCGTACTCGTACCTCCCTGCCTCGTTGCTGGGGTACGTGTCTCCCTGCTGTGTGTAGGTGCTTTGGTCTTGGTAGGTGGTGGGGTACTGGCTGGCCTCGTAGTCTTGGTAGTAGTCTCCCTCGCCCTCGGTAGCGTCAACATATGTTGCTTCTGCGGCTGGTGTGGTGTACGCTGGTGCCAACTCAGGACTGTATGCGCTCTGTGAGGCGACAGGAGGCTCTACCGGTGCCAGGTTGTAGGGTTGGGATGGCGCTTCCTGGGTCTGGTATAGTACGGAGTCGTCGTCACCGTCGGAGGACGCCTGCTGGGCGCTAGACAGGTAGGCGTCGTCAAGATCTTCGTCTTTTTGTGTGAATGTGATTGCCATGTTTTAGTCGCTTTCTTCGGTGGCGGCGCGAACAATGACCTGACCGTCCTGAGACATCTCAAACGTGAATGTGTTGCCGTCAGGGTGGGTTGCGATAGCCGTAGCGAGTGGGTTCACGATCATCTTCTCAACGGTTCTCTGAATCTCGCGGACCCCATACTTGCTGATGTTCGACTTTTTCAAGATTTCATCGACAATATCATGGGGTGCGTCCATAATGGTGCGGACGCTAGTGCTGTGGGTGTCCCAGATTCTCTTGATCTCCTTCACGGCGATCTCGCGGGCCGCCTCAGGTCGGATTTCGTTGAACACGATGATCTCGTCTATCCGGTTGATGAGTTCCGGGAGCATGGTCTTCTCCACAGACCTCATAACTGCGTTAGTGGCGTTCCGCTCCCGTTCTATGTATGCCTGACCCGAGTCCATGGTGACGAAGCCTGCTCTGGTGCGGGACATCTCGGCGGCACCAAGGTTGGAGGTCATGATGATTATTGTCTGTGTGAAGTCTACGACCTGCCCGTTACTGTCTGTCATGCGCCCGGCGTCAAGGATCTGGAGGAACTGGTTCCAGATGTCCGGGTGGGCCTTCTCTACCTCGTCCAAGAGAATCACGGACCGAGGATTCGCTGCCACCGCACGGGTAAGGACCCCTCCGGTCTCATACCCCACGTACCCTGGGGGTGCGCCGAGCAGTTTCGTGTACTCGTGCTTCTCAGCGAACTCAGACATGTCGATGCGCACAAGGTTCATCTCCCCCTTCTTCAGGAGATGCTTGGCGATAACCTTAGCGGTCTCAGTCTTCCCCGTGCCGGTAGGGCCACAGAACATGAGAGACCGCAACGGCTTACCTTCGCGGGACATTCCAGACATGGGGACCGTGACCTGTCGGATGATCGCATCCAGTGCCTTCTCCTGCCCGATGATGCTGCCAGAGAGGGCTGTCTTGAGGTTGTTAAGGCTGTTGAACTTCAGTGGCTTGCGCTTCTTTCTCTTCTTCACGTCTTGACTGCTGTCGGTGTCGCCACCAAAGAGTGCAGCGAGCGCAGCCAGTCCCTCGTCCTCACTGTTCTCAAGGATGTCACGGTTCTGCTTGATGATGTACTTAGTGAGCCCCTTGACGGAGATACTGCCATCGGCTTCACGGATGCGCTTCGATTTGGACATGACTACGGTGCCAGTAACGTCAGTGAGAATGTCTCCCCACTGCCCGAACGGCACGTTCAGGACCTTCCGCTTCCCATCCTTCTGGATCATGGCGTCATTGCGCACGATACGACGAATGAGGCTGTCGATGATAGTGTCATCAACCTCGTCTGTCGGGTACATGTCGATGGCCTTACCCCAGAACGCCGCCTTAACCAGCAGACTTGTCTCCTTTGCGGTCAGTAGCATGTCCGCTGTGTCAGCAGCATCCCACGACATGAACGACTTCGCGGTCTCTGCCTCGTCACTGAACAGAGTGTCAGTGACCGCCTCCAGGATGACCTTCACGTCGGTGGTGTTCTGCTGGAGGACCGCCGCCATGGACGGATTTTCGGTGACGACGCACACCTGGCTATCCGCACACTTCAGGGCGTCACATACATGGTCAATGATGGCGCTCATACTGACTGTCCCGTCCTCAGACGCCATGGCCGGGAGCGCCTTCTCATTAACCCGGATGAAGTAGACAGGCGCGTATTCCTTCTCTGTGATGAAGTCGCTGACGGCCTGAGCAAGATGATTGACGAAGAATGTCTTACCTGACCTGACATCCCCAATGACCATGACCCGGCCGCGCTCAGAATTGCACAAGGCTACCATGGTGCGACCAATAGTGTCCTGGATGACCTCTGGGAGAGTTTCGTGGGGTACCGGCTGGTAGTTGGAGGAGTCCTGGATGAGAGTAAACAGCGGACCAACCTGTGAGGTCGTGTCCGCTGTTTCGGGTGTTGTGTTATCCATTGGCGCTCTCCGTCAGAATAGGGCTCGTGGCTGGGTGTTTCCTGAGCACATATTACCGACGCTTGCTGCCACCGCACTGAGGGCTGTTTCAGGGACCTGGTACTCCTTTAACGCCTGAGGTCCATGTAGTTGGCGATACGGTTCCATAGGCCAGCAGTGTCTATCACCCGGTCGTAGATGTCATCAAAGTTGTTCTCCGGGATGGCGTCAACAATGTCCTGTGGGTCACCCATATTGCTGTTCATGACGAGCGCCTGAACTAATTTCATGTACTCTGCGCGGCCAGCCTGATTGATGTCCCCTTCGACCTCCACGTCCATGAGCCCACCGTCTGGCTCGTTGGCAGCCTGCCTTTCTGCGTCGGCCTCTAGGATGGCGTCAGCGGCGGACTCCAGGCCTGCACGATAGCCTTCGTTGCGGGCCTCGTCCATTTCCTGTTCTCGGCCCTTGTGGGCCTTGTCCTCAGCTCGCTTCTGGATCTTCTCCTCACGTTCCTCACGAACGATGTCGTCGATGATCTCTCGTGACTCTTCCGGGGTCTTGCCGGTGGTCTCTTCATGGATGCGTTCAGTGATTCGAGGTAATTCACGCTTCAGGTCTCTGGCCTGGGCCTCTGTGAGTTTGATATGGGTGCCTTCTGGTGCGGCGGCCTCGATCATCTTGACGGCCTTAGACAGGTCAAGCAACTGGTATGAGCGTTGTGGACTCATCTCGAACTCGGCCTTGACGTACTCGCCCCACGAGTCGTACCCGAGTGACTGGTGAGCCTTACCTTCGTGGGCCTTAGCGAGTAGGGCATAGGTGACAGTTGCGGCGGATTTGATGGCGTTGGTTATCTCCTGTGCCTCAGCCTGCCCCATCTCTGATGCCTGAGTGTCCTTGGCGTCCAGGATACTGCTCATCTCGGCGGCGAGGTCTTCCTCCTCCTCATCATCTTCATTGAAGTAGTTATCACCGTCGTCATCGTTGACTCCCGTGACAATGGAGATAGGGTGAGTGTCTTCAACGTCGAGGTCGCCGTCCTCAATGTCATCAAGTTCGTCGATAGAATCCAGAATGTCGCTCATTTGTGTGCCTTTCTCCTGCCAGGGAGGGCCGTGATTAAACTCACCAGAATATCGCCGCCTACCGTTGTGCCAGTGCTGCACATATCTCTGCAATCAGGAATGACCCAGTGATGAGTGGGACCATGGGAATACTCATCTTCTCCCGGAATACACCCCTCAATGTACCTTTCACGCCCCACATCATCCGCACCGATGAGGACACCCCATACACCCCCAGAACCAGCGCCAGGACGATCAGGCCCCACTGGACGCCCAGGACCCCCACCATCGGGTAGACCGCTAGAACACTTAAGAGAGTGGCGCGGGCATCCGACTTACCCAGGGACGGGATCAGAAACATCACCAGTGACAGAAGCACCAGGAGGACGAACAACCACCGCTCACCCTGAGTGCGCGCGGGCTCCAGGAACAGGCTGACCCCACCTGTGGCAGCGTTCATCGCTATCGCTGCACGCAGAGTCCACCTGTCACCCTTCCGGTAGGTGAAGTCCGTGTAGGCGCACTGGGTGGTGACGAACACGGTTGTTCCTACTGACACGCCCCCGGCCACGGCCGTGAGCCAGTGCGTAACATCACCAGAAGGGAGCATCGCGGATGTGAAGATGCTGGATACAGTAGATGTCACGAAGGCTAGCACGTTCACTAATTGCCAGCGGCCCCTGTCAACCCAGCCCGGAGAGTACAGCATAGTCACGAACAGTAGGATCAGTGATGATACGCCACCGAATACTGCCGTCAACAAGTGTATGGTCATGACTCTCCCCTGTACCGTTTCATGGTGAAAATGACTGTGGTGTCAATGCTGGCCCCGATAGGTTCTAGGATCACCGCGTCCGTACTGAAACTGACCTGAACATCTTTCGTAGTGATAGGTGACAGGCCCTTGGTGATGACTTCCCGTGAGAACAGGGCTTCTATGGGGGTCTCGAATGACCCGCCTGTGAGTGGCACTGTGATACTGTTGTCGTCACAGGATACGGTGAGAGTGTCGCCCTGGCCGGTGACGCTGATGTCGGTTTTGTTGGCTGTGAGGGCAGACACGTTCTTTATTGCTGAGGTGACTGCTGCGGTGGAGACGATAACCTGGGCTTGTACTCCTCTTCTGCATTCCTCTACCATGGCGTCAACATTTGGACACCTGAGGACGTCCTTGAGTGGCATGAGGATACGCCTGCCGTCGTCGAACTCGAACCCTACCCGGTAGGTCTTCCCGTTGGCCCCTATTTCTTCCAGTATCTTGACAGCACCGGTCATGTCCTTGTCTGGGCGGATCATGGAGGCGTACTGGGATGGTATGAGCACGTACCCCTGGTTTTGTGGCTGACAGGTGGGCGTGTATCTCATGGTGGTTTCGGCCATCACATAGGTGTCGAAGGAGAATACTCGGATGGTGCCTGTATCTGGGTTGAGTGATAGGTCCACGGTGTTGACGAACTTGTGCCTAATGTTCTCACGGTTGTCACACACTCTGGCGGCCCTGGATATGGTGCTGAAGAACTCTGCTGCGTCTACCTCTCCGACGCATGACGTGGTGGGGGTGAGCTTTTTGCGGGCGTTGTAGGTGGGGGCGGTGAACCGGCCGGTCTTGGAGGTGACCTTCATGGGTTCATCTCGCCTGCTGATCAGAGTGATGTCACCGGTCTTAGGTAGTCCTTGGGCGAGACGTTGAAGAAACACTCCGTCTAAGGTGACCTGCACACTGTCCTGGCTGGGGTTTTCGTCCTGGAAGTCGATGGTTAGGACTTCTAGTGGGGCGGATGTGTACACGCTGCCACTGTGGTAGGACAGGTAGCAGCATCCGTCACTGTGGGCGTCGAGGATGATCCGGGTACCGTTGGTCTTCCTGTCAAGGCCGAGTCCCACCCATTTGATGGTGTTGGTGAACTTGCTGGCTTCTGTGATTATCTTCACTGGCTACTCCCTCTCGCCTATGTCATAGTGGGACACCGAAGTCGATGGTGAAGTTATCTCCTATGCCGTCACCAATTGGGGGTGGCTCACTCTTTTTCTTAGTGCTGGTTTTATGGGTGGCGGGTTTCTTCTGGGTGCCTGTGCGCGCTTTTCTACCCCGGCTTGTGTCGCTGGGTTTTGAGGTGGTGTTGGTGGGCACCTTCTCACCCTGGGGCTCTTTGCTCACAGCAGTGCTGTCTTCTGGGATCTCCTGGTTGCTGGTGTCGAAGATCTCGTCTGCTGTCTTTAGGCTGGATGGCCACTGGGTTCGTTCCACCTGATCGTTCTGCCCGTAGTCACTCAGGTATGCCTCATCCTCCCATGGTGTCAGGTCTGGGCCTGCATCTGGGGTGTTGGTGGATGCATCCTTGTTGTCGGCCTGCCTGCCGCCGCTGTGCGTGTCTGGAGAGCCCACTCCCTCAATGTGGCTGTGGCCTGCTCGGCCTGGCTGGGTGGACGTGTCCAGAGATGCGTCCACAGGTGTTGTCTTATGGCTGGGTGTGCCGATGTCTGTCGGAGTGTCCTGGGGCGTGGTGGACTCAGGTGGCGTGTCCTCCTGTGCTACAGCCTTAGTTGGTTCTGTCTCTTCTGGACCTGCTGTGGTGGGCTGACTGGGGCCGGAGGAGGTGAATGCTAAGGTGGCGTCCAATGATGCCTGAATGCGTGCTTGTAGGGCTGTGAGGGCCTGTATCTCCGCTTTCACGGATTCCAGGTCTTTCTCTAGTGCTGCACGTGCATCCCGGGCCGCCCGGACAGCCTGCTCCATGCGTTCCAGGCCCGTGGTCGCTTCCTCTACCGTGCTTGACATCGGCTACCTCTTCCGGTTTGCGTCATTGACCTCTCTTAGGTGAGAGGTGTCTCTTTTTATCTATGGGGGATGATACCGAAACCGTCGCTCGCAGTGGTGGGGTCACGTTCAGATAGCACTAATCTCCGCCACGGGGTCAAAAAATAGGTCTATATGCCCCGCCCGATTAGGGCAGTTCTCACCCGCCTACTTGGACTGGTAGATGATGATCTCCTTCTTACTTCCGACCGGCAACTGGGTGCCAGGGGTGAGGTTCTGCTCAACGATCACCCCAGACTGGTAGCCGTCTGGTGCTGGCTTCTTCTCCTTGCTCAGGTGGGCGGGGAACCCTAGCGAGTTGAGCGTCGCCATCGCTTGCGCCGGTTCCATACCAATCACGGAGGGGATGGTTACGAAGTCCCTGGACTCAACGGGCACCTCGGTCATGGTGTCGTCACTGCTGTCAAACTTTAGGGGCTTGTATCCTTCCGTGTTCAGCAGTGAGGTCATGATGTCGCGGCCCGTGTATCCGATCACGTGGTCCCACCACCGGTACTGGCTGCCACGGTATGTTGTTGGGTCCATGCCCTCAGTGAAGTCTACAGGGTCGTAGATGTTACTGAAGACACTGAAGTTGCCGGACAGGACAGCCCACGTGGAGTTGTAGAGTTGGTTGGTGCCGGACTTGGCTACGGTCGTGTACCCTGGTGTGTTGAACTTGTTCCCGAAGGCGTTGGGGATCTCGCCGCTGACGTTGGCTCGCATAGCCTTGAGGACTACGCCGCTGTCCTTCTCTGACAGGACGCGGCGGCAGGAGTCTGTCTTGGGGTCATAGGTGTCTGGGACGACGGGTGAGGTGCCGTCTGCGTAAGAGAACGTAGAGACGGGGCTGGGAGGGCAGTAGATGCCGCCGTTGGAGAATGTTGCGAATGCTGCCGCCATCGCTACCTCTGAGTTCTCTGTGACACCCAGCGTGTAGGCCAGGGACCGGGAAGTGATGTTGTCGGGTGCGGACAGTCCAACACTGGCGCTGAACTCCTTGACCTTCTCGACACCGACCTTGATCTCCAACTCGCTGAACCATGTGTTGGAGGATAGGGCTGTGGCGGTCCGGTAGTCCATGTAACCTCCCTGGAGGGAGCAGGAGTCGGAGTTGGTGATTCCGCCGTCTGGGGTGTCGTAGCGTGAATCGACGAGGGGGCATCGGGATGAGAACGCTAGGTCGGACTCGGTGTAGCCTTCGTGGAGTGCGGCAGCGAGTGTGATCATTTTGTAGACGGACCCGGTGCCGGTGGCGTGTAAGGGCAGGTTGACGGTGGTCTGTCCTGGGCCGGTCCCGTAGTCGCGGTTGGATCCCATTGCGAGTACGCCTCCTGTGCCTGGTTGGACGACAGCGGTAGGGGCGGCCAGGTGGTTGTCTGTTCCGTAGTCCTGTTTGAGTTGTGTGTCCACGATCCCCATAGCGTTGGGGTCTAGGTAGGTGTGTATCTGGAGGCCGCCCTTGCGGAGGATGGCGTCTCGCTCTTCCTGTGTCTCCCCTAGTTTCGGTGACTTGGACAGGTAGTCCATGACGTACTCGCAGTAGTAGGGGTATTTGCTGGAGGTGCAGTTGCCGTTGGAGGTTGACTTGTAGACGAGGTTCAGTTCCTCACTATATGCCTTGTCTGCGTCGGCTTGGGTGATGTAGCCTTCTGTGACCATCCTGTTGAGTACGTCTTTTTGGCGGGCCTTGTAGTCGGTCTTGCTGTCCTCGGTGTTGTCTAGGTTGAAGCGACTGGGGTTCTGGACGCTTCCGACGAGGACTGCTGACTCTGCCAGGTCGAGGTCCTTGGCTGGTTTCCCGAAGTAGTATTGGGCGGCGGTCTCGATGCTGTACGTGTTGGGGCCGCCGAACGCTACGGTGTTGAAATAGGTGAGCAGGATTTCGTTCTTGGTGTGCTTCTTTTCGTAGCCTAGTGCCAGTTTGAGTTCGCGTACCTTGCGGCCGATGGTGGCTTCGACAGCCTGGTCTTTCTTGTCTCGACCGGCTAGGTTGAAGAACTGGAGGTTTTTCACTAACTGTTGGGTGATGCCGGATCCTCCACCGGAACTGGACATTGCTGCTCGCGCTGTACCTTTCAGGCTGAAGCCCTTGTGCTTGTAGAAATCCTTGTCTTCGGTTGCGATCAAGCCCTTTTTTGCGTAGTCGCTCACCTGGTCCAGTGAGGTGAGGGTGGTTCTGTTCTCTGACCATACTTCAGCGTATGGGGTGCCGTTGATGTCGAGTAGCGTGTTCTTCTGACCGATCTCGATGTCTTTCAGGTTCTCTGGCAGGGACTTCCAGTACTCAGCGATTGGTTCTGCGGCTTGTACCCCCTGGCTGAGCGCGAGGATCGGCCACACTGAGGTGAGGGTCCCGCACAGGGCCGCGACGAGCATGAAGACACCCAGGTTCTTTGCGACCATTGACAGGGTTCGCCTGGGTTTAGGTTCACTCTTGGTGACGTGGACCGGGGAGTTAGTGAAGAAGTCGTCGAACGATACATCGACTGTGTTCTTCATCCTGTGGTAGGTCTCGAACATAAGAGGCACCTGCAATCGGTGTGGTGGAATTAAGGTACAATCTGCCGTCGATTATACCGTGCAACCTCAGTGCTCTCAATGGTCGCTGGTGTTGCAGAACAGAAACTTTACACCCCGTCGGTTATGTGGTAGGGATGTATGCATTTTCTTGCGATCATCGGGTCTTGTTCATGTGTTGCTGACCTTGCCTCAGAACCCGAAGTTGTCGAACCTGCTATTTGACTGCTCTCGTGGCGGAATCTGACGGAGGCTGTCACCCTGGGGCATTGTGTTAAATCTCCCGACTGGCCGTACTTGGTCTCCGCTACTGCTGTCGCCCATGGGGTGGGCGTCGCTGACCTCTGACAGAGTGATGGTGCGGTCGCCCACGAGGTCCATGATACGGGCCTCAAAGGTCTCGCTGAACTTGCGGGCAAACTCCACAATACTGGTCGGGGAGGTGATGACAGTGATGAGGTCCCGACTGTAGATGTGATCCAAGATCTCCTCATAGGCTGCTGCCTCACGATCTGTGTAAGTGGCCTTAGATCCAGCACCATCGATGAGGTACAACCTGTACTGCGGATCTAGGGCTGCGTTGAGTCTGTCTCGACCGCTGAACCCGGCGTTACCGAATGACAGTATGCGATCCTCACTGAGGATGCATACTTGGCTGGGGGTTGCTACACCCTGGGCGAGCATCTTCCTGACAGTGGCATACGCGAGCATGGTGCGTGTGCCACCTGCTGGGCCAGTAATGAGGACGCTACCGCCCTTGGGGCCATTCTTGATCTTGGTGAGGATCAGGGCGGCCTCTGATGTGGCTATTTTTGTTAAGGATGCGCCACGCCACCTAGATGGGGTCTGCTGGTCCCACATGTCGAGGTTCTGCTGAATGGCTTTGATCCGCTCCTTACGTTCGGCTGCACGGTATTTGGCTTCTGTGTCAGCCATGTGCTTGCGAAACCGCTCATAATCGGCTGTGTTGTGATTGACGGCTGTACGGCTGACTGGCACGTCAACGAGGTCGCTGCTCATGGACATGTGGTCGTTAAATGTGGTTACCATGGCGGTTCGGGCCACACCCCCTTTCTTGAGTTGTTGTTTTACTCAGCGGCGTCTTTGCGTCTTGATCTGTTCACGGTCGTACTGCCTGCCTACAACATCCAAGGTTGGGGTGTTGACCGTGTGCTGGTTGTCCGACATGATCTTGCCGACGACAGCGACGAACTTTCCGTCTGACCAATTACCATTGACGACGAGTTGCAGATAGAATCGTCGGATCTCCTTAAAGATGTGACCACTGGTCTTGGCTGAGGATTCAAAGTAGTCCTTGTACCTGATCAATGGGTCCACCTTCTCCTGCCAGCGGCTCATGAACCGGGTAGCCTGCTGTTCTTCCGTCAGGTAGGTGTTGTCAGCAGACCCACTGTTGTCCGTGTCCTCATCGAGTGCGAGTAGTGGCTGCTCCCCCAGCATGAGTGGGTGCCGTCTGGCTGAGGTAATCCCCATAGTTCGCCCTTTCTCCCCTGTATCCTTGCTCTTTTGCTGATTCTACCAGTCAATGTCGCCTGGATCGATGTCGCCGTCCAGGGTCTCGCCGTCACCTAGGAAGTCCTCGAAGTCACTATCCATAGCGTCCAGGTTGTCCTTGGTGACATCCTCTTCCTTCTTGATTTCTCGGAACATGGCAACACTAAGGTCGGAGTGGCAGGCGACAATCTTCCCGGCTGCGCCGCCACGGTTCTTGCTCAGGATGATGAGAGTCCGGTCCGCAGTGTTGTCGGTCTTCGTGTTGCGGTGAAGAATGATGAACATGTTGCTGTCGTGGCTGATGGCTCTGGATTCGCGCACATCATCATGGTGTGGCAGGATCTCTTCGCCGTCTTTGCCTCGCTCATCCTTCGGGTTCATCTGAACCAGGACCATGATGGGTACATTCAGAGAGGCGGCGAGTTGCTTGATCTGGTGGGACAGGGCCGCAACCTCTTCCTGCCTGTTGCTGTACTTGCCAGGCATGGACATGAGTTGCAGGTAGTCAATGATGATCATGTCCAGTCCGATACTGGTCTGCGCCTGCCTCTGCGCCTTAGACCTGATACTGTCCAGAGTGGTGGCTGAGTCCGTGTCGATGATGATGTTCATGTCTTCAAGTTTCGTCATCGCCTCCCTCACGGACTTCATCTCCTCAGGGTTGACACGCCCCTGTTTCAGGCGGCTCTGATCAACGCCGGAAACGTTCGCTACGATGCGGTCAATGATTTCCGCATGGTTCATCTCCATAGAGAAAAATAGGCAGGTCTTCCCGGTCTGGGCGGTCGCTACAGCCTGCATGACCGCGAACACGGACTTACCAATACCAGTCCTGGCCCCAACTACGATCATCTCCCCGCCCTTGAAGCCGCCAGTGTACTTGTCTAGGGACGGCACCATTGACGGGATCCCCTGGAGACCATCAGCGTACTGGGAGTTCTCCTCCGTGATCTGTAATCGCTCAGCGAGAATGTCTTCGTATGAGGTGATGTACTCGGAAACTTCCGTAGTGGTTGCGTCATCCGTGAGTTTCAGTACCTCATTGCTCAACTGCCCCTGGAGGGTCGCTATAGCGTCGCGGGCGGTGACACCTGAGTCCTCCTGAAACATGGCTTCAGCGTCACGCAGAAGCCGCATGATCGAGTTCTTGCTGGAGAACTCCCGGACGACAGCCGCATAGGTGGTGATCACGCCCTCCATGAGTGCCCGCTCGCCTTGAACACGCAGCGCGTAGATGGTCTTCACTCCACCCACACTATCCAGTTTTCCCCTAGCCTCAAGGTCCTCACTGACTGTTATCTCAGACACCATGTCGTCACGGCGAGCAACATTCGCTATAGACTCCATGATCTCGCTCAGGGCAGAATCATTGAAGTCGTCCGGGGACACGAACTCCAGTGCCCGGTTTACGTCACTGCCGTCAAACAGGAGGGCAGACACGAGGCTACGCTGTGCCCTCAGATACAGGCCGTTCCTGTCTGACATGCGGGGTCCTCTGTTCCTTCTCGCACCCCATCCCCATACAATGGATGGCAATGCTGACTTGCGGTGGGCAGCACCATTCTACCCGGCCCCACACCGCACCTACAGCCCAAAAGGTCGCAGCACCCGCCTCAGGCTCTCGCACTGGGGTAAGAGAAAGGGGCCGGGCCGCAACCACAGGAAGGAAGAAAGGAAAAGAACCCACCCTGGTTGCGGCCCGACATGGTGTACACAGCACTGTGCACACATCTTAAATAGGCGGAGATTTTACTGCACGCCCCGCACCTTACGTTTTGGTGAAACGTACTCTGTGGGGCGGCTTTCTCCGCCATAAAGGTCACAAAGAGTATTGTGGATACGGTTGGACAGGAGGTCCTTCTTCTCCCCCTCCTCCATGCTCACTGTTGAAAGGATCTTGGATAGGTCATCGACAGCGAACGACACGAACGCCTCACACTTCGTGGCGACTGCGATCTCGAAGAGACGCACGACATTTGCGACATTGGCCTGTGTCAAGTAGTTCTTATCGATGCCAGACTGGACAATGTACATCCAGTCATCCTGTTTCAGGTCGGCCCAGTGCTGGAGGCTGAATGAGTCAGGATCGTTCAGGTGCTTGGCGACATCCAGGAATCCGTTGCGGCTTATCCATTCGATGAACTTGTCGGCAGCCTCAGGTCCGACGGTTCCGCGAACCAGGGAGTCACGCACATAACGGTTCTTGGGGCTTCCGTATTTGAACGATGTGCCTAGAATGTCCCCTAGGAAGTCCCAAGAACGGTGGGACGGATAGGGGCCGTTCGCTACCATCCGAGATGACGGGTCGGAGGCATCCACGCCGTAAACCACCTCGGAGGAGTTCTCGTTGTTGAAGTTTTCTGTTGGCATCTTGTGAATAAGCCCTGGGTTTTTCTCAAGGAAGTCAACAATGGTCTTGCGCCATAGGCCGTTGTTGCTAAGAGGGTTGACGGTCCCCCACTTACTGAGCATGCCCTTACGCCATTTGATGTTATCTGGCTTCCACTCAATGAACGTGACTCGGTTGCGTGTGGCCGGGTCCAACTCGTAGCCGTCGGGTGCGCTCTCGGTCGGGTTCATCGCAAGCGCGATGACTGTTTCGTTCGGGAAGGGGGTGCCGTCAGGGAACTCGCGGTCTTGGATGAAGGACAGCATGCCAGCGCGAGTGGATGGGTGTGTGTTGGAGAACTCATCCAGGAAGATGATGACCTTCTTGTTCTCGACGACGAAGTGTTGCCATTTCTGTGGCGCGTATTCTGTGACAGGGACTTCCATGGTCTCTGTGCTGCCGTCCTCGCTTGTGAGGGTGATCTTGTAGGTTCCCCTGGTGGGGAATCCTGAAATGTCTGGCGCTTCCTTTTGGGCGCCAATAATTGTTACAAGCCCGTACCCCATTTCGCGTGTAATGGATCGGACTGTGGCGGTCTTTGTCATACCAGGGTCAGAGACTAGGGCGGCGACGTTACGTGACAGGATACATGCTCGCAGCATCATTTCACTGGGAGCCATGTCCTCAAATGCGTCTAGTGGCTCGTTGAAGTTGTCGGGGTCTTCTTGTGCGCCATGAATCCACCAGACACCCTTGTTGTCTGCATCCTGGACCTTTGCTTCTGCCGCCACGTTAAGTTCCTTTCTTGTGTGGCATTGCCTTCACCTAGGTGGCACGATAGCACATGGTGGGCACCCAGGTCAATGTTCCTTGGGTGCCCACCATGTGAGATGTTCAGTTTCCTGTGGTGACTATTGTCACCATTCTGCGTCTGCTGTCTCTTCTGGGTCAAGGTCTTCTAGCGGCTCGCCCTCAACACTGGGGTCGTCTTCCTGGCTCGGGGTGACGTCCTCGTTGAATGACTTCTCGATGGCGGCTCTGACTCTTTCCTCCAGTGTGGCGAAGAGTTCCTTGTTGATTTCGATCTCGTGGATGATCTTGTCTGCACCGACTGGAAGTTTGAAGTCTGTGCCAGGAAGGTTGTATCGCCCGCCACTGCCACCTTCAAGGATGCCGTAGTCCTTGCCGACGTTGAACAGTTCTGCGGCCTGGTTGATGCCACGGCTCCATTCCAGGACGCTTTCTGCGGTGCGGAACGGTGGGGCGATCTTGTTCTTCTCGACAGTGTACTTGACCCTGACACTTCGGGGCAGCCCCTTGTTAGGGCCTTCCTTGAAGAGGTCTGGTTTCCCAACCTGGGCTACTTTGATCCTCTGGGTGGCGTAGTACTTGGGAGCCTTGCCGCCGGGGGTTGTCTGTGGGGTACCGTATGGTGAGAATCCGCCGATCTTGTCTCGCGTCTGGTTGATGAAGATGATGGTGCTCTTGTTCCTTGATGCGATAGCGACAAGTTTGCGTAGTTGCTTGGACAGGAGGCGGGCGATGAGGCCGACTGTCACGTCTTCAGCGCTGCCTTCCAATTCGGCCTTTGGGGTGAGTGCGGCAATAGAGTCTAGGACGATGATGTCTACGAGTCCTGAACCGGCGACCTCTTCGATGAGGTCTAGCGCCATCTCGGCTGTGTCTGGCTGGGCAAGGTACAGGCTGCTCGTGTCTACACCGAGTTTGCGTGCGTATGAGGGGTCGAGTGCGTACTCGATGTCCACGAATAATGCCTTGCCGCCCTCCCGTTGGACGTTGCCGATAGCGGTGAGGGCTACGGATGTCTTACCGGAACTTTCTGGGCCGTAGATTTCGATCAGCCTACCCTTACCGAAGCCGCCACCGAGAGCCTGATCTAGGGTGAGGCTGCCAGTGGAGATGGTCTCAACCTTTGGAGGGTTGGCACCTAACTTGGTGACAAGATCGGAGTCACTGTACCCCCTGAACTTGCTGTTCTTGTTCAGGGACTTCATGAACTTCTCTAGTTCTGCGACCTTATTTAGGGTCTTGTCGGCGATGGCCTGTCTGGGCATAGGGGCACCTACTCACAGTTGTTGGTTTCCTGGTACGAGGACAGGTTACCGAGAGAGCGCATGTGTGAGTAGGTGCGCCTGTAGTGTTGAGGTCATTCTTCCTTGTCGTCGATACAGATGACCGTAGTAGCGTTCTTCACCTTAATGGGGCATGCGTCGTAGCGCTCCTTGTTGGTGACAAGGATGACTGTCCGGTACAGGAGTCGCCCATTGTGGGTTCTTGTCACATGCCTGTAGATGTTTTCCCAGTCTTCGTCGAGCAGGAATCCGTCAGTGGCAAGAACGAATAGGTCAGGGCGATCCCTTGGGGGGAGGCTGTTGACGTACTCGAAGGCTGCCCCCATCCTTGTGCCGCCACCACCGATCAGTTTAATGTCTTCGAGCCGCTTGACTGGTTGAATGTTCTTCACCTCGGTGTCCACGGTGAAGAACTTGATGCCGTCGCGTGTCGCTTTTGTTGCTTCCTTGAGGATTCCGGCGACCTCTCCCAGTGTGCGACGATTGTCGTCATTGTCAATGGAAGCGGACTGGTCAACCCCAACTGTTACCTTGATAGCGATGTTTTTCTTGCCGGGGAGGATAGCCTGCCCCCTACCTCCCCCGTAACGGCGGTCTGTGCGCGTGTAGGTCTTGACGTTCTTACCAACCACGAGGTCACCGACAACGCGGCTGGTTTTTCTCCTGAAAATGTCCTGCCAGGCCACCTTCGGTGGGGCCATGAGGTTCACCATTGCGGTAACGAAGTTTGCTGTCCCGTTACCGGCGGCTTTACCGGAGGCGATCTCGTTCTTCAACTCGGCTCGAACGTTGTCACGGGCGTTGTTCTGTGCGGACACACTCTGCCGGTAGATCCCCGCATCGTCAGCCTCGATCTCGCGCCCCTCACTGGGGTTGTCGCACATGTGGGTGCGGTTGGGTGCCTGTTTGAGCCGACGTTCAAGGATCTCCTGCTTGTAGTTCCTTAGAACGTCCCCCAGTGCGCCTGGAACCTGATCAAGGTTGTCGGCCAGTCGGGAGCCGTTACTGGTCCCATGGTCCTGGTCGTTGGGGAACTCGGGTGACATGGGAGCCTGTGGTTTCACTGAACCACTGTCGTTGTCTGCACTACTAGGGCCGCTACCATTCCCACCTAGGGTGTTGCTGCTAGAGTTTCCACCAGTGTTATCTTCCCCCGCATTGGGGTTAGAGCAACTGCCACTGTTGGGGCTACTTCCTGTGGTTACGTCCGGGTTTGCCGCCTCGCTAAGGCCGCTAGAGCCAGAAGATGAGCCCTGCTGGTTTCCCCCGCTGCTGCCAGTGGAACCGGTACTGTCCTTGTCCTGGGCTCCGTCAGGTGTACTACACTGGCCCTGATCGGAATCATCCTGTTGCGGGTTGTCGCTGGCCTGAGAGTCAGATCTCTGGTTGTCTCCCTGTTCTTGTGAGTCGCTGTCATTGCTGGGGGTGTCCTGGCGGTTGCTGGAATCTTCGCCACCGTTGGTGCTGGTGTCTGTGGGGTCGTCACTAGCGCTATCTTGAGAGCCCTCTTGGGTAGGGGCTCCGTCTTGGCTGTCAGGATTCGCCTGGGTATCTTCATTGCTGTCAGAGTCATCACCCTGGTTGCAGTCGGCTTCCTGGGGACTGTCGCCGTCACCCTGACTATTGTCCTGGTTTTGAGAGTCACCCTCTGGATTGTCACCCGCGTCCTGGTTGGGCTGCTGACTGTTATCCCTCTTAGGGTCATTACTGCCATCCTGGCTAGGTGGCGGCGGAATCTGGGGCCTTGGGAGACCATTGGTGGGGTCCTCCTGCTGGCGTTCTTTCAGTTCCGTCAAGTCGTCGTTCCAGTTTTTGAAGTACCATTCCATGGTCTTCATGACTGGAAGATTGTAGTTCTGTGGGAGGATCCCTGTTGTGAGTACTGCCTTGGGGGATCGCTCAAGGGCCGTGTTAACTTCCAGGTCGCTAACAATGTTGCAGTCCAGGAGGTCCGCAAATCCTAGTGCCTTGCCGCGGGTGATATGGTTGCTGAGCATGTGCATTACCTCATGCACAATGATGGTCACCTGCTCCTCGAAAGGAAGAGCGTAAATCAGTTCATACGACAGTCCAAGTCTGCCATACTGATCGACATACGCGGTTCGGGCGGTCGCGTCCATGAATGGGACCAGTACTGCGAACCCCATCTTGAATGATGGGAACCAGCCGTCAGATGTGGCTCGGGTGATGATGTCCGCGTAGACCTTCTGCTCGTGCTTGTTCAGTGGCCGGATGCGACGCTCTGTGAGAATGTCGTATGCCCGCTGTTCGATAGACCATGCCTCAACGTCGCTGATCTGACGGCCGTTCGCGCTGTCGCTCACCCCAGTGTTCCTTTCTTGGGCGCCCTATTGCTGGCAATTTGGTCCAGATGGTACCAGTGGGGGCCTCGTTGAGTCAAGGCCCCCACTGGTACGTGTGGTGTGATGTGCGCTAGTAAAGCCGAGTAGAGGTGACTTGTGGTTGCAGGCAGGAAGAGGGTGTGGCTGGTGGGGTTAGAACTCTGCGCGTTGGGTATACGTGTCCCAGATTCTTTCTCCCATTGCCGCGTACTGTTGGTCGAAGTCATCCCAGAGCGCCTGTAACTTCTTGTCGATCTTGGCGTCGAGGAGGAACCTGTCGTCGCTGCGGCACATTCGGTGAATCTGCATGAACCCGGCGTCCCAGCGTTCTAGCCCCTGTTCGGTTCTCTTGGGTGTGTTGGCGTAGATGATCCGGTACTTGAAGGACGCTTCGATGATCTTGGACCACGTGTTCAGAAGGTCCTTGGCTTCAGAGGTGAGGTGGCCTGCCTTCTCCTGTCTTTGGATCCATGTGGCGGCGTACCGGTCCTGGTGGTCTTCCTGCATGGCTTGGAGGATTTCGTGGCCGCCGTCGTTGAGGTTGTGGCTGGCAATGTCCTGCATGAACTGGTTGGTGAGAGGGAAGAACTGGTTTCGGATGTCCCACTGCTGGTCTTGTGACTGGTAGTTGCCGAGTGAGGTTTGGTAACTACCGGTTGTGAACAGGGAGTAGATCACTGCGTCTGTTTGGAAGGTCTTGTAGCCGGGGGTGCGGGTCCACTGCTCAGGCAGGCGGGTGAAGATGTCTTTGTCTCGCACCCAGAGTTCCTTGTTGGCGCGGATGTGCAGGAACGCGGCCTTGAGTACGCCCATGACCATGCACGCCTCAGTGAAGTTCCCTGGGTCAACAATGATGCCATCTCCGTGTCTGCGGGCTGTGGTGAGCATGGAGGTTCGGAGGTAGGATCCGCCCACGCTGTCGCGTTTCTGGAAGTATCCGAGTGCCCCGTGCGTCCACCTTCCCCGTATGGGGCTGGTGCTGTTGGTGTCATGGAAGCCGTTGCTGGTTACAGGGTAGGTGCCGTATTCCATGTGGTCGCCGGTGGGGGCGGGGATCATCTTGGACAGGCGTTCGTGATCTTGTACGTGTCGGATGGTTCTGGTTCCCGCGTCGATGATTGTGACATCGGTCCTGGTTTTCTGCGTCTTGAGGACTTGCACGTCGAAACTTACCTGTGGCTCATGGCTCGGGGTGGTGTCGAGTGCCCAGTGGGAGCAGATGATGGGGAACTTCTGGCTGGCCCCGTTGAACTCGCCGGAGTTGAGCATGAACCCGCCTTGGTAGGTGAAGTCGCTGGTGAGGTTGTTCAGGAACTTCTCGTGTGCGGGTGAGGTCATGAACACCTTGGAGAAGAAAACGATGTGGAAGTCGCTGGTGTACCCGTAGTGTCTTGCGATCTGGGCGGCACGGTAGTAGAACTGGGCGTAGAGTTCTTGTGCGGCGTGACCTCCGGCGCTGGCGTGAATCATGGAGCGGCGGGTGGTGGTGTCGGCTACCCCGGTTTTGTTGTTGCTCCTGGGGTCACCGCTGGTCCCATAGGGAGGGTTGCCGAGGATGATGATAGGCTTGTTGGCTTTGAGTGCATCCAGGAGGCCCGCCGGTACCCCTGCCGTCGCACCCTGTGGGTTATTCTGGGGGCTTGCGCTGGGCTGTGGCGCACTGTGTGTGTCGTCACTTGCCTGGGGTACCCCTGTGGACTCTGTAGGACTTGCAGGGGGTTCCAGTGGGTCGTTGAGAAAGTCGTGCTGGAAGACCGTAGCGCCAGGGTTGATGCCCTCAGCGATACTCAGTTCCTCACTGAACAGGGTTGACAGGTACAGATTCTCATTCTTCTGCTGCTGCCCGAAGGTTGCCCCTTGGGTGAGGTTCTTGGATCCACAGGCAGGGTCCCAGATGACGTACCTGCTGGTCCAGTCCTCTCCCAGGTGGTCTGCTACCATGGTGCGCATACGGTCAGCCCAGATCTCAGGGGTCCAAAACTCTCCGGTCCAGCGCCGCTCCGCATCCTCCAGTAGCCGGTCACAGATGGAGGTGATGTCCTGTCTCTCCTGAGGATTGTAAACGCCACAAGCATGCTCACTCCGCCATGTCTCGTACTCCAAGGCGTTGAACCCGTCCAAGGCGTTCACAGTCAGGGCCTTTCCGCCCCCTGTGGCGATAGTGCAGGTGTTGCGGCGGGAGTTCTTCACCTTAATGGTGTCGTCACCGAGAATTGTCTTGGTGAACACGGCCATCTGCTTTTTGGAAGCGCCCCGACCTGTGACACCTGAGAACACGCTCAGATGGAACCGTTGAAACTCTTTCTCTAGGTCCCGGACGGTAACCTTATGGCGCATGATCTCACAGGTGCCGCCTTGTCCCATGGTGTGAACAGCCTTGATGAACGTGTCTGCGTCCAGGACCACGCCCTCACCGGGGTTGGTGACTTCATAGACTGGCATGGTGGCCACGGCTTGAAGGTTCCTCAGGTGGTTGTAGAGCCCCGTGTTGATGTCATAGGCCCTGGACGGGGTTGCTTCCCATTTCGGGTCATCATCCCATATCTGGTTAGCGAGCGGTGTCAGCAGATCCCCATCCAGGAGAAACACCTCATCCTCGTCAGCGACGATAATAACTTTCGGTGACGGCTTAGCCTCCGCTGAGAGATTGTGGACATAGTATGTGACCTGGGTGAGGATCTTAGCCCTGGTATCCGTGTTGGTGGGGCCAGTGAGAGCCTTCCTGATCTTCGTCTCCAGCAACACACCGTAATTGCCTGTGGGGGTGGTGACGGTCATGTATCCGTCAGTCTTGACGTCACCGATAGTGGACACGAACCCGTCGCCGATTGTTCCGCCGTCCTGTTTCACGGCTTTCTTGAGGCCGTCCTCCAGGAGGGTCCGCCATGCGTGCTCAATGTCCTTCTCTTCGGTGGCGTTGATGAGCGGGCGAAGAATCCTGGACGCGCGAGGCGGAGACACAAGTACCTTGGGGTCGTGTTCTCTCATGTGTTCTCCGTCTCGTTTGGCTGACATGTCTGGGGAGTATTGTAGGGGAGTATGTGGGGTTTGTCAAGGGTATTCATGGCTACGGCCCAGGCAGATCACCTCAACATGGTCGCTGCCTGGGCCGTGTGAACCCCATTTTAGGGTGTGTGTTTAGGGTCAATCATGGGGCGTGTAGGGGCAGGTAGATCATGACGCCTTGAGGGAGTGCACCTGCTCCCCTACCTCTATCTCGCCCCTACTTCCAGGAATCTGAGATGATCTCGTAGAGGGCGTCCTGGAGGGCCTTACCCTTGTTGACTGCGCCCCAGTCTGGGATGACTGGCACAACCATACCGGCCTCCTGTGGGGTGCGGTTAGCCTTCCGGTTGTTGCACCGTTTGCAGGCCGTGCACAGGTTTCCCCATGTGGATCGTCCACCCCTGGACCTAGGGAAAATGTGATCTACTGTGGCTTCACTGCGAGTGACGTGCATGCCACAGTACTGGCACGTGTACTGGTCCCGCTCATGTACCATCTCGTTCGTCACTACGCTGTCGTTGGTGCGTTGCGGGGTGCGGTGTTTTGGGACGTACTTGTTCAGGGATACGACTAGCGGCTTGGGTAGCGCTAGGAACTGGCTGCGCACGAGGGTTCCGTCTGAACGTGGGATCAGCGTGTATGCCGCGTTCGACACGACTAGTGTCATGGCGCGATCCCATGGGACCACGCTCATTATCTCCATCGCGGAGTTAACCACAATGGCCTGTGTGCGAGAAACCATCTTCTCTAGTTCCGTTATGCCGTTCATCGGTTGTGCCCTTTGTCCTGGTTTCCTTCTGTGGGACAGTAAAGTCTGGTAAGGCGTCCCAGGCTCCTGTCTGCTGGGTTCCGCCTTACCTGCCCCCAGTTTATGTTGATGCTCTTGTGCGCATACTGTGGGGCGTGGTCATATTATCATAGTTGACTGGGTGGCCGCTAGTGTGATGCGGGTCTCACCCCATGATGGTGTTTCTGTTCGAGTCCAGTTATATGGTCTTCTTCCACCTCCTTGCTCGTGCTGGGGTCATGTGGGTATAGAACTGGGGTGCCGACCGGTCCTCCTGTCCTGGGACCTGCCAGCACCCCTTGGTGATGAAGCCCTTCTGCTAGGGCTCCTGGGTTGTCACCTTATCGTCGGCTGAGGATTCCCAGAATGTTCAGGAGGTTCAGGAACAAGTTCACGATGTCAAGGAAGACGTTGAGTGCATACATGCTCGCAGTCGCGTTGTCATCCTGTCGGAGGTCTCTGATACGCTGAATGTCCATGAAGATATATAGGGAGAACAGGACAGCACCCGCACCCGAGATGATAAGCGACAGCATCGTCATCTTGAGGAAGATGTTCAGGACGCCCAGCGCGATCAGCCCCAGAAGGATGGCGAGCATCTTCCCTGACCAGCGTTCGATGCTGCGTTCACTCCGCCAAGCCATGACCGCTAGGGTAGTGAAGATCACCATGGTTGAGGCGGCCGCCATGATCACAATGTTGCCCATACCGGCGTTTAAGTAGTGACTGACGCTCACGTAGACGATCAAACCTATCGCCGCCGGTACGATCAAGGCAATCACTGGCGCGACACGCGGGGATACGCGCACAAACGACATGACAATCAAGCCAGCAACAACAGCCAGGTTGATCCCCATGATCATTGTTGGGGGGATCATGGGCCCAAGGATGAGGGCAGTTAGGGTGGCGACAGCCATCTGTGCGGCCACCCAACCTATGACTCGTTTGTAGACTGGGGTGAAGGATGAGTCTATGACCCCTGTTGTGTCGGTGAGTGCACTCATAGGTGTTCTCCTAGGTTTCGTTGGGGTTCGTGAAAGTTCTCTTGTATGGTATAGGAATATTGGCTTGCGTCAGGTTATTCCCCATGGCACTACTGTCAGTGCAGCCAGGTCTAGGGGGTACTGCCGGAGGAGGGCGGCGGAGTGACCTTTAGTGTGTGCGGGTCTTGTCATGAGACAGCCGTATTAGGGTGGTGCTAGTGCTTGGGCGGGTTTGGTAGGTGTACGTCGAACGACTCCATGAGGTTCAGCATCTCCTCAGTGGTGACGACCCTGCCGACAATGACAGGCCACCTTTTTCGGTATTTGCGGATCCCGGTCAGGGACAGAAGTTGCTGCGCGAACCGTCTCCCGTCGTACCCGGCGACCTTTCTTCCGCTGCCGCGACGGCCGGTCTCAATGTCCTCTGGGACTACGTTGACTTCACTGATCGGGCCGATGCTCTCAGCGACCCTGGTGATGATGTTCTCAACTTCAAGGTTCCCTGACGCCTCCAGGAGATTCACCATGTCAGACAGAAGCATCTCGATCTCGTAGCCACTATCATCCTTGACGATCTCCCACAGGTCATCCAACGCCTTCTGAGACAAGTGTTTCTGGAGAGTCTTCGCGGACGTCTTGAGTCTGCTGGCGTGCAACTGGCGGTCCAGGTCGGACTCCACATAGAACAGGTGGTTTCCAGACACCTGCATGACGGTACCGCCTACCTCGATCTCATACATGGACACTGGCACGTGCTCAGGGTAGGCTCTGGCGACCTGTTGCCATCTTCCACCAGTGGTTGCAACCTCGTCCCCCTCCTGAAGGTCACCAAAAGACCTCAACTCATAGGTGTAGTTGTCGTCCTCCTGAAGAACCTTGCCCGCATGGGTGCCCAAGTGCTGGGTGAGGTCGCCCGGATTTCCTGTAGTCTGATCGGCGGGGGTGACTGGTTGACTCAAAGTTTTGTCCCTTCATTTAGTTGCACAACTACTGGTTCACAACACGAACCGTACCGGAAAGTGGTGTGGGAGGTACTTGTCGTATATTGTCATGCTACCCTGGATTTGTCAAACAGAGTACAATGTGGGCATGAATTGTGAGGCCCGCAAACCATAGGCGCAAAGAAGCAACTAGGATTCTTTACCTCGTCTTGGTTTGCGGGCCTCACCAGAAGGGCTAAGTTAGAGGCTACTCATTCCCCTCACTGTCGTCAACGCCCTCAATCTCAAGGGTGTCCAGGAGGAGGTCAGTCATCTTCTGCTGCTCCTCATCGGACCGCATGTCGAACGTACCTATGTCGATACCGTCGGCATACACGGTCACAGACTCGACGGATGTGTCTGTGTCGTGGTACGCCTCGAAGACGACCTCTGTGTTGTTGCCGTTCAGAGACACGATAGTCTCTGAGTCAACCTTGTCCACCTGGTTCGGCCAGGCGTCCACGTACATGTCTACTAGGGTCTCAGTGAAAGTTGCCATGATGATGACCTCTCCTTGTTGGCTGTCTGGTTTTGCCACTCGCCTGGAGTTATTACTTCTCCCGGACAGTGACAGTCACCTTCCTTTTACCAAACAATTTATCGAACTGTTCCTGAGTGATGTCGCCCGCCTCTAGACATGTCCTCGCTAGGCCCTCATTAACCTTCCGTTCTACCACTGAAACCTTCTTCAGTTCATCCTTGGACAGGTTAGCAACTGCGGCACTTTGGTTGACTTTCATGGTGTTGGTGACGATCAGACCGTTGCCCTTAGCGCGTGCAGGAATGTAGGTCGGGTTACCGGTCTTGTTCTCGTCTCGGACAACATCTTTCATTGCTGAGTTCATCTTGTCCTTACGGTTCCTGATGTCACGTTGGGTCTCACCGAAGGATGCCTTAGCGTCGGAGTACACCTGGGACAGGTTCTCCATACCTGACTCTAGTTTCTCCTTGTTGGTCTCTCCCTCCAGTTCCGTGTCAGCCTCAACGACATACTGGCCGACAATGCGCTCACGTCCAATGATGACGTCAATCTTGGAGGACTTTGTGGTGATGTCACTCAACTGCTCCTTGGAAAGGTGCTCGCGGGCCTTGTCAATGTCAACCTTGAGTTCAGGCTTGGTGAGTTTCCTCTGGAGGGGCTTCGGGAGGGTCGCCAGGAAGTCTTCATCTACCTGCCCGTCCTTGATGTTGACGATGACCTTGTTGTCGTCGTTCTCAACCTCGTAGCGTGTGGCCTTAACGTCGTCCCTGGAGGCGAAGTCTTCAATCTGCTTCACCAACTTATCCCGTTCCTCTTTGACTCGCTTTTGCTTCACATAGTCGTTGAGGTAGTCGTCTGACGTGAACTCTTCAGCGTTTTCTCCTTCACCCTTGGAGAACTTGCCACTCGCTAGAACAGTGTCGGCGTCTCGGACTTCCTGAAGTAGGTGAGGGTTGTTTTGCTTGTCGGCGTACTCGCGGGCCTTGTTCAGGCGCTCTTCTGCGATCTTCGGGTCTCCGCCCTTCAGGTCGTAGCGGTCGCGGTGGAACCGTTGGCGTGTTGACTTCCTGGTCCTCTTCGCCAGATCTTCAACCACCTTGGCTTCCTGCTCCGTGATCACGTGGTTGTTACGGAAGATCTCGCCCGGCTGTAGTTCAACCATTCCGCGGCGGCGGCGTGGGCGGTAGATCTGGGCGAACGGGCCGTGCTTCGTTTCTAGGCCCTCACGGATGATCGCCTCAACTTCTTCCTTGGTGTCACCGTGCAGGAGAGGGTTTCGTGGGCAGCGGCGCTTTGTTGCGTGACACTCGCGGACCTGCCCTGTCGGGGTCGCATGGTATCTGACTGGTTGTGCCTGTTCGCTCATGGTTCCCTCCTAAGGGGAAGGTTGGGTGGAGATTGTGTATACGCCTGTTTTTCTAAAGCGTGCAAACATGTAAACAACCGGCGCACGTACAGAATCCATTACGTGCGCCGGTTGTTACTGTATGTGGGGGGGCTACTTCTTGCTGGTCTTCTTTGGCGGGTAGTACCTTTCGAGGTCTTCCTTGGTGACGTCTGGTGCGTTGTAGGAGTCAGCGAGTTCTTTCAGGTCCGCTGGGGCTACCCTGCTCAGGCTTGAGGTAAGTAGTTTCTTGGGGGCTGTGTGCTCCTTGTTGTACTCTTCCAGGCCGTTGAATCTTCCTTCTTCTCCGACCCGAATATAGCCGCTAGCAGTGTCTCCTGTTGCCTTATCTGTCTTGACGACAAAGATACCCTTGTCGTCCTTACCTATCTTGAATGTGCTCATGCTGTCTTCATCAGTGAGGACATCCTGGACTCGGGCTTTAGCGATGTTGAGGCGATTTTCCTTCTCACGTCTGAATGACTCGACATCGCTGTCAATGAACTCGTCGATGTGGGCGGGGTAGTTTGTCATGCGCACATAGGGGAGCCGGTCGTACCGGTTCTGGGCGACAGCCACATCCCTTTCTCTCTCGTACATGCGACGCATTTCCTGTCTGACGCCCTTCTTCTTGAGGACGCTTTCTAGCGTGCCGTCGATAGCGTTCTTGATCACGGCGTCACCAGCGCGGTCTACTGTCACGACGGCTGCCGCCCTCCTGGGGTGGTCGTCCCTGGAGACATGCATTGTTATGGTGTCAGTGTTCGGGTCGTATTTGATGCTGTTGGCGTTGAGGCCACCATGTGCTGCGCCACCTTCATCGAAACTTGCGTCCCTGATCGCCTTTTTCATGTACGTGCGCTGACTGTCTCTGAGGCTCTTGGCCTGACGTAGCCTGTACCCTCGCGCACCCTGGATGGCTTCATTGTGTGCAGCCACCGTGTTCAGGACACTGGTTATGACGTATGGGCCGTAGTCTGAACGGTTGAAGATGCGTTTCTCGCCGGTGCTGTCTTCAGCGACTATCTGGTCGTACCCCTTGGGTCCTGTGACGGTGTACTGGGTTTCCCCTTCAAAGGTGTCGATGGAGAACTGGGAGCCGATACTGGTTGGCGGGAAACTGACTTTGAAGTCTCCGTTGCGGTCCAGTCCTTCTGCCAGGTGCCCTTCTGTGGGGGTGCTGACTCCGCGGTCTTTCCTGATCTTCTTAACCCTTGCTAGTGCTTCAGAGTCTTTGTCCTTGTTGTTTGTGCTTGCAGTGCCGAACATGTCCCCGTTGGAGTGAGCGTTTGCCATGATGCTGACAATACGGTCGGTATCTCCGGCCTCAGCGTGCGGGACGTTCTGATTCCTCCATCTGCACCTGTCCGGGCCTTCACAGTCCTCCATTTTATTCGTCTTCGGGCTGAGGTGAACATACTTCTTTGCCATGATCCGTTTTCTCCCTGATTACGCAGATGGTCTTTGAGGTTTTCCTGTGATGGTTTCTAACCCGAGTTTTGAGGTTCTGTGTGCTTCACTGGCCGGGTTTGATGCCTTCCCACCAGACGGCTTCACTGGCCTGGGCGGATCGTGGGGCGTCAAGCACTGACTGGTTTCGTGACCCACGGAACCTGAGGCTGGTGTCTCGCTGTTCCAGGATGAATCTGCCGTCAACGAGTACGTCCACGTCTTTGAGGACGGCTATCTTTCTGGAGTCTGCTAGTATCTCGTGCAGGTAGAACCCTGACCAGACCCAGATAGTTTTGGTGTTCCCGAACTTGGCCCGGAATGCTTGCACGAGTTCTCTGGTGGCGTCGATGTTCTCGAAGGGTTCGCCACCAAGGATGGAGAGCCCGGCGATGCCTGTTTGCGCACAGTCGTCGAGCACCATTCTGATGGTGTCTGTCGTGAAGGGGTCTCCCATGCGCGGGTTCTGGGCTGTGGCGGACCAGCATCCTTTGCATTTGAATGAGCACCCGGACAGGAAGATGGAGACGCGGATGCCGGGGCCGTTGGCGATGTCGAATTTACTGTACCCGATGTACCTGGTCATGTTAGGTGGGTTCACTTCCTTGTGTATGAATAGGGTGGTTGCGTCTAGGGTGCGGGGCGTTCCTGTGGTGGTAGAGGAACCTGAGCAGGGTGCCCCTTGGTGAGATGACGAAGCATGCCGCCTGAGTGGTTTCAGTGCTGGCATGCTTCGCGTTTTGTCATATGGTAGGCAATCTGCCGCCATCTTTAGGGCGCCCCTGGGGTTAGTTAGGTACCCGCCAAGATGCAGGAGTGTTCCGGCTTTGAGATGGTTGGGTTCAGGCCTGAGAGTGGAAGGTACGGTGGAGGACGTCCAACTGCTGCTCATGTGTCAGTTTGACGAAGTTGACGGCATAGCCGCTGACACGGACAGTGAGGTTCGGGTAGTTCTCAGGGTGCTCCATCGCGTCCTCAAGAGTGTTGCGGTCGAGCACGTTGATGTTGGCGTGGTAGAGACCTTTCACTCCACCGTTTTCCTTGCGCTGTGCCTTCATGGATGCTAGGCGTTCCTCATATGTGGGCATGTCTCTTCCTTCGTGCTGTTTGTCGCCAATTGTGACTTATTGGCATTATATCGCCTGAGATCGTGTCACGCAACCCTGTTTCTTGGGAACGCGGACGAGGACGGGAGTGTCGGTGGATAGTGACTTGCCTCCACCTGTGGGCCCGGCGACGAGACCCTGTGGGGATGCGCCAGAGATGTTTTCAGCGACTTTGATTCCGTACTTGTCTGCGAGGGCTTTCTGCTCACCGGCTAGGTCAAACCCGATGACGTGCTCAATCTCTCCGGTCTCAGGGTTTGGTAGTTCCAGGCCGCCGTCGATACCTAGGCCGATAGGGATGAATGACTTGGCGATTGCTTCCCCGAGGACGTAGTGCTCACTGAATGGTGCGATGACTGGTAGCGGGGGTACGGCGTACATGGTGAGAATGTCTTGGTCATAGTCCCAGCCCGGTTTCTGTGGGTCGCGATTGTCTGGGACAAATGTGCGCACCTGCCCGAATCCCTGGTTGAACTGTCGGAGGAATGCGTCTTCTCCCATTTCCCCGTTGAATGTGTGTGGGATCGTGAACGTAAGTCTTAGTGGTTTGACGAGTTGATCCCATTCTAGGACGGTGACGATCTCACTGGGGTTGGTTTCCGTGTTGCCGAGTTTAGACTTGGCGATGTTGACCATCTTGGTGATAGCTTTCTTGCGGGCCTCCATGACGGGTTTTGCGGTGGATGATGCGAACCCGATAGCACTGTAGAATGTGAATCCTCCGGCGGCGAGCATCCACCATGTGGCGCCGAATGCAGGGGAGACGAACATGATGAGCCCAGCAGTGAGGATCCCGAAGAACGCCTGCTTGTTGGTGATGCCGCTCTCCGGTACCTTCTCGTCCTTGCTGTCCTGGCTGTCGTCCTTCTTGCTTCCTGACCTCAGTAGTCGTGTGTCCTCTTTGAGGAGGAAGTTGAGGCGTTCCCAGGTGGTGACGGACAGGGGGACGATGTTGGATGGGTCTTTGCTGGAGTCTTTAAGAGTGCCCTTCTTTTTCTTGAGGGTGGCTCGTTCTATCTTTTTCTCGGTGACGAGCCGGTTGTGGGCGAATAGGAACAAGGCCATGAGGGCGGGCATGCCGATGATGTAGCCTGCTGCTAGGGCGCCTACTGTTGTGTACATGCATGCTCCTTAATACCTGGCGATTGCGTGTGTTCTCTTTGGTGGTGCGGTATGTGTTTAGTTACTGTGCGAAAAGTGCGGTGCGACTGGCACCCAGTGTCACATCTTGGTGACTGTGATGGTGTTCATGATGGCTTGTGCGGCCTGATCACTGTTAGTGGTTATCATGACTCCGGCCCCATCGCCGGTTGCTATGACGACGGCTGGTGTGCGGCTGCCAGTGGAGTCTGTGATGATGTTGAGGGTTCCAGCGAGAATGGCGTTCTCCTTGGTGGTGGCCTTCCAGCCTGCCGCCCCGTCGAACAAGCGTGAGTGCACTGTGTCCCTGAGTGTGTAGATGCGACCTTCAGCCTTACCTGCTGTGATAGTTCCAGAGTAACAGAAGTCGGTAGGCTGGGTGACAGTGCATGCCTCTTGTCCGCTGGTGGCTTTTGCCTCCTTAAGGTTTAGGGTGTAGCCACTGCTGAAGGTGATGGCCGTGTCGGTGACGTCTGCGCGCACCCCTGAGGCGGCTGGTGCTGGTTGATCTGGTAGAGCCTTGGTGACCGGGTTCTCGATAGTTCCAGCGTCCCACTGAGCGTCAATGGGGGGCTGTGTGGCGGTTGCTGTAGTGGCAGGCGTGGGGGTGGGTTTGGCGGGGCGGGATGCCAGGTATCCGATGAAGATGATTCCAGCGAACAGGAGGACGAGCAGGGCTATGATGGCAGCCCGAGTGGCTTTGCGTTTGTTCTCCTCGACGCTCAGGTAGTCGGTGAACCTGGTTGCGCTTTTTAGAGTGGGGTCGCCAGTCTCCTTGAAGATGTCCGTGAATCTGGGGGCGGATACTTCCTCCCCAGCCTCAATCTTGTCAACATCTGTTGGCGGAGGGGGTGGTGGTACCTGACCCTCGTCATTCGCATCAAGTTTTGGGGTGGGGGCAACCCTGTCTGCAAGCCACTTCGGCAGCACCTTGTCCACGTCAATTTCCACGCCGACTCCTGTCCCCTAACTCGTTAAACCCTGTGGGCGTATTGTCGTCCATTAGTGTATCAATCATATCGCCTCATGTGTATTGCACTATTGTCGAATACCAATCACGTGGGAACATCTGTGGTCTCCAGGGTTTGGTCGGACAGAGTAGTAGGTGGCCCAGGTGAGAACGAACTCCCTGGACCACCTACTGCATTCACGCGCGCTCAGATCGTGGGATCAGAACGGTGGGGTTTCATCATAGTTTCCACCGAACCCGAAACCACTCGCTGGGGGCTGGGGCTGCTGGAACTGCTGCTGCGGGGCGCCCTGGTAACCATTTCCACCGCCACTCTTCTGCTGGTAGCCACTACTGCCCTGGCCGGGCTGGCGCTCCGAGTGCGCTGGGTCAAACTGGAGGTTCAGGCAGAACTCGTCCACAGAGATATAGAGTCGCCCCTCCTTCATCTCACCAGTTTGCTTATCCTGGTAGTCAGGAGACTTCTTAAGCGAACCAATAACAGTGATGTATTCGCCTTTGCGGCATGATGCGGCAGCATTCTCTGCGGGTCGGTTCCACACCTGGCAGGGCATAAAGATGGTGTAGTCATCGACATACTTACCGGATGCCTGATCCTTACGTTGAACCGTGTCGGCCAGGGTGAAGTTCCAGACCTGCTTGCCACTTGGGGTGGTCCGTAGTTCCGGGTCCTTGGTGACCCGACCTGTGAAGTCAATCCTGTTGCGACCGAAAGCCATACGTTTCTCCTTGTTGTGTTATTGTCCTAGTGTTTTGCTCAATGTATGGCTTGAGCATGACTTCACCCAGGTCGGGGAAAGTGCCTGGGCATTAAGTCTGCACATATTATACCAGCCCCCTGTGATAGACGCCATAGTTGTATACGTTTCGTTACTTACTGGGCTGGGGCCATGAGGCGGGGATAGTCACGCCATCGGGGATCGCCGGGGGCTGCGGCTCGACTGGCTTCTGCTGATCCAGGATCTCTGGTCTCGCTGGTGGCGTGGTGCATCCCGGTGGGGGTGCCGGGATGTCGCCACTGGATCCTCCAGGCGTGGGTGTGGGTGTCGCTGCCGGGGCGGGTGTGGGGGCTGGCATGACGGTACCTGGTGTGGGGTTAGGGCTGGCCGATGGTGTGGGTGACGCGGACGGTGCTGGTAGTCCTCTCTGGGTGGCCTCCTCTTGCTTCCGTTTCCAGGCGTCGCCGTACTGTGTCTGCCACTTCTTCAGTTCCTCGTTGGCAGTGTTGCAGGTTAGGACCTCACGGTCATAGGTGGTTTTGGCGGCCTGTTTACGGTCGTCGAAAGTGAACCACGAGTTGTGCTCATCGACATATCCTCGCCAGGATGACTCGATGAGGCCTCTTTGGGTGGTGAGCCAGGTCCACTTCTCGTGTACAGCATCCACTTGGGAGACGTATCGGTTCCAGGAGTCCGCCTGTGCCAGGTAGGTGATCATGGACCCGGAGTAGTAGTGCCGGTTCTTCATGTAGTCTGTGGCCCGCTGATCCGCCTCGTTCTGAGCCTTGGTGACAGCCTCGTTCTGGGTCTTAGCGAGATTCTGCTCATCATAGGTGGGGGACTTCTGGGACGACCATGCCCATCCGCAGCCCGGGCCAGAGGTGTCCTTGATGGGGTAGGTTGCGTGTGTAATGAAGTCGTCCACATCGTTCACGATGTCTGGGTGTGTGGGCTTCTGCATCTCCTTGGGAAGTTCAGGGAATCCCTGTGGTAGTGGACCTTCCGGCTGCTCAGCGTCAGTGTCAGCGATGTCCTTCAACTGCTGTGCGATAGGGGTGGCATTGCCTTTGATGGTGACCTTGGTGTGGACCACCTGGGTTCGCTTGTATCCACTGTAGGCGCTTGGGGTGTAGTAGAACGAGCGGGTGGCGTCCTGATCTGTGGAGATAAGGGCTGCGCACTGGGAATCGTTGAGAGTGGCAGGGACACGCGCAACATAATGGGCGAGTAGCCGATCCCGTAGCCCTGTGTCCTTAACTGCTACCCCTAGGATGGTGTCACCTGCTGTGATGAGGAACCCGCCGTCGAACTTGTATGCGTTGACGCCGTTATCCTTGGTGGTTGCTACCTGCTCCATGTTCTGTAGGCAGTTGGCCCATACGCCATCCTTGTAGGTGGTGAACTGTTTGGCTGCCTGCCCGGCCCCGAAGACCTGGACAGTGACAGTGACGTCCTTGCCAGTAGTATCATAGGCGGCTAGAACAGTACTGGGCACCTGCTCCTGTTTGCAGATGTCATCGGGTAGTGGGTGCTTGGGGGTGCTGGATGTTCCGGGTGTCCAGTCCTTGATGTTGTCAGGGTTTTCTGCGACAAGTGCTTTCGCCCATCGCATCCCTGGGGAGTCAACGGCCTGGATGTCCTGGTAGGGGCTGTTTTTTTTGGGGGCGGCCGTGATGGCCCGGTAGGATGCGTTACCCTGGCTGGTGGTGACAGCAACCATGACGATTGCCGCCATAGTGAAGGCCGCATACACAAGCCACTTGTCCATGAGCCAGCGAACTACAGGTACCCGGACGTCTGGGTCATCCCTGTACTCTGAGTACTTGCGTGTCTGCCTGCTGGTCCTCACGTGGTCTCCCTAGGGGTTTCAGGTAAGTGATTCTAACCCTCAGTGTAACATTTTCTCAGTCGCCTGTGTTGTTGTTTGCCTCTTTGGTATCTTGGCCTGCCTGGTTGGCTGGATTCTGATCACCGCTGCCTGCATCCTGGTTGGCCTGGCTTTCCTGGTTGTCATCTTCCTGTTTCTTGTGGTTGTCTTGATGGCTGGTTCCGTCTCTGTTCGGGTTGGCTTGTTCCTGGTTCTGCTGGGTGTAGGTGTTGGGGGCTTGCTTCTGCCTGCTGGTCCCTGAGTTGTTGCTGCTGTCGCCTGGGTTGGGGTTTTCTTTATCTTGGGTGCCTTGTTGGGTGATGGACTTGCTGTCACTGTCTGGTTCTGTGGTGGGGGCGGTCTGCTCTGTCCGGCTGGGCGGCATGGTGTTGTCTTGACTACCGCCCGCACTAGGGGTGCTGCTGGTGGCACCTTGGGTGTTCTCTGTGGCGCTGGATAGGGTGCTTGGTGCAGCAGATGCAGGGGTGTCTCTCACAACATCACGATAGACGATACGCTCCGTGTCCTTGCCACCCATGAGGTAACTAGCCCCAACGGCGATGAGTGTCATAGAGAGGAACATGATGGCCCACCGGAAGCATGTCTTCACGGTTCTGGGGTTGGCTCTTGTGACCCATGCTGACATCTTGGAGACGACGGCTGCTGCCGCTTTATCGCTAGTTGGCAACCCCTTCGTGACGTCTTGACTTGCCTGTGGAAGAGAATTGGCTGACTCTTCTGGCCCGGTCACGTCCAAGATAGTGGTCTCATTGGGGGTTGCGTCTGTGTCCCCCAGGTTGTTACTGTCACCGACAGTGGGGACCTCCTGGGTGTCTTCAAGGTCCTGTGGCTGGTCCTTAATGACTTGTGCGGTTCTGCGGGCTGTTGCGGCCACAGTCCTGGTGGTTGCTGACAAGATCATCCGGTATGCCTCAGAGGCAAGAGCGGTGATGACAGAGGCGGCCCCGACGAGAACGAGACTGTTCACGTATCCGGCGAGGTGCGAGGATATCAGGGCGACAGTGACTGCCGCCAGTGCGGCACCAAGGGTCTTGATGATGTTGATGTTGGAGTTTTTGATGATGGAGGCTATCTTGTGTCCCATAGTGCACTTGTGGTGGTTGTCTCTCAAAGTGGCGGATTGAAGGGTTTAGGGCTGGGCGTGAAGTTAGGGCTGGAGACCACCATTTCTGGTAATGTCTCCAGCCCCACTGCCGGTTTTGCTCCTTTAAGGTACTATATCACCTTGTCAGAACAAACCTGATACCTCACTCGGTTGTGGACCGCACGAAGTTGATGACTATGTTCGTGGCGACCCAACTTGGGTTCTCTGTCCCGTCGATGATTGTGCCGTCAATCGTGTTCTTTGTGCCGGTACCGGTGTTGTCACGGAACAGTGTGCGAGTGTCCCTGGCTTGGTCGGTTCCGAAGGAAGCGTAGCACTTGCCCTCAATGGGGGTGACCTTGTCTACCATGTCGGTTGTGTGAGGTGTGCTGGTCCCGCCTGCCCGGTTGAACCCGAGGGTGACGGGGAACCTGGTAACGACGTCTGGGGCGTACTCCCACTTGAAGTTAAGGACCTGTGGTTTACCTTCCTCGGACGCCCAGGATGCGTTAGCGTCGAACTGGTTGTAGAACCCGTCGATGACGCTTCCTGTGCTGTTGCTGAAGGTGCCCTTGGACCAGTTGCGTTGGGTGACGGCCTGTGCGCCCTTGCCGTTGAACACGTTGACCTTCTGGTTGCTGTTGCCTTTGGCGGTGAGTGTGAACTTGCCGCCGTTAGCCCCAGTGATGTCTGGGGTGCCTTCCACCCAGCGTGATACTGTGGTTGTGAGGGCTGCGTGTCCGTTGTACCTTACAGTGTCGTTGCTCTTCGGGTACCATGTGTCCAGTCGGATGCCGCGTGGGTTGTTGTCGCGGAAGAACTCGAAGGAGTTGGTTTCTGTCTTCCCGTTGTCTGCTGATGCCCCGTTCAGGCCGATGGAGGTTGCTCCTGAGGTGCCGTGGTTGTTGATGGCGTCGTTGGCTTTGCTTGCGCCCTGTGATGGGTCTGCTGATGGGGTGCAGTCGTATGGGCACTCCTTGTCGTAGAACCCATAGGTGCCGGTTGCGGCTGCCGCAGCGTTCGGGTTGGACTTGTCGCCGAAGTCAGGGTGCGTGGGTTGCTTGTCGTACCTCTGTGTCTGTGCGACAGCGGAGATGCCGTGCTCGGGGTCTCCCTGGCTGACGACCTGGGCCGTGGTGCCGCTGATGAGGGCGTCGAATGCCTCCTTGTTGCAGTGCACGCTGAGCATCTGGTAGAAGCCCACGTTTTGTGGGGTCTGTGTGGCCTTAGCGACTGCTGTTGGAGTCCATGAGGTGCCAGCCTTCTCCCACTTGGTACAGCCGTTGGGCTGCCATGGGTTCCAGGTGCCCCAGTATGAGTTCCAGGTGCGTTTCTCTGAGCAGGTCCGCTTCATCGTGTCGGTGCGGGTCCGTTGGAAGTCGATCTTCGCGGTCACCTTGTGCTCAGATACGTTGAGGATGCCGCCCTTGGCGAACGCGGCCTGGTTCTTCGCACTCAGGGTGACGGCGGACTGTGCGTTCCCCTGGTCCTGGCGCGTAAGTTCGTTGGCTTTCGCCTGTGCCTGGGCTACGGTCATCTTCCCGACGTCCTTACCCAGGGTGTCGTACCACTTACCGAAGTTGGTTTTCACGCTAGCGGACTGGGACTCGTAGTCGCCTCCGCCTGGGTACTGCCCCTCTACCTTGACTGGGGTGACACTGGTGACATAGGCATAGGTGCCGGACACGCTGGCCTTCTCGCCTTGGGACTTGTGGTCCCACTCGACGTGGCTGCGGTGCTGGTCGGGTTGGAGGAACGCGCCACCGCAGATGACTGTGTACCCTGGTCGGCTGTCAACCTTGTTGCCGTTCTTGTTACGGTCCCATGCGCGGAACTGGTTGTACTCGGCCCCTGTCGGCGGTCTGCCTGAGAATGTCCATGGGGAGTTGATGGTGTAGGAGACGCTGTTGTGTGGGCCGTGCGTGTATCCGTTCCAGTTGTTCACCCAGAATCCGCCCTGGTTGTTTGTGTGAACCCACCAGATAACGTTTGAGCGTTTGCAGATGTTGATGTCTGCGCCGGATGCACGCAACTTACTTTCGAAATCGCGTCCCTGGGCGGCTTTGCTCTGGAACACCTGGAAGGCGTTGGATCCAGTGGCGGCAGCCCAGTACGCATAGGAGACGGTGCCTCCGCCCGCGCCACCACCGATACCGCCGGAGTTGTCTAACGCGAGCGCTGGAGACGAGGCCCCTAGCATGGTGAGGGCGGCAGCAAGTAGGCTGACGAGGCGTGTCCTGCTGAAAAGTCTACTTTTTCTCATCTCAGTTGTCCACCTTCAGGGTTGCTGATTCGATCAGGACCCTGTGACTTGATCCGTTACTGTTTTGTTGGGACGCTGCTGGTACGAGGTTGAGGGTGAGCGTCCCGGTCCTCTCAACTGTTTTCTGGTCCTTGGTCCACGCCGTGTACTTGATGTTGGCGGTATAGACGGCCGTGTACTGTTGGGTTTCCTCGTTGTAGTTGAAGTCGATGCTGCTAGTTTGGATTCGACCGTACCAGCGTGCGACGTCGGTGAGGTTGTAGCCGCCACCGTAGTTGTCTGAGCCCCAGTCGGCCATGACTGGCACGTACTCGTTGTAGGGTTTCCCCGTGTTGGCTTCTAACCAGTTGGTGGTGAACATGTCACTGATGATGGAGGTGTCGAACTGGGTGTTTGCCCGGTACTCGGGGTACTGGTAGTTTTCCCAGCCTCCGAATGTGGGGTTGAGTAGGCGTTCCAGGGTGGTGCCGACCTCTGTCTCGAACAGTTCCTTCGTCCAGTAGGCGTACATTGGGTTGAGGGAGCCGTCTTCTAGTGTTACTTTGTCCTGATCGGATGTGTAACCGGCTGCCTCTGAGGGGAGTGTGCTGGATGCGAGGGCTAGGGTTCCGTTGTCGAGTTTTCCTGCCTCGATGCTGGTGCGGATGGTTTCAAGGAACTTCTGGGTGTTCCCTTCGTTGCTGGTCTGAGTCTTGTAGTCGTCTGCCTGCCAGTTTTCGTGCTCGAAGGGGATCTGGTTGGTTTTTGCGAAGTTCTGATCTGCTCCTGGGGCTCCAGATGGGATAGCGCTACTTGCCTTAGCCTTGGTGTCAGTGGTGGCTGTGACGGTGCTGGCGGGCGGAACCTTCCCGCCTTTGACAGTGGGAACGAGGAATATTCCGCCGACGATGAGGGCGATGGCTACCGCTCCCCCGATGGACACGTAGATGAGGCGGCGACGCTCGTTTTTCTTCTCGTTGGCGATGATGCTGTCGTCGTCTGTGCTGTCGCCGGTCACACTGATTGCCTCCAGCATGTCGTCTGTTGACTCACTACTGGAGGTGAATGCGGTGTCCTTGTTGGTGCTCATTGCGTGGCCCTGCTGTCAGTATCCTATGAATTGCTTGAAATCTGTCTGAATATCGAAAACCCCGCACCTGCTGGCACGGGGTTTTATTCAATGGCTAGCACGATTGGGTTACATAGAAAGTGCTCCAATTGTAACGAAAGCGCTCACTACTATTGGCATAGCAAAAATGACCCTGGCTTTTGTCATTACCTTATTGTAGTCACCCTCGGTCATTTCCTTGCGGGCACGTTCTGGTTTCATAACCCTATGTCCAACGGAGGCGAACGCCCGTCTTGTGGCTATGGTGGTAACGGCAGCAAGAACCCCCATAGACAACATGATGTAGACGACCCCGTAAGGTAGGCCCAGATACCACGGAAACAGTGACATAGCACCCAGGAGAGACTTGTGGTTGTCAACACTCATCCTTGATCCCATGACTCCGGCGAGGATGACGGACAGGACTAGTGAAACCAGTGCGACTACCCCAACCCACATGGCTGTGTCCTGGTTACCGGAGGCGTAAGCCATACCTGCCTTGACTGCTGCTAGGATGATGACGATGCCAGCGTAGTTGAGCATGCCGACGCGGAGGTACCTGGCTGTTAGCAGGGCCACCAGCAGGGCGGGGAACTCGAATGACAGGACAGTCAGGGTGTCAGAGAACATGCGCGGCTTTCTAAGGTAACTGGGTCAACAGGTGTAGATGCTAGGGCGTGGGGAGTCAGTGGTGAATGGCGGGCCAGTCAAGACGGCCTGGGGTTGTGATGGTGCTGTTAGTCCCGGTAGAAGGAGTCCAGGAGGCTGTCACCCTCCCCGTCGTCCTCGGTGCTGGCCGTGTAGTAACTCTGCTCGTCCAGGAAATCAGCCAGGCTCTCCTCTGGTTGAGCGAAGGTGGCGTTGGACTCAAGCATCTCCATGTCTTCCGGCTCACCCAGGTCAGGCAGTCCCGCGTGCAGTAGGGTGGTGACGCCTTCAGGTGAGTGCGCCGTGTTCATGGCCTCATCCTGTAGTGTGGACAGTTTCTCTCTGAGGGCAGTGTTCTCATCCCTCAGATCCTCGTTCTCGCGCGACAGGACAGACACCTGATCGCTCAGTCGCTCGTCCACAATCTGCTCATAGCCCTCAGCGGACCGACCTGACTGTAGGCGCTCATTCTCCTCGCTGAGTTTCTTCACGAGAAGGCGTAGTTCCATGACCTCGTTCTCCAGATCTGCCATGGACTGGGTGGGCATTATGTTGATCCCGTTGGCTATTTCTGCGTCGTAGCGGGCGTTGTAGGCATCGACTTGCAGCCTGTCCACGGTGGAGGCGAGTTGCGCGATATGCTCGTTGCGTAGTTTCAGCAGTCTTAGGTACTCGGAGATTGTGTCCTTGACTCGGGCGAACAGTGAGTCAACCTCAGACTGGTCGTACCCGTACCCCTTAGGGACCATGACGCTGAAGTCAACTTCGTCCAAGTCCTCAGGCAGCAGAACGAACGGCTCCAGGTCGAACGTCTCCGGGATGCGCATCACCTCAAGGACGTCCTGAATCTTTCCTTCCCTGGCTTTCAGCACTGGGCCGCTGTTGGTCTCGCGGTAGCGGCTGTTGAGCGTGTTGATCGCATTGTCTTGGTCGTTGTCGTCAATGGAGAAGACGCTGTGGGCGGTGCTAATAGTGGGCTCATCCTCATAGTCCACCTCATCCTGTGAGTGACTGACATCCTGCTTTATCTGGGTGCTGGTTGTTTCACTGCCACCAGCGTCGCGGAATCGGTTCAGCATATCTGAGAAGAGGCCCATAACCTGCCCTTTACACGGAAAACCTTGGTATCATGCGGCAATATCGGTCAAACTATTTTTCTGCGGCCGCATCCTGTATTTCTTTCCAGGTCATTTCCGTGCGTACCCCAGTCACATCCTGAATGTACTGGATCCAGCCCATGATGTAACGGTACCTGACCTCATTGTAGTCACCGACCTTCCAGAACCGTTCCATAGCGTCGAAATCTACGAGACCCATGATCTCCTCAGGGTAGAGGATCGCCGCCTCATGGCCCGCCTCAGTCATCATCCTGTGCGCCTCCATGAAGTAGTCCAGGTAGGCGACCTGCTCAATAACCCACACGTCCGCTGGCGTCATTCCTTATCCTCACTGCCGCCGCCACTTGGGGCCTGGTTCTTTGCCTTAGCGTCGGCCCGTCTTGGTTTACCCTCATCCATGATGCGATGGTACTCGGCCCTGTCGAATGCCTCCAGGTTCTTGTTCTTGACAGCATAGTAGGTGGAGTTGATGTCGGCACTGTACTTGACGCCTGTGTTCTGCTGGTACCAGACGATCCAGGCTGACACATAGGTCATGATCACATAGTTGTAGTCCTGTTTCATCCACGCTTCCTGGAGGGCGTCCTTGTCTACGATCCCATCGATCTCCTTGGGGAGTTTTGTGGTAGTTACCGTCCTGGGGTCTTTCTTTCCGCCTCGACGAGAGTTTTGGGCGGACTTGTGAGCATAAACGTCTTGGTGGACCATACTCATGGCGGCACGCAACTTAGCCTCGTTCTCTACGCGATCCTCCCTACCCTCAATGGTGCTCAGGTCCTCGTCACGCATGTCGTGGATCCCGCTGGCCCAACCCTCGGCTACAGTCCGACCGGCTGTCTCAGCAGTGAACCGCTTGTTGTAACTCTCTCGGATCTTCTTACGCTGCGCATCCTTACTCTTGCTGGCGTCGCGCCTCTGTGCCGCGGTCGGACGATTGAACGTGACCTCCTGAACATCGTCACCCATGCCGTCTTCAAGGCACTCGCGGCACACGAGGTTACCGTTCCGGTCGCGCCCCCCGATGAACTGTTGAGTGCCGTACTGATTCTGCTCATAGTCGAGTGGCTTACCGCATACGGCACAGTTCATCTCGGACACGAGGACGCCTTTCTTCCCGGCGGCAGCGGCGTGCGTGTCATAGGTTGTTCTCGCGTCCCTGAGCATCCCGGACCGGTAGGTCATGTCCTTAAACTCCTGGACCGCGCCAGCGCCCATGCCGCGCATGAACGATCCGCCCTCGCGCCTAGCCCCAACACCGCCCCCCACGGCGCTGGTTGCGAAACGACCAGATGTCTTAACCGGTGCCATAACAATGTTCTTGGTTCGGTCGGTGACTCTGCTGGCTGTGGAGGCCATGTTCACGCCACCGAACTGGACGGCAGCGAACATCTCAGTGATCTTCTCACGCCCCTTGAACATGACGACGGTGAGGATCATCAGAAGGGTGATCATCTTCCCCCAAGACAGGGTGTTCGCCATATTTAGGATGTTGTTGACAATAAGAATGTTGAAGACGAGCAGTATCCCAACCACGATGCGACTGAGCCCGGTCTTGACTGTGAGTTCTGCCCAACCTTTGAAAATCTCCCAGCCTCTACCTGCCCAGCAGGCCAGGAGCATGAACAGGGGCGCGAAACCGAGGAGTATAGCCAGACCTATCGTGTACACGGACGCCCACCCGGCAAACAGGGCCATAGATGCGCACACCAGGGCGGCTACCAGGATGGAGGACAAGGCGGACGTGTACCTGCTGGCGACACTATTCCCCACCCACGTATCCCAGTAAGGACTGACCTTGTTGGACTCCTTAGGGACCTTGTACGTGATCTCTTCGGCGTTGTCGGATGGTTTCTCCTTGGCGTCCTCCTCATCATAGTTAGCGAGAGCGTCAACAATCCGGTACCAGTCCCCAGCAACACTGTTGATTGGTTTCACTCTGGTGCCGTTACCGGATGTGACCCAGTGCGCATTCGTCTGCGTGGAGATCTGGTATACGCCCCAGTTGTGGATGCTTTTACCTTCACCCAGGGGGACTTCCGCGCTGCCAACCATGTCGTTGTTGCTGTTGCCGAGTTCCTGTGCGTTCTCTGGCGCCCACCCTGGCTTGTTGCCGTTGGCCCACAGGTTATTGATGTCGGTGCCGAATTGTCCTTCCGCCCACGGTTTAAGGAGGAGGACCTGCCACATTCGGCAACTGACCACGGACCGGATGTTCTGGGCGGCCTCATCCAGGACACCTTGCTCACTCTTCCCCTGAGACTCGATGATCTTGGAGTTGACTTGGCCGATGTCAGTGGCACACATGTCGTCGCCGCCCGCGATCTGACTGTTGAGGCTCAGGACCACCACGGACTGGAACCATACGATGGCTTTGTTCGGTAGTGTCATTGCCTGTGCTGGGTGCATGCCGACAACAATGGCGATAGCGAAGATCAGGAACGATCTTGCTACCGAGTTGAATGACTCACGGTAGCGTCCCTTGTAGACCCCATTGTAGATGAGGTAGGCTCCGGTCGTGAGGAACGCGAAGACCACCAGTGGCATGAACACACCATTGAACAGGTTCTTGAACATGCCCGACTGGCCGCCGATAACGTTATCGAGCCCCATGGTGTGTACGATATCGGAGAATGAGAACCCAACAAATGCGATAGTGACACTGACGATAAGTTTCGTGATGTTGAATAGCCCGTTGGCGACACTGTTCAGGGCCGTGGCGAGGATAGGTGCGGATGGGTTGGCCTGGAACTGCTGGGTGCGCACATCCTTGGAGTTCCCAATGTCTTCCCAGCCGCTACGCGGTTCCAGGCGACTGTCATAAAACAGTCCGGCTTTCGGGTCGTTCGGCTCCCCATCCTTTTTGCAGGAGTCAATAACGAAGTACTTCCACTCACCCTGGTAGGCACTGAACTTCATCCCAGCAACACCAAACCGGTCGTACGGGTTGACGTATTTACCGCCAGTGGGAGTCTTCCCGTCCCCGCTCTTCTGATCTCCGGCCTGTTTCTGGTCTTGCTGACTGCCTGACTGCTGGTTCGGTTGAGACTGCCCGTCACTTTCTGGGTCGAGACTGAACCCCAGGATCTCCTCATTGACCTTCTTGAAGTCTGTGCCGCTACTGCCAGACAGCATCCAGTTCAGGCCACCGTCCACGTCATCAATTCCACCAGTGATTGCTGACTTTGAGCGAAGATGGAACTGGAGGTCCTTCGACTGGCTGAACTGGTAGAGTTCCTTCGCTGACTCTGGTAGTACTTCACACATGAGCCACTGAGTCCAGTCCCCAGCCTGCACCTGTTGCTTCTCACGCACGTTGACAGCAGTGGACAAGCCAGCGAAGGTGAGCATGAGGACAGACAGCATTACCATGACGGTGGCGACAATGGTGCGCCTGTGCCTGGCACCGTCCTGTGCCCTACCCGCACCGTTCGGGGTCATGTAGGATGCCCCTTGCGGCTGCATGTGCCTGAGAATCATGTAGAAACATCCTCATGATCGACGTAAAGTGACTAACGTTGAAATATCCCTGCAAGTAGCACCAGAATAGGGACGAATCGAGGGAACCCACAGTAGCCTCTGACAGTTTTCCTCTAGATTCCTTTTTCTGTCCCTAGTCGCATGGTTGAGTCACCATGTCCCGCGTCTACTGGAGCGCGGGGCGCGGCTCATTCCTCTTCCTCCTCGCCCTTTTCGTGATAGGAGGGCAGTTCCGGCCCATAGATGTCACCCTCAACTGGGTCCATGTAGTCCGGTAGGCCCGTGTTGTCCTGATCCTTCTCAGGGTCGTATGCTGCGGCTGCGTCCATGAGTTCATGCAGGCTAGTCCTCATGCGCACCCTGTACTCCTCATTCTTGCTGGACTGGTACTTCTTGTCGAACTCCCTGGTGATCTTACGGACACCCTTCGTCCCGTCGATACGTTCACGATGCTTATCCTTTCGGGCATCCTTACGCCGACGTTCTGCGACCTTGCTCGGGTCAGAGGCGTCTTCGACTCTCTTCTCTGTGCGACGTACCAGTGCTTCCGTGTCTTTCGCACGGTTTTTAACTGGGCTTACCCTCCGACCTGGTTTGCCACCCATCTCCAGGTCGTCTGCCTTACGTCTCCGGTCGGCAAGTTTCTTCAACTTGCGTCCAGGGATCGTGATGTTAAGGTCCTTGGACGCGGACTCGAATGTTGGGGCCTCCGGTTTCTCCATGCGTTTCCCGGTTGCTGGGTCATACTTGAACGTCTCCATCTTCCCGGTCCGTATGTTCCGCTCCTCCTTGGTAGGTAGGGCGTCATAGGCGCGTGCGGCAGACTCATAATCCTTCCATACCTTCGTATCACGGTATGCTTCACGCTTGATGTCGGCCGCGTACTGGTCGTCAGCCAACTGCCGCCTACCGGCCTGTTTACCAGCCTGGGCGCCCCTTGAGAGCGTGTCCAGTGTCCTGTATCCGCGTCTCCTCTGCTGGTTGCGAAGGTTAGTGGTGTTAGTTCGCACACTGTCAAGGGCTGCGCGCAGACCGCTACCGCCAGTGAGTTTCGCGGCGGTAGCACCAGCAGCGGCACCAACGACTGTAGACTTCGCTATCTCGGCCTTATTGGAGATGAACCCTCCTTGGCCTCCGCGCCCGATCTGCCCTCTGATGAACCCACTTGGGTCGCGGCGGAAGGCGTCAGCCATGGAGCCTCCGAACTTACTGGCGACGCTACGGAAGATCATCTCCTCAACTTCCTTACGGATCATGAGGAAGAACACGCAGATCGCGGCCGTGAATAAGGCCAGGTTGGGGTAACTGGAGGATGCTGTGCCCACCCCGGCGAGGATGCGGAACATGACGGCGAGGAACAAGGCGATGAAGACGCGCTGCACCATGAGTCCACCGATGGTGCCGAAGTAGCGACGTAGTTTTCCGGTCCCGAAGTATGGGAGGATCCCCATGAGTAGCATGAGCGGCATGATGAGCAGCAGCATGGTGACGATGAACGTGACCTGCACTTTAGTCACAGAGTAGACGATGACGGTGTATGCTCCGAGTACACCAATGATGCCGCCGAGCATGGCTGTTCCAGCACGTGGGGCCAGGTTGGTTCCGCTCCACGTGTTGAAGTACCGCGGGTAGGAGTTGGCTGCGTTACTGGGGCCTGCCTGGGCGTCAACGATCCTGTAGAAGTCCCGGTCGATGCGTCCCGTTGGGTTGGACTGGTCCGTGTAGTAGGCGGTGCCGGATGTGGTGGCACGCAACTGGTAGAGCCCCCAGTTTTTTTCGCTGATGTTGTTGCCTAGGGGGACTGCGGCGTCGCCGACAATACTGCTGTTCTTGTTGTCCCACGCCCCGTCCTTGCCGCTGCCGTTGGCGTACAGGTTGTGGTAGCCTGTCCCCCACTGGCCGTACACCCATGGGTTGAACGCGAAGGTTCTCCAGTTCTCGCACATGAGAGACCTGGTGCCTTCGGATGGGGTGAATGGTAGTTGTTCATTTTCTAGGCCGGTGCCTGCCTTGGTTGACACGGTTCCTGATGCTGTGCACAACTGATCGACTGGCTCATTGTTGGCGGAGAATATGTATCCGACGATGGTTTGTTCAACCATGGAGGGGATGGTATCTATGGCTTTGACGGTGCGGCCTGGTGATTGTAGGAGGGCTACCCCGGTTGCGAAGGTTGCGATGATGAGGCACAGTGTGATGAGGGTTTCTTTCGCGTTGCCTTTCCTGGCGAGGTTCCACAGGGCCATGAATGCGCCGAACGCCACCATGATCGCTGCGAGTGGGAAGAAGATGCTGTCTCGCATGAACTTGATGGTGTTGACCACGATGTCTGTGATCCCGAGTTGGGACAGGAGTGGGCTGAATGCCCAGGACATGACCTCGTTGGATACCATGGTGGAGGTGGTGGCGACACCTAGCCAGAACGCTGCCACGCTGTCGAATGCTGAGTCGATGGGGATCAGGTTTGCGAGCACGTTGGTGTTGAGGCGTGCGCGGCGCGTGTCTGTACCAACCTGGTTCTTGGCGTCGCCCGTGTAGCCGTTACCGAAGAGCCCGTCCTGGATGGGCGGGCGTACTCCAGAGCATTTGGGGTTCATGTTGCCGTCAGAGTCCATGAGCATGACGAGGGTGCCATTGTCTTCATGCATGTCGGTGCCGTCCGCGTTGGTGCAGGCGAACCGGGACCACGGAGCATTGTAACTTTGGGATGGGTTGGACAGGATGTGCGCGGCAAACGCTGCGGTGCCGAGTAACTGGTTCACCCATTCACTGTTTTTGGCTTCTGCCTCTTTGGCGGTGGAGTTTTGGAGAGCCTTGGAGTACTCACTGTCCCACTCGGAGAGGATTTTCTGGGCTACCTCGTCACGTTTAGACTCGTCCCCGTCAGTGTTGATGGACATACCGTACTTCTTGGCAGTGTTGAAGGTGGCCTGGTTGGCGGCGACCCATTCCTTGAGGGTCTGCCGTTTGCTGGTGCCGTCTTTCTTCCAGGCGTAGTCGCCGTCTTTCTTCAGGTCATTGGGGGTGTTAACCTTGTGGGCTTTGCCGTCTGGGGCGGCCGTGTTCGCCTGGAGTTTGCAGTCGCCTTCTGTGATACCGTTGTCGGAGGCGTTCTTCTGCTCTGTGTTTTTTCCGTTGACGCGGATGACGCACTTGGAGGTCTCATCGGCTGGTGCGGCCGGTTTCTTAAGGTCTTTGAGTTCCTGGGGTGCCGTGGCCGCGTCCGGCTGGGATCCGAGGATCATGTTGTACAGGGCACGTTTTGCTTGCGCGGCTGTCTCTTCGGCGGTGAGTTCGCGGGCATTATAAAGTGTAGACCCGTAGCCGACCCGGTACCACGCCCAGTTGTTGAAGACATTCTGGTCGGACGTGTCCATGACGACTTTGACGACCGCGGCTGAAGAGCCTCCCACAAAGTCGGACCAGAGTCCACCGACAGCGCCCAGGATGTTACCAGTGCTGATCCTGTTGACAAACCCGGATGCCGCATTGCCTACACCGTTGGCGACGCCTTTGATGACGGCGGTGGCACCGAGTTTAAGACTGTCCATGAATCCGAAGTTGGACAGGGATCTGGCGGCGGTCATCACTTTGATGTTGTCCCACTCACCCAAGTAGGTTGTGTAGTTGAGGTTGTATCCGAAGATTTCGAGGCCCGTGTATTTAGCGGACCGGGCGTTCTCGTCAACAGCCGGTCCGGCGTCAGGTAGGGTCTCTGAGTCAGGGATCCCGTCAAACACCCACAGTAGCCCGCCTTTGGCTTTACGGATCTCGGCGTTCTGTGGCCCAGTGGTGATGAACGGGTCCATGAATGACTGCAACGCCTCGGTCATAAAGTTGGGTACGTCACAGTTGTGGTAGTAGGGGGTGCCGGACTGGGATACGTAGCAGTTGTCCTGTCGGCCGTCGTTGGTTGCGTCCCCAGCATGGTTGATGTACCCGGTGGAGAATAGTCGGCGCATAATGTAGCCGAAGTCGTTTGGTGAGTCTTCCCCGTCAGCCTTGTTGATGGTGTTGAACAGGCTGGGTTTTCCGTCCTCATCCTTCTGGATGTAACTGTCGGATAGGCCCTTGATTTCTTTCTTGGCGTCGGATTCGTCATCGGCTAGCGCAGTGGTTCCGGCCGTGGTGCGCTGGTTGTTGGGGAGCGGGTTGTTTGCTCCGCCTGTGATGGCCTGTGTGATGAGGCCAATGAGCATGATGACGGTGACGGCGGTAAGGGTGATGGCTTTCAGGGCGCCCCTCTTGCGGGTGGTCACTTGGACGTCACCTGTGAGGTAGTGTGTCCCTGGCGTGGGTGCGTTTCCTGTCAGAAATGCTAGATTCATTACGGCCGTTTCCCCTTGTGGGTCTTTGAGAACTCAGGGGAAAAATATCGCTGCCGCTAGTTTTTGTTCCCCAGTATCATGCGTTTTGCTGGGACTACCCTACTGTGTTCCTGGCCTGGTTCTAGTTGGAGTCTATTGCGTACAGGATCCCCAGGCACGTGTCGGGGCGGTTGTTGCACATGATGCAGTCATACCCGTATTGCCGGGAGATTTGTGTGTAGTTGTTCCGGTAGGTTTTGACTTTCCGGAACCCGAGGGCAACAAGTAGGTCCTCACTGCCAACGAGTGGTACACCAGGCTCGTTGTCCTTGTCCCCTGGAGCAGGCTTCTTCAGCAGAATCTCGATACGATCCACCCCATAGGCGTTCATTTTCCTTAGGGTACTGAATGTGAGAAGCGTACCAAACCCTTCCTGCCTGTAAGGGGTGGCAACACACACGCAGTCGATGATGCCGGTAGTGTAGGTACTGCCATCCCTCATGGTTTTGGTCTGGTAATGGTAGAGGGCGAAGCCGATGAAGATTCCGTCACTGATCTTGATGATGAGATGGTAGGTTTTCGCGTAACTGAACAGCGACTTAAGGACACCCAGGCCTAGGGACTCGTTGGCTATCTTCTTGATCTCGGTTGGTAGTGACGAGTAGGTGAGCCTGGAGGTCATTCTCGGGGTCCTTGTCTCACGTGCGGCAGGGTTAGGCAGGTGATGCGAATATCACTGGGACACCCTGTAGTTTCTGCTGTCGCTGTAGGTGGAGTATGAGCCGACCCCATAGAAGATGGCGGTGTCCTGCATAGTGAGAATGCGTGACCGGTAGTGTTCAGCGAACTCTGTGACTCGGACGGCGTTGTCGTTCTCCTCTTCGTTGATCTCCCACCCTTGCTTCGTCTTCAGAAGGGTGGTTTTGAGGTCTGTTGACATCTTGGGGTCAGGGAGTAGGACTTCACCGGCCTTGGGTGCGGTGACGATGACGTTGACGACTCTGCCGCCGTCCCACTCGGTGCGGGCGTCGTCACTGACATGGCGGAGCAACTGGGCTCTGCTGTGGTGCAGGATCCTGTCAATGTCTGCGGAGGGCAGGTTCAGTCCCCATTTTTGTTGGGCGACTTGGAGTGATTTTTCTGCCGCCGCCTCCAGGTTATGCTTCATGTTCACCCCAAGGTCGATTCTGACGAGGAGAGTGTTTTCTGGTGCTGGTTTTGTGACTGCCACGGCCTGCCCCCATGTGTTTGTGTGGTGCTTAATGTCTGATGGTGATTCTACCTTGCTGTGTTGTTTATGTGTGTTTCAGGGCGGGGCCTTGACCTGGTTTCTTGGTCTTTGGCCCCGCCCTGAATGGCTGTGTTGCGGGCTCGTGGCTTTCCTTCGTTTTGTGTTCAGGATGCGCGGATAGTTCTCTTTAGTCTGGACAGTGGCCGGATTCGGAGGGCCTTGCGGGCTGGCACGTTGACATCCTCACCTGTCTTGGGGTTCTTGGTGGTGCGTGCGGGTCTGGTAACTGTGGAGAACGCGAGGAATCCACTGATCTTGACGTCGCGGCCTTCACACAGGGAGTCTGTGACTACTTCCTCCAAGGATGTGAGGACTCGTTCTACTGTGGCCTTTGAGTCGCCTGTTGCTGATGCGACCCTGGTGATGATCTCAGGCTTGTTTAGTGTGTCTGTCATAAATCACTCCATCCAAACAGAAAACACAGGAAACTTTTAGGTAAATATCAGTTTTTGCGTAGTGAGAAACGGCTCTTGACCTGCCTTGTTGCCCCGTTGTCGCCTTCTGCGGCGATCTCGGCTGCGGCTGCCCTAGCCTCCTCCAGTAGCAGGTCGCCGTCGTCTGGGGCGCTAATCGTGAACGCGGGTTCCGGACCGGTGGGGGCGGCCGTGGGCTCAGTCTGTTGTTCTTTCTTCTTGTCGTCACCACTCAGGGTCAGTTCCGGCAGGGCCAGGGTGTCGTCCTTGCGTTGCGACATGACTAACCACACGAAGTAGGCGAGGAACAGGATGGTGAGTGCCGCAACGACTGCCAGCATTGACCACCCGATGACGGCTTTGGTGTTGTAGTCCAGGTTGAGTATGTTGATCATTGGTGTTCTCCTGTGCGTGTTTCCAGTCCGTGCGGGAACAGTGCTGCCGTGTATCGTGCACGCACCTTGTCTGTAGTGCTGTTGTTTTCCTCGCCCACCATGTAGTCCCGTCCGGCGTCCAGGGTGGCGGCGTTAGCGCGGATGAACGCCTGGAAGGGGCCGTGCGGGTCGGTAGCCATCTCTGTGATGCGTTTGAGGGTGGCCCGGTACTCTTTCTTGGTCATGGCGTCCAGTTCGTGCCTCACCTGTGGGGTCATGTCTGTGTAGTTACCCAGTTCACTCATGAGGACGGCGACAACCTGGTCGGTCATGGGGTGGGTGTCGTTGAAGGCCCCGAAGATGGTCTCGTTGAAGGGCTTAGGTGGGTGGACGGCCTGGTCTAACTGTCGCTGGTAGTCTTCCAGGGGGTCGAGGAGTTGCACATAGGCCATGGTCTTCTCGAACTTCTCCTGTTCCTGAACAAGGTCCATGGTGATGGCCTTGTTGGAGGCGTATCCTTTGTTGGGGGCGTTGAGTCTCCCGGCCATTGTCTTGATGTCGGCCTTCCCGGAGTGGAAGTAGTCGAGTACTTCCTGGTTGGTGGCGTACCTACCTAACTGTTCTGTGATCTTCTTGCGGACGGCGGACACTTTCTTGAGTTTCTGGAACCTGGATGGGGCGATACCGAAGGTGGCCTCATGGGTTGCTAACTCTTTCCTGGCATAGGTGACGATCCACTGGAATAGGTAGTTTGTGGCTCCGGCCTGGATCTTGTTGACGTCGAAGTGTCTTAGACCCTTGATCATGCCGACTTTGACGCCGGTCTCGTAGAGGATGTTAAACAGGTCGTCGTTTCCTCTGAGGTGGGAGCCGTTGATGAGTTTGTTGATCTCTCTCACGATGAGAGGCTTGCACATGGACTCTATCTTCGCTACGGCTAGGGTTTTGAGGCGAGCCTGCACCTCCAGGCGGTTGCGTTCCTGTGGGGGGAGTGTGTCACCTGATTCGACGAGTATGCGTTCGGCTTTTTCCCCTTGGTGGAATGCGGGTACGTAGAATCTCAGGCTCTCGACGGTGAGCCTGTAGTCATCTGCGTACGCTACCACTGGTGGTGTCATATGGTTCTGCGCCTGACTCTTGGGAAGGGCTGTGTGCTACTGGTGGCGGGTGTCCCCATTGCGGGGGCCGGTGTGGGTGCAGGCATGGTGTTGTTGTGTGGGGTGATGCCGCCGACTGTGCCGTGGGAGGGGTATCCGGCGCCGATCTCTGAGGTGAGGAACCTTTGGACGTCGATGCCGTGGGATGCCATCTTCTGCCTGAGAGAGTCCTCCATGTTCCCGGCCTTGCTGAACGCGTCTGTTCCCTTGTCCCACAGGTAGAGGGGTGCGCTGACGATCTTGGCGTCTGGGCCGTCAGACACAGTTCTGGTGACTTGCTGGATGTGTGAGACCCGTCTGCGTTTGTCCTGGGTCTTGACCATCTGGATGATGATGTCGATGGTGTTCGCTATGGATGAGTTGATGGACTTGATGGGTCTGCCTGGTGCACCGGCGAGCGCGAACTCGGTCATCTTGTTTAGACAGTTCTGGGGGTCTTCGGCGTGGAGGGTGATCATGGATCCGCCCAGACCGGAGTTCGCGGCGATGAGGAAGTCGGCGAACTCCTTGCCGCGAACCTCACCAACGATCACCTTATCGACCCTGAGCCGCTGGTACTGCTGGACGACCCAGGTCAGGGACACGGATTCTTCTTCCTTCATTCCGGGTTTCCATGGTACGGAGTTAAGGTAGGAGACGTTAGGTTGGACAAGGTGCAGTTCGGGCATGTCCTCAGCGACACCGATCCTTGACGTGCTGGAGAACCGTTTCGTGCAGGCTTCCATGAGGGTGGTCTTCCCGGCACCTGTAGATCCGCTGACGGCGATGGTGAGGTCACTGTCTACGGCCGCCTTGATGAAGTCCAGCATCTCGGTACTCATGGACCCGGTGCTGGCGATGTCTTCCAGGGTGGTGAGGGAGGCGACACGGTTAGTGATGCAGATCTGGGCGGTCAGGCAGGCTGGGGGGAGGACGATGGTGCACCGGCCCGCGACCTTTTTTCCATGGATGCGGGCGCTCAGGTAGCCTTCGTAAAGGATACCGTTCGGGTCCCAGTCGTGTGCTGATCGGACCAGTGGGATGAGGTTTTCGCCGATCTGCTGCATGTAGTCATCGACATCTTTGAAGGTGACGTCTTTCATGTGGTAGCGGGTGCCGCCCCTGGACACGAAGAACGAGTCTGGCCCGTTTGCTGTCACCTCGGAGACGGCTGGGTCGGACAGTGCCTCCATGACGTTGCGCCACTGTGGTGACAGGCTCATGTATCTACTCCCTTAAAATGTTGGAATCATGGGCGAATATCACCATCCCCAGTTTTGGTTACGGGGTTATTTCGACCACTTTGTCGCTGTGTGCATCAATGGAGTCGTTGTGGGCAATCAGGACGATCTGTCCTTTGCAGATCTCTCGGATAGTCTCGATGATGGCTTCAGCGCGGGTGTAGTCCTGGGAGACTAGAACCTCGTCGAGGATGATGAGGTTCTGGCTGGTGCCTTGGTTGAGTAGCATGGAGATGGCGACCCTGAGGGCGATGGCTGCTGCTGACATCTCCCCGCCGGACAGCATTCCTACTGGGCGTCTGCGTCCGTCGGCGAGGACCACAGTAGCGTTGAACTTCTTGTCCATCTCTAGGCGCACGAACTTCCCTGACGTGAACCTAGAGATCAGGTCAGATGCGTACTCCTCGATGACTGGCACAGAGTCCTCGATGCGGGTCTCGCGGAACCTTTCGACGACATTGGTGGTGGTGACTGCCTCCTCCACCTGGGTGAGCATGTCCTTGTACTTGGCGATCTCAGCGTCAACCTGCTGGGCCTGCATATGGATAGACTTGAAGCGCTCCTGAGCGACGCTGATCTGCGACTGGGTTTCGAGTCGTCTCATGTCGGCCTCGTGAGCCTTGGCTGCCAGCGTGTCTACCTTACCTCTGAGTGTGGCGAGTTTTTTCAGAGTGACGTTAGGGCCGCCGCTAGTAGCGTTTTTGATGTCGTCGAGTTCCTTCTCCAGGACTTCAATCCGGTCTGAGATGTGTAGGCCCCTGGCTGCCAGTTCGTCGTACCTGGTTTTCTGGGTCTCATTCTCCTCGGCTGTGGCGAGTACCTTGCGGGTGGACTCTACCTGTGCCTCCAGTGCTCTCACCTGTCCAGACAGGGAGGCGACCTGTGCCCTCGCCTGGCTGATTTGTTGAGTCAGGGCCTCCTGGTCGTGGACAGCCTTAATGGCTTCGTTCAGGGCTTCTACCTGGTTGGTCTCATCCTTGATGGCTGTCGCGGTCTGCCGGTACAGGTCACGGTAGTGTTCGATCTTCTGTTCCGCGTCGGAGACGTCCTGGTTAAGTTTCGCCAGGACGGTGTTGATGGCGTCAACCTTCTGGAGGCAGGTGGGGCATGTGCCTTCCCCATCGGTGAGGGCGGTGATGGCTTTACGTAGTTTGGCGATCTCGGTCTCCAGGGCCTTCCCGTCGGCGACATGCTGGTGAGACTGGGCTTTAAGGTCTTCTACCTTGGCGGTGTGCTCTGCCTTAGCCTGTTCGGTTTCCTGTATGGTGGTGGCACCTGTCGTGGTCATGATGTCATTGACCTGCTGGGCCTCGGACTCCCAGGTGGCGATACTGTTGGCGAGGTCGGCCTGCCTGGACCGTGCAGCGGACAAGGACGACTGGGTGTCGATCATCTCCTGCCGGACTTTGGCCGCTGGTGGAACTGATGCCCCCGCCGCTGCCCGCATGGTGGATTTGAGGGCCTTCTTCTGGTTGATGATGTCCGCCAGGTCGGCTTGTAAAGACTTGATGAGGGCGGTGTTCTCGTTGACCTTGCGTACCTTGGTTTCCTGTTGCTCATACAGGTCACTCAGGTGCGTGTACTTCTGCTCTGCCTCCTTGTGCTTGGTTCTGGCGTCCTGGCATCTTTTCTCCTGTTTGGAGAGGGAGTCAGTGAGGGCGGTGATCTCCTTGTTGAGGGCGTCTGCCTGCTGGTGTAGTTCAACGGACCGCTTCTCGTCAACGTTTGTTGAGGCGAGTGTTTTCTTGTGCTCGCTGCTGACTTCCCTGGCTTTCTTTAGGGCGAGGGTAACAGCGGAGATTCCGGTCAGTTTCTCAATGACCTGTGCCCGCTCCGTGGGGCTGGCCGTGACAAGGGAGTCTACCTGCTTCTGTTGGACGAGGACGGCGGCGAGGAACCCTTTCGCATCCATCTTGAGTCTGGACCTGATGTAGGATTCAGCGCTGGTGACGGACGCCCCGGCCTTGTGTGTGTCGTCAGTGAACGCACTGTCGTCACCAGTGTACGTGTTTTGGGGTGTCTCCCATACGTCGCACTCGACGGTCCCGGTCTTGGAAACGATGCGTCGCTCCACCCTCATCACAGTGTCGTCCACGTTGAGAGTGATGCGGGCGTAGAACTTATCCTCTCCCCAGGTGGCCTGATCTCGCATGATGGCACTGTTTTTTGTGACCCCTCGCGGCTTGGTGCCGAACAGGGTCCAGGCTACAGAGTCAACAATGCTGGACTTGCCTGCCCCAGTGGCCCCACGTATGGTGGTAACTCCAGTGTCAGCGGGCTTGAACATGAAGTGCTTGTGGTGGCGGATGTTGGACAGTTCAACGCTTCTCAGGCTAATGCTCATGCGGGGTCCTCTAAACGCCTATAGTATGTGCGGGGCATGTTCATGTTACCAACACGTACACAGGGGCACCCCAAGTTGCCTGTGCACTCGTTGTAGGTGCCCCTGGTAATTGTGTGGATACTAGTGCTGTTGCGCGCTCCCTAGGGCTGCTGACAGTCTGATGGCGTCCAGGAGGGTGTATGGGGCGAACCTCCACTGCCCATCGACGTACACCATCTCTAGGGAGAACGCTGGGGCGTGTTCGGAGAACACCTGGAGGGGGACATAGGCTACCCCTGCCTGCTGATCAAGGTACACGTACTGGTGGGGATTGTTACCTCTGACCTCGATCTTGCCGTCGTTGTTGTCGTCTAGCAGTGAGGATGCCTTAATGAGTGACTGTCTGGTGGTGTTTTTCAGGGCCTCGTCGAACTCAGGTGTGTACCTGGTGAGGGCATCCATGGTGGTCAGGTCCGCGAGGCTACTGTGATCGCCTGACTGTTCTAGGGCCTGGACTCTCTGGTCTGCTGTCTGGTCGCCAGTGTGCTTGTTGGCGGCGTTGAGGAGGGTCGCTGCGGTTGCAACAGCGTCCGCCTTGTCCTCGTCGGTAGTGCGACCAGACAGCCCCCTAGTGGTGGTTGTGCTGGTGGCTTGCTCTTCCTTGCTGGCAGGAATGATCTGGCCCCTGTTCGTGATACTGATGATCAGCAGTATGGAGAGTACAAGAATGACGGCCGCTAGGGAAGTAATTGTGGCCCCGTTTCGGGTACGGATGAACGCGAGCGACCTGGGGATCCTCACGGTTGACTTGCTAGCCTCCCTAATGCTTGTTTCCTTTGTTGTGTGTCCTTTACTCTTGCTGCTAGCGCCACTATTCTTGGAGGTCTCGTCCCGGTCGCCTTTAGATCTGCTGATCACTTGTCCTCCTTGTGCCGCTGGTAGTCGATGAACATGATGATGAGAATGATGGCGACAGCGACAACCCACACGGCCCCGACAGCAGTCCACCTGTACGGGTAGAACCGGATGAAGTCTGGGAGCCACCCCATACCGGCTTGTTTCGTGATCTTGATAAAGTCCTCCGATAGGCCCTGCTGCACCAGCCAGTCGATAGAGTCACCCAGGTACGTTCTGGCCCGGTAGTCCAACCAGGTGACAGCACCAGTGAACAAGGAGGCTGCCACCATGATGAGGGACATCCAGAATATGGGGTTTGCCCAGAACCTTATGTTGCGTTCCAGGTTGCGGTACCTTCGGCTAGTGCGACCCCAGTCATCCTCCCGACTGGTTGCAACTTCACTGCCCGCACCCCTGGTAGCGGCTGCGTCCTCGTCTAGGTTGTTCTCAGGGACGCTGGTTGTGTGGTCTAGGGATTCCTGGATGAAGTCTTTCTCCTGCTGGGTTAGTCTAGGCATGTGCTGTCTCCTGGATGCTCAATGAGGTTAGATTGCGAGTTTTGATCCGAGTGCCTTCACGAACTCTGGCGACAGAGACTCCACCTGTTTCATGTCGATGTCTCTGACGTCGATCTGGCTGATCAGCGTGTAGGCGTCGTCGAACCTTCCAGTGTCAATAGCAGACGAAACTACCGCAACGGATAGTTTGTGAGCCAGGTCGGTATCTGAGGGGATTGTGCCGACACCCCCCATCATGATGTTGGAGTGATGGTCTGCCTCTTTCTCGTCAGAGCGTCCTTCCCAGTTCAGTTCCGTGGCCCTCTTTGTGCGAAGCCACACGTTGTGCTTCTCATCTAGGTCGGCGAACTTGGCCATGGATATGTCCATCTCTTCTGCCAACTCGCTGCTAGTGAACATTTCCCGGCCCTTGAAACGCTTCTTGAGGGCCTTGATAGCGCGTGAGCGGTTGCGTTGGAAGGTGCTCAGTTCCTTCCCCAGGTGCGCTTGCGGCAGGTCAAAGGGCCACCGTTTCAGTACTGCGTCTAGGTAGCCGCTGAATGGGACGGACGCAGACTCATCGAACTTTTGGATAGCGAGAATAACCCACTCGGTGATCTGTGAGTTCTGGTCTTCCTCATTTGGGATGAAAATCCTGATGGTCTCCATGAGGCTCTTCAGCGTGTTCTCTTTAGAGTATGAGACGTAGAAAGCAAGCATACCCCGATTGAACTCATCAGTGAAGTCCTGCATCTCCCGGCGTTTCGCGGCCGTCATCGTGTGGATCTTCTTACCAGGGTCGTCCACCTCGTCTAGGACGCTGGCGACAATGCTGCGAACATACTGGGCGTTCAGGCAGAATGCTTTCCACCTACCTGGCTCAACCTCACGGACTCTGGCGATACCTCGGAGTTCTTCAGTGATCCTCTCTGCTGTGCTGTTGGAGCAGTTGAAGGACACTATACCGATGGTACGTAACGGGGCTTTAAGGAACCCATCAACCTCCGTCATGCCGTCCCACACCCTGGGCGGGTAGATGAACTTGGTGAGTTGGCCGGGGAACTCAAGGTCGTGATCATTGTACCAGTCAAGCATCGCATCCAGGCGTAGCCGGTACGACTTCGCGCCCGTTGGGGACTGGAGGAGACTTCCGTCAAGCATGTGCTCTTCGATCCATGCGGACAGTTCCTCTTCGGTGCAGTTGCTCATCATCTTCCACTTCGGGAAACTGTACCACTGGCCGTCACTGATAATCCCGCCGATACGGAAGTCCACGGGCTGTTTTAGGAACTCTTCACGGGTGTAGATGGCGTCACCGATCACTGGGTGTCCTCCTTGGTCCACTGGGTGAAGTGTGGGGTGAAGTCCTTGGTGACGGACAGTAGGGACTGGAGCGACTGGAAGAACTCGGGTGTGTGCGCACTGGTGGGGGTGGTGAAGGCTACTACTATCTCGTCTCCTTCGTTGATGCCCATGGTTTTCCAGGTTCCGTCGTCCAGTAGCATCTTGGTGGCGCCACTTATGGTGGCGAGTGCATGTTCCGTGGATGTGTGTGACGGCACATGGAACCCGATGTAAATGGGGGTGCGTCTGCTCTTCTTCTTAGCCATTACCTACCTCGGGGTGATATAGTTTTGGCGCCTCTTCTTTTGTTTGCTCTTTTTGGGTGGTGGCGCCAATACGTGAATGGTTGGGGCTATGCATCATCTTACCGACATGCTTTAGCGCCCCAACCATTACGGCAGGTGGTTCCTCACTTTCTCCACTGGTCATTGTTCACACCGTGGCGGAGTGGAGGAATGTAGGTTCGGCTTGTGCTACTGGGCGGCAGCGGCCAGGTCCAAGTATGTGAGCCCCTTAGATGAGAGTGCCTGCCTTAGTGCCTCAACTGCGGCCTTAAGTCGCATCGCATATGTCTTGTTGGATATGTGCCACTTAGTCTTCGCATCCTTGGGTCGCATTAGCACCCGGCCAGGAAGGTGAATGCCGAATGCTGCGGCGATGATGTCTGCGTTCATGTCCCCCAGTGAGAGGATCGCAGAGGTGAGTTCCCGGCTCATCGCGGCCTGCTCGAATCGCTCCTCCACGGATGGTTCCTGACCGAGGTTGATGAGGTCTCCCAGTTCCTTATGAGTGTCACCATCCCTTATCTCCACATTCAGTGACACCAGTGGGACAGAAGCGTGGACGATGGAGTCGAACACTTCCTTGGACAGGCCAAGTTTCTGCATGATCTCCTGATCGATTTCCTTCATACGCATTCCGGTGTCGGCGTAGTCTTTACGCATGCGCATGATCTTGGACAACTGATCGACACGGTTCTCTGGGAGCCGGATAGGTCGGCTGACCTGGTTCGCTGACCTGCTGATGGACTGGAAGATCCATGGGACAGCCATTGTGGAGAACTTCAGTCCACGGCTGGGGTCGTACTTCCACACTGCCCGCACTAGCCCGGCTTTCCCGTCCTGGATGATGTCTTCGAGGTCAGGTGCGGAAGGGTATGCTTCCTTAAATCTCTTGGCCCTGTCGATGACGAGTCCAGTGTTCGCTTCGATGAGTGCTTCTGCTGCACGGTTCCCGTCATCTAAGATGGTGCGTATCTTCCTGAGTTCCGGGTCCTTGATCTTGTTGACTGGACCCTGCTGTAACTTTTCCAGGTCGATGCCATCACCTTCGGCATCCTTCTTCACCTTCAGCATGGCCTGGACCTGTCGCCCATAGGCTAGTTCCTGCTCGCGGGTAAGGTACTGGTAGGTAGCCATTGTCACCTCTTGTTGTTGCTAAAGCCTCGTATTTTGTCAATTATGGCTACACCCGTGTTAAAGTGCCCGCCAAATATCGACACGTTAACCTGGCAACAGGCTAGGCGTGAACGCAACCAGTAGCACCCTAACGACGAGTGTTGACCGCTGACCTTTGAGGCTGCTCTCCTACCCGGAGCGATCTGTGGTGTACGTTACACTATTAGGGTGGCGGCTGTCAACTGTCTGTGATACAGTTATGCAAGTGTGACCATCTTGTCTGTGGTGTGACACAGGTCACCATGGGTTTCCGTATTCGTCAAGGCCGTCTGTGAGGGGGTTCTCATCACCCTGGTAATCCTTGTCCATTGAGTCGAGGACGCTCATGGTGTCTTGGTCGTACAGGTGAGGGTGTATGTCTTTCTCGTACTGTGCCGCCTGGTTCGCTTCGTCCAGGATTTTGTTGACGAGACTGATGGTGCTGGCAGCAGGGTCGGTGAATGTGGACTGGTTATCGACCGCGCCATGTCTGGTTAACTCGTGGTGGATTGCGATTATGGTGTCGCGGTCCTTGGGGGCGTACTGGCGGGCGATAAGTTCAGCGGGAACGGTGAACCCCGTGATGTCTGCCTTGGGGATGGGGTGGGAGGGCCGGTCGTCTGGCACCGTGTAGGGCAGTCCATTTTTGACCGTGGGGTCGCTCACTTGGTGCCCTCCTCTCGCTGTCGCCCGCGCGTACTGCCACTGTCTGTGATGTTGGGTGTGGCGGGGTGGATGGTGTGCTGGTGGTTGTTGATGGTGATGTCGGTGATCACCTGGTCGAGGTTCACTGACTGCACATAGTTCACAGTAGCGTCCAGGATGGTTGTGTCCAAGGTGGGGTCGGGGTTCCTGTAGTCCTGTAGGTATGCGACTCCGAGAGCGACATACGTGTCACCACCTGGGGCCTGGTATGTGGTGCAACGGATCGTACTCATGGGGGTTTTCAGGATGTCACCCACAGGTAGGCACTTGGGCTGGACCCCCCTGAGGATCGATACGGCCAGTGAGTTGAGTGCTCGCGGATCCCCGCATTTTAGTATGTGCACGAGTTCCCGACTGAGGGCTGTCTTATCTCCTTGGCCTTCTCTGAGGGCTACGATCTGCTGGATGCCTGTGTGTCCCATTATCTCACCACAGGGACGGGTGCTAGTGTTGCATCGTGCCAGTTGATCGGGTGCCCTATATAGGTCTCGATCCCGTACTTCGCTGCCCAGAGCGCAGCCGCAACCACTAGAACAAACAGGATCATTCTGAGTGCACCAAGGTACAGCCCCGCGGATTGCTCGGACACGGACCCTCTATGGTGAAGTCGCTTTTTTCTTGTCTTTCTGCGGGTGATTTCCTTGGCCTGTCGTTCATCCGGATCTGTCATCCGGCTGCCGACTAACTCGTCAAATGGTCCTGGCATGCGTCCTCGTGTCCCCTTTTTCGTATCTAGATGGTGTTGGGTGAGTGCTCCTTGGCTGGCTGACTCTTTCGTGAGTTGCTGGCCGGTTCAGGGGTGTACTATTGTTGCTGAAGGGTCTGGCCGATGACTTTCCCCTTTGGGACGATGAACACCTCTCCTGGGGTGCAGTTACCCTGAACGCAGCGGACTACGTACTCGTCTCTGAGGAACTTGCCGTCCCTGCCCTCGATGATGGCCTTGTAGTCTTCACTGGGGATTTTTGCGACTGTCTTCCCGTCAACGGTGAGGATCGGGTCGGCGTACTGGAGTCTGCCGATGGGGCCTGCCTCAATGGTGACGACACTGGCCTGCCTGGATGGGGTGAGAGATTGCTTCAGGTGGTCGAGGATACCACCATCATGGCTACCAGGATCGACGAGCACCTTCGATCCGACTGGCGCTATACCGCCCTCGAATGTCAGATTCTTTACTGGCACGATACTGTTGTCCCGAAGTAGAACGACGCGCAGCAGAGTGGCTGCGAAACACAGGTAGACGACGCCAAGGACAGCGAGCGCGACGCCCACCCACCTGACTGCGGCCGTTGACAGCATCCTGGTGAGAACACCTGTCGATACGCGAACTTTCTTGCCACCTGGACCAGCCGCCATGCTAGATTCCTTCAGTGATTGAACCTGACTGTTAACTGCCGAAATATCGCATGATAAATGGGGAGACCATTGATGCCAGCATGTAGATAGCCAGCAGGATCAATCCTGTGGCCTTCACCTTGTGCCCCTTCGCCCACTCGGCGCATCGCTCCTTCCATGTTGACGTATTGGCTACGCCCGGTCTCCTGGTTGGTGTGGCCCACGGCGGCAGGGTGCTGGACATGTGTGCGATCTCGGCGTCGCCCATCACGGACCTCATGGATGCGGCGAACTCTCTGGTGACCGTGAACTCGACCTCGTTGCCGTCACTGTCGGAGATGATGAGCAATGGGGGGTTGGCTCGAACGAGGTTGCCGCGTCGGAACTCGCCGTTAGGCCGGTACAGGTTTTCCACCCGCCACTTGACGACCTTCCCGGACTGTTTGAACAGGGCCATGTCCTGCTCCTCGGTCAGTACCTTGTCGTCACCAGCCAGGAACTCCTCGTCGTCGTCAAAGTAGGTGTCCACGATACTGGCGGTGTCGTTGCTGAGGTCGCTACTGTCGTCTTCTTCACCCAGGTCGTCTATAGCCTCGTCGCTGTGGGTTTTCGTGCCGTCAAGATCGAGCCCATAGGCAGTGTCAGCGTCTATGGTGGTTTCCTCATTTAACTCCAGTGGTGGGGCTGTCTTCTTGGGGGCACTGCCGTTGGCGTTCACAGGGGGTGTGGTGTCTTGGGTGTTCGTATCGCTGTGGGATGTTCCACCCATGTGGGTGTCGATGCTGGCGAGCACAGAGTCCATGTCCCGCTCCCAGTTTCCCTCATCTGCTGGTATTTGTGGTGTGTTCTCTGCCGTGTGCTTCCCCATGAGTGAACTCTCTTTGTTGCTTCTGAATGTTGGCGTCCTGTTTGTGGGGTATAGGTCTTCTGGTTACTTCCCTTGCGGGGTGATGTTCTGTGCCTGCTCTGGTGTCAGGGACGAGTTTTGGTTCGGCTGCCCTTTACCTCCCAGGCCGCGAGTCGTCTGAATACTGGAGGTCACCTTGTAGTCCTTCAAGTCGTACCCCGCGTAGATGGGATTCTTCCAGTTAGCCAGCAGGAATGGGTGCTCTAACTTGTCCACGGAGAACACCAGCCATGTGCCATCAACCTGAACGAGAGTGAACTCCACCGTCTGGTCGGAGAACCCCCTGGACTGTACCGTATAGGTTCCATCCCAATCGACATCATTGCCGTTCTGGACACGCATAGTGACACGACTGGAGAACGTACCCTTGGCTTTCACAGCCAGGACCCTCTTACCATTCAAGGTGATGTATGACGCCTTGTCTGCGGGCTGCACCTTAGAGTCCTTCAACTCGAACCCCATCAGGTACCCTAGGTCGGTTTCGTTGGACCACTTGCTGGTTGACACACCATCCATGTAGGCGGGAGATCCCTTAGCGATGACGGGGAGAGCGTTACGGTACGCCATCTGCCTGGTGATGAACAGTGACGGGTATTTCTCTGGAGCGGTGGAGACAGTGTTAGCGACAGTGATCACATTGTCACCCTGTTGGTCCACGGTACCAGAGACAACCCCGAAGTTTCCGGTCTTGCTGAGGAACAGTTCAGCAGTTGCAGCGACCTTCGTCTTTTCTGTGTCCGACATGGCAACCGATGCGGGCTCCTTGTTCTGCTCATTTCGGGCTCCCCACCAGTTCACGGCTGTAACAGCACCTGCCGCTACAGCCACCACGAGCACAACCATGAGCCCAGTTCGGACAATGCGTTCTTTCAGGGTAGGTTCCTCGAAGTTCTCACCCTCAGTGTCGTAGTTCTCTGCTGTCATGCGTGAATCCCCCTGGGTCATTCTTAAAAGTGCGTGCAACTGTCCCACAAAATCCTGGGTTCTTTTACGACAGTATATCCTGCCCCTGTTAGCCGCCCACGTAGTGGAAGCCCGTGAATTGCCTGTGTGCACCACCTACTGCGTAGTCCTCAGTGAGGGAGGAGTTCAGGTAGAACTCTCCGACCCCACCCACGCGCTCTTCCATGGAAGCCTCAGCGATCTTCTCCACGCCATCAACTTGTCCCAGGTACACGAAGATGTGGCCCACATACTCGGGTTTCGTGATGAAGATGTCGCCTGGTTGGCGCTGGCTGTAGTCATTATAGGCCTGCCACTTCGGGGATGATGAGGCGTACCTGTACTGTTCTCCTGTCGGCCCCCACGGGAACTCTGGGTCAACCGTGTTTTTTACGACGGTGGCGGCGAAACGACCGCAGTCGGCCCACAGGTCCAGTGGGTCCGCACCAGTCTGCCCTTCCATCTTGTGCTTAGCGTCTTTGTACGCCTGAGGGGCACAGGAGTATCCACGAGGCTCAGGGCACTTCGACTCCTCTTTGGTGGGGTAGGCGATAGAGATGGCGAACTTGACGATGTTGTCTTTGCCTCCACCTACTGCTGTACCTCCACCGCGGCTGCATGACCCGCCGCCGTCACTGCTGGGGAGACCCGCGGACCCGGTGAACTTTGACAGGAACTCGCTGGCACTGTCCTGACGCTCCTTGAGGCCCTGAGCACCGTCTGCGGAGCCCTCGTAGACATCGTGGAAGATGAGCGCCAGTTCCTTCTCAGACTTGCCCTGGTCGTTGAATCCTGCCGCGAGGAGACGCTGCCCGTAAGAGGCTTCAACCTCGTTCTTGATCATGGTCAACTGGACCTCAGCATCGTACCAGTTTTTCCCCATGCTCTTCGCCAGGTCCAGGAGGGTCTTAGCGCGCCCAGGGTTCCACGTCCATTGAGCCAGTCCAAGACCAGCCGGTGCGTTGTCCTTTGTGAAGGCATCCGCCTGCTCATTTGACATATGGTCTAGTGAGCCGTCAGCGTTTGGGCCTTTCATCTCGGCGCGAGCATACTTCAGGCCGGACTCCTGGATGAAGTTACCGAGGATGCCAGCGGCCTGCTCGCGGGACATGCCCTTTCCGCCCAGAAATTCCCACTTCTGGGACATGAGCCACGAACCAGCCTGGTTTCCTCGCTGGGTCCAGTCCTCTCCTTCCTGGTCTACCTTGTCTTTGGCGCCCTGAATCGCTGACCCGATACCAAGGATGCCTCGCCCGCTTTTTGCGTCACCGCCGATACCGAAGCACCCGTCTGCGTTTTCGTTACGGCCGATCACCATCATGGATGAGGTCACGGCGAGAGACACTACGGTGATGATGATGGCTGCGGCTAGGATGATCCATGAGACAGGGTTTGTGACGACAGCGACAGCGCCCTGCACAGAGTGGACGACTGTGTGGACTGCCGACTGGACGCGCTGCGCGGTCTCTGTGGCTTTTGCCGCTGTCTCTGCTGCCTTCTCCGGTACGGCATGGGCGGCTGCACTCTTTGCTAGGTTCCCGGCTACACCTTTGACGCCACCGCGGCCCTTGCCTCCACCTGGTTTAGGGTCGCCGCCGTTTTTACCTTCTCCACCCCCTTTACCGGTGCCTCCATCACTGGGGGCACCTACTGGGGGTTCACTGTTGGGGTCTCCGTTGTTTCCGTGTGACTTGCCCCTCTGGTCCCCTGGGTTGCTGGGGTGGCTACCGTCTCCCTTTGGTGAGTCACTGCCGTTTTCTGGATCGGAGTTCTGCTCAGCCCTGGGGTCAATGTTGCGGCTTGTCCCAGGAATGAACGTTGGGGCAGAACGGATCTCGGGCATATCGCGTCCGGGGATGCCGCCACCGTCGAGATACTGAGTTTCATCTGGGTACACCTCGCTGTCGGCTACAGCATCAGGCTCGTAGCCGAACTCCGGGTCGGTAGTCTTGGGGTCTTCCCAGTTGTCACTCATGTTGGTTTTCTTCTCCTGGTGGCGGCTATTCTCCGGCTGCTAATAGGGGTCTTGGTTTACTTGGTGTCACGAGGCTTTCTTGGGGGAAGATTCGGTCGTGGTGGCCGTGGTCTACGCATTGGTGGGTTCACCTCTTCTCTGGTTCTTGTGTCTGCTGCTGGCTTTTCCTGGGGTGTGGGCGGTGGCGTCGGGGTGGGTGCTGGTTTCCTCTCCGGTGTTGGTTTCGGCTCCGGCCTCGGGGCAGGGGGTGGCGGAGGGGGTGAGTCAGGCATCCTGTCTGGCGACGGCACGCTCCTCTGCCTCCTGGTAGGTTTGTCGTCAGTCGTTGGCTTGGACTGTGATTCTGACTCACTTGTGCCACTGATGGGCGGTAGATCCAGTGCGGGCAGTTCGGGTGTTGATGCGCTTGGCGGAGTTGCGGGAGACGGTGATGATGGCCTCCTGCTGCTGTCAGCACGTCGTCTGCGTGAGCGTTTTGGTGGTGCTATGGCAGTGCCGTCAGCATCGTACTTCGCCCCCTTGCCGTCCAAATCAGTGTCCTGGTCACCATAGATATGGACGTCTGCGGTCACCTTGGTTTTACCACGGTTACGCTTGTGTTCAGCCTTCAGGTCCTTCTTAGCGGTTTCCTTGGATACGAAGCCTTTCTCCTGGCGTGCTTTCGCTACCTTCTTGTCGGCTTTGTCAATACTCTTGGCTGTGACGGTCCTACCCGCTGCCGCAGCGTTACGGTCGTTGATCTCACCGTACATGCGTCCACGTTGTCCGGCTTCAGCGGCCTCCCGGTGTGCTCCTGCTGCACGCTGATCGTAGAGGTCGCGCTCAGCCGTCGCCTTGTCGATGTTGCGGTCCGCTTCATCCTGGTCGCGGTATGCCTTGTCAAGAGCGGCTTGCTGCTCAGACCCGAACTTGGCTCTGGCGGCCACCTTGTCAGCGTTGAAAGCAACCTGGCCCCTGAGGTCGTCGAAGGTGCGGCCGTCGATCTCCTCAAATGGCTCTTGCAACTCGTCCATCCTGGTGTAGTGTCCGTTGATACGGTTCTGGAGGGCTTTACGATCCCTTGGGTCACTGGCGGCTGACTTTTGCTTCTCCAAAGCACCGATACGCTCACCAAGGTTCTCGAACTCGACGAATGCGCGCACCTGCTCAAGCCTGGAGATTGCGGACTCCCGCTCATCCATGGTGGCTTCAGGGTTGTTGTTGACGCGCTCCAGGTGAAGTTCAGCGTCCGTGATCAGGTCCTTACGGGCAATGAAGGTCGCGTGAGTCTTCTTGAACCTCTCACCCTCCAGCCTGTCAATGGTCTTCTGATCAGCGGCCTTCCTGGACTCCTGGCTGGCGATCTCCTTAGAGGCGCCCCTGGATGCGTCCTGCCAGTTCTTCGCCGCCTGCTGGGCGTCACGCTCCTGCTGTTTGGCCTCCTGCTCCTTGTTCTTGAGTTTGCCGCGGTTGGCGACATTCTCACGGTCAACCTGACGGGCAACGTTACCAACGAAGCCACCGCTGCGCTTAAGGTCACGCTTGGCTGCATCAGCGAACCCGGACCTCATGGTCCCACCAGCCATCTTCGCGCCAACCGCGCCACCGACACCAGCACTAAGCATCCGTGTGGTGCCACTACCGGCACCCCGCATGGTGCGGCCCAGCCTGTCACTCATGCGGGAAGACAGTTCCTCGCCCTTGGCGTTGACCTTGCCTAGTAGGTCAATGATCTCCTTACGGTACATGAGCAGAGCCATGGTGATCAGCAGGACGAACAGGATCGTTGTGGGGATGCTGTCAATGTCGTCGAGGATGCCCCCATACATGGCGATGCTGGCGACGAGGAACCCGGCGGACGCGATGTACTTCATCACGTTGGTGGCGACCTTCTGGAAGAACCCGAGGAGGATTCTGCGCCCCCTGTCAGGGTCGATGCCGATGAGCAGGAAGATCGGGCTGAAGGCCATGAGGATGATGGAGGAGATGAAGTAGACGGCGGCGTACAGGGATGTGACGATGAGGACGAGGCCGCCGAGGACGACAACGAAGATGGCGAGGAGGCCGATCCCGTTCTTGTTGAACGTGCTGGACATGCTGCCGGACCAGGAGGACCAGAACCCGTTGTTTGCGGCTGCCGCGTCAATTACCTTGTACCAGCGGGTGTCTATCTTTCCTGTGTCCGGCAGGGTGTCTTCACCGGATTTCACGCTGGTTTCCAGGTACATCTGGTACGTGACGAGGTTACAGATTTTGTTTCCGTCGCCGTTGTCGGTGGTGGTTAGTACCCCGTTCTTTTGGCTGTCGATGCTCTTTTCTGTGTACAAGTTCACACAGTAGTCTTCTGGTTTGAGGCCAGCATCGGTGAGTATTTTATTGGTGGGCCTGTTCTTGTCGAGTGTGTCTAGGTTGTCGAACCCTGTCCCGAAGGATCCTTCAGCGTACATGTTGAGCACGAACGCTTTCCAGATCTTGCAGGTGAGCGACCCAGCGATCATCTGCATGTCGCTGGACGGGTCGCTGTTGTTCGCATACGCACGACAAACGGCGTCTGATGTAGATTCGTTCTCCTGAAGGGTTCCAGAATTGTTTGTTCCGCAGACGCCACCACTGAACGCCCCGATCACACAGGACGCTATTGTGTTGGATACTGCCAGTGGGGCTTTAGCGAGCAGGGACGGGTTCAGCAGCATGATGAGACTGACCATGTAAGCGATGAACGCCCACAGGACACCGAAGAAGATGTCCCGGATTTTCATTTTCGCTAGTTTAATGAATACTCCGACACCAACTGCAATGAATACGAGCGACGCGAGCGGGAAAAACAGTGACCCGGTGAGCGCCCCGATGATTCCGCCTTTGCTGGCGTTCGCTGACTCGCGGCCGTTTACTCCTGTCCCACCAATGATTTTCAGCATGTTGAAACAGTCACCGGTCGTGTCTTTCGCATCGGAGCAGATCATGTTCGAGTCGAACGTGTGCATCACAATGTACTGTGTGATGCCAGACAGCCCGTTGGCAATACCAAGGAGACTGTTAGCGCTCTGGACGCCGATAGAGTTGAGGGTGCAGTTGTTGAAAGTTCTGCTGGCCTTCAGTTTGGCCTCATCGGTCTTGGAGTGCTCCTTGTAGGATTCGTCAGACTTGTCTTTGACTAGGAACTCGCCTTTGCCTTCACCATGGTAGTTGACGAAGAAGAGCCCGTTCTCTAGGGCCTCCTGGGCGGTGAGACGACGGCCATCCTTGTCTGAAGCCGGGTAGGACTTGAGCCACTGGTACCATTTCGCCTGGGAGTCCATGTTGGTGCCCATTATCTCTGAGCAGAAGATCCCGAATGTTCCGGCTTGTGCGGTGTGGCTGGATGCTGTTGCTTGCCCCAGGGGGGTGGCGGTGATGGTGGACAGTATGATGGCGATGAGCGCGAAGAATACGGCGACAGTGGACGCCACCCTTGTCCATGCGCGGTTGACGGCACTGTGTGTACTGGTACCTACACCTGGGGTGATGTAGAATGTGCCGTTCTCTGCGACCATCTGCCAAACCTCAAAATGTTAGTTCGCGGGTGTTCTTAGGCCAGCCCGGTGTGTCAAAATATGTGCGAGAAGGCGGCCAATATCCCGAAAAATATCGACCGCCTTCTTTTTGCCACTGGCTGTTTGTGGCTCTTCCGCTCTAGTTTAAGGTCACTGGTTCTCCAGCATTGATGCAGCCAGTTCCGCTACCTCGGAGCGTTCAGTTTGCTTCAGGGTGATGTGCGCGAAAAGATCACTGTCTTTGAGACTGTCAACAACGCTCCAGATGTCTGCGTGCTTCCCGGACTGGAGGAACCGGTTGTCAACCTGGGCTGCGTCAAACGTGAGGACCACCTTGGATCCCTCACCAGCGCGGGACAGGATGTTCAGGATTTCGTTGCGTGAGAAGTTTTGTGCCTCTTCCAGGATCATGAATGTGCGCGCCAGGGATCGGCCTCTGAGGAATGTGATGGGTGCGATCTCCACCATTTCCTTGTACTTTTTGATCTTGTTGTCGTCAGGTTTGCTCTGGGTCTTGCTGCGGCCCTTGGAGGCGATAACGTCGATGGCGTCAAACACTGCCCCGGACCATGCGGCCATCTTGTCGTTGACGTCTCCAGGAAGGAAACCGATCTCCTGCCCTTGCCCGAGTTCGTGCAGGGACCTGAACACGATGATCTTGTCGTAGTGGTACTTGAGTTCGTTAATGCCGGTGGCGACAGCGACGAGGGTCTTGCCGGTTCCTGCTGACCCGCCAAGAGACACGATGGGCACCTGGCTAGCGGGCATCTTCAGCCAGGTCATGGCGACGTCCTGCTCGATGGTGCGGCCGGTGATGCTCTCTGACTTCACCTTGCGTGCGACCGGGGTGAGTGTGTCTCCGGTGAGGATCAGGTGCGCGATGGGCTTGCTGTCGGCATCATCCAAGGTGATGGTGATGTAGGCGTTCTCTGCCCTGTCCTCTGGGAGGCGGGACAGGATCAGGTCTTCTACCCGCTCCAGGCCCTTGCTGCCATCTTTCTCGCCCCAGTAGTTGCTGTCGGCACACTCGCCGCTGGTGAGGGTCACTGTGTAGCGCCCGTCAAATGGGGCGGCGTCGAGAACCCTTGTGGCGTTGAACTCGATGGCGTCAATGTTCAGGTCGAGGGTGGAGTGCAGGCGCATGGGGGTGTCGTTGGATAGGAGGGTGACGTTCTTGTCTCCATCCTGTCGAAGATTGTTAGCGACTGCGAGAATGGTGCTGTCGTGGCTTCCGTCCCGTAGATGCTCGGGGAGGGACTTCTGATCCCTGTGGTTAGGTTCGACACGGATGGTGATGTCCCCCCAGGGTGCGGGTGCTGGCACTCCTTCGGCGAGTTTTCCCCCTTGAGTGACCCGTAGTTCTTCGAGGAGGCGGATCCATTGGCGGGATAGAAGACCGATTGTTGGGTGGGAACGTTTGTCTTCTAGTTCACGGACGACGACCGCTGGGATGACGAGGGTGCAGTCTTGGAGGACGTTGAGGAGTCCTGTACCTACCATGAGGAGGCTGGATGTGTCTGCGACCACCGTCCTCCCGCGTAGTTCCTCTGTGAGCCCGACGGGGGTGCTGTGATCGCCCATTGTGTTGTCCTAACGTCCCGATGGTACCAGTGGCCCACCAGTTTTGGCTGTCGCCTCTTCTTGTTTCGGTGGGTTTTTGACCTGTCGATTCTTGTGAGCGAATATCCACGCTCATGCACATGTTACCCGCAGTCCTAAGTGCGTGGATTTTGCGATGGGCTGCGGGTGATATGGGTGGGGTGTATGGATTGTTTTGTCAGGGTTTCGGGGTCTTTTTTGCTTTGGTGTGGGTGCCGCCGAGGTCCCTGTTGCTGCCGAAACTGATGGCGCTTACGGTGGATTTGTGATAGTTGCAGGGTTGCAGTCCGATAGCGACGAATGGGGATGAGGTGGCCGTGTACACTTCCGCTGAGATGACCCTGTATGGGGTGTTTTTGTTCTCAATGTCGGGCACGTCAACAGTGTTCGGGTTGGAGGAGTCTATCTTGTAGGTGCTGCTGACGCGGCGTCCTTTGACGTTGCGTGATGTCTCTAGCCGTACTTCGTAGTAGGGGAGGGTAACTTTCTTCCCATTGATCTCTTGGACGTTGCAGGTCCCGGAGTATGCGGTGCTAGATTCCATCTGTTCCCGGTGCTCCCGGACGAGTGCCTTGATGGCTTTCTCGTCGAGGTTTCCGCGCGCGTCAATGGTTTTCACTGCGGTTTCGGCTGATGACTGGGCTATCGTGTCGTACTCGAACTTGTTGGACACGACCTGGCTCGTGTTGATGGCGAGCCCCAGACAAATGACAGCGAGTGGCACGAACACGATAGACAGAGTGAGGGCCCCATCGCCGTCGTCGGACTTGAAACCTAGTCTGGCGTCGTGGTGGAGGCGGTCTAGTAGGTTTTTGAGGCGGTAACGGCGGACTGTTTGCATGTGTTCTCGTCCCCTGCCGTCAGTTGGTGTAAACGAGGTCCTGTGCCCCGTCGTAGCGGACCTCGGACTCGGATGTGCCTCGTGTGCTGACTTCTCCGCTGAGCCCGCCGATGGTGCGCATGAGTGGTAGAGCGGATCCGGCGATGCCCTTGTACTCCCAGGTGACGTCACAGTGGACGTTCTGGCCTATTTTGGTGGCGATGCTAGGGGTGCACTGAACGTCTTTCACTTGGGAGTGGACGAGAGCGCTGTCCTTGTCTAGTTTTCTGATGAGGGAGCACTCTGCCGACGTGTGGTTGGGGCATGACTCGATAGTGCCGTATGCTTTGGCGATGGGGGTGATCTGTCCGCTACTGGTTCCGTTTCCTCCGTAGATGGCGACGGTTCGGGCTGCGTCTCGGGCTGCCGCACGTACCTGCCCCTGGTTGAGGATGTAAACGCTGAAGTCAACCATGGTGACAAGCATGACGACGAGTAGAGGCATGACGATGAGCACTGACACGAGGGATTCTCCCCGGTCTGACTTAAGGCCCTTGAGGAACTTTCTCATTATTTTTGCAGCCCCTCCTGGAACTTTCAGTACGCGATACAGTACTCCGCAATATCACAACAAAAAAGACCCCCTAATTATAACAAGAGGGTCTTTTCGTTGTGTTTGTGGTTTGCTGACCAAACCATGTTTACTTTTGGGTGGTGTGGTTTACGTGAATGCGCGCAACTGGTCAACCTCACTGCGCAGACGCCTAATCTCATCCATGTAGTTCTCACACTGGGAGCACTGGTAGATAGATGGGGGAGTACCCCAACCATTCTGAGCAACCTCGATGATCGAGATATAGAATAGGCGCTTCGCGTCCAGGCTCATGTGACAGTCGGCAATACCGTTCGGTTCCAGGTTGAAGATCATCATCCGCAGATAGTCGCTCGTGGAGATGCAGAGACGTTGTGCACGCCACTTCACCTGCTCCGCCTCAGGCATAGACATGCGACCCGACAGGCGACGTTTACGGGATTGCGGCTTGGAGACGATGCGATCCAGGCGGCGGGTAATGTCGTCAACCTGTGCCCGAATGTAGGCTGCGGTCGCCGGGTCTGTCTCGTCATCTGCCTGGAGGTTCAAGGCGGACCGCTTCTTACGCATAGCCGCCTGGTTCTTTACCGTGTCCTCGATCTCCGCAAGCGCCTTTTCTGCGATGTCACGCCACCCAACGATATCGACGGAGGCTATAGCCCGGTTACGGATGAACTGGCTCATGCTTATGTTCTCAGTCATCTTGATCGTCTTGATTTCGTCATTCAGGTTGGTGCGCTCCATGTCGGTGACAGTGATGGAGACACGCTGATCCAGCGGAGCGCCACGACGGCGACGCTTCGACACCTTAGGCTGCCATTCCTTGAAGATGCCAACAAGGTCGCCACGGTCCATCTCCTCTAGGAGGCGCAACTTCCCTTCGATGCTCATGCGGCTGGCACCAACATCGTAGTCGCTGTGTTCCGCCTGGTTCTTCTGCTGCCTGAACCTTTCGGCAGCCTTGGCTCGGTTGGCGGCTGTTGACATGTGAACCTTCCTTGGTTACTGACGTTCGGGGTTAAATACAGGGGATCTCATTTACACTTGGTGAGAGCGTCGGCTAGGGTCTGTTTGTCAGCCTGAGTGATGCTGATCTGGTACTTTCCGGCAATGTCGATCCACTTCTGGGCGTATGTGCAGGCGTAAGCGCTGTTTGGTGGCATGTAGTCGGCTGGCCCCTTGTCAGACTTGGAGCGGTTCTCCTTCGCGGATGTCACCAGCAGAACAGTGTCCACGTCGTTGGCGTATTCCTGTTTCTTCTGTGGGCTCCAGTCCTGTCCTCCGCTTCTTGCCACATACCCCAGGGGGATTACGTGATCAATGTCGATGCTCTTGGGGTTGGTGATGGTTTCCCCACTGTAGGGGTCAACCCAGGTGCCGGTGAGAACCCGGCAGGTTTTAGGGTCGGTTTTGACGTTCTTACCCTGGTTGACGAGGGTCTGCTCGCGGGCGTTGCACTTGCCGTTGACGTCCACCCAGTGCTTCCATTCGCTGCGCTTGTACGCGACCTTTTTTGCTGGCGCGACAGTCAGGTTATTTAGGGCTGCCTGGTACTTGTTGGCACCAGTGGGAACCTCGGACCCACCATTGTTTTCCTGATTGTTTGAGGTACTTCCCCCGTCCGTACCGGCCTGACTGTCACTGTTACCTGAACCTTGGCCCGCGGATCCTGTTGGTGCGGTGGACCCGTCAGACAGGATCTTGCAGTCCTTCCCACCAACACAGTTGTTGACTTTCGTGCCCGTTTCGTCACTAATCACGCGCATGTAGTTCAGGGCGTCCCTGATGCTGTGGATTCCGTTGATCTGGGCTACCCCATAGATCAGGCCCACAACGACCAAGAAAGCGACTGGGGTCATGACGAATCGTTTCATGGCGGATCCTCCACGACCGCCCGAACGTCTTCTAGCCATTAGTGCACCTACCTACTTAACTCTTTACGCTGCGTCTTTGCTCACTGTGTTTCTATCTGCTCCTTCACAGCCCGTAGATACGGTCCCCGATCTCGGACGCGAAGTTGAAACCGCTGGTTGTTAATAGAGCCAGGTTCGTGATAAACTCGAAAGACTTGATTCGCTTCGTGTCGCCTGGCATCTGCTCCAGGAACAGGTCCATCTGGTCGCCGGATGTCCAGGTGATTACCGTGTCCCGGTCCTGGTATTCTTGGCGTAGTGCAGCGTAAACATCTTGGACGAACTTTTCTGTGGGCCCTTCAAGGACGAGGTGGTAGGAGGCCCGTAGCCACGGCACCTTGTCTTCCTCCAGCATCGCCTTGATCTGCTCCAGGTCCTCAATGGTCTCAGCGACACCGGCTGGTAGGCCGCTCATCATCCCGTCACTGGCGTCACGGGTCGCCATGATGTTGTCAACCTCGTCGCGCATCTCCTTGGACTTGCGTTCAACATCAGACTTCATCTTCGCGTTCGGGTAGAGCGTGAATCGGCTGAAAGCGGTGAATGGGACGTTCATTGTCGCTGGGAGGTACAAGAACGGGAAGTTGTCATAGGGGAACGTGAACGTCTTCGGGAACCTGGTGAACGTCAGGCACGCCCGGTAGGACTCTAACTCGATGTTCTCATATGGCTGCGTGAACTTCAGGAACCTCGCCTTGGGGGTGATCTGCCCCAGCATCTCAATGTCCATGTCACCTTGCGACAGTCTGTTACTGTGGTCAATTTCGAGATAAGGTGCGGGCATATGTGGGTAGAACATGCGCTTGATCGCCAGCAGTATCTCCTCAGTGGTGGCCCGCTGCGCCTGTAGAGCACCATTGGACAGGATTGCGTACATGTCCTCTTCTCGGCGCCGGTACATGTCCTCTTCGGCCTTGTCAACAGTGCCATCTTTTTGGCGCCACATCTTGTCGATCCACTGTTTTATCGTCTCTGTGGCGTTCTTGAAGCCTGACTCTAGGACGTTGAGGTTTGTGAAGTCGAGGGTGTTCCTGCCTCCTAGGTTGATTCCCACGTAGCAGACGCGCCTGGAGTACTCGCGCTTGCGGAGGAATGCGTTCTGTTGTGCCATGAATCGTTTAAATCCTGGGCCTTCAGGGTGGTCTTCCATGACTCCAAGGATTTGGGCCTCCCAGGCGTCAACGTCAAGGGGGACGTTCGTGACGATGAGATGACCGTCAACAGAGTCTTGTTTGTTGGACATGATGTTGGCGAACGCGCTGGTGATTCTCAGGCCAGTTTCTATCTTCTGCTGAGACGCCAGAAAGTCGTAAACAGTTGTTGATAGACGGTAGTAGGCCCATGCCTCTTTCTTTGAGAAGAGAATGTTGTCCACGGCTGACTGTACTGCGACGTCGAGTTTGCTTCTATGTCCTAGCATTAGGTTTCCTCTTCATTTGACTAGCCTGGAATATCATGTATCAGCGCACACTCCTCCCCATAATGTGTCTTTTCTCTGATAAACGGTGGTGGCCCACCAGCCTGAACTGGTGGGCCACCTAAATCATGCTGAGTTCACAACATGTGTTGCTCAACTCGCGTCGAGCACTAAGGGCGCTGTAGCGATGTTAATGTTCTTAGTTGTATTAACAAGGCTCTTGGTAACGGTTGCGTCCTCGCCACCGACAAGTGATGGAGCACCATAGATGATAAGGAAACCAATAGCAGCAGCAGCAGCATAGATAGCCATCTTACGTGGCTCACCCTTAATCAGGTGCTTCACCGCTACAGCGGCAACAACAATCAGTGCGGCAGGCCCGATCCAGTTACGAACCAGATCGTTCTGTAGAGCCGCAAGACCACCAGCGGGTATACTCAGCAACCCGTTTAGAATTGCTCCTAGGATCATTTCTTCTTCTCCGTTTGTGTGTATCTGATCAGATTAACTCTCACAGTTAACCGGTTGTGTAAGAGTTTCTGACCAATATCAAATATTTCTACATGTTTTTAACAAATGCTTCCGTTTGCCGTCAGGATCCGCTGGTACTGCCATCCGATGCGGCAGTTTTCTGATCGCCAGCACTGTTGCTGACAGACTCAGACTCGTCAGGAAGGTACGTGAACGGCGAGAACTTCGACACCTGCCACTTACCAGACACGTTCTGTAGCGTCATCACATAGGTTGACGTGTACCTCGCCGACTGGCTCTCGTTAGCGCCCAGCGACCTCTTCCAGTTGACAGTCACCTTCACCTTGGCGACGTTAGCGTCCTTTGTGGGGAACGCCTCAAAGGTGACCGCATTGTTCACGTTCCCATCGAACGAGTACGTGCCAGACAGTCCTGTCTTGAGTTCCTGGGGCGCGTCATTGACCACGTACTGGTCGAGTGCCGTGTGATCCTGAGGACTGCTGGTCGCATAGGCGGACATGAACCCGAGGACGGTAGATGACACCTTCGCCTTGAGGTCGGAGTCCGAGTCCCCCGTTCCGAGCGACTGCGGCCCTGGAAGGTCGCGGGAACTACCAACGTTCATATTCGGTACGACGGTAGGGGAATCTGGCGTGATGAACAACCGGTCACTGGCCTTGTCGTAGAAGACGTTGATGGAGTAGAACATCCATGTTGCCTCACCACCAGTTTTTCCATTGCTGTCCGGTGCTGGGGTGCTGCCGTCCGCTGGGGCCGCCTTCACGAGCGCACCAACCACATAGGTGGCAACCTGGTCTGTGACACTGCTGGCTGAGTAGACTGTCGGACCATACAGGATTTGCTGCTTGTAGTTGGCTGATGCCTGACGGTTTGTCTCCACACTGGAGTTGTTCGCGTTCTCTAGGGTTCCGTTGAAGAAGTACGCGAGGGCCTGCTGGGAAGTGTCGTCACTGGTGGTCAGGTAGGCTTGTAGGAAGTCCTTAGCGAATCCTTCTCCTCGCGCTTCGGGGAAGTTTGTTCTACCGAGGGCCTGCTGGGCTACCTGTGCTGTTTCATCGACAGTGAGTGCCTTCTGCGGGAAAATGGCCTTGTAGCCTCCTAGAGCCACTACTGCGAGACAGGCAGTGACGAAGAAGATACGGTACCCATTGATCTTGACGATCCTGTTCTTACGGGGGTCGATGTCCTTGTCGCGGACCTTGCGGCCTTTTCTCCGGTCTCTGGTACTGCCAGTATTCTTACCGAACGGGAGGAGTCGCTTGTTCTTCTTGTCAACGAAGTTCCTCTTGAATCCGAGTTCGTCTTCGTCATCATCCAGGATGGACGGAGTGCTGGCTTTAGCGGGCGCACTGGACTTGGTATGCTTCTTCGATGCAGGTTCGCCACCCTTGGACTTGCGTCCGAATATACCCTTCTTCTTAGGTGCAGGTTCAGTGGCGTCCTCATGGTCGTCTGCGATGCTGTCAGCATTACTGGATGCGGAGGCACGACGGGACGGCTGACGTTCAGGGGTGGTGTCCACCTCTACGCGCTCAGCCTCGTAGTCTTCGTAGTCTTCAACATCAACCTGGTCTTGGACGGGTATCTGCTCGAAAGGGTCTTCACCGTCGTCATACTGGTTGACGACCTTTTCCTGGCGTACCGGCCTGTCAGGAGTGGCTACCCTGTCAGGGCTGCGTACTGGGCCGCGGCTTGGTGCGAGCCCAGGAACCTTGAGGTTGTTGGCGGGGGTACGGCGTGGTGTAGCGGCAGTCTCCGGTGCCCTGCCTGGGTGCTGCCGGGGACCTGGAATGTTGCCAAGGTCTGGTAGAGTACCGGGTGCAGAAGGTACGGACGGAGGAGTCCCCAGGGTTATGCGCCCACGGTTGTTGGTGGCGCCTCTCCTGGGCGGCGTCATGTCTCCCCTTCTCCTGGATGGGGGTGTGGGGACGTTGATCGGGTCTGGCATTACCCCTCCATAAAAATGTTAAGCAGAATCGCGAAAAATATCGAGGAAACGTGTGCCTGGTGTGTTTGCGCGGCAATGCGTGCGGTGCTTGTCTCTCAGAAACCGAGTTCTGGGAGCCCCACTGCCTTGGGGTCTTCCTTGTCGGCATTGTCGCTGCTGTCTGTGACCCACCCGAACCCGGCGCCATAGTCTTCCTCTGGGGGTGTCGTGGGTTCAGGCTGGTTGTAGACTGGTTCCTCATGGGCTGGTGTGGTGTAATCGATGCGGGAGCGATCAGGACTGCTGGTGGCGGGTGCGCTGTAGTCTGGTTCGGTCGCCCCTTGGGGGTCTGCTGGCTGCTGTGGTGGTTCCTCGTCGTCACTGACCCAGCCGAATCCGCCGTCCTCGTCCTCGTCGCCGTAACCGGCCGGGTCGTACCCTTGTGTGTCCGGTTCGGTCTGGAAGGCGTCATCCTCCCAGGTGTGGTCGCCATGCTGGTCCTTGGTTGTGTCGCCGTCAACGACTAGGTGCATGTCCTTGTTGTCTGGCTGCTGTACCGCATAGTCGCTCTCCCCGACTCTGGATAGTGGGTATGCGGCGAGTACTGCGTCGTCTGGGATCATCCGCACCTTGCGTGCTAGCGCCCGGGGCCTGCCGGAGTAGCGTGGGTCAACCGTGGACTTGTCGATGATGATCGCTTCGGTCAGGAACCCGTTTGATGGGGAAGGTGCGCTGAGTTTCTGGAACTCGGATGGGTCAACGATGTACCTTTGTTCTCGGTCGTTGCGGACGATGCTGTCACGCCTGTTGTTCCAGTTGAATGAGAAGAAGTGTGTCTTGGAGTCGTTGACTGTAGACCATTTCGGGAACCATGCCTCGCCAACGATTTTCGCTAGCCTGGTGGCGGAGTCAAAGTAGGCGCCGTTGTGGATGATGAAGTGGCTGGATGTGTCGAGGATGTTGTTGACGTTTGCTTCACCGTTGCGTTCGGACTTGACGATAACCTGCTCCAACGACTGGCTGGCTAGGGTGGTGGCGAACCCAGATGCGCGCGCTTTTTCTAGGATGCCTCCCAGTGTGGTGGGGGGGATGATCTGGAACTCGTCGATGTAGATGTTGACTGGGTTCTTCAGTCCGCGGTTTCGTCTGAGGGCACTGACGGCACTGATGTCTGCCATGATGAGTGCACCCAGGTAGGCGGCGAAGTCTTTCTCACTGTCGGAGTTGATGGAGAACAGGATGACGTTCCCGCTGTTTTCGTCCTTTGTGAGTTCGTAGAGGTCGATGTTACGGTCGGTGACGCCGGTACGTAGCCATGGGCCATAGGCTGACGCGGTGAGGGTGCGCATGTACCCTTGCACCTCATCCATGGCGCCGTAGAGTTTCCCGGACTTGTGGCGGGATCCTTGGTCTACTGCCTGTGCGTCGTCGTAGATAGGGCGCCCTTTGCAGGCCATGAGTAGGTCAGTGAAGGCGTTGTTGTCTTTGATGGCGGAGGCGAGTTGGCTGATACCTCCGTGGTTCCAGTCGATGCGGTCTGCTCGTGTCCTGTCTGCCTGGCGGAGCATCTGGAAGGTGACCTGGAGCAACTGGCGGACATTGCCCTTGTATACTTCGCTGCTGGTGTCCCACTCGCGCATCCCGAGGATCATGTCGGCCTTGGCTGCACCACCGTTGATGAGTGGGTCATAGGAGGCTTGCCCGGCGGAGTGAGGTACGTCGTAGTCCTGGGGGTCTCCGTTCACGAAGTGGTAGAAGTTGCGTCCGTTCTCCTTGGACCAGCGGGCAAGTTTCGCTGACACCTCAGGGTCACGTTTCATGTCGATCATGATGACAGGGAGTCCGTGCACGATATCGGAGCGGATCATGGACAGCATGGTGATGGTCTTACCGGATCCGACACCACCGGACATGACGGTGTTTTTGCGTGCGTCCGCCTGGTACCGGTAGGCGACCTCGCATGTGGCCTTGGTTTTCAGGCCACCTGTGTTCTTGTTCTCCTCAGGGTCTTCATAGATTTTGGTGGTGATGCCAAGGGGGGCCTTGTCCTTGTCTGACAGTGACCCGTCTTTCAACTGGGTGATGAGTTTTTTGGTGCGCCTGTTCTCCAGTGGGGTTGGCCGGAACGTGAAGTTCTTCCAGGGTCCTTCCATGTGCAGCAGGTACGGGTTCTTGATGAGTCTGCCAACCTGGATCACGGTCAGGGTGAACCCGCCGACTGCGCCGATGATGACACTGACGACGACTAGTAGGGGGATGTACTCGGTCCAGTTCTGGGCGATGCCTGTGACGTCACTTAGTGCGGCACTGGCTCTGGTTGTGGCGTCGGACAGGGACCCGTACATGAGGGCGATCACGATCATGGTGAGGGTGCCGGAGAGGATCACGGACCTTTTCTGGCGCCCTTTTGCGAGCCCCAGGTAGTAGATGGCCCATGCGATGATGATGGCGGGCAGGAACAGGACGGCTAGGACAGCGACCATGACTCTGCCGCCGCCGTCACCTTCCGGTTCGTTGTTGCGGGGGTTGTCGTCGTCGAAGTCGTAGTCTCTGTCGGTATCGACCGCCAATGGGTTCTCCTTGCCTGGCCGGTGCTATGTTCTACTGGCGTCTTTCTACTCTGTTGTTTTCACTGCTGGCTGCTGGTGCTGTCGAACGGGTTGAACCCCATGGTGCTGACGAGCCTGTAGAACAGGGGGGAGTCGTCTGGGGTGATGGTTTCGGGGACGAGTACGGACTCAATGAGTTTGAGGTCTGTTTTCTTGGCGATAGCCTCATCGTCCTTGGGGGAGTGAAACGCGGTGTCGGTGACGTCCTGGATGCCCTGGATCTTCATCTCGATCAGGTTGACACACTCCTGGACGTGTGCTCCGTCAAGGTGAGTGATGCGCTCTAGGATGCTTTTAAGGAGGTTGATCCTGGTGGCGTTGAGGTTGAATCGGCGGTGCTCTAGGTCCTCCAGGGTGAAGAACTGGTCGTTGGCGTCCTCGCGGGCATGCTCGATGGGTTCACCAGCCCCTTCGAGGGTGACGTCCTGACCTTTCTGAGCCTGGTCTCCAATGATGTCCATAGCCATGATGTTGTAGCGGCCAAAGTCTTCCTGGTAGGTTTGGCGTACTTCGCTGATGCGGTTGTCCAGGCCGATGACACCTGCCTCCAACTCGGCATTGTACTCGATCTCCTCAGTGAGTACAGGGATGATGGTTTGATCAACGTTTGTGGATTCGCGCACGATCTGGTTGATGAGGGGTCTTAGGTCTTCGCCTGCCATAGTTGTTGTGAAGATTTCCTCCTCGTCGGTAAAGTCGAAGCCTCCTTCGTCAGTGAGGTCGTTGTCGTCCGGCATGGAGAATGTGAACCCGTCACTGTCGTCTTCGTCTGAGCCCGTAATGATCTTGTCGAAGGTGTTGGCGGCCGCCGTGTCTAGGGCTTCGGGGGTCACTGTTTCTTCTGGCTTGGAGGCGCCCTGAGGTGTGGGATTCTGGCTGATGGTCTCCACCCGGCTTGGCTCTGGGGTGCTGTCTGCTGTGGGGGCCACGTCCTCCTCGGTTGGGGCACTGTCGCACTCGCCCTGTGTGTCAGCATCGTCTTGGCTACTGTCGGTGGCTGGTTTAACCGCCGTGAGTGGGCCGAGGTCAGGTAGTGACGACTCCTGACGGTTCGGGTAAGTGATGTCGATTGCACCGTCGTACATCAAGTTTTCTGCGGCTTTGAGCACATGCGACCAGATGTAGCCGGTGGCGTGTTGTTGCAGGTGTTCCAGGCTGATAGGGCCGCCCCCGTCTGACAGCAGGTCAAGGATGAGATGCTGCTCCTCACTGGGGTCTGCGGGCTGTGGGCCAGTGTTTTCTATCAAGACGTCACCTAGGGGTTCCCCGCGCACGATGGTCTCGGCCCGCTGGAGGTCACGCCGCCCATGCTCAGCCATTCTGTTGACCTGCTCGACGCAGATGTCCACGCCGGTGAACCTCTGCATGAATGTGGGGGTGAAATCGACAGACCAGTCTGCTTCTACCTCTGTGACAGGACCGTGGTCGTGTAGCCGCATGATGTGGTTCTCTGTGAGTTCACCGAGAACCATGTTCATGAATGCTGCGAGCATAGGTGACACCTGGTCTACCTGCTCGACGGCGGCGATGTGGCTGGTGCCCTCATCTGCGAGAGCCTTTTTGAGAACGTCGAGGGCTCCGGGGTGGATGTCGGTGCGGGACGTGGAGACCCTGGACTCGATGATCTGGGCCAGTTCACTGTTGGTGACGCCCTGGTTAAGGTACTTTAGGGTGTCACCGTAGATGACGGCTTGCGCACTGGTGCCGTCCTGCCAGGTGATGGTGACGGATTTGGTGTCTTTGGCTCCGCCGTTGGTGACGGACTGAAGTGCGGCTTGGAGGTCCGGGTAGGTGACTTCTGGGACTTTGACCGCATCAACGTTGAAGTCGCGCTTGCTTCGTCTTGAGAAAAATCCCATTGCCCTGTCTTTCGTCCTCGCTGGTTCAACCCCCATAGGTGGGCGCTCACCGAAATATCGTGGCGTTAGTTTAAGGGTGTGGGGGATTTTCTGCTGTTTCCTCTGGCGTCTCTTAGTTGAGTCTCCCGAGTAGCCGGTTTTCCTCGCTGATGGCTTTGCGTAGCATGCTAATAGAGGAGTCGCTGTTGTTGAGTGTCGCCATGATGGCTTCCTGCACCTTGCGTTTCTGTTCCTCGTCCTTGGCCTTGTTGAGGTAGTGCAGCAGGTAGGTGTTGAGGTGACTTGTCTCGTCGTCACTCATGATGGTCATGGTGGGGATGAGGTTCGCGGACATGATATGGGTGGCGATCTTCGTGTGGGTGAAGTCCTCCGGGATGATGCGTTCTCTGGTGCGCGCCTGGTGGAGGTCTTTCAGCATGGGGAGTAGTGCGGGTGGGAACACCTTGTGCTGTTTGATGTTCTCTTCTCGGAACTGGGGGAACCGTATGGCGAGGAGTATGCTTCGGGCTGCTGCCGCATACGTGGGGTCGGTGTCGATGAGATTGATAGTGTCGCCCTGATCTACAACCGGCATGTTACTGCTGCTGTCGTTATTGCTGCTGGGGTTGTCAAGGTTGGGGCGTTCAGGTGTTGTGTCGCGTGGGGTGGGGGTCTGATCGAAGGCGTCTGCGGTGACTCGCTCAGCCCGGTTTACCGCGTCCCTGATGACCTCAGTGGGGGAGAACGTGTCCAGTGACACCTTCCTGATCATTTCTTCACTCAGGACGTGGGAGGAGATCGTCTTGATGACGCTGGCGGCACGCTCAATATACCTGGCACGCTGGCTGGTGTCACCCAGGTTGTAGTCTTGTGCGGCAGCGTCAAGGACGAACTCAGCGAGCGGAATCTGATGAGTCTCCACATGCTCCTTGAGTGCGTCAGGGCCTTCCTTCATTCTCAGGTCGCATGGGTCGGTGTTTTCCGGCATTGCGGATACATAGGCGCATGAGTGGACAACTGGTACGTTGGTGAACACCTTGAGGGCGGCCTTGATCCCGGCCTGGTCCCCGTCGAAACAGAACACGATCCGGCCGTCGTCACCAATCATTCGGCGGCATAGGGATCCTTGCTCGGGTGTGAATGCTGTCCCTAGTCCGGCAACGACCGCGCCGATACCGGATTCGGCCAGGGCGATCACGTCGAACTGTCCCTCCGCCACATACAGGGTGCTGCTGGTTTTGAGGTTCTTGCGAGCCTGGGGCAGGTTGTACAGGATCTTCGACTTGTGGAACAGGGGTGTGGCGGGAGAGTTGACGTACTTTCCCTGTTTGAAGTCTGTGTCGTAAAGCCTCCGGCCAGAGAATCCGACGACTTTCCCCATGGTGTCCTGAATGTAGAAGATGAGGCGCCCGGACCAGAAGTCGATGATGCTACCGCGTTCGGTGCGTGAGCAAACTCCCGTGGTGATGATGGTGTCGTCACTGAACCCTTTAGACTTGAGGTGCTGGTAGAGGTCTGTCCTGCCTTCAGGGGCGTACCCGTACATGCCGGAGTTCGGGTTGAGCCCACGACTGGTGACCTCACGGACAGCCGGGTGCTCCTCGGGCAGGTTTCGGTACTGGGCCCAGAAGTAGTTCGCTGCCGCCCGCACGCACTCACGTAACGCGGCGTAGTCAACACTGGGCGTGTCATCATCCTTGCTTTTGGCGTCTGGGATGGTGATGCCTTTGTCGGCGGCGAGCATGGTGAGGGCGTCCATGAAGCCCAGCCCGTCATGCTCCTGGGTGAAGGTGATGAGGTCCCCACTCGCGCCGCATCCGAAGCACCTGTAGTTCTGGAAGGACTCGTCAACAGTGAAGGAGGGGGTTTTCTCGTCGTGGAATGGGCATAGTCCTTTCCACCTTCCTGCACCTGCTGGTTTGAGAGTTACCCCGGCGGCCTCAATGTAGTCGCGGATGTCGTATGCGTGCTTGATCTCCGCTACCGCGTTCTTGAAGCCTTCCCCTTCTGTCATGCGTGCCGCCCCTTGTATTCCCGTCTTGTGTTGCTCGCGTGGTATCTACTTGTCAGGATACCCGGGTTCAGGGGTGAAGAAAACCGCCCGCTGGTCCTGGGAAAGGGGGGAGGGAGGTGTACCAGCGGGCGGTTTGTCTTGTGAGCGGATCATCTTTGTCGCTCATGCTCTATTATATCAACTCAGGTGCTCAGAAGTTCCATGGGTTCTCGGAGTCACCCTCAACGGTTAGGGTCTCGATTAGGTCTCGGCGTAGTCCGCTCCACTCCTGGCCGTCGCTGGTGACCACGATGGGTGCCTGCTGGTGTCCGCGGGCCTTGAACTCGGCCAGTTTGTCGCCATCCAGGTCGGCGACCGTGTAACTGACGCCCTTCTTGTCGAGAAGACGCTTGGTTGCCTCGCACTGGGAGCAGTGGGGGAGTGTGTAGACGGTGACAGACATTCATTACCTCATCTGTAGGGTTTGCTATGCTACTTGGTTGTTGGTGCGTGTCGGCTGTCATCCTACCCACGTCACAACATGAGGTGGCCTTGCCTCGGTCAGTCCGCCTGCTACCTAATTTGGCCTCCTCCTTGTGCTGTAATTTCAGGTTCAGGGGTGTGGGTGGCTGTTCAACTGGGTCAGGTAGTAGCGGTACTCGTTGAGGGAGTCTCTAGCGTCCTCCAGAGCCCTGTGAGCCCCGCCCTTCTGGTAACGGCCGATGGGCGTATTTTCTTGGAGCATGAGGGCGATGGAGGTGACGTCGATGCTTCTGTGCGACAGGCGACTGTAGGTTGCTGGCAGGTTCACTGAGATCAGGTTGCGGTCCAGGTGTGGGGAGTTTCCGCCAAGGAGGACCGGCGACCCGAGGGTGGTGGTGTCGATCCAGTGAGCCATTTGGGCGTCAACCTGGTTGAGTTGAGTGCCGGGGGTGGACCAGAGTGCGGCCCACAGCCCGGAGGTATCGTGCATTGTGCGGACCTTGGTGTCTGCGAGTGCGATTGCTGTTGATACTGGGTCCACGTTGATGAGGGTCGTGTACTCGTCACCGACTTGGTGGCCTTGCATGTCGGTGATGATGCCGCCGACCTCCAGGATCATGTCTTTGTCCACACTGGTGCCGGTTGATTCTACGTCTACCCAGGCGATCATCTTCCCAGCCTGAGACACACCACAACCACTGCCGCCGCTACTGCTGGTGTCATGGTTGTGGCGTCGCGCTTTGCTGATGTACTGACGTCCCACCAGAGGTCAGTTGCTCTCGGTTCGTAACTGGGTGATGTACGCCTTGATATCCTTGGCGGTGTGCCCCTCATCTGCGCCCATGATGACAAGGTTGATGACGGCCAGGGCAGTGAAGTCGTCAGGCTCGGCACCCTTGTGGACCTCGTTGACGGTTTTGTGGAGGGCCTTGAGGAACAGGGCGTCCAGGGTGAGGCGACCGCTGGGTGCTTCTTCTAGTTCGGTAGCGCGTTGAGTGATTACGTCCACTAACTGGGTGAATGAACTCATAGTGCCCTGCTGCCTCTCCGACATGACTTTCTTGTGCCAGGTAGGCAATATCCCACAAATCAGAATAGAGGGAAGGGTTTGGGGGCTTGACGATGCTAGAGTGCTTTTCTTCTGTGTGCCGCCACTTGCTCCCAGTTGATGAGTGTCGCCAATGTCAGTGTTATGACGAGGGTGGCGGCGCCCGCAAGTGTCCACGGGTTGATGACCCAGCCAGCATAGGGGATGACTGCCATGACCTCTGAGGTTACTTGGCTGGGGGTGACGGTTTCAGGGTCGTCCGCATCGTTGTTGTCTCCGCGCATGATATAGCCGCGAAACTCGCCCGTATCCTTGTCGAGGGCCTTGTCCTTGACCCTGTGGAGGACTGGCTTGTCATGGAACCAGTGCGCCTGATAGACGATGATGTCGCCCTTGTCGATGGCGTTATACCGGGTGGAAGATAGGATAAGGTCTCCCCGGTAAATCGTGGGCTCCATGGATCCTGACACCGTGTAGGAGGTGCGGACACCGGCGGCGTAGAGGCTAACGATGAGGGTGACGGCTATCACCATGATGGTAGCCACTATGCCGGAGACGGCCTTGAGTCTGCGCCTGATCCTCCGGGCCGTCTTGACCTCGGGGCTGATCCTCCCCATTTTGTTGTCTTCTCTCCAGGTGTGTTTTCTCTTGCCTTGGATCCTATCGCCCTGTTCTAGGCTGTTCTACGCTTTACACAACAGAGACGTCAGGATGGTTGTCATTGTAGCACTAGTTGCCGCTCTTGGAGAACATGAGCGCTTCCGTTAGCGAAACGGTATCGTCAACATCCCCCTGGATGGACTCGGCATAGGATCGTAGTGTTTCCGTGTCGCAGTGCCCATTGGTGGCGGCTCTCTTCACGTGACCAACCTTGACGCCCAGTTCACTGATCCTGGAGCCCACGATGTTAGCGGCGATCTCTTCTCTTGTCGGGCTGCTGGAGATGTAGCGCCTGGCCTCATCTGGGGTCATTGAGGTCAGTGCTTGAACCCGCCTGTCGTTACGGTCAAGTTCATGCTGAACGTCACGGTTGGAATGTTGGTTTTGGGTGTCGGCCCCCTGAGCCTTGGCTGCCAGGTCCTTCCTATGGGTGCCGCTAATAGAATGTGTGGGCGTTTTTCTTCTGTTTCTGCTGCTGGCGTTGGCAAACAGGCCGTGAGTGATCTGTTTCGTCTCATGCCAAGCCTGATTTGCCTCCTGCTCCGTAGCGAAGTGAGGCTGGTCCCTGTAGTCGCACTTGTCTGGAGTCTGGGCGCCGCAAGGCATCACCCCGTCCTTTTTAGTGCTAAAATGCCACATGTGTCGTACCTTCTCTGCCTGACCCTACCGTGTTTTCGTGGGTGCTCATCAAGTATCCTGGCCTAGTATCTAAGCATTTTGTCCTAGAAGCAGGTAAGTCGCCTGCAAGCATACTGAGATGCGTCTTGCAGGCGACTTACCTCGCACCTTAGTCAGCAACACCATGAACAAAAGCCCGGCGACAGGGAAAGGTGACAGCAGGTGAGAAGTAAGTGGCAGGGCATCCTACTTGGTGAGGGCGTGTCGCAATTGCACCCACTCGTCGCCAAGGTTGCTGCGTAGCCGTTGGGCGTCCCTAGGTAGGTCTTCATCTGTGAACTCGGCATACTTCCGGGCGTCGAACGCTACGTGCTCGAAAGGTGACATGTGACCTGACGCCAGCAGGCGCTCACCCAGGGCGGTGGTTGCTGTGGAGGCTGTTGCGGTGGACTTGTCTCGGTATGAGATTTGGGCGCATTGGGTGGCTGCCAGCATCAGTTCTCCGCGTAGAGATGCGAAATCTGTGGTCTCCTGGGGGCGGTTTTTAGCGAACGGCAGGTGGATCCATGACGTGTCCGGGGTGGATTCCTTCAGGGCTGCCTGGATGAGCCGCGCCAGGGCTACGATCTCTGGCTGGGCTGTCGCCAGGTCGGTGCGTAGATTGATGAAGTTTTCCCACATGGTTGAGGTCAGTAGGGCCTCATGCCACATGTATGGTTCGATGACTCGGTTCGCGTTCTGTTTGTGGACGCTTAAAGCGTACGCTCCTGGGGTATCTGTCTGGTAGACGTCTTTGTAGTAGGAGTCTAGGCGGTATTCCCAGTCGAGGTGCAGATCCGGGTCTAGTGGCTTACCTGTTAGGAGGGATAGTTCAGTGGAGACGGCTAGGTTGCGGCCTGCCAGCCACCTTGCTTCTGCGGCGTCACGCTTCCTGCCGGTGAGGAACCTGCCGGACATGCCTTTCTGGTTGGAGGTGAATAGGGGCACATAGGGGTCACGCATGACGGCGCCGATGGTTGCCTTGACGCTTCTGGCGCGGCTGGAGGCACTGTTCTTGGAGATGACCCGGTGCGTATTCACTTCTGGGAGGATGCACCGCGGGAACCGGGTGATCAAAGTCAGGCACCGCACTCCTTCGTCACCCATGTTCTCGGGTCGGTCCAGTCGCGTGTCTTCAACTACTGTGACCTCGTAACCGGCCAGGTGCGGGTCACTGTAGGTGGTTCTCAGGTAGGGCCTGTCCCGGTAGGGTAGAGTGACCTGGCTGGTGGTGATCGAGTCGAAGTCGTACATGTTTGCTTCTCCTAGGGGTGCTTGACGCCAAAGGGGGTGGGGTCAGGTCAGAGGGGTAGTGTTGGGGCTAAACTGCACAGGTGCGGTGTGTCTTTTCCGCTCTTGCATGCATCCCTATTGTGACCTGAACTCGCCTTTTCTCTAGAGCATCATACCTGCTCGGTGATAATGGACTGCTTCTTCCGAAACATCTCAACCATGGACTCATCCTCAGATGCCTCCATGTCAGCCTTCACCTGACGGTGCCCCTTGTCAAGGATCTTCTGGCATTCGACCTCGAACTCATCCATAACTGCGTTCATGATCCGCTGCGGCATTCCCCTGTAGTATGTTCTTACGTCGTTGATCACATGGAATAGGCCAGTGGAAGACCATTCGCTGGAGTTTTCCATGGTGATGATGGTCTCCACCCATGCGGCGTTCTTCTCACCCATGACGCGCCCGTATTTCACTCTAGAATCCGGGATGAACACCTTCTTCCCATAGTGCTTGTTGACTGCACCAAGGATTTGGTTCATTTCCCACAGGTTCGGGTACGTCTCCTTCGTGACGAGGTGGGGAAGGAATGCTTGAGTCCTGCACCTGTGGCGCTTCAATGCTGCGACCATCATCATGGTCTTGTCCTGGGCCAGCATGTGATCGAACTTGTGGTCGAGGCGGAACCGGCGGTCATCGAGTGATTTCAGCAGTTTCTTATCGCGGACACGTGGGTCACTACCTACAAGGATTCGTTCTTTCGGGACCGCGCTGAGCAGAGTCTTCGTAAGTGACTTCCCTTGGACTAGGCGTTTACCTTCTAGCGCTCTGTCGCCCTCAGCGTGTAGGTAACCATTCAGTACGTCTTTCACATCGGAGTATATGGGGTTATTGTCAATGAGGATCAGCGTGTTAGGGTCACTGGTCACGTCACGGAAAGTCAGTGTGTTCTTGGTGGAGGACGCATCTTCACTGTTGCAGCCGAACCTGTAGATCGCGCTAGGGTCGGTCACTTCACGGGGAGTCACCACGGTTTCGTGTCGGTTGTCAAACAAGGTGACCCCATCGAACATGCGCTCAGTCGCTTGGGACTTCTTGCCGGTGGCTCCGACGCTATCCAGCAGTTCGGTCGCGGTCATCGCCCGGAGCGTGTCGTTAGGGTTCCACAGGTGCCGGTGGGCCTCATCAGTGTCACTCAGGGTTGGGGTGCCACGAACCATGAACAGGTTAACCTTGCTGCCGTATGTGTTCAGGATTTCCTGACGCCACCGGATCACATGTTCGACATCCCGCTCACTGGAGCATCCCACCAGGATCGGGCGCAGTGGGTCGTACTTCATGCCCGCAACGAATGACAGGGCCGACACCCCAGCACCCTTGGTGAACGCGGCCTTCACCTTTGGTTTCAACGCGCTCACGTTATAGATATCACCCGCGACTATCGGGTAAGGCACATCAGTGTCGCCTCCATCATAGTCGTCAATAACCTGGGTGAAGCACTTGCGCTCATATTTGTCCAACCGGACAGTGGCGAACATGTTACCAGGCTCACGCATCACCTTGGAAGCATCCGCCCCCATAGGGCCATCCAGCAGGGCAGGGTCAAACACCTCCCCGTCGAGGCTCATGGTGCCATCCTTGTGGGCCAGCAGCATGCTTCCCTCAGCAGCCTTGTGCACGTTGCAGGGCTTCTGGTGCGACACGTGAATCGCCCGCAACCTCGTTAGCAGATCGCCCTCAGCGGCCTGGTTCTTCACACTGGCAACCAGGTCAGTGAGACGACTGTTGTTGATGATGGTGTCCCTGGAGGACGGGAAGTCTACCACGCCAGGCTCTATCTGCACCGTCAGGCGACTGTAGCCGTCCTTCTCGCCTTTGTGGTTGTACTTGTATCCGCACAGAACCAGGTCCGGGTCCTCCCACCGGTGAATGACGTTATCAATCAGACTCGGTATGCCGTCACCAACAATGTACGGGTCGCGCACCCACAGGCCGCCCTTCACACCCGACACGGCATCCAGGACCACCTCTCCCACATACACTAGATCCTTGCACGTGTCATAGGTGATGCCGTTGATGACGATAGGGGACATGCCGCCGTACTTGCTGTACGACGCTAGCGTCTCGTTGACCTTCTCGAAGTCCTTCCCCTGGACAGGGATACGCACTATGGTCCCGTCCGGCTCCCCCGTGCTGGCGGTGCGCACATTCGCGTGCGGCCCAGTGTCATCCAGGTAGATCTCAGCGAACGTCTTCACCCCACCCCGGACACTGGTTACCTGGAACCGGTTGCTGTAGGCAAGCGGGGCCTTCGCACCGAGCCCATACGCACCCACCTGCCCCATGTCTGTGCTCTTCGTAGACACACCATAGGTCAGGTAGATGGACTCCATGGTGTCAGGGGCCATGCCCGTGCCATGGTCGATGATGGTCAGGTGCGGGTCACTGTACGTTGGGGACGAGACCTCAACCAGAAGGTCACTACCAGCAGCCTTGGTGGCGTCCTGGGCGTTTGACACCACCTCACGGACAGCCGCCACCAACGGGTCAGCGTAAATGTCCGTCAACCGCTGCACGATGTGCCCCATGGCCTCCGGTGCCACAGTCATGTCAACGACCTTCCCCACTAGGTGGGTTTCCTCCGGGTAGGTTCTCTGTGGTGTCTTTGTCAGCATCTTGCCGCCCCTCGTTACTAGATTCCCGCCCCGCGTAAGCAACCGAGCGGGACTATACCGGTCACGTATGCTAGCACGGCTAGTGCAGTAGGCACAAACTATGAGGGGTCACCCCTTGTTGTGATGATCACGCTTCTTGAACGGGGTAGCCACCCAAGTGGGCTATTCTACTCTCGCACGCGCACTAGAGTGTGGTGTCACCTCACACGAGGGGAGGCATGCCTGATATCAGGGCTCAGAGACGGATCTCATCCTCAGGGTCACCTCTCGTCTACTGCGTCCACGCTGTCACGCCAGTCGTACCCGTAATGATCCTCCATGTCGGAGAAGAGCCCGTCGCCACCTATCATCCTGACGGCCCCAGACGCGAAAAAGGCACGAAGTTCCTCTGCTGCCTTCTCGTCACGCACATACAGTGGGTTCTGGTCAGTCACCAAATGGCGGGTTCTCCAGTCGGAACCTAAAGTGGCGCCCCTGCCATTGCGCTTACGTGACTTACGCTTCTTAGGCATTCTGTCTCCTCAGTCATATGGTGGTAGTGAAGCGTTATCTTGTTTTTATTGACGCTTCCGTAACCATTGTAGCATATGTTGTCAACCCCGCCCTTGGGCCAACCATCATTGTCAGGAAAAACGTGAGGAGTGTCGGGTGACCCTGTGAATAGTGTGGGCGATGATGCGGCCACAGGGTCGGGTTCCATCGTGTCAGGTTGCCACCGCTCGTCAGCCGCCAGCGCATAGTCTAGGTCGTTGAACTCGTCGTACGCGATCTCCTCAGGTGCTGGGCAGTCTGCCCAGATCTGTTCCAGGTCGCTCACGAAGTCAACAGGTTTCGCCCATGCCACCCCGATGGCCTGGGCGGCGGCCCCATGGGTTGTGGCGCATGGAACCTGCTCCACGACTTCGCCAGTAGCCTCGTTGTACAAGGTTGTGTTGTCTTCAGCGAGCATGATGCCACGGGTCATGCGCTCATCTTTCAGGTACCGGATCGCGGTAGCAGGCCCAACTAGGCTAGGGTCGGTATAGTCCAGGTTCACGCAGTTGATGATATCCTGGACCTCCTTGCTGTAGTTGAACTTGCTGGTGGCGATAGCGCCCGTGAACACCTGACGGAACTCACCGGACCGGCGGTCGAAGAACAGTGGCTCCCGCTCATTGTTGGCGTCAGGTAACTGGTTGCGCCATGATGACTTAAGGGCCCTGGTGAGAGTGTCGTTGATGAACTCGTCCGCGACCGTGTATGTGGCGGCCAGCCCCTCGTATTGTTTGTTGGTGACCTCCAGCACCTTCTGGTCCCTGAGGTACCTGAGGGCTTCCTTTACCCGGTCGTGGGCATTAGGGCCGTCAAGTTTCAGCATCCCGGCAGTGAAGTTGTATGCCATGGGGAACATGTAGTCGCCGACGTTGCACAAGGGTTGGGCGATAGCGTCAAGGATGCCCATCGCGTCACGGTACTTCTGGGTGAACATGCCGCCACGTGGAGACATGAGCGCATCGGATGCCTTCACAATGTCAATGACCCTGGGGTTGTAGAAGGAGGTGAAACCGGCGCCGCGACGACCCCATGTGCCTTCAAGGATCTTGTCTCTGCGGTACTTCAGGAATGCGTCAAGTTCCGCCTGCCCTTTGTCATTGGTGGCGTCAATGCGGTCCTGGGACTTGGGTTTACCAGCCATCTTGGTGTTGCGGAGGATGTTCTCTGGGCAGGCTGGCCCGTGGAATATGCCGCCCTCACGCTTTTTGGCCTTCCACAGTACCTTCCTGATGTCCTGTCGCAGTTCCTTGGTGCTGATGCGACTTCCGCGGTGCGTGTCCCTGTCTGCTCTTAGAGCGATGCATGCTCCCATGATCTGCTTGTTGCTGTAGTGGCAGGCCATGGATTGGGTGATGATGGACCGCCACCCGTGGAACGTCTCTAGGGCGTCCTCGTCCTTGTAGAACTGGGTGATCTGCTTGGCGAGGACGTCTAGGACCTCGACGCCTGGGGCTTCTTTCAGGAGGGTGCTGGCGTAACTGTCGTCACTGAAGAGGTTCTTGTAGTCGGCCTCAAGGTGCTTAGTGTTGTCTAGGTGCTTGTTGAGCCAGTACCCTAGTGGCCGCTTGTCGCTGTCGCCTTGCTCGTGCTTGGCGTTACGTCGCTTTTCTGCCTCTGCTCTTTTCTTGCGGTCTCTTTTACTGGCTTGCTTGTACTCCAGGTAGGCTCCGTCTCTGAGGATCTGGCACGCCTTCACCGACAACTTGAGTGGCTTTTTACGGTTCATCAGGAAGTAGGCGTTCTTCCCAGCCATGTAGTTACGTGCGGGGTTCTCCCAGTCCCAGAGTCGGGTTGGGCCGTTCACGTACCCTTTGGAGTGGGCGGAGCGGATATCGCCGTTCAGGCGGGGGTTGATGCCTGTGATCTTCTCGAAGTGCCGATTGTACTTAGCGAGCGTCTTGATGGGGAACCCTTTCCCGGGGGCCCTGTGGTTGCTGGTGTCGGGGGACGGTGTGAACCTTTTCGGAAGTTCGACGGTAAGGTGCATCCCCCCACTTGGGGTGCGCACAGTCGTCGTCTCAGACAGGTCGGTCCCCAGCATCATGGAGAACCTGTCGCGCATTCCTTCTACTACCCGGTACTTCATATCCGGGTTTCCTGTCAGATCTCTGGGAGGGTCAAGGTCGAAGACGCAGATGTTGCTGCCAGGTGTGATGTAGACCGCGTACGTGTAGTTGGTGCCGTCCTCCCACTTGCCGTCCTCAAAAAGGTACCACCTGCCGGGGTTCTCTTTGTCACCGCCCTTGGGCTCCTGAAGGAAGGGGGCTGGGTCCCAGCGGTTCTCAACTGGTTTCTTGTCCTTGGTGGGGAAGTATCCGGTGGCCCCTTCAGGCATCAGGGTGGCGAACACTGCGCGGGCTTCTCGTGACGAGTGGTTCTCGGGGACGGGGCACTCTGGGGTGGACCAGTAGGTGCTCTCAAGGGAGGGAATCATGTCACCGTCAACGTTGAGTTTCACTTGCGTGTTGCCCCTCTTTCCCTTTTGGCCTAACGTTTTCTAATACTTTAACCGTGTTAATCTATCGTGTGGTCGCGTATAGTATATCACACTGTACGTGACCATACTGTGACCTTGTGGTTGCTGGGGGAAAGGGTACCACACCCAGGCCCACCAACACAACCCTATCTAACGCACTCGATCATGCAGCCGCTGCTCTCCCTACACCATGAGGGTACCAACCCCACTGCCACCACTACCCAAAATGAGTGACACGCCCACCAAAAAGGTGCGCAACAATGCCGCCACCTGAAACGAAAACGGCAGGAGTACGAAGGATCATCAGCGACCAGCAATGACTCGCAGCAGGGGTCACCCCATGAGAGATCGTACCCTGCCCAGGAACCCTCTCCCACGCTTACTGCCCGCTTCGCCACCACTGCTACCAAGGCCGTACTCCTCCTCCAGGCTGGCGCTGTGTCTGGCGGTGTTCCTCTCACGCAGAACCCGTGCCTCCTCGGCGATCTCGTCAACCTCACGGATCGTTGACTTCACCCACTGTCTCACATGATCCTCGGTGTTGATACCTGCCCCATGAGGCATGTGGTCCCGGTTGAACGCAGCCAGACGCATTGCGGCGTCCTCAGGGTCAGTGATCGGTGTCTCTTTCACGGTACCGTCGGCCTCCCTGGTGATCATTGACCATGGTGTCTGGCTGCCCTGGAGGAACGGTGGCGCGTACTTCAAGGTCCAACTGGCCTTCGATGTGCCCGCCTCGTCGTTCGTCCAGGAGAACCCTATGCGTGGGCGAGTCCCAAACCCGACGTTGGATGCCTGGTCGTCGGTGAGCATGAACCGTCGGAGTGCACTGGGGCGTGCTAGCGTGTTCGCCAGGTTGAAGTCACCTACCCTGAACGGGTCGGGGTGGCGGAAGAATGACGTGGCCGCTTCCCCGTGGTTGTACGGGTAGTGCCTTGGGTTGTCGCCAATGTAGTAGTGGTTGCTTGGAAGCCTGTTCTCGTAGAGTTCACGTTCCACACTGTCACTGGGTGCGCAGTAGCCGGAGAAGTCTGTGCACACTTGGTCTTCTGCCTGCAACCGGGCGTCTATGATGGCGTTCGCGGCCGCTTTCCGTGCCGCCTCCTGCTCCTCAGGGGGTGCGTCATGGCGACGTGATAGGCCAGAGGAGTTCATCTGAAGTTTCAGTGTCTCCTCGAAGTCGAAGGGATCCACGTCTACCGTCATCTCCTCCTCGTGTAGTTTGTCATAGGCGACGATCCTGTACTTGTTCTCCACGGTCCCGTCTGCCGTGTCTGTGTACGGGGTGCGCTCAAGGTAGAGGATTTTGTCGTCCTTCTCCCAGCCAGGGTAGATGATCGGGATCCTGTATGACTGCCACTGGGGTGAGAACCCTCCGGCTTCCAATGCGTCCAGTTTCCGCCACGCACCGACCATTCCGTCATCTAGGAACGGGTTGTACCGGTTCGTTGGCACCACCATGCGTTTCTCCGACTCCCTCTCGGCACGCTTGTACTGGGCCATGAGGGTCTTCCAGTCATTCTCGCGTCTCATAGCAGCAGACGCGATCCTGGCCTCCTCCTCGGACGGGTAGTGCTCAATGAAATGGCACCTGCCAGTTGTTCGGCCACATGGCTCCACAATGTTGCCCTTGTTGGTGTTGATGTGCCAGTACATGGGGACCGCCCTAAAGAATGAAGACAAAAGAATACAGGAGAAACGTGGTTAATCAGGTTCTAACCGAGTTAAATATTGATTCTCTTGGTTATCTAAACAACAACCCCTGTGTGACCCCAAAATGGCGCCTACTCTAGTCCGCGTGGAGAAATGGCCGTAGCAGAACCCGCGGAGAAAACAAAACTCCCACCGGTTGTTTTAGCCGGTGGGAGTCACCCAGGGGGGCGGGCGGTTTAGATCAGGTCCTCCTCATCAACCCGCTCACCCGTCATCCACTCCTTACGAGCATCCGTCTGGCTCTTACCGAACAGGAGACTCAGAGCAGACTCGGCCGCACTAACGTCCGGGAGGGTTATCTGTGTGAGCACCCTCGTGGCGGGGTCGATGGCGGTCTCTTCAAGGATGTCGGCCTCAACCTCACCGAGCCCCTTGAGGCGGGACACATCATACTTCACACCCGACTCATCGAGTTCACGCATCCGCTCATCCCGCTCCGCGTCGTCACGGGCGTACACCTTACGGGAGTTGCGCCCCTCACGGGTGGCGATGGAGAACAGTGGGGTCTCAATCTTGAACAGGCGACCCTCCTCCACAACAGGGCGGAAAAGATGCCAGAACAGGGAGTAGATCAGGCAGGCGATGCTGTTGCCGTCAGGGTCCGCGTCCACCGCGATCAGGACTCGCGCGTACCTCATCCGGTCAATGTCGAAGTCATCCCCGTACCCCGCGCCCAGGGTCTTGATGATGTCCTGCACCTCACTGTTCGCCAGCACCTTCGACATGCTGTTCGAGGACGCCTCAATGATCTTCCCCCGAATCGGCAAGATAGCGTCCACGCGACCGTCCCTGGCGGCCTTCAGGGAGGACAGGGCCGAGTTGCCCTCACAGATGTACAGTGAGGCCTCGTCGGTACCGGCCAGTTCACAGTCCACCAGTTTTGACGGCAGGGACAGGCCACTGATCTGCGACTTCGTGCGGGCAGCATCCCGACGCTCCTTCGCTCGAACCCTGGCCCTGGCGGCCTCTACGACCTTACGGCCAATGGTCTGCACGGCCTCACTGTTAGCACGCTGCCCCATCCATGCCGTCAAGGCTTCGGTCGCAGCCTCCTGGATGGCCTTACGCACAGCAGTGCCACCCAGTTGCTCTTTCGTCTGCGACGTGAAAGACGGCTCAGAAACCCTTACCGACAGGACCAGTGACAGGCCCTCCAGGTAGTCCTCCCAAATCGGCAGAGAGTCCTTCCTGGTCATCAGTCCCCGCACTGACGCCAGTTTCTCACCAAAAGCCGCCACCACCGCCTTAGCGAAAGCATCCTCATGCACGCCCCCCAGTTTCGTGTGAATCGTGTTCACGAACGACGCCACAGAACCCTCAAAACCGTCCCCCCACACCATGACCGCCTCCACCGGCACGGTACGCTCCACATCCTCATGAGCCACAGTCCCGTCATCCTTCACCACGGGTACGTTCCGCTCCATGTACCGGCCCTCATAGGACACGTGCACCGGGTCACTGATCGGGGCTGACGACAGGTTAGCGGACGCCAGATCCTTCAGGCCGTCCTCAAAATGAAACACTTCACGCTGAGGCCCCACCACCCCGGTCTCAGGATCCTCCACCTGCCGGTGCTCATTGACGACCTCCACCCAGATACCAGGGATCAGGTAGGCGGTACTACGAAGCCGCTCCACCAGGTCATCCACGTCAACCGGGTACGGAGACTGAAACACCTCGTCACGCAGCCACAGGCGGATCGTCGTACCCGTCGGGAACAGGTCACGCTCCCCCTTGGGCCGCCTGTCCTTACTGACCTCCAGGTACGCATAGTCACCCAACTCCGTGAAACCAGCGTCCGGGTCCCCCTCAGTGTCAAAGAAGCCCGGCACCCCATCCTGAAACGACACCCTGTGACGCTTGCCGTCCCGGAACACCGACACATCCATACGCCGCGACAAGTGGTTCGTTGACGCAGCCCCAACCCCATTCAAACCTGCCGAGAAACCAGAGCCACCGAACTTACCACCAGACTGGATGATCCCCAATGCCTTGAACACTCCAGACACCATGCGCCCATTCGCGTCCATAGAAGAGTCCACAGGGATACCACGCCCAGAGTCCTCAACCTGCACGCTCCCGTCCTTGAAGAACGTCACCCGCACCCGGTCACCGAACCCCGCAGACACCTCATCCACAGCATTATCCACAACCTCGCGGACCGCTGTTGACTTCTGACTGGAGAACGGGTGCCCAGAATCCCCAGACTCAGACCCAAAAGTCAACGAGATACGCTTCAACAAGTGCTGATGAGGCGACAAAGCCTGAATGCTACTCGAATCATAAGACCGGGAACCAGTCACAACAACCACCAATCACAATCGGCAACAGAAAGCAAGAACACAGCCAGGCCCAGACACGAAAGAACAAGTCCTAGCATCCACCACTATCATAGCAAAACCCGCAAACACGCACACCCACAGCAAACCCCAGACCAGACCCTCCTCCTCGACACCAAGTCAGGCAGCAGACCTACCGGTACCTGATGTGATCCTTGTAACGCCCCTCAGTGAGCCACCCAGGCTCCCGCCCCAACAAACGCTCAACCTCACGAAGCACAGGTTTAGGGGTCGTCCCCACAAGGCGCACACACTGATAACGAGTACCCGGATCCCTGAACAAAGCCAAAAACCTCCCAGCCACCTCACGCACCCGTGCATCCATCCCCTCAGTCACCGTCACATCACTATTACGGCCAGTCCCCCTCAACGTGCTCTCATAGTCAAAGTCCAGTTCATGCCCACACTCCATAAGAAACCTCTGAGTCAGGTACAGGTCCCACAACGTCACAGGCCTCGTCCGGTCACCCCCAGCACTCATCTGAACCACACTCGCCAAACCCCGATCAACAGCCTCCCTCGTCGGACCACCCTGAGCATCACGCAACCCAGCCTCAGACAACCAAGAACCAACCTGCCGGGCAGAAACACTAAAATAGGTGCCGACAGTGGCCAAGTTCACCCAGGAAGGACCCCCACCACGAGGTGTCGCAACCTCCTGATTCACACTCCGCCGCATAACCTCGCACCCCTGAGCCGCAAGACACTGCGACACACGATCAAGATTCCAGATCAGGTGCCTACCACACTGATCCACCAAGCCGCTATCAAGAGCCCTCCTAGTCGGCTTACCTTCCCCTGTGAGATAACCGCCCTTCTGGAGCACTGCGGTTACCCTCCCTGCCTCAGGCTGACTGTAGTTGCTCGTCAAAGCCTTAGTCGTCGAGTGCGTGGGACGACGCCCCAGAAGATAACGCTTCGTCGGTGGAGGGAGAACTGCCATAGTGACACCTTGATTCCTGTTCCTGTACTGGTAACCGACCCAAACCCTGCTGTAGGGCACCTTGCCGGACTGACCACATCAAGATCAGCCACCACCGAACATATGACACGGGCAACCCCACCGCGACCATCACCAAGTGAAAACAGACATGCTGCCAGGGACCTAAACTGCACCCGCAGAAGCCGCGTAAGCCCCACAGAGACGACTCTATGGCTGCGACACACTCCTGGTGGGTTACCCTCTTGCAGGCTGTCCATGGGGCTACGCCACCCAGATATCACACCAGTTGGTCCGCCCAGGAGCCTCTCGGTGTAGAACTCCCTCCTGGAAGGCGGAGGGGCCGGTGGGTGAGATGCTGTAGGTATGGGGGAGTGGGCGAGGAGGTGGTAGGTCGGAATAGTGAGTTGCCCGTGCAGCGTACTCTTATATACAAGATCTCTTTTTCATATGGTGTACGCTCAAAACCCTGTTACCTGCACAGGATCACACTGATGGAGTCAACCTTACGCACGGCGACTTTCCCCTGCTTTCACAACGAACTAAGTCTCAAAGACTAGTTTGTTACGGCAAGGAGGTGAGCGGTGTGTAACCCTCTCAGATTAGGTTCCCCTAACCAGAAGGGCGAGACTAGCGTACACGACTTTATGTGCACGATACTTATGTTGCAATAGCAACGAAAAGTAGGTGCGCGTGCCGGGTTTCAGCACGCGAGCGAACTCAGTCGTACCGACACGCAGCAGCATAGCACAGAGTGCCACAACTGACGACCCACAGAAACCAGACGAGACCCGCCCTCCCTATCACGATGTGGCACCTCAGCCCAGAGTGTGATATGATTGGCCGAGCCCTACAGATACAAGCAAAACAAAGACAAACATATGACAGACACCCCCACACAACAGAAGCCCCCGGTCCTGATCGGACTGTCTGGGAAGATGGCAGCCGGTAAGGACACAGTTGCCGCACATCTGGCACCACGTCTACCCCATGAGACCAGCACCGCCACAGTATCTTTCGCGGCGGGACTCAAGAACGAGGTCGCCCACCTGGTTCAGATCATGGACCAGCACGACTTCGACCCAGGCGACGCAGCCAAGGACATCATGGCCGCCACAGGGTGCACACAGAACGAGGCGACACACATCGCAGACATCATCTTCCTGGACGTACTGGAGAACGGGCAAGAGGCGGTCTTGAACGGAGAGAAGACATCTAGGCGTCGTGAAGCATTCCAGTACTGGGGCACGAACGTCCGCAAAGCCAGCAACCCGTCATACTGGATCGACCTGCTGGCCCAAGAGGTAGACAGAATCATGGCTGGCGGGGACTCAGTGGTGGTGACCGACGTGCGCTTCCCAGACGAGGCCGCCTACATCAGGAACAACAACGGGACACTGGTCCGTATCGAGGCGGACATTCACGTCCGTAACGCCCGCCTCGACGCCAGGGACCGGCCAGGGCAGCCACCAGCACCGCCTTGGTACTACCACCACATGCAGTCACATGCCTCCGAGACAGCCCTGGACGATCACTGTTTCGACCTGATTGTCCGCAATGACGAGGACAAGGTAACAGAGCCGGTGAGGCTGATCCTGGAGCACGTGACCAAGATAATGAGGAACGAGGTGATCGGGTCGTGACTGTGACTGATTTCATCTGGGCATTTACGATGGGGGCACTGGTTGCGGAGTCAGTGGTGTCGTCTCTAGGACTCGTGGTGAGTGCCATACGCGATCATGTGAATGCAGGCCACTACTACCGCATCGGGTGAACAACACGCCTCGAACCACCTCCCGTACCTGAGTGTGTCTGCTGGTGATGAACACCTCACATGAGACCACCCACAGGTTTATCCACAGATGTTGATAAGGTCGAGGTGTGGGTGGAGTAACAGGACAACGGAAAGTGGGCCGCACCAGTAGCACCATTTGCTGCCAGTGCGGCCCACCCGCTTCGTGTACTCGCTATGGTCTCTCGGGCTACTTGATTCGGTTACGTTGAAGAGGAGGGAAGATCTCGGTCGCCTCACCAGCCCGATACAGGTGAGAAGGGCGCCATGGGTTATCCCGGTTCTTCTCACCCACCGATTCCAGCAGACCTGGTGTGGACAGCATCTTACGCCGGAAGTTTGAGGCGTTCAGTTCACGGCCCCAGATGATCTCGTACACCTTACGGATCTCTGGGATAGTGAACGTCTCCCCAGAGAGGAACTTGTGTGCAACGGGCGCGTACTCGATCTTTGCGCGCACCCGCTCCAGGCCGTCCACTATGATGTTGCGGTGGTCGAACGCGAGATCGAACTCTACACCATCCTCGTCACCCAGAACGTCCTCGACAGCGAAGAAGTGGGCGTCTGCCGCGTCGTCGCCAGCGTGCGGAGTGCTAGCATTTGGGACAAGGGCCACATATGCGGTGGAGGCGATGAACCCCCTCTTGTCACGCCCAGGGTACCCATAGGTGCGTAACTGCTCCAGGTACCCAGCCATTTCCAGGCCTGTCTCTTCCGTGAGTTCGCGGGCCGCCGCCTCATCCAACGATTCTGTGGTATTCACGAACCCGCCCGGTAGAGCCCACTTACCCTTCTCTGGGTGGGCTCCACGACGGATCAGCAACAGGGACAGTCGTCCGTCACGGATAGTGAAGATAAGAAGGTCCACCGTCAAACCCACGCCGGGGAAGTCCTTGAGGTCGTATCCCTTCAGGAACTCCTCTTCGGTGTCGGCCTGCTCGTAGTCAAGGTTACTCATGTGTGATCCCTCTGCTGTTGGTCTGTTCTGATTGTACACCACTGGCTGGGATTCTGTCATACCGCGTCCTCAGTTGGAATGGTGTCCGTGACGTTCACTCCGGCGGCTGGCAGGTCCACCTTTAGGGCCTGTGTGATGCTGTCCGGGTTGATGCCGACACACAGGCTGGCAATGACAGTGGTGTCGAACCCCTCACGCACTGCGTCCAGGGCGGTTGCCTTCACGCAGTAGTCAGTGGCGATACCCACAACATCGACAGCCTTGACACCCCTGCTGCGAAGGAACCCTGCCAGTGGCGTGTTGAAAGAGGTGATGCCCTGGAACCCGGAGTAGGCGTCATCAAACATACCCTTGTCTACAATGGCGACCTTGATACTGTGGCGGGCCTGCTCAAGAGGGTCAACGAAGGCTGCCCCAGGTGTCCCGGCGACGCAGTGAACAGGCCAGGATTTAACGTAGTCTGGGGAGTCAGAGAAGTGGCTGCCGGGGTCGATGTGCCAGTCGCGGGTGAGGATGATCTGATCGTAGCGTCCCATGAAATCTGGGTCCTTCAAGAGGACGGCGATACGTGCCGCCAGGTCATTGCCTCCGGTGACGGCGAGCGCACCACCTTCCACGAAGTCGTTCTGGACGTCAACGACGATCAGTGCTCGCCCGGTCTTCCTGCTGTTCTGTTCACTCATGTGCTCGTCTCCCTTGTTGTAGATTCTCTGCCCAGGTGTTGTCTCCCCAGGGCCTTTCACTGATTTCTGCCATGTGGTCGCTTTTGCTGGTTTTATAGGTTCCATGGCACTCACGCTCGACTCACTGGTACTCGCCGGTCGTGGGTGAACGAGTAAGACGACACCCTAGGGCCGAACGCGGTCTGGCGACGCTTCCACTCAGCGGTACGAACCTTCCACAGCACCAAGTCAACCACATCCCGGTCATGGCGGGCGTACAAGGCGTCACGGTCAAACTCCAGCCCGCCCTCAAACATGTCCCGCAGTACAGCATCCAGTACCTCATAGTCCGGCAGAGATTCAGAGTCCACCTGCCCAGGGCGCAGTTCCGCACTCGGGGCCTTCACCATCGTTGACTCAGGGATCGGGGAGTCCGGTAGCGTATTCCTCCACGCCGCCAGCCGGTACACATCGGTCTTGTACACGTCACTGATCGGAGCGTACCCACCAACCGTGTCACCATAGATCGTCGCATACCCCACGGCCGCCTCCGAGGCATTACCAGGTTCTAGCACCAGGGCGTTCTCCGTGTTTGCAACCCCCATCACAATGACGCCACGCACACGAGCCTGAAGGTTCTCCTCAGCAACCCCATCCAGTGCGAGCGCATCCTGGAAGACGTCAACCATCGGGGCGATAGGTACCTTACGGAACTCACCCCCCAGGCGGCCCATCAGTTCCTCCGCATCATCCTGGGAGTGCTGGGAAGAATACTCGCTGGGCATAGAGATACCGATCACATTCTCGGCCCCAATGGCGTCAGCAGCAATCGTCAGAACCAAGGCGCTGTCGATACCACCAGAAGCACCAAGCACAATCTTCCCCATCCTGTTACGTCGAGCATAGTCCCGAACACCCAGGACGATAGCCCGGTACGTGTCAGCAACCTCGTCACGGGTCAGGTCACAGCGCCTACCCGCAACCAGGGCGTCAGTGTCCACAAACCTGACCTCCTCCTCAAAACGCGGCAGATGATCCACGACCGCCCCGTTACGATCCACGACCAAGGACATGCCGTCATAGACCAGTTCATCCTGACCACCCACAAGATTCACGTAGACGGCGTTACGGCACCAGGTCGCCCACATGAGATCATCCACCCGCTTCACACGCTCCCCAATGGCGTCAGGCGTGTAAGGATCAGCAGCCAGGACAATAAGGTTCTCCTCTGTCACATCCTTGTAGTTGACGCCCTTCCCCTCTAGGACGATCTGAACCCAGTCCTCACCCAGTGACACCAGGTTCGATGTTCCATCACCAGCCAGACGCTTCACCACCCCTGCACAGGCCACAATGATCTCCTCAACCCCCAGCGGGCTCACAGTCCCATAGACGACCGTCAGCCACGCGGGCACGGTGGCAGCAACCTTCGTCTCAGCGGCCCGCATACCCTTCACCATGTCAGGGCTACCGGTCATGTCACCCAACCCCGTGCCAGACAGGGCGCACCGTGGGAGCACGAGAACCGGCTCGCTGTCACGGAACCACGCCTGGTCTACACTGCTGGCGGCTGTGATGATCCTGTCCGCGTTGCCGTCCCAGTCCCCAGCGAGCGGGTTGATCTGTCCTACTGCTACCTTCATGACTGCGCCTCTTTTTCTCAGATCCTATGGGTTGTGGTGTGTCAGTCTGCCTGCTGAGCGGTGAACGCGGTATCACCAGCGAGGATCAGGCGCGCACTCTCAGGCAGGTATGCAACCTGCTCCTTGTGACGAGCCCGAGACACCTCAATGTCCTCCTGGTGGAAGTAGCCGCCCTGGCCGTCCACGAGAAGAACCTGGGTGGGGTGCTGTCCACTGGTGAACGGGGCGCTAGTGGCCCCGACCTTGAAGAACTCACCAGCCATGGTCCCATCCTCATGGAACTCACGGTAGGTGACCTTGATACCACCAGTAGAGACCTTCCCCTCAGCCCGCTTCGACACCGGCGTATCGTTGATCTGCACCAACTTGTACACCATCTCCGCCGTCGGGGCACCAGAGCCAGTGACAACCCTGGTACCCGCCCCCACAGCGTCAACCGGCGTTCCACGCTCCTTCATCTCTGAGATCGTGTACTCGTCAATGTCAGATGAGAGCACGATCTTCGTGTCTATAGCCCCCAAGGAGTCTAGTAGCACCCTGGCATTGACGGTCTCCTCATGCAGATCGCCGGAGTCGATGCGGATCCCTCCTGGCCCGCTGACGCCCAGGGCGTTGGCGGCGTGGACGGCTCGCCGGATACCCTCAGGAATGTTGTAGGTGTCAACCAGGATCGTGGTGTCTGTGCCGAGCGCTACCATCTGGTCGTAGAAGGACTGCTCCTCACCGTCCAGCCCATAGGCGAGCGTGTAGGCGTGGGCGCTGGTCCCGGTCGTGGGGATCTGGTACAGTTGCCCGGCCTGAAGGTTGCTGGTCGCATTGAACCCGGCGATGTAGGCGGCCCTGGCTGCGGCGACGGCGCTGGTTTCACTGGTGCGCCTGGACCCCATCTCGATCATGGGCATACCTTCGGCGGCGGTCACCATTCGACTGGCAGCAGACATGACCGCACTGTCGTGGTTCATGATGGACAGCAACAGCGTCTCCAGCAGCACACAGTCCGCAAACGTGCCAATAACCGTGAGAATGGGGGTGTTCGGGAAGTACAGGGATCCTTCTGGCTGGCCGACGATGATGCCGCGGAACTTGTAGTTGCGGAGGTAGTTAACAGTCGCCTCATCGATGATCGGGTCGGCCTCAAGATAGGCAATCTGCTCATCTGTGAACCTGAAGTTCTTGACCGCCTCAACGACGCGACCGACTCCGCCAACGATCCCGTACCGGCGGCCCTTAGGCAGGCGGCGGGCGAACAGGTCGAAGACTGCTCTGTGATCTGCCCGGCCAGCACGAAGCATGGCTTGGAGCATCGTCACTTCGTACTTGTCTGTGAGGAAAGCGGTGGTCTCCATAGTTGTTTTCCTGTCGTTGTCTCACCCGAACCACTAAAGGTCAAAGTGACCTTTAGTCTTACGTCTATTATATCAGCACAACATGAACATTGAAACCCCTAACCCTCCAGGAACAAGAAGACCGGGGCTCAGAAACCACCCTGAACCCCGGAATACCAACAAAAGTACCCTCTACCCTACACCACTCCACCGAGAGAGCCCTCCCCTGCCGCCGAGTCATCCTCCTTGTCTTTCAGGGGATCACTGTCAGCAGGTGCATAGTCGGCGATAGGAGACATGTCCGCCTTGCTCAGGGTGTCATCAAGGGGCACTGCCTTAGAAACGTCCGCCTCGTCTGGCGACATCTTCTCTACGGAAGAGTCAGCACCAGTAGCGTCACCGCCGTCTTCAACGTCATTGTCGATGTCGATAAGTGCGTCCACCTCCAGCGTCTCAGCAGCCTCAGAAACAAGAGCCAGCAGTCTGCTCCGGTACTGAGACTCGAAGGTCTGGAGTTTTGCGATCTCCCCCAGGAGGGCCTGTTTACGTGTCTCCAGGTTGTCCAGGATGCGTTCAGCCTCCGCCCGAGCCTCGTTGATGATGCGTTCAGCATTCCCCTCAGCGTCCCGGAGAGTATACTCGGCCTCAGTCTGCGCTGACTTCACTGTGACGGACGCTTCACGCTTGGCGTTCGTGATGTACTGATCATGCAATTGCTGGGCCATGCTGAGAAGGTCATTGGCCCTTTCTCTGATCTCACCTTCCGTCAAGTCAACAGCGGTGACATCATCAATAGTGCCTCCACCTGCCAGGCTATCCTCTTCTGGCATCTGGTCCTGCTGGGACAATGTTCCTTCTCCATTCTGAAAATTATATGAATTGCACAAAATATCGCTGAGATGAATGTTCAACAAAAACTATGGTGACGTCGTGAGTTTCCGCACCCACCCAGGTGATTGAGGATGTTGTCAAGAACTCAGGGGCAATGGCACAATGAGAGGGTATACCTTAAGTCAGCCCAGCAGTGAAGCAAGCAACAGTGGTTGAAACCTAAAGGAGATTCCCACTATGACACTCATCCACACCAATACTCAAGGGGTCTCCGGGCCGTGCGAGGCGAAACTGGGGCGATGCCCGTTCGGCCCCCAGTTCACCTCCATGGACGAGGCCCGCCAGTACAACGACTTCAAAAAGAAAGGCCTCCGCACTGACCTCACCGAGACCATCGACCACACCCCGACCACGGGCGGTATCAGTGGGGCAGGTAGGTTCGTGGATGTCCCAACAGGTCTGTGGGGCACAATGAGAATGCGTGACGGAGACCTCGGTGACCCCAGGAACCGGTACGCGCTCGCCAACGGGCTATGTGGTGACCTCGCGGCAGCCATCATCAGGAAGGACCCAACCAGGCGGCCCGTGTTCGTCACCTATGACCTAGACACCAGTGACAGCCTGAGCGCACACCTGGAGGCCAACCCCGGTGACACCAGCCAGATCGCGCACGTCATGGTCACCACCAGCCAGCCTGGCGTCTACCTGGACGCATATGGGGTGCACACGGCTGATGAGGTCAAGAACTTCTACGGTGGCGACGCAAGCATCCTGGACGCTGGAAGCAACCTGGACATCATGCGCACGCTGCCAGATGATGACGAATCCCTGAATGGTTTTGCCAGACAGGCAATCGTCCTCGACCACGAGAGCAGAACCTATGACTACGAGGACTTCCCACAGCAGAAGGTCAGTGGCCCCAACTCGACACAGACAGGCGCCCTACCAGTGGAGATGAGTGTCGGAGGTCAGTACGCATCAGTCACCCTCCCAGATGAGGCCATGGAATCCAGTCTGAAAGCATGGACCCAGTACGTCGGCGAAGAGAACGCCAAACGTCTAGCGGACAACCGGGTCCGCCGGGACCGAGACGACGGCCACCACATCACTGTTGTCAGGCCGTCAGAGATGCAGCAGGTCGGCCCCGACAAGGTGCGTGAGGCATTCATGGGCCACGACCTGGACTTCACCCTCGGCGGCATCGGAACCATCAGCAGAGGAAGAGGGAGTCGCGCGAAGGAGACATGGTATGTTGTCGCCACGTGCCCACAGGCCGACCAGATCCGTGAGTCACTGGGCCTGCCGAAATATGACTACCACGTCACTATTGGGTTTGAAGGGTGGGACGTCCACGACCGCCCCAAGGACACGAGCACAGTTGTCATCGAGTAGCGTATGGCTACATCCCTTACGACCCCACCCCGCCGTGTACAGCACTGGCCGCCAGGAGGATGCAATGTCTTCACCTGGCGGCCAGTGCTTACTGTCCGGTCACAATCTGCCACTACGAATCCATCTTTGTGCGGCATGTCCTCCCAATACTGCCACCACCCGACAAAGGTCGCCCGCAGCGGATACACCTTCCAGAACCATACATGGTGTCCACATCCGGCTCCACACCGTCAGAGCCCGGCTCAGCGACCCTGGACACCATGACCCCGTTACGCTCAAACATGGCGATGTCCTTACCCCGGTCATCCACAGCATGCACCACAACCAGGCCCTCACCCCGCAGTGACCTCAGAGCCTCCTCCTTGTGGACACTAGATGGCCTGGCGTCACCAGCACGCTTCATGATCACCCTAGAAACCGGAGCGCCAGACCTAGACACGGCATCAATCAAGACCCTGGCGTAGTCGTCCGACCGGCCTGTCACCAGGATGATGTTCAGGCCGTCACGGTCCCGCATCTCCTGCACCAGCCGCAACACCTTCTGGTTCACCGAGGCGTCCACAATGGACCGGTAGAACCCAGGGAAGTCCGGGCGACTACGATTCAGAAACCGCCTAGAGTCACCCTTGTTGTTGAACAGGGTGCCGTCAGCATCCAGTATCACAACCGAGCGTCCGCGAATCGGGTAGGCAAGTGCGGCAGCCTGATTGAACGCATCCAGGTCCACACTCCCCTGATGAATGTGCGACACCGCCATCACCTGACCATTGCGTTCATCTCGGATGAAGTGCTTGATGTGGCCCGACTCAACCACCCCGTCGTCACCGAACAGGCGGATCGGCTCGTCGTAACCCTTCACAGCCATGGCGTCAATCATACTCTCTGGAACAAGGCGCCCACCGGCAGCCGCACGAGCACGGTTACGCCCCTTGCACACGCTGACAGGAACATCCAGGTACTTGTGCTCAACCTGCACCCCATGGGCCTCAGCCAGGTCCCACATGCGCTTCACATCCTTTGTATCCAGATTCGTGTCGTCACTGACCACGATACGCACACTGGTGTCGTTGAACGCAGCCTCCAGGCGCTCACGCTGCAACTGGGCGACTTGCTTCTCCACTCTCGGATTGTGCCCCACCCGGTGGTAGTCCTCGCCCGCGACCTCAGCGCGCAGCCCGTCCTTGTTGACGATAACCACCCCAGGATTAGCCTCGACGTAGCGGGCAGCCCACGTTGACTTACCTGAACCGGGCAGGCCGTGACACATGATGAGTTGTTTACTGCTGCTCACAGGTGGTCTCCTTCCTCTGGGGTACTAGATTTTATGGCGGAGTGTGCGTGCTCCCTGTCCAACCTCTATCTAAACGGGAACCGGTTGGGGGCGGTAGCGAGAATACACTGAGGTTACAATAAAGGGTTTGATTTTCACTTCACCAGGTACACGTAGTCGTGCACGCACCCGAAGGTCTCGTACATAATCGGAGAGTCGAACTCGGACACCTGGGCGACCTCCCAGAACCTCTCCGACCCGGTGCATCCGTCAACCTCACCAATGTAGACAACCTTCAGGTGGGGGAAGTTGGTGCGCACCTCCTGAAGGATCTTCTCGTCAACACTGTCATTGTAGGGCGGCCACGCCAGTACCAGGTGTGTAGCCCAGTCGCCATGCACCCTAATGGACTTCAGGACATCCATAGTCTCAATGGAGTCAGAAAGTCCCCACGAGTTGTTGTCTGTTCCCAGCGCCTCGACTCCCTGCTCCTGGAGCGCCTTCACCAGGAGGCCTCGACCAGCCATAGGGTCAAGCACCCTCGCATTAGGGCCGATAGCATCAGACAGTGTTTCCGTGAACTGGCGGGTCACGCGAGCATAGTAGCCCGCCTCCTGAGTGAGGAACGTGTGGATACGGATCCCGAGCACTGACATGGCCCCGGAGTCACAGACAAGGAGATCGGGTACGGCCTCTGGGATTTGTCCAGACAGGATAGTGAACACGTAGTCCATCACTTCCTGAAGGCCAGCAGTCCCATACACGGCTGCATGCTCATTGACAGCATGGAGGAGAAACTGCATCTCCTCCTTGGACGGCTCGATAGGCTTAACGATGACGGGAGAGGTAATGTCGGTCATGTACCCGATGATAGCGCAGTAGAGGGCGTGCCACCAAAACGTCCAGTAGTGATGTGCCATACACGACACCATGGCCGGATTGTGCAGGTCTCGCCGCCGGGGTACCCAAGTTTCATGGATACAGGAATGGGGCTGGTAGCAGAAGTCATTCTCCACTACCAGCCCCAGACATGAAACCCCTTGTGCCGTCAAACTAGGGTCTCATGACGAGTGCACGAAGGATTGTCACTTAGCGGCAGGTGCCTCAGGTGCAGCCTCGACAGCACCAGCATCAGTGTCAGCCTGGGGTGCCTCCGTACTGGCAGTCGGAACGTTAGTCTCCTCAACTGGTGCCACTCCCTCAGCAGGCGCAGCCTCCTCGGCGACCGGCTCAGCATGACCCTCAACCGGGGCCTCAGAAACAGCCTCCGACTCAACATCCGTTGACATCATGGGGCTCTCGTCGGACACAGCCGCCACAGGGGACTCCCCTTCAGTTGGGGCCTCAGCAGCCTCCTCAATCGGGTTAGCGATCACCTCGTCAAGGTTGGCCTGAGCCTTGGCTTGCTCACCTTGGGCGGCCTCAAGAGCATCCTGGGCGTGATGCGTGTCCACATCGGCATACCCGGCGGCGTCCTCCGCGTTGTGGACAATCGTGTCAGCGCGGGCTGCATCCGAGTTAGCCTGGTTCAGGACGGCCTCAGCATGATCGACCCCGGCAGCCGCCTCGCGGTCAGCGATGTCCTTCTCAATGACCGGCTTCTGAATGTCGGCGACAGTGAACTCCGAGGTGGCCCGCTTCGGCAGGTCCTCAGCCTTCACAACCTTGGTCTCAGCGCCCTTGATCTGCGGGGTGACGGACGGCAGGTGACGCTCCTTCGTGTTCGTGTTCCAGGCGACATTACCATCAACCTCAGACACGTCAGTGGACGTAGCCTTCTCGTGCGGGTCACCACCCTGGAAACGAACCATGTTCATAGTAGCGTACACGCCCCGCTCCTGATCATAGGCGACAGACACGCCCATAGCGTTCATGTCGTCAGCCTTCATGTTCGTGTCGTGAACCTGGCTGTTACGCAACAGGGAGAACAGGTAGTTTGCGTCGGACACCGGGTTATTGCTGTTGGTGTACGCCACATTCTCGTTGATGTTCGTGATGCGAGCACCAGTCGGCTTGTTACCCAGGTACCCGGACAGGCGGGCACGATCATGCCCGAACCCGACCTTACCAGTAGCCATTGCTGTAGACCATTCCTGGGAGAACTCGGTCAGTGACTCCACAGAAGGCAGAGCAGGCAGGCCCATGTTCTCACGGTAGGAGTTGATCTTCGCCGCCAGGATCGACGCAGTGATACGGGCGCGGTCGTTCTCACTGACCTTGCTCCAGTCAATGGCCCCAGCCTTGGAGAACTGGGAGCGTGCGGCAGCGTCAGCGTACTGTGCCCGCATGCTCACCATGCCGCTGGTGGAGTCAACCTCAGCCTGCACGGTCGCCAGGCTTGCGATAGCGTCAGCCTGGCGGGCCTTAGCGGCAGCAAGGTCCTTACGAGCCTGATCAAGGGTCTTGTGGGCGGCGGCACTCTTAGACTGTGCCGCCGCCAGGTCAGCCTTCGCCTGAACGACCTTCGCGGACGCATCAGACAGGACCTTCTGGGCCGCGTCGATACGTGCCTGCTGTGCCGGGCTGACAGGCTTCACCGGTGGGGCCACGGGCTTGTCGCTACCACCATTGTTGCCACCAGGGTTGACTGGGGCGGTCGGGTCCCCGCCAGGGGTCGGCGGAGCCACAGGAACGTCCGGCGTCACCGGGTTTGTGGGCTCAGTCTGGTTGCCGCCATCATTACCAGGAGTGGACGGGTTTATTGGCAGGTCAGGAGTGTCCGGGATACTGATCGGCGGGATGCCAGACGGGTCGTCAGTACCCCAGTCGTTACCGCCAGGGGTTGCCGCACCTGGCTGGCTCGTACCGCCAGGGGTCAGTGACGGCACAGTGTGCGGGACGTCAGTGGTGACACCCTCATCCTTGCTGGATGAAGCCGGGTAAGTGGTGGTCGGTGGCGCCCACGGGGCGGCCGGGTTCGTGACCGCAGAGCCAACCTGCCCGCCATCACCCTGAGTGGGGTCAGCGATGGAGATGCTGGTGCCACCTGAGGGGTTGCCAGGGACGTTCACAAACGGAACAGGCATTGGGGGCTTAGGTAGGGCCGGGCCAGCACTGAATGATCCGAACGGGCTGACAACCGTGCCCGTGGTGCCATTGACAGCAGGCAACGGGGAGGCAGGTGCCGGGGAGGCGGCAGGGCCGGGCTGGCCGGGGTCGGTGGCATTGTTAGCGCCCTTGGGGTCGGACTTCTTACCCAGGTTGTTCTTCGCTGAGTCCTTCTTAGCCTTTGTCTTGTCGTTAGTGCTGGCTGTCGCCTTAGCGGTTGGCTTTGTGGTTGCGTTGTTCTTAGGCGCTGGGTTGGAGCAGGCCGCCAGTGATAGTGCGACCATGACCATAGCGATGGTAGACCGGCCAGCGGTTGAGTGAAGAATGCCCATTCCTGGGTGCCTCCCTATGTGTTGAGGGTGTACGTAGTTGATACGTGGGTTACCTTATAGCATCTGCGTCGTTTTTGCAAACACAAAAATCAATAGTTACCTCACCTTAATAACAGGCGCGGATTTTCTTGCTTGGCATCAACTCAATATCCACGGTGCATGGCGGATGTGCGCATATCTCCAGTTCAGGTGGCGTCCTACAGGTTTAAACTACTGGAAGGAAACAGTCACTTTGGGTTTATGGCACAGCACCTTACTGTCCGTCGGAATGATGCACTGAATGACGTTACCGCACCCAGGATACTGGATTCGTGGTGAAACCTTCAGATAAAGCCGACCGTTTTTCACGGACGCCGACTCCACGGCCCACGCGACCCCATTGTGATCAACCTCACTACGAAAGATCAGCACCCCACCTTGACAAGCATCCGAAACCATGGGCAACTCGCCCGACGGTGACTCCACGATCATAACGTCACTGGTTCTGGACACGGCGGCTCTGGCTATGGCCCCTACTGCCAGTCCAATCAGGCAAGCCCCAGCGAGCGCGCGTACTCTACTCATGATTCTCCTAGGATTTTTCAGGGCGCTGTTCACCCCATGACCTCATTGATAAAACTAGGCTCCTCTACTGTAGTCCAACATTGTTACTCTAATTAAATATGTGTTAGTGATCTCCACCGATCTTGTGTTATAATATACACATACCATCAACCAGTCAAGTCTGCGAGGGGGCTCACCCAGGTGTCTGGACCCACTGTGTCACGCACGTACCCTCGTAGACCGTATGCTGCATTTGACAAGAACGGTGGGCCTTTAGATCTCAGTGAGGTTCTGGATGGTATCAGGGAAGACGCCGAACTGGTCGCCCGTTACGCTCTGCGGGAGATGACTGAGCAGAACCTTGCCCTGGTGACCTACTTCGACAGACTTAAGCCATCAGGTGCAGGATATATGATGGGCCTGAAACTACCAGTTGAGGTGAAGAAACAGTTCAGGAGCGGTAGTTCCAGGCTGGAACGTATGTTCAGAGAGCAGGTCGTCACTAATTTACGATCCTGGGCCGCTAGAGTCGAAGTCATGACTCAGACCTGCACCAAATACATCTCTGCTGGCTGGAGAAGAACAGTCAGGGACTCCAAACCATCATCTATGCAGCCTAGACTATCTCTTTCCGCCGCCGATAGACAGTATAGAGAGATGACTGTTAAGTCGGATCGTATTGAGTTGATGATGGTTGTTCAGGGGCATAAGAGAGTGCTGCACTTCCTGACCCCGCCCCAGTTGCTAGAGCGGGGCTGTGAACCCGGCGTGCCGGACATCTGGGTTGACAAGAACAACCGCGTTATGTTCGGGTTCCACGGCACAGTGGACCCTGGCCGCCCGGAGTTCTCTGAACGTTACGTGGTAGGCGTGGATGTTGGTGTGACGAATCCTGCCGCCTATGTGGTGTGGGATACCGATAAGCAAGAGGTCGTCGAGAAATCTCTGCTCGGTCAGAGAGCAAGGTCCTTGAACAACAAGATCAAGCGGACCCAGACTCAGGTGTCTGCTCTACAGAGAAAGAACCGCTCAGAGGAAGCGGTTTCTCACAGAGAGCATCTATCGAATCGCCGTAAGGAACTGAGTATTCTCATTGCTCAGGAGGTTGCTGACGCTGCATGGCGTTACGGCAACGCCCTGGTAGTGTTCGAGGACCTGTCTCATATTAGGAACACGATGAGGTTTGGTCGCTGGTTTCGTGGCGAGGTCTACAGGCGTACTCGGGATATGGTTGAGGCTGACGGCGGCAGGGTCTTGAAGGTGAATGCCGTCTACACGTCTCGGCGTTGTCATGTGTGTCAGTCTGATCTGGACATGAGCGACTACTCTCAGCCGCGCTGCACCACCTGTGGCATCACGCACCATCGTGACTTGAACGCGGCGGCGAACATTGCTCAGCGAGCGAACGCCAAGAAGGCTTGTCAGACGCGGAAGCGGCACGCCACAAAGACCAAGCGTGTCCGCCGATCCAAGTGCCACGCGAGACCGCTGAAGCATCCTGGCACGAAGAATAAACCTACACCTAAGGCGCCCCAGAACCAGCCGAAGACTCATGCTCACCCGTCTCTTCCAAAGATGGAGGTGAGTAAGGGGATGTGCCCCGCAGAGTCTAGGGTTTCTGCGGTGGACTATGATACGTGGTTTCAGACAATCAGCGGCACGACAGTTCCGAAGGAGAACCTACCCATTAATACCGTGGGTTGGGTTTATATCAAGGAATAGTCATACGATATATCTATGTTGAAGTAAGGTCAACCGCATAAAAGATACGGCCACACACCGACCCCTAGCACAAAGAGTCACCAGCGCCAGGGGCAAACGCAATAGCCCGTGCTGGCTATCCCTGACCAAGGTGCCACTACACCCCGTCAACATCTTCCGCCACCTCAAGAAGCATCTCAAACACGCGGGCCGGGCGCTGTCCCCTGCCGTGTGCCTCAAAGTTCGTATAGATGCCATCAAGATGATCATAGAAGCGTCTACGCTGACCCTCGTTGAACCAAGACGTATACATGACCCCATCACGTCGAACCCGATTGAACATGACTGCGTTACGGAAAGCCGTCTTGACGCTCTTGTGTCGCCGCCTGTCGTTCTCGTCCCTAGCCGCTTTCTTAATGTGCTCAATAGAGTGGGACCCGCACCGGTCCAGGTAGGCATTCGTGTCGAAACGCAACGACCTGAGATAGGTTTCGTAAGGCGAGATGTCGAAGGTGAGGGTGCCCGACATCAGGAAGTCAACATCTGTTGGCTGCGATTCCAGGATGCGGCTGGCAAAAGAGTGGACTGACACGACACGCACGTCCTCGCCGTCATCAAAGACGCGGTGCCAGTCCTTCTTTGACTTGGCGTCAGTGATGATGATTGTATCCCGGTCACTGGATGGCGTGTGCAGGTTGTACAGGGTGGATCCGGTGAGTCCATAGGCGACGATTCTGCCCCTCCCTATGTGTGCGTCACAACGTCCTAGAAGATCCTCGGCCTGCCGCTTGGAAAGTTGACTGCTGTTGCGTACAGGGGTCAACCGTGGCCCTTGGCTGGCACTTACTGAGGCCGCGTCAGATGTTAGAGCAACTTCTGACGCGGCCTCATGCAGCGATGACATGATGACCCTCAGTGTCCACGGTAGGGGCAGTGGTAGTCATGCGGAGCGCTACCCATAGAGTAGTCCTCAACCAGAGCGTCAAACTCGTCATCATCGCCCGAGTTGTAGGCGTCAGCGGCACGCTTCAGGGTAGCCTGACGCCTTGTGCTCATGCTCCTATTGGTGTCCTGGTGGCAGTCGCACCCGTCAGTGAGGTTCGTCCTCCTGAACTCAGAGACGGGGACGAAACACCCGTAGCGAGAACTGTTCACGCCAGCCCCAGGGGTCATATGATCAAGAGGGCACGGCTCATCCTTCCCGTGCGAGTGCTCAACCCTAAGGTCCCCTCGACGAGCCATCTGCTCGATCTTCACCCTGCTAGGGGCGTCCTTGTCGGTGCGCGACATCTCTTTCTCCTTTTCAAGATTAGGTTCGCGCACGACTATATCACCACAGAGAGTCAGGGGATAGGTGACATCCGCCACTAATGGTTCTTTACCGGGCGACCTGGGCGGCTTCTTTCTTCCTCTGCTCATCAGTCGGACGTAGCGTGATGAACCTGCCGTTTTCGCGTACACAAGTCATGAACCGCCACAGAGCACGCATCATGATGATCGTGTCCTGGGTGGCAGCGTGAGCCCCCTCATATGGGATACCGTTGTACTCGGCGAATGACTCCAGGGTGTTGTCTGGTGCGTCCATCATGAACTTCCACGTGAGCATCCTAGTGTCAAGGATCCTGATGCCGTCCTTGTCCATTGCTTCGGCGAAGCCCTTCAAGTTCACGGCGAGCCACTGTTTCTCAAAACCAGCGTTGTGGGCAACCATGACACCACTGGTGAGCATTTCCAACAGGTCCTTCTGGAACTGGGGCTCCTCGAACGGTGGTTTGTCCTTCAACATCTCTGGGGTGATGCGGTGCACGTCAACCATACCAGTGGATGCACCAGCCAGGGTTAGGTCTGGCACTCCATGCAACTGGTCAACAAGCACCTTAATCTTCCCGCGTTTGTCCAGGCTGACAACACCGGTCTCGATGATGCGACCAAACTTCGTTGCCAGGTGGTTCGTCTCCAGGTCGATACCTATGAACGGGCGCTCCCGGTACATCTCGGTGTACTTGAAGAACAGGTCGTTATAGGGGTGGTAGTCGCACCCAAAGTCTTCGTCGATGCCGGTCTTCTCACTCGTCAGTGCCAGCCGGTAAGGGTCAAGATCCATATGGAAGTCCCTGATGATGGCCCCAGCGTCCTTGACGTCAATGTCCAGGTAAGGGCTGAGCCACTTACTGACAGAACTGACACTGGTTTTCCTCGCAAACCCCTTCCGTGGCTGAGGGAACGGGTTCTTACCTTCCGCGATCTTCTCCTGGTACTTCTCGACCTTCGCCCAAGCCTTCTCAACTTCCTCGTCAACCCAGTGGAAGAACTTACTGAACTTCGCTACATCGATCCGGTATTCACGCACATCATGGTCGTCAAGCACAGCGAACAGGATCCCGTACTTGAGGTCAGCGTTCACCGCGTACCAGAGAACCTGTAGCAGGTATTGAGCCGGGATGAACGGACAATCCCAAGGGGTGTCACTATGCCACATGTCAGTGTTGATGGGACCCTCACGAAGCGGCGAGTAGTAGTCGTTCACATCCAGGTCGCCGGACGGCCCCCACTTTCTGGGGTCCACGGTGCCGGTCTTGATTTCCAGGACACCCTCAGGGGTACCGTCATCATCCAGCAGCAGGCCGTCGAAGTTCGCATGCCGGTAGGCGTCCAAGCCAGCCCCAGCCCAGGACGTCTTGCAGAACGCCACGTTCAGTTCTGGGTGCATGTCGGTGAACATCTGCCGAATATACTCCTCCCACGAGCATCCACGGCCGATGGCGGTAGTGAAGTCGTACCGGTCATGCTCCTCTACCTCAGCCACCCCGGCCTTCTCAGTCAGGAACGCCCTGTACTCCTCGTTGACGTACTCCGGGTCGCCAGCCTTCAAGATGCGACCCACGTCAGATCCTCCCACGCCCGCATTACGTGCAGCGTGCCACTCTGGTGAGCCGATCTCGAACTCTCCAATAGTCACAAGGTCTCCGATAGAGTCATCATCATACTCAAGGAACACGCCCGCATCCTTGTCCAACCTGTCTCGGATCTGGGACGCGACGAGGGCTGCGGCGGCAGCAGGTGCACGCCATTGGTCGATTCGGTTGCGCAGAGCCGCATACTCCTCAAAGTCGGGTCGCACCTCAAGGATCGTGTCCCGGATCTGCACCTGGGTCGCATCTTCCATGTTGTCAACCAGCGGGTCGCGCTTTTTGGGGTCGCGCAGTTTCTCAATCCTCTTGTTGTGCCCCCAGATACGCTCCCGCACCTCGTCACGTTGGCGAAGCATCTCCTGATACTCCGGATCCTCACTGCGCGCCCTGATGAACCCCTTCAGTGTCTCGTACCCCTCCTGGAGTGGTACTGTCTCGTCAAACTCCAGGTAAGGCAACAGAAAATGAGTGTCGATACCCTCATAGTTGTTGCCCTGATTGCTGGCAGTGTTGGAGTTGTCCTTCGTCATTTAGACTTCCTGTTCCTTCTTCGTTTGGTGCGCCAAGTACACTTCTGTCAGGCATTATAGGGGCGACTACTAGGAAGTGTCAAGAGAACCTGACATGAGGTGACACATTGCACACTAGCCAGCAGGCCAGCGTTGACTCGCAGCCCAGGTGTGGTTGATCTTACTGGGTAGCATGGCGGCGTAACAGACGCCAACCCCTGTTTTCGAAGACGGAGATGTACGTATGAAGTTCCTCAACTCTTACACCAAAGGAAGCCCCATGAGTACCCTGTTTAAGGTCCTGCTGATCCTGGTTGCCTTCATTCCGCTGGCGACTGTTGCGATAGCGCTAATCGGGCTCGTCTCCAAGTTGCTGGCATTCTTGATCGCCTCTGTGTTCGTGATCACCATCCTCGCTGGTGTGATCGGTTCCGGGTTCGTCATCACTAGCAGACTCAAGGAGGATGGCAGCAGGCTCCCACTGTCTATCGTGTGGGTCACCTTAATCGGCCTGTTCCTCCTGGTTGCTCCGGGACTGTTCCGGGTGTCGTTCAGTGTCGCTAACACGCTCCTGTGGGTGCTGCCACCACTGCTGGTGCTCGGCGGCCTGGCTGCGGCATGGTGGGTCAGGAAAGATGAGCCAGCCGCCCGATAAGGGGTACACGGCCAGGTTACTGGACCCTACTTGCCAACCTCCCAGACGTCGCCTCTCACCGTGTATGTGCCCTGCCCCCACCTGTACCACGTGCCGTACCTGGTGAACGTAACCTCAGGGGAATAATAACCTCTGTCAATGTCTTCTTGTGTGACTGTGTGGTAGAGCGCACCGGCTAGTGTCTTTGTCTCTCCGGCGCCCACGTAACCCCACCTGGCTTTGGCTCGCTTGTCAGTCAGGTCTCCGCTCGTGTAGGTGAACGCTGCTGGCTGTCCAGTGTTCTTGATGGTGAGAGTGTAGTACATACGTTCACCCACCTTTTTTGCGTGGGTGCTGTAGTCTGGTGTGAGCCGGATCTGGGCTCCCTGCCTCAACTGGTCGCGGCGCGGGTGGGGCTTCAGGTAGTTGGCGCGTTCCGTTTGAGGGTTCCTTGAGGGTGCTGGGCTGACGGGCTTTTCCATGGTCGGTTTGCTGGGTGCTACCGACTGCCCGCCCTCTGGTGTGCCCTGATCTGCGTTGGGTAGAGCCTTGACGTCACTGGCGCGGGCGTTACTGCTGGTGGATGCGAACCCCTGGTAGTAGTTCAGCAATGCGCCACGGTCAACTGTCACGTTTGGTTTCAGGGCTCTTCCAGTGGGGTCGATGGCCTTGGCTACATGGGGCGGCAGACCGCGGCCGGTGCGCACCTGAGTCCTGTCTACCAACCGGTAGTCGCTGCTCTTGTAGTCGGTAATGTTTCTCGCCTGGTTCCGGTAGAAGCCACTGCCGCCACGCGCCCTCATGATGTCGCTAGCGTGCTCCTCCCTGCCGTCAATAGTTTTGGTGACGTTTGAGTTGCTGGTGAAGTCACTGACCTTTTGGGCGTTGAAACTGACGCTATTGCCGTTACCTGGAGCGTAGTGCCAGTGCAGCGTGTACGGCTCGTTTTGGGTGCTGGCGCGAACATAAGTATTGTTGTCGATTCCGGAGATCATCTGGTTCGCGTAGATCTTGGAGCCGTCCCAGTTGGTGTGTCCAGTGACTCTGAGCATGAGCAGGTGACGCCACTTGTCCCAGGAGAGTTGCTTCGTCTGCTTGTTGGAGATGATGTTGTTGTAGACCTTGGTGTCGGTCGTGTCCCAAGACAGACCCTTCGCAATGGACCACGACTCCGGGTACTGGCAGGATCCGTCAGTGTTGCGGGCGTTGCAGCCCTTTGTGCGGTCGTCCTCCTGGATCACTATGGGGTCCAAGGTGCCGTCAATGGTGTTGTTGTAGAGATCGTCCCTGTCGCTACCTGAGATGAGCACACCCATGTTGGACGCCTCAATAATGTTGGAGGCGATCACGTTATGGCTGGACACCTCATCCATGATGGCAGCCCGCCCGACATTGGTGAAGAAGTTGTTGACTATGGCAGAGTTCATGACGCCTTCGTCGAACCAGACCCCGTTGAGCCTGTACGGTGAGTTCACGTTCGGGTCAGAGTTGTCATAGCCGACACTGGAGTAGTCGTGTGTGTTGTAGGCGTACCGGATCCGTTCAGAGTGGGTGATCTTCGTGTCCCCCAGAGTGCAGTATGCTCCGCAGTTTGAGGTGATGAACCCGGCCTGGTTGTTGCTTGACCACGTGTTGTATTCAACAGTGACGTCACTGGCGCGGTTGATGCCAAACCCTCCGCCACCGTTACCTGTGAACTGGTTGTGGTGCACGTTGGAGCCGTTCGATGAACTCAGTGCTAAGGCGGTCGCGGCAGTGGACTGGGTGAACGTGTTGTCGTGGATGTGGTTACGCTGACCAACAACAAACACCATGGCTCCACCCACAAGGGAATCGATCTCCGGGTCGCGGTAGTTCCACGACTGGAGGGGTGCATACTTCTCTACCCTGAACCCAGATAGTTCTACGTCGTTACCAGTGATGGTCAGGGCACGCGAGTGAGATACGACTTCCACCGTGTGCCCCGCCGGGTTGACGCCAATGTGGACGCTGGTGCCACGATGCGGTTTCACGTTATAACCGGACGCGTTGTTGTTCGGAGTCTTCGTGGTGATTGGATCACTGTCGGCCACATAGAATGACCCAGCGTCCACCTCCCCCAGTGAAAGCACCTGACGGAGGGGTTTACCATCCACATAAACCTGCTCAGGGTGCGCGGCCAGACCTTCCCTCCTTGGATCTGAGTTCACCGTACACACAGCGCAGTGTCGTACCTGGTTGTCGGCCCTGTAAGTGCGGCCGTCCTGCACCCAGTTGGTGGGCACCTCCGCGCCGGACAGGACCGCCTGCTCACCGGCCTTCGTGTGCAGGTTCACAGTCTTGGTGACCCACAACTCGCCCTCACGGTAGGTTCCTCCCTCTACGGTGATGTCAGCACCGGCCTTGGCTGTTTTCAGGGCGGCGCGGATCGTCCTGTAAGGGTAGGTCTGGCTGCCGTCTCCAGTGTCGTTCCCTCTGGATGCGGATACATAGATCTGTTGGGCGGGTTCACCCTGTGCCGTTGGCGACAGTGCTGTGAGACCAGTGATTATTGTGGCTGCTGCGGCTATGATCCCTACCGCCGCCTTGTAGACACCTTTGTTCATACTGCATAAATCCCTTTTACTGGAAAAGCGCCCATAAAATGTAGAACACTTATCTCGTTTCAGTAAACGGCACAAATATCAATAACCTAAAACATGAGGTGAATACATTTGTAAACCTCATTCAGTGGCATCACTTTAACGAAAAAAGTGACGCATAAACCTAACATAAATAACACTCGCACACCCCGGCGCGGACTAACCTGCCGACATAGCGCATGAGCATGAGACGCACATCACCTTGACACGTACTAAGAGCCCGTGATATGGTTCGCACCATGCCAAAATATGCAAGTAAATACGCGAAGAAAAACCGAAACATGAGGAACGTTGGCCGCCCGACACGCCCGCGCACCAGCCGCGCAAGCGGAATCGCCCTATCCGATGTGGATGGGACCATCATCAAAGGATCTCTTGTCCTGAGGCACGCATGCCTGCTCCACGACTCCAGCATTCTCAACCTAGGCGACCTACCGGATCAGTGGCGGCGAGACCAGAAGAATGAGGCCCTGATCCAGGCCCTCGCTGAGGCATACCGTGAAGCCATCATTGGCAAGACGGAGGCTGAGATCATGGCTGACGAGTATGTCGAGTTCATTGCTAGCAACCCCGCCAACTTCTACACCACCTTATACAGGCTCCGCCTCATGCGCAGTCGAGGAACCAGGGTAGTCCTCGTCAGTGGCTCCCCCTCATTTCTCGTAGATAAACTCGGTGCACGGTTCGGGTTCGACACCGCTGCTACCAGATATCTCACAGACTCCCGAGGTCGCTTCACCGGCGAGTACCGCGGCATGTTTACCAGTGAGTCCAAGCGGGCCTACCTGAAGGGGCTGCACCTGGAACGCTACCCCTCGGTCGTAGCGTTCGGTGACACCCGCAGCGACGTTCCTCTGCTGGAGTGCGCAAACTGGCGAATCCTCGTGGACCCCAACGCTGACACCCATGCGGCAGTCAGTCACATGGTCAACGAGATCGTGCACGACTGATCGCACGCAACTTATAGGGTTTTCGCCTCACAAGTCACCTGAACATAACCCCTGGAACAATCTCATTCCAGCATTTTGCTTGTATATACATGGGGTACAAGTGTGATTGTGACTCAGTAAACATCTTTCTGGTTGGCACTGACAGATGACAGGGTATACACTAGGGCCTGTAACATCCACAAGCCGAGCCAGAAAGCCAGCCCATGACAACCCTGATCCCTTCCTGTCAGCCCCGCCGCCTTCGCTGGGTGGCCGCCCGCAACAACCCCATGCATGGGACAGCCAGCATCACTCTCACCCTACACATGGAGGTGAAGAATGAGAACAACTGGGAAAAGGACGATACCGCCCCCATCCGGTCGTTCACTATCAGGGTGGTTGACTATTCCTGCCTCGATGAGCCCAGCATGTTCCGAGACCATGAGGACGCTATGCTGTCAGGAAATCACCTCACCCGCAGCGACATGGAAGAGATCATCTATCCGTGGTGAGCGTATAGGTTAGTCAAGAGGCCGAACGTAATCTATTCCGGCATCACTACCTGGGCAGCAAGCCATATAGATGGTTAGGTCCACAACAAAGGCGGGTCAGAGAGATCAACCGCACTCTCTGACCCGCCTTTACTCTATGTGGTTATCAAGGGAGATTGGGGTCACTGCCCCTCATGGCGACCACGGATCGGAGGAATAGATCCAGCCACCTGACGGAGGAACTGATCGCCGACACGCAGAAGCACACCGACAGGCACAATCACACCATTGCCGGTGGCGTGTGCGCCCTCAACCGCGCTGACAGCCTCCAGGTCGCTGTTACTCAGCGTCATCAGGGCCTCGCCATCAACAGTGTGGCCCTCCTCGTCCCGCAGTACCTCTGAGACTGTGACACGAGACTTGTCCTTGAAAAAGTGTAGAGTCGCGTCCTTCCCCAACTTGTCAGCATTAATGTGGTCCTGAACCTTACGGACAGTTCTCAGCACGGACGCCCACGCCTCAACCCTGAGCACAGCATCTTCAAGGAACACCTCGCTCTCGGACAGCATGGTGATAACACCAAGACGGTTATCAACCTTGACATCCTTGAAGGCTGACTCGATCTCATTAAGGATCCGCACGATCTCATCGTCGCGCTTGTTCAGGAACCCCTGGTTGAAGATTGCGACGAACGTCTCTGGGTCCTTGAAGAATGGGTGGTTGCTCATCTCCTGACGCAACTTGTTCGCGGCATCCTGGTTGTAAGGGATGAAAGGCACGGCTATCTCCATCTATGAAAGCACTGAAACTCACTTATGTGGCGAATATCAACGACCATAACGTAACTTTCACAGAGCGACCAGCACCCTATGTGGGGTCATTGCTGTAGGGTATTGCGCACTCATGTGGCCTGTGCTATACTCTGCACCATATAGCAGACCCGCAACCCCATGGGGTTGCCGCCAGGAGTCAAGGGGGGCGGGTCCAGTACATACTCACCCTACAACTGGTGAGTGAGCAAGAGAGAGGTGCAGATGACCGGCATAAGAGCAGGTGCCGTGACCGCTGCCGTCGGCCTAGGGGTGGCTGCACTGTCCCCAGTGGCTTCAGCGGACGTCAACCAGATCATTAAGGATGCCAACGACAACGTGAGTAGATACGTCGTCTACCGGCAGAATGACGCAAAACTGTCCTTCGGTAACGACATTGGTGCGAACTTCTCAGGCACAGACGTCTTTCTGACTGTAGTCAAGGAGAACGACCTGGGTGGCGCAGACCCGCAGACTGCAACTAAGGCGATCCTTAACGCTAACTCCAGTCGTGACACGGTTATCATGATTGTCAAGCAGAACAACGGCACAGATAAGATTGTCGCCTCATCCAACCTGGAAGGTTTTGCCAACGCTGTCACCACCATCACTGGCACCGAGGTCAAGGATGCCGGAGATACCCTGTATAACTCGTCCGGCAGGATCCTCGCCCGCTACAAGAGCCTCGGCGGGGACGTCTCCGGGAAAAGTGTTGGCGTACTCAACCAGTACAACAGCACCGTATCCAGCAGCATTGACAAGGCTGTCAACGCACAGGACAAGTACACTGTGTACAAGATGGACGGCACCACACTGGACCGGGGTCAAGAGGTTGCTGACGCTCTTGGAAACTCCGACGTGAAGGTGACCGTCGTCTCCCAGAACGCAGCCCCAGACGACACGGCAGCGTCCATCGCTGAGCGTATTGCCAGCAACAGTAGCCACGCGGCCTCCATCGTCGTCCTTCAAGGCAGGGGCAACGGCAAAGAAGCCATCGCTGTCGCATCAAGTAACAAGGAGATGGCCGCGAAACTCGGCTCCATCATCCCGAACAACACTCAGGTTGGGGCCGGTAAGTCTGGTGAATGGCTCATGGACCACGCCAGCAGTATCACTGGTGCAGTAACCCAGGTGCATGCACAGGAGGCAGCCGCAAAGCAGAAGGCAGACGAGGAGGCGAAAGAATTTCTCAATGGGGCCATTGAACTTGGGGCCATTCTCGTTGGTATCGTTGTCATTGTCGCCACACTAGGAGCCGGGGCCAAGGCGGTCGCCGACTGGGCGAGTAAACGCGAGGATGCTAGGAAGGCGGCTGAGGAGGAGGCCGAGAAGGAACGTCTCATCGCTGAGGAGAAAGCCAAGGCGGAGGAGGCTGAACGGGAACGCCTGGGCGGTAAGAGCAAGAAAGTTGACACCCTCCTGACAGCCCTGAAAAAGACCATACCTGACATTGACGCAGCCAACACTATCCTGAAGTCCAGGCTGTCAAAGGTACCGAGGAAGAACGCGGACGAGAAGGAGCAACTGTCCGCGATCCAGGAGGCGACCGAGAGCATCCGGGACACCTTGGGGCAACTCATCAAAGCCATCAACCGCCTCTACGCCACAGTGCAAGAACAGGGCCAGGAGCAGGAACTCCCCACCATTAACACAGAGATAGAGGACCAACTCACCAGGGTACTGAATATTGTGGGCAAGAAGGCACTCCAGAGTTTCGTCAGGAAACCGGAGAACTGGGAGAGCCCAGACAAGAAGGCCCGCGCCGTTGCTGACGTCCTGGAGAAAGTTGTCAAAAAGTTCAACCAGCGCATCGTGAACATCAACGAGTCCGGCACCTTCAACCTTAACGTAGATATGGAGATGCTGAGTAATGACTCATCAGATGACGAGTCGGTGGAGTTGCTGGATCAGATTGGTGACCTCAGTGGCGACACCATGGAGAAGATCTTGAAGGACACGGCAGCCCTGTAAAAGGGAGGATGTGGTGCTTGACATTACGATGTGGCGGATGCTACAATTACGCGCAGAAAGATAGTGTCCCCCAGGTCGCGTGAACTGGGTAGGGGCAGTGAGACATGGGAAGAGAATCTTGGAAAGGGGTGAAGAAATGAGCGTACTCATAGGTGCGACTGTAACCAGTGCTGTCCTTTTCTTCGTGGGTTTGATCGTGGCAGCCTTCTCCGAAAGTAAAGACAAGGATGATGAGGGCGTAGCCGAGGATACTGATGCGGAGCCGGACAAGATGAAGGAGTGGGTGGAAGAGGCTCGGACAGATTTCTACGATGCTGTCTACGACCTGAAGATGATCTACCGGGACATGGCGAAGAATGAGAAGTACCAGGGAAATCAGGACATCAGGAAGGCTGCCCAGCAGATCAATGAACTTGGTGAGGCCCTGAGCCTCATGAACGAACAGGCCAAGACGTCCCTGGACAGTGGGGACAGGGCAGTCATCTACCGGTTCTACACGAGCGCCCTGAAGATGCTGAACCCTCACCTGAACAAGGGCCAGTACGTGGCAAGGATCCTCGACTTCGACACTAAGAAGAAGTACAAGGAACCAGAGAAAGACGTCGCCCGCATTCAGCAGACTATCGACAATATGATCGCCAGAGTCAAGAGGGACACGATCTCCTTCAAGAACTCAGAATCCACAGAGATCAACTTCAACATGAGGGTCCTCGACACACTCGTCCGCGACACAGAGGACAGCAAGATCGAGCAGATCGACGACAGTGACATCCTCAGTCTCGGCCCCGCCACGGACACAGAGGAACTGACCCCATGGCCCACTGAGACCGAGACGGAGGCTCGCACTCAGGCCGCTACCATGTAAACCCAACCCTCAGAGCCTCCTCTCGAAGGGGTACAGGTCCACAATCAGCACGCCCTTAGATCAAAATAAGTCAACCCATACCCTAGAAGAGCAGCACAAAGGAAAAGAACTATGAGCACAAACACTGACTTCGACACAGACATCTCTAGTGACCCGGCACTAGCGGCACTGGACTTCGATGACATTGTTATCCCCCAGGACGACGAGCCTGAGGCTGCACCGACAATCGTTGAGGTGAAGGACCCTGAGGTTGAGGCCATGAAGGCTCAGCAGGAACAGAAGGCAGATAAGCCACAACCTGTCGTCGGCTCCCTGAACCCAGAAGGCGCGAACTCCTCCAGCAACAAACTACATGCAGCAGACAATTTCCTCGGTTCCCTGCCCGTGGACCAACAGCAGAAGATCAAGGCAAAAGCCCCCAGCATCGCCGACATGATGATCAATGATGACGCCTACCGGATCGAGTTCGGCCGCCAGGTCATGGAGAAACTAGACACCCTGTCCAAGCGGCTACTGGAGGAGCAGAAGGACATCTCCGTGCCCGAAGCCGAGTCCATCATGAAGAACATCATCCGCGAACTAGACGGCTTCCAGCACAAGTACAACGATCCCGGTAAGATAGCCCAGTTCCTCCAGGCTATGAAGAACAAGGCCCGCGACAGCAAGGAACGCTTCGAGGCCCGCCGCCGTGACATGCAAATTGACGCCATGAACATCTCAGAGAAGATGGAGGAGGCCGTCAGCAAGTTGAAGGACACTGAGACTCGCCTCCACGAGAATGCTGTCCGAGGCAAGTTGATGCGTGAGACCACTGTAGAAACCATGCGTGATATGGTGAAGGTTCTCGCCGCCTTGGAGGAGGTCGTCAACATCGCCAGTGAGCGGGCCGAAAGGATCCGTGCAATCAAGGACGCGGCTGAGGTGAACGGCGACGGAGCCCCAGTCATCTTTGACGGGAAGTACTACACGGTTCAAGAGTTCCGCGTCTACTACCAGAAGTACGCTGAGGCCCTGGGTGAGATTCAACGCACTTGGCTGTCTTGGAGGCAGCAGTTCTTCCTGTCTCGAATGAACATCGAGTCTTCCACCACGATCATCAACACAAGCCTGAAGACGCTGGAAACGTGTCAGATGATCCGTAAGCATGCCATCCCGGCCGCCCGCCACCAGTTGGTGAACTGGCAGTTGGCTCTTGATAATGAGCGTTCCGCGAAAACCAATCAGGCTATTATTCAGGACATCAACAAACTGATTTCCAACGCCTTCCAGCAGACCGCCTCCATGGCCGAGTCGGCCGCCGAAATCAACAGCGCAACCCTGATCGACCTGAGTACGATTGACAACATCTCCGCCAGCCTCCAGAAGGTATACGACACCCTGGGCAAGCAGCAGGAGGCTGGCATCCAGAAACGCGCCGAGTCCTTCGCTAGGATCAGAAAGGCCGAGGCGGACATTGAGGCAGCCAAGGAAGCCTACCACAAGCGTCAGGTGCAGACCGCCTCAATGATCATCAGTGGCCAGGCCCCCACATCAGGAGGCGGATCCTCTCCCATGGAGACCGGCGACGACTTCATCAACTCACTGTGAAGTCCTGACCCAACAGTCCTCCCTTCCTGAGTGTCACCTCGACTCTATCGCGGGTTGAGGGGCTAGGCAAGGGGACGCGACCGGGTACACTCTGAAACCATCCGGCAGCCTTTTAACTGCTCATCTGGCTGCCGCATGGATGATGGTGTGCCCGGTCACGTTTTCACACCCTGGAGAGGCCATGAAGTGCCACCCCTGGTGCGGCGTCTGCCTGGGGCTGGTGACACGTGCCTGCAACCCCAGGAAGGGTGTTGGCTAGCTACAGGCGTATATCCTGGCCGAAAAACTCCTGGAATCTCATGTAGGGCTTGATGCACAGTGCTGCCACCTCAGCCACCAGCGGGGTCCTGATCCGGCCAGTATCCTTGGGACTCATACGGCTCACCCTGTAGTCGAGGGTGCGTGTGAGGTTGTCCAGAGACACGAGTTGGAAACCTTGTTTAGGCCACTCTTTATTGAACTGGACGAACACCTTGTCACTGCTGACGCAAACGATGCTGTTTACCTTGACGCTTCCACCTAGGTGACGTGACCACAGGTGGGCCGCTTGCCGGGCGTGAACGTGTCCGCCGGAGAAGGTCCTCCCGCCGCGCAGCACTACACCCTTGTCGTTGACGGTGTACTTGCGTTTGCTTTTCCAGGCTTTGGAGTCGATGAGAATGACATGGCTTCCGATGATGAGGACATGATCTGTATCCGGTTTGTCCTCATAGCCATCACCGGCCTCAGTGCTGGCGGGCGTGTTCTGTGGTGCGTCTTTGATGTGCACGGAGTCGATGAGTACTGCCGCCGGGTATCTAGTCATCCATTGTCGGATTACCTTGGAGGTCTTTTGCTCGCCCAAGATGCCAGCCTTGATCGCACCGGGTTTGAAGTTGGAGGTTATGGCTGGGTTGTCGATCTGGTGGGTGAGGGATGCGCCTGCCACTCCGAAGTGTCTGCGCCCGTCTTGGAGTGCCTGGTGGACGGCCTGGTGCCTGAGTAGCCGGTTCCCGGTGATTTTGCTACTCGGAGCCGTGATCTCAACGTCTGTTGTCATGGTTGTGTGGTGGCGGTCACATGAACTCCCTGAGGTGCTTCTCCCCGATCACGCGCCGGAACTCATTGTACGGCTGTACACACCTCTGCACTATGTGGTAGACGATGTTGGAGTTGATGACGTCTAGGTCGCCTGGTCCTAGTGTGGCGTACTTCTTGTCTAGCAAGTCGGTGAACCGGTCGATCTCTACGAGTCGGAAGTTGTGGGACTCATACCAGTTCTTGTCCCATACGGACTTTGCCTTGTCGTTGTTCACGAGGACAAGGCCAACGAAGTTCAGGTCTTCGTCGTCCGGCAGGAGTCCCCCTTCACGGTTGGTCATTCGACCGATGTACTCACCTGTCATAGGCTGGTTGCCGGGGAAGTGACGTTTAGTCATGAGGATAGACTTGTGGTCGCTGTCTACCGTGTAAGTCTTGTTCTTTGGCCATCTGAATGTGTCAATAATGATCATCTCGTTACCGAACAGGATGATGTGATCGAAGTCGTGACCCATGATAAGGCCGGTCTCAGGGTCTAGGCCTGGTACAGGCTCATCCATGGGACGCACCGAGGAGAAGTGAACGCCGTTAGGCTTATCCTTCAGCCACTCCTCGATAACCTCATAGGTCTCTTTCTCGGCGTCCATCATCTCGCTCGCTGCACTCGTGTCCGCCCCTTCAGCGCTAGTGTATTTGGGGTCGTGCACCTGGTGACTCATAAAACCCCCAGGGGTACCGAACACGCGCTGGCCTTTCACGAGGGCGTCATGCACCATGTTAGCACCCTTGTTGTCTCTCAGACTGTATGGTAAGGGAGTGACCCTGATGTTGCTTCTTTTCATCATTCTGCTGCGCTGCTAACTCTTGGAAACCACCCTTTGGCCTGGCCGCATGGGGCACTAGCCTCCTTCTGATCCCCAATATCCAGGGTCACAGGGTCCGACTGGCAGGTCAGGTCCTTCTGATACATGAACCACGTCTTCGGGTTCAGGGTGGGCTGGATCGAGTACACAGTGAAGTCAATGACCGGCTCAACTGTTGTCTCACTGGTGTTCTTCACGACACCAAGGGCGGTACCACCATTGCTGTAGGAGAACTGGGACATGGCGACAGAACCACTGTCCGGCAGTTCCGAGGTGGTCTCCTGGGCAACCGACAGGTAAGAGAACGTGGCGAGCACCCCAAGGACAATCAACACAGGGATCAGCCTGGCGGTGAACTGCACGATACGGGTCGTCATGACGATACGCAGCACATGCTTCTCCATGCCAGGTATCTTCCCTACCCAGCCAAGAATGGTTGCGATCATGCGCTCAAAGACGCCAGTGAACTTCCCGTACAGGTCGGTCACCTTCGACAGGGCAGCACTCATGGGGGACTTGCTGGGCGGGACCTCGGTCGCATCGCCGCCACCCTGACTTTCACCGTCACTGCTGCCCCCAGTGTCAGGTTTGGGCTCACCTTCTCTCTTGCCGCCCGTGTCGCCACCAGACAACTCAGAGCGCACGCTGGAGACGACCTCAGTCACCTTCGCTTTGACTCTCTCAATGATGCTTTTCAGGCCGTCCGTCTTACTGCCACCGTCTCCCTTTGGGGCACTGTTGTCGTCATCACTGTCGCCTCCTTGGTTGCTGCGGGTGCTTGTTGTGGCCCCACCGAACAGGTCTCCAGCAGGAGGAACATGCTCCTCATCCGTGTCATCACTGTCTGACTCGCCCCCCAGGTTCTCATCCCAGTCCTCATCCTCCTCGTCGTCCTCATCCAGGCGGGGGTCATGGTAGGGTTCGTCATCCTCTGGCATCTCCTCATCGAATCCCCAGTCACCGTCACCATCGAGGCCTCCCCAACCGGCTGACCCTGACGAGGAACCCTTCTGCTCGATCTCTGACTTCTTCTGATCGATAAGGGCGTCCAGGTCTAACCCATCTAGAGTATCCTCGTCATCAACATCGTAGCCGTCAACACTTGTTGCCTCATGGTCCTGGTATCCGCGGTCCCAGCCCTCACCGTCACCACCATCAACGCTGTCATCACTGTCGAACCTGGCAGTGTCGTAGCCGCCATTTTCGTACTCGTTTGCGTACCTGAGGCCACTGGTAGCATCCTCATCGACGTATCCCCCGCTGTCATCCCCATCGCTGTAGTCGCCGCCACTATACTCAGGGTGATCGTCATGGCTCGGGTGCGGGGCCAGACTGGACAGGTCCCCCAGGTCAGGCAGCCCACCAAACCCGCCATCAAGGTCACTGGTGGGTGGTGAGGAGAGCCCCAACTCCTGATCCAGGTCGTCCTCAGGGGTAGCGTACTCCTCGTCCAGGCTGTCGTCATCCAGGAACGGGTTCTCGAACGCCATCAGTGCCCTCTTCCTGACGCCACCGGGTGCGCCCTCAACTCTACGAAACCGACGTAATCATGGCCGGAATATGATGCACCGAATATCTACCGAGGCATCTTCACCCATGTTGCTGTCGAGATGGGTGACACAGGTGCTTGCTTGTACTAGTGAAAGGCGTAGTCAGGAATAGGCAACTACCGGCACATACATGCCAAAATCGTAGTTCTCGTGCCCCAGGTACTTCTCCAGGATCCTGCTGGTATCCGTGCTTGGGGCGGCGGTGAGGCCAGTGTTCCTGTACTCCAAGGCGTCCGCGAACGATCTCATGTCATCCACGCCCGCCTCACTGCCCTTGATGAACTCAGCCGGGACCTCTGTGGGCCACTGCCTACCAACCGTATCCTTCACATGGGGTCTGGTTTCACTTTCATCATGATCGTTGTCGTCACCGAGCAGTGAGAGCGTTTTACCACCACTGCCTCCTGTGTCATGGCTACCGCTCTTCTTCTTGCCCTTGCGAGTGTCGTCACTGCTACCAGCGGCTGCCTTCTCACGCCTCATGACCTCCAGGGCGTACCGACACCTGTCCTCATCGGACGTCACCGTGCCGTCCCCCAGCCGGTAGTGGGCGATCATAATAGGGGTGCTGCCGGGGGTTTTCTCCGCCAGCATGCGCGGAATCGCAACATACGCCTTCCTGGCCCGATCCACACCAAGTCGGTCAACGTTAATGCGCACCCGGACCGGCAAGCCCCCGTCATGGGTGAACGTCACCGGACGGATGCTATCAACCCGCACACTCCCCTGACCGCCACCGAACATCCGACGGTAGGTGACATCCATCACATAAACCATGTTCTGCCTGATCGTCTCCACCACAGGCACATCTTTCAATGCCTTGGCGACCGTAGACTTAGGCACCTCCATCTCACCCTTGCAGAACCGGGTCTTAATGTCCTCCATCGCCTCGAACTTCTCCACCCCTGAAATCACCTTAGGGGATAGGCGCACAGAAAGGAACCCATCACCGTCATCAAGATGCAGGGTACACATCTTCCCTCGCCCGGTCGTCCTCATCTCGATACCGGACACGGCCGCCACCACTCTTGCAGTTCCAGAACCGAACCCGCTGGCCGCTGACGCCACAGCCTTCAATGGGGTAGCACCGAATGGGGACAGGTCGGCGTGATCCATCGGGTGGCCAGACAGGTACAGGCCCACCATGTCAGCCTCCATGCCCAGGCGGTCCGTGTACGAGTAATCCTCCACATCCGGCATCATGAAAATGTCCTCACCAGGAACATCCAAGGCAGCCAGCAGCGACATACCCTTGGAGGACTCATCCCGACCCACACTCAGCAGGGCAGGGATAGCCTCAACAACACGCCTCCGGTTCGGTTCCAGGCCATCGAACGCGCCCGCTAAAGCAAGATTCACCAGCACGGTCTTGTTGTTCACCCCAGCGGCCACACACCGGGTCACAGCATCGTAGACCGACGTGAACCTGCCGCCCCTCTCCCGCTCCGCAACAATGAGACGGGCAGTATCCTCACTGACAGACTTCACACCAGAGATGCCATACAGGATCTCGAACGGCGACTCACCCGAGTAGTCCGGGGCCATTCGCACCTCAGACAGGTTGATGTCCACCGTCCCCATGGTTAGGCCCATACGCCTGGCCTCACGCAGATTGTTCAGGGTCTTGTCCCGGTCACTGATAGTCTGCGCCACCAGCGCGGACATGAACTCAACTGGGTAGTGGGTCTTGAGATAAGCCGCCTGGTAAGCATTCATCGCATAGGCGACACTGTGAGAGTTGTGGGACACCAGACCATTAGCGATGAAGTTTGCTGGACCGTCATCAGACATTGTAATGTCATATGTCATCTCGCGCAGAACTGCCCCATCCCCAAGATCCTCTGGAGGAGTGATGGACACCACCTTGTCGCCGCTACTAATGTGACGACTCATAAGAGCGGCATCAATCTCGTCTCTATAGTTTTCAGGAGTCAAGTAAACGAACGGGACAGTACCGTACTTGCTGTCAATGAGGTGCTGACGACCGAGACCTTTGCTGTCCATCTCAAAATAGGTGCCATTGACAAAGAAGTCAGCAGTGCCAAGGATCTCTTCTTTAGGAGATGAGATTATCTTGTTGGTCTCAAATATGGCACCGCGAGCAATCAGATAGTTCTCAGCAAGAGTCTTGTCAACATCACTACTGAAAGAAATGTTCTTGACTTCGTGGTAAGAAATAGATTTATGTGACCAGCCTCTTCTAGGAGTTGGTCTTCTTTGAACTGTTCTGAACCTGTTGTTCCAGTACTTGTCATCAATCAGTTCCGAGCCGACCTGAATACCACCACTTTTGATAGTTCGGTAACCATTGGTGGTCAACATACGATGATTCTCAGTGATCTTGATCGTCTTACCTGATTCAGTTTCAACTGTCCACAGCGGTTTTCTTCCAGTCTGAACAATCTCAGAAATGTTGTGGAAGTGCAGACCTCCACCCTCAAACATGGAGAGAATCTTGATGTTCTTCTCGCCATTCTTGAACCTATGATAAAGATCCTTAACCGTCGTCTTAGTATTCTGACTGGTGAGAACTTCTGTATCCCCATGTAAACACTTATTGAAGGCGTACTTGGCAAACGGCTCTAGGATATCCCAGAGTTTATTCATAGCCTCTTCGGAGTACCCGTTGCCCACGCCGCCCTGGATGAACCTCGGCTTCATCTTCGCCATGACGTCAGCCTTCTTCTTGCCCATGGCCTTGCGGAGTTTGTCACCCTCCTGGAGGCTCATGCCCGCGATCCGCTGCGCCAACTGCATGATCTGCTCTTGGTAGACACAGTTGTGGGTGACGAAACCATCCACAAGGTAAGTATGCGTGTTGTCCACATCCAGGTCATAGCAGTCCACGACACCCGCAGCCTCCAGGGTGGTGACGCGATCCCACCTGAGGCGCCCCTGGGAGATGACGCCAACACTGTCATAGGTAGTGAGTTCACCTGCCTTCACAAACCCAGAAGGCGTCAACATCTCATGATCTACTCCAACGGTTGTTTCCCAGCCGTCCCACGTGCACACCTTGACAACATCCTGCATGCCAGTGTGGATGACCTTGAACACCGGCGAGTGTACTACACTCCCAGTGTCCGGGTCCCAGGAGGGTGTTCGGTGCCCCTCTGTGAACGACTCAATAGGTACGCGCCTCCCAGTCGTAGAGTCCTCAATCAAGGTTCCCGCCGGTACGCACAACCCATAGGTGCCACCCAGGATCTCCTCCAAAGGGGACCCAACGAAGTCGGGGTGGATCGGCTCAACCGGAGCCAGGTTATTCTTACGGTCCGCATACATGGTGTGCGAGTTCATACCCATCGGACCCGGCCGAGCGACAGCAGTACATGCCGCCAGGTCGTTGAACTCGGTCGGCTTCATGTGCTTCAGCAGGCCCCGCACCATCTCCGACCCGAACTGGAACACACCAATGGTCTCACCGCGTTGGAACAGGCGGTACGTGCCCTCATCATCCATCTTTCCGTGAATGATCTCAGTCATGTTCGGGGGCTCCTTACCGGACCTCTGAATGAACTCGACCGTGTGCTGGATCAGGTCAACCGTGTCCAGCCCCAGGAAGTCCATCTTGATCAGACCTAGCGCCTCACACTCCTGGTACGACCACTGGGTAGTGACTTTCCCGTCCTTGCTATCCACCATCAGCGGGATCGTGTCAGTCAACGGCTTGTTCGAGATGATCACACCACAAGCGTGCACCCCCGTCCCCTGCACCTTGTTCGCAATGGACCTGGCCCCAATGATGATCGGCAACCACTCAGACCCGGAGGTAGCGGCACGGAAGTCAGCGGCATCCTCATAGTAGTCTGACTTCTCATCATAGATGTCATCGAATGTGATCTTGTGGCCCTCTACCCCCTCAGGCATCATTCCAGCGATACGGTTGGCTTGAGAAAACGGGACACTGTAGATCGTGCACATGCGCTTGAACGCGCTCTTAGCGCCCAGAGTATTGAACGTCACAATATGGGACACGTTGTCATGGCCGTACAGGTCAGACACATAATCATATGCCCTGTCCTTGCTCACTGTAGAGAAGTCAGAGTCAATGTCAGGGGGACTGCCTGGAGAGATGATCTCCATGCCAACAACCCGCTTCGTAACCTTACTCATTGTAAACACGCTCCAACAGGATCAAGCAACCTGGCAACATCATGAGAACGACCCCAGCAAAACCCCTGTTACGCTGATGTGTGAGACATGGTTGGCTAAGGGGCTGCTAGGGGCGTCAACTACCTGGCATTCTAACAAGATACCTCACCCGGTCAGGCATGTTTCGACACTGCTCCTGACCGGGTGGGACGGATCGTCACCTGCATGAAGAAGCGATGGTGATGAAGTAGTGGAGTCAGGATTCGTGTGCTACTGCTCGACGCCCGTTCTGTTGGTGCGCTCTTGATGATGAGGTGTTCCGCCATACCTCGTCGTACCTGTCGTAGCGGGGCGGCGGGGCGGTCAGAATCCAGTGAGCCTCTTTGTAGGCTCGCTTCGCGCCACGGAATATAGGGTTACGTTCCACTTTCTCTCTCTTGGACTCACCTTGAATGTGTAACGTGTGGTCGTGATTCAGTCTAAGTGCAACTGTGCTGTTGTCGCCCCTCTGGAATTGGATAACCCTGTTTCCGAAACTCTGTTGAATGATCGCTACCACTTTACCGTACCTGAGGTCCACGTCCCCTATCTGTACGGCGGCAGGTCTCTTGTAGACTGTCTCCCCAGGGGCGTTGTAGGCGTCTTTGATGGTCTTTTCCGCCGCGACAACCTTCTGGGCTGCACCGCGCGCGAAAGCATCCATGCGTCGTTGTCTGCGTATCTGTGCGGGTGTCAGTGGTCGCCTATCCCTGGCGTCACTCATCGCAGACACCTGGCGGCGGTTAAGGCGGTCACCCTGAGAGTTACCAAGGCGACGCACCTGCCCCATGGCCGCTATGCGGATTCCCTTGAACATGCCTCTGAAACGTTCTCGTAGCGGAGGCTTACGGCCAACACCAGCACCGTCACCAACCATGACCGGGATTCTCGGTGGCATGGCTGGCTGCTCTTGCTGTGGCGGCATCTGGTTCCCAGGCGGCGGAGGGGGAGGAAGTGTGTGGCCGTCTGGGGTGAGCGCATGATCGGGAAAGGATAGTGCCCCAGGTTGCGTTTCTGAGGGGGATCCTTCTGTGTGTGTAGGCGGTGTCCCTGGTGTTTGTTTTGTTGTTGTGTCCTGAGACTCGACCTGCTGTGCCGGTGGCGGAGGGGGTGGTACGGAAAGGTCAAGGTGGCCAGGGGGTGGCGGCACGGGAGGCATGTTGTGAATCGCCTTCATCTGCCGTAAGGCTTCCTGATCTCCTCCTTCGGCTATCTTCTTCTTCAGTGATGCGATTACAGCCTCGCGGTTCCTGTACTGGATCATCCTCTTTTGGAAGTCGTGGTCTTTCTCCAGTATGTCCACCATGGCTTCGGCGGCTTTTCTGTGTTGCTCGGGGTTTGTTCCTTGGGTGTCCAGTTCCCCGAACTTCTCTACCATCTGCTCACGCCACACCTGCTGGGCCTTGTCGAAAGTCCCGTAGTGCTTGCCGCCCGCCTGGGCGTATGGGCACTCCCGGATCTCGGCCTCACAGAACATCGGCCCTTGCGGTGCGATGTGGTATTTCGTTGCGCCTGCCATGTTCTGTCATCGCCTCCGAGGTACTGGTGAGTGGTTTACCGGCTATACACCCAGTTTTTCTAACAGGTGGACGCGAAGAGACAGGAAGTTGTTCACGAACTCGATCAGTGAAGGCTCCTCGATCTCATAGATTGCGGGATCCTCATCACCGGTTGTGGCGTCGTCCTCGATAAGCACCTTGAGGTTGGCGGCGATGTGGAATGTGCGCCCAAGCACGTCCACGACGACCCCATAGAAGGCGTCCTGGTTGCCCTTCGGGGAAAACAAAACCGTGATGTCATCCAGGTAGTAGGCGACCAGGTTGGTGTCGCTAATCGTCACAGGATTTACCTTGTCACGAACGATACTTGCTAGGGACGCTACATTGCTTTTACTGGCCTTCATCTCACCACATCTTCCTGCTTACGTCTTTTGAGAGTAGGCGCCTGGCTCTTGCTTGTGGCGGGAATATCACGGCAGGACGGCAAGTTTTCCGCCTTCCGGCCAGCATGCGTCTACCTGTGCGACAGGACTTTACGGAGGACAAAGAGGCACCCCGCGAGCATTTACCAGTGCAGGAGGAGGTAACACTGGATGGAACGTCAGCCGATCCGCTCCGCATAGGCGTGAAGGATCTGATCGCCCACACAGGTCTGAAACGCGAAGGCACCATGCACCTGCTGGTAGTCAGTCGTGTACTGCATCCAGTGCGTGTGGGTCACCCGATACAGGCCCGCCCCATTTCCAGTCACCTTGACGACAGTGCCGGGACGGAAATTCGCTATAACGCCAGCAGGACCATAGTTGTGGCCCGCAATGATACTGAAGTTGGGGGCATAGTACACATACGACAGTGACATAGAGTTGACTGCTGCCTGTGCGCAGTCCCATCCACCACCGCAGTAGCCCGGCACGTCTAGTGCATAGTCGTAGCCTGAGTCCTGCTGCTGAGTCGCGTCGCTCTGGCTACCTTCTGCCGTGTTACTGTCCTGTTGTGCTGTGGCGTTTGCGTTGGAGGTGGCATCCGGTGTGCTACCCGGTGAGTTTGTGGCGTCACCGCTTGAGGGTGCAGGTGGCACGGTCTCCTGGATACCATTGGGGTATGATTTTCCTGAACTGGTTGCATCATTGCTGACGCTGGTATCTTCCCTCGGGGCGATAGCGTCAACACGTGTTGTCTCCTTGGCTGGTGCCCAGTCCACGATCTTAGTGATACGCACATGCCCGCCCGCCCTATTTGTGTCAGGCTCCAAGATCGTGCGGCCAGCGACCACCTCGCTCTTGACACCGTTCGGGTACATGCTGACTGCTACCAAGCCAGCAGACAAGCACAACCCCGACACGCTGACAGCAGAAAGGGCAGCCATAGTAACCTGCCTGGTTGAGAGGAGAAGCATCATCATTCCTAATTGAGACATCAATAACTGGATGCAGATTACCAGATACATGTCAATGACACCAAAAACGCCCAGATGATATGCGTCACACTGGGCGCACAGGGGGGCACTCCTTCCCTTGAATCACTCTTGTCTGTCGCGGCACATGGCCTGCTGCTCCGCAAACCATGCCTGATTGCCTTCCCTGATAGCCCGACGGGCGCGGTAGACCCGGATTTTCTCAATAATCCTCAAAATAATCATGTGGGCTATACTACACCAATTGTCTTCTGTCCGTCAATCATCTTTGCGTTATCGGCCGGTCGTTCGTTTGCGGCTCCTGGACCTCATCAGCAGGCGATGCTCATCCAGGACATCCCCGTCAGTAGATTCAAGACTACTCACACAGTTCACTTCATGATGCTTCCGCAACCTAGCGACAAGGCCATCATGATCCATGTCAGAGTCCGACGTAGCCTGACGCACTCGCCTCCTAGATATGACAACAGCAAAGACCGTATACGACACACAGGCTACGCCAGCAACAGCAGAAAGTAATAGCAGATACGACACAGATGTAACCTTATCAATAAGAGGACGTAAAATAATACATGGTTGATTCATGTGGGCGGCGAATATCACTCCACCCACCAACACCCGGTACTTCCTACAGGAACCTGAGTGTTGCCACCACAGTGTATATGCATGATCCCAAGTGTAGCCCCGCTACCTCCAGATGTCAAACCCACACTTAACCAAACCAGCACCAAGCCAAGTGAAGATCAGCCGATAAGAACGTTGGTAGATGGGGTGTCACCCGTAGTAGTCGCTCCAGTCCTTATGGCTCATCTCGCCCGGTACGCGCACATTAGAGATCACAGTCTGATCCACGCCCTCATACTGGCCGTGCTTCTTCACCTTCGCAGACCCCAACGTGATGTCCTCACCTTCCTTGACCCGGATGGGGCGGGATGCGAACCATGTGACCTGGTGGCCCTCCTCGTCCCGGAGAGTGACGACAGATTTCCTGATCGAGTTGCCATAGTAGTCGTACCCGTCAACGATGCGGTTGTGGACCACCCTCATCTGCCTCCCCTTCAAGTTGTCCCCAACGTTAGCAGCGTAACCAGGAGTCCAGGACTTCAGTTCCTCCTCCTTGTGCTTCTTCTTCTCAGCGTCTCGCCTGTTCTTGGCGTCAATAGCGACAGCGGACACCAGCATCCCGAGGTGCTTCTTATGGATGTACTTACCTGACGCCAGTGTGCGCATGTTCTCACAGTAGTCACTGTCCCCTTTCACGTTGCGAGCCTGCTCAAGAACCTCGTCCACCCGACCAGACCGAATGTACTCCTCAGCCTTCTGTGCGACCTTGGCGGACCAGCGTTCATTGTCTTTCCCGTACATGGCCTGATACACAAGATCTCTGGTGGTGTCCTTGTACCTGGAGTCACGTTCCCACATGGACTTGGACACGAAGTGGCGGCCATTCTCAGACAGGGCGAGCGCATAGGCGATAGCGCTCTTGTTGTCAATGTCAAGACCCCCGTATCCGCGGTTGCTGCGATCCAGTTTGTTCATGGGGTTCGTGCCGACAGCCCACAGGCCCTCCGGTTTCACCCCCAGGTATGCTTTCATGCATGTAGACCCGACCTGGAGTCTGTTGCCTTCCTTGTCCTCCACAAGGTAGGTTTTGGAGCGTCGCATGTTTTTCCCGCAGTGCTCACAGACTTGCTTCTCTGGCTTCCAGCCGCCTAGTTCTTCACTTCCGCGCACTACCAGTCCGCTGTCTGCCTTGTCAACAACTGCGAGGAACCGGTACCCGGAGTAGGATATGGACGGGTGGTTCAGTCGCAGAGCCACATAGTTGCGGTACTCCTTGAACCCACGGTCGTTGACGGTCGTGTACGAGAACGGAGTCTCCTCCAGGATTTTAAAGCGTTCACTGATCCCAGCCCGCTCCAGGCGCTTGTTGGCTCGGTCGATTAGTTTCCTGGCATCCTCTACAGCACCGGCAGGGACGGCGAACGTGTCTGGACCGTCATGCTCCTCGAACGCCTGCTGGTCCAGGGCCTCAATCCGGGCCTCCTCGTCCTCAGGGGGCTGAACCTGCTGGTCACCCTGATTGGGTTGCGTGTCGCCGCCCACATTAGCGACCATTTGCCCAGTGTCACTAGTGTGCTCCTCACCTGAGTCGTCCTGCACCTGCTCGGCACCTTGGGTGATCTTGGTGGCGTCGTCTTCTGGCCCGTAGACGGCTTCACGCCCCAGTGTGCTCACCCAGCCGTCAATGATGGCCTGATACTCCTCGTATCCCCTCTGAGCGGCTTCCTTGGTCTCATAGTGTGGGGTGCCCTCACCGAAATCGCACTTGATCTCCGCTTTACACCTGCCGGTCTGACCCGTATCCGGGTTGAAGTGCCACCTGACTGTCGCCATCGTGAATAACCTCCGTGCCCACACACACTTGCGGGGCATGATGCTATGGGGTGTTTTCTCCTGTTCTCACAGGTTTTCTAAACAAGGGGTAGTAGGCGTTACGTGTGGTGTGCCCAGTGGATGGTGCAGGTAAGAGAGCGGGAAAGGACGGCAAGGGGACGCTCTGGTGCTCGCTGGAACGGAGGCGACACGGGCTCTGGTTTGCTTCTGAAACCAGTCCACCTTACCCGAGTCCAGGTCCAGGACCAGCAGAGGCTTGCCGGACTCTCTGGCCTTGCGGACAGTGGACGCCGTACCACCCTTCCTCTTTCTTGGGCACCATGCTGCCACCATCAGATCACAGTCCGCCAGCATCACCTCATTACGCACATGGTAGAGGTGGTTTGAGTACGACTGGCCGAAAACGCGCACCATGGACGCTTGACTCAGCAACTCCTGGTAGGCGGCCTGATCTGTGTGTGTCCACTTGGCTTCCTGCCCTGTGAATGGCACATAGGCGTGCAGATCCAGGCCGTGTGAGACCGCCAAGTGAGCCCAGATCATGTCCGCACCCAGTGCCATACCAGAGATCAGGGTGGTAGTGCCGTACCAGCGGGCCAGCGTTCTCACAATGAGCGGCAGCCCAGCATCCATGTTTCGTCGTTGCGTCTCACTCAAGTTGAAGACCCTGTGTCCAGTCAAGGCCACTTTCGGATACTGAGGCCTGGCAGTCATAGCCTAATCATCCTGCCTTCTGCGTGCCCTGTGGCTGGGTGTTGAGAGCATCTGGGGTGTAAGTGAGCAGTAGCCTGTCCCGCACCTGCTCTCCGCTCGTGTCCTGCCCATGGAGTTGGAAACGCCTGAGCATGGAGCCACCCAGTGACACCTCGACCTCCGCTTCAAACAAGCCATCTGGAAGCGTCAACGGGATACGTCTCGCACCACTCTTCTTCGACCCGTCAATCGACAAGGCGACACGTACCCCACGGTTGGCAGCATCCTGGATCCTGTCAACCAGTTCCTCAAACCTGAACTCTTGCGCGCCATACAGGATCTTCTGACTGTCAACATAGGGTGGGTCGCAGTAAATCAGATCCCCGGCCCGCGCCTGATCAAACGCATACTCATAACCAGCACACACAAAAGATACGCCCTTGACGCGCTCACGCCACTGGTAGACGCGGCCCCTGAAAGACTCCGTTGAGATCGGCGTGTGCGACCCGACAGGCGTAGACATGTGCCCGTCGCTCTTCCTGAACCGGATCACCCCACCATAGCAGGCTCGACTCAGGTATAGGAAGTCCCCGCCCTGCCGGTGCTGGTTGAACTCGGTGCGGGCCTCCTCGTACACTTCACGAGGGTCACGCCCCATTTCGACCTGAGAGCGCCACCTGTCATAGGCGGCCACCAGCCCCTCCGGATCATCCACTACAGTCCGCCAGATCTCAATCAATGGCTCCAGCACATCTGACGCCACCCCATGATTGGGTGCGACAGCCCCAAGGACAGCACCGGAGCCCAGGAACGGCTCAAAATAGGTGCCGAACCTATCTGGGAAGTGGGTCACGATCTGAGATGCTACCCGTTGCTTGTTACCAACCCACTTCAGTAGTTGAGGGGGAGGGCTACCGTGGGGGCCACTGGTACTGGGACGCATAGTCACTTTTTGCTGCCTCGTACTTGTGTCGGAACGCAACCAGGTCACCGATCACATCCCGGCTGATGGATCGTTGACGAATTGTCGGTGATACTGATTGAATGACCATAGCCGATCCCTCCATAAACAGGAAGTCACCGCCGCCGTATTCTACCGCCTGACGCCACTCCTTCAAGGTTGGTAGTGGGCCATCATAGGTGGTGATGATCTCCTTGAGCAGGAGTGCGAACCCGATAGCGTTCTCGTCCTTGTTCTCCAGTGCCTCTGTGATTAGTTCAACCACGTCAGCAGTGGATCCGGTGCGTACTAGGTAGGTTGGGTGGGTGGCCGCGTACATGAGGCACATGATCTCGAACGCCGACAGGCCCTCCAACTCCTCCATGCGTCCCAGGAGTCTGTCAACCGTACCCTTGGGGGTGTTCTCGGTAATGAACAGGGCCGAACCAAGGTAGTCATGAACCACCTCCGCCCGGGACACGCCCTTAGGTACGTCCCTGTCGGGGTCGTTGATGAGCGCCATGATGCGGCCATGTGTACTCTCCACATTTTCTCCTCTCAGAGTCTCCAGCATTTCACGGATCCTGGACTCACGCACCATGGGGTCCGTGTCGTGCCCCAGATGCGGGATGATACCAGGTGTGCGACACAGGTCCGTGACCTCCCCATGTGTCATACTACACAGCATCTTTTGGGTTTCAGGGGTTATGTTCCCCCACCAGAACAAGCCGCCCTGGGTTATCGACTGGGCGATCAGGTTTGTGCTGGGGCTGATGGACACGTACCGACGTTGCAGCGCCCCCAGAATGCTGTCACGATTCTTAGGGACGAATCGGCCGAAAGTCTGTTTTCGGTCGTCCACGTAGTATCCGATCAGGAACCTGCTGTAGGCGACCAGCATCAGAAACACCTCACCATACCAGTACGCTCTACTGGTTGTGGTGGCAGATCTGAGCGTATGGGCGACAAGATTCCCCAAATGGCGGCTGTCACCACGCCCATATGCGCGGATCAGGGCATACTCCCAGGCGACATCACCCATCCACAGGCTGTAGTGCTCCTTGAAAGACTTCTCCACCATCCTCAGGTCCACGCCAGGGATCGGGCCAGGCACCATGCGCACACCAGCAGTGTCTACCCAATTGCCGCCACGAGGCGAGAATACGCCAGCATAGTTAGACAACTCAGGAGACAGCACATAAACACCAGGGCCAAGCCCCTCCAACAGGGCCACCTCGTCAACAGTCAGGTCATACAGGCCCATGTTCGTAGACCCATCACGATCAATGCGCACAATCGGGTACTTGCCGAAACGATGAGTCACCATACACCACTCCCATTCGTGCTTCCTGTGCTACTGCTGTATCCTGGTTCGAGATTCGGGAACCTGGATCTGATGGCCTCAACAGCCTCCGCCCGACCCAGCCTGATCCCCTCATCACTGTTCAGGAACCGCATTACCTCACCCAGACGACGCCCAGGGGTTAGGTCGAACAATCGCATCACGTCATGACCATCCAGTGCTGGCCTAGCCGCCTGACGCTCATCAGCAGCCTTCACTCGGGCCATGGCGGCCTCCAGCCTGTCAATCGTGCGACGTATCTTGGCTCGACGCTTCGGATTCTTGGAAGTGACGTCACTGCGGTACAGGATAAACAGGCGACGCACCTGATCCTCATCCTCTGGTAGATCACGCATGAACCGGCGCACAGCAGAGTCAGACCACGCCCCTCGACCGGACTCTCGGAACCCGTGAGACCGCATATGCAGGCGCACCAGTTCTTTCACCTGCCTAACCTCACGGGTACTAAACCCCTGCCCTGCAAGCACCTTGGGGATCATGCGCGCACCCACAAACTCATGATGAGTGAACGACACGTTCCCGTCAGGGGTGATGAGTCGGGTGGCGGGCTTGCCAATGTCGTGCAGCAGGGCGGCAGCACGTAGAACAACATCCATTCCATGGTTCTCCATACGGATAGCGTTAGCGAGTACCTTGATGGAATGGTTGAGCACGTCCTTGTGCAGTCCCTGTGTGTCGTGCATCCTGAGGTCAGCCAGGTGCGGGCTGACACGGTGGATGGTGCGTCTCTCTACCTGGCGCGACAGAAACGCCACAGGATCCCTACCCTCCAGGGCCTCCCGGAGGGTCACATCCTTAACTCTCCGCTTGCTTGGTACTCGTTTACGTCTCATACGGGTCATTGTAGGTCACGCTGTGGGGGTAAAGCAAGTCGGGCAGCAGGGTTTTTCTGCCTGCTGCCCGGCTTCTTGTGTCGCGTTAATCACATGGAGGCGCTACATGACCCACACAAGGGTGTCACCTTGCTTCACCAGTCAATGTCGGTTGTCTCCTTCTTCAGGGCGTCCATCTGCTCCCTGAAGGTTTTTGCGTCACCACGACGGAGTGCGTCAATGAGGACCGGCGCCCGATTCTTTAATGCGTGACGGTCCTTAGGTGACGACTCCCAGATTCGTTCCACCTCATGGTTCCAGTCACCAAAACTATCCGGTACACGCTCCCCATCTGGCCCTTCATGGAACGTGGTTCGTACCGGTGGTTCAGTGGAGAACCGCCCCGACTGTACCCTGTCTGCCGCTTCTGCTCTTAGCCCAGCCTCCCTACTCGTGGACTCGTCACTCAGGTACCTGGTAGCGACCTTGTCAACATGGTCATGCATCTCCTTAAAGAGGACATCCTTGTGTCTGGGGTTGTCACTGGCGAGCATGTGCAGGTATATGTCAGAACGCCCCTCCCACACCCTGGGGATACCCAGTTCTCGACACTGTGCAGTGTGCCATCCGACACTGTTGTACATGTCCTCAGAGGAGAACCCCTCATGGGAAGGCAGTTCAGCAGTGTTGTATAGGCGGACCTTGTTGTCACCTATTGCCTTGGCCTGGTAGCCGAGATTGTGCGCCCATTCCGCCATGCCGTCACTGTCGTCGTCGACAGTGATGTCGACATAGTCGTAGCGTCCCTCCCTGATCGATTTCATGCTACTGTCCCAGGCGTCCACGATCTGCCAGTCGTTCTTGCCCCTGAAGTCGAATCCTCCTGGGACTGGGATGCCATCACTGGGTTTAGTGGACTGCTGGGAGGTAGTGGGGAACATGCTGTCTGGGTGTTGTCTGGCTGCGGATATCTCTGCGGCATGCTCCGGGTTCTCCGCCCAGATATGCTCAGCGGGTTCCCCATTGGGGCCTTTCTTCGGGCACGCACGTTTATCTGCCCCGCACTCGACCCACTCTCCGCGGTCACTCTGGTGCATCTTCTTCAACGGTTTCGACATGGCGGGCTCCTCCGCTAGGGCTAAAGGCTGTGCGAGTCAAGTTCTCCTGTGGTGTGGAGAAGACTAACCTCGCATTCACAGGATGGTTTCTAACTCACAGATTCCCCGCAGCATGACCTCAGGGCGATATGTGTCAGTCATACTCTTCTTCCTTGGGTTTCTCACCTTCATGGGAGAAAACCTGATGAAGATTAAGTAACTTGTCAATCTCGCAGTGAGATGCCTCAGAGCAATGATCCATGATCACTTGACGGGCCTTCTGACTACCCATGATCTTGATGAAAAAGTCCTGGTTTGTCACACTATGAGACACGAAATTAAAGAACACGTCCCTGGAGACGTTCTCAAGCGCCCATGCTCCCAGTGAACCGACAAACTCAGTCATCGCATACTTGCGTTCCGTGTCCGCCCTGGCAACATCCTCAATGACATCCTCAATGTCTGCGATAGAGTCACCAAGAATCTCGCGCTCCTCCTTGGTGAACCACATCCCCAGTTCTGCCGACTCGAACGCGATACACACCCCCTCCTTGTCAAGACGGGTACCAACCCCCAGGCGGCACTCTGGGGCAACCTCATAGCACGGGGTCGTCTTTAACCGATTCAGTAGGGCATCATTGTCCATAGAGGCCCACCCATTATTTGCGGCAGTATCCAGGATACCCCGGTCGATGACCTGGCGCCTGAGGGAATTATGCACGGCGGCGAGTACCTTAGTGGTCACCTCAGGTGCCACCCCAGGTCCGGCCTCTCCTCCTTCAGTGGCCCACCGGTACACGGCCCTGTCAAGATTGGCCTGCTCATCCCTCGACAGGCCCTCGTAACCCTTAGGCTTCATTCTGCGTCCCCGTCCCGGGCTTCAAGGTTGACACCCCTAGCCCCTATCTTGCTTGATTGATGTTTGATCAGATTGCACCATTCCTATCCCAACTCCACTACTGGCATGCTATGACCACAGGAAGTAAGGCGGTTTAGTCAAGTGCCTTTGCTTGACCGGTTCTTGACTGCGACACCATCGTCCTGGCGGTCATGGTGACACATCCCCAATCTTGGCGCCCACTAGACGCCCCCAGGATGTGACTAGTCCCTCATGTACCTTGGTGACGTCATCTGGTGTTCCCAGTAACTCGAACCCGTACAGGACTGGCACCTGAAGTTTCGCCGACAGGAGTCTTCCCGCAACAAGGTAGGCCTCACCGAAATTGGTGTTGCCGCTGGAGATGACACCAACACAGTTGCTTCTGTTGGTCTCATCCTTCAAGAACACCATCACCTGTTTAGGGATCGCATACCTTGGCTCCATCCTGCCACCACCATAGGACGGGGTGATGAGCACATAGGAGGCATCACCAACCACGGCCGGATCTGATCGACGTAACGGCAACCTAACTGCTGGTAGCCCCACTCTTTGAACAAACCGGTGAGTGTTCTCCGTACTGGAGGAGAAGTAGATGATGCGAGGCCCGTCCGGCAGTGAACTCACCCTCAGAACTTGCGGGCACGCACCCTGAGTGCAATCTGGGTCTCCTGGTTGCATGCTAGGGTCGCTACGGCTCAGAGAGTCAGTCATAGAAGACGACAAAAGGTGCGGTTAGGCGATGGACGCTACGGCTGACTTAACGGCGGTTTCTGGCGCACGTTTAAGGACCAGAGTCACAGTACCGTCACTGTCCTGGTCCTCATACCAGACACCAAACGTCTCCCCATACTCAATGACCCCATACAGGGACAGGTAGTCAACATCTGAGACGTGAACCTTGTACACCTGATTCTGATCCCCCTCGACCCACCAGAAGTCGCCGTCGCGGGACTTAAGGTAGATGATCATACCAGTCGCCTCGCTACCTGACAATAGTGCGTTTGATGGTCGTGTCATGCGTGTTTCCCTTTCTCGCCCTTGTGCTTTCGCTTCTCAATGCACTGTGAGGGCGACGCCTAGAGATTAATTCTGCTACCCCATGTGTTTTATGGGGCTGTGAGGATACTATAGCACCAGACCCCACTGTGACGGTAGAGCCTGGTGCTATGGTATTGATCTCACAAGCGGTAGGACAACGATGCTGGTTTACTGCATGGCCTAGTTAGATGCTTCCCCGGATCGTGGACATCACATCTGACACCACAAGCATAATAAAGAACAGGAACAAGGGCACAGATGTCACCACCGTCAGAGTGTTCACGACCTTACTGCTCAACGGCCGGTACACCCAGCCGCCACCCCCATCACTGCTAGCATTAAGGTGCCCACGCATCGCACGCATACCATGCGACACCACCCTGGTGAACCTAGCCCACCCCATGCGCACCAAGTCAACCAACGCAATCAGGATACGACCCGAGTCCAAGGGAAGCATTGGCAACAGAGCATTCATGACGAATAGGCTCAGGTTCACCAGGCCACTAAACAACACAAGGGTACGAACGCGACCAACCTCACTGAACCCAGATGACGCAGTAGGGCCAGTATTCGCGGCCACATCCCCATACGTCTTCCCTACCGCGATGATGGAGGTGGCCGCGGGCTTGCCATCACCCTGCCCGATGATGTTGCGCCATACCGCCGGGATCTGCCCCACAAGGCTTGGGATGGCCTGAACCTGCTGCACACTCACCGCGCCTAGTACCTTCGCTGACTCTGCGACACCGAGCCGACGAATCTCCGTCTTCACGGTCAGCCCGATAGTGCCTCCCTCGACGCGAGCCATCTTGTTGAAGTCACGCTCGCCGCCCCCGTTGGGGAACACACGGTGTACCGTCACTGGCACCTTCTGGCCATCCGGCACCTCCTGGAGAGCCTGCCTAACCTGTGCCAGCGTGGATACTCGCCGCCCGTTGACTGAGGTGATCGTGTCACCCTTAAAGATTCCGGCAGCGTATGCCCCACATGGGGCAACCAGTCGAGTATGCTCCGCGTCTGTGTGCTCACATACGGTCACATCCTGCACCGTGGTCGTGGTGGCTCGGTACGGTTGACCAACAAGCCCAGCCATGAGGATCACGACCGCAAGCACAAGGTTCACCAGCGGACCGGCAATGAACACAAGGATCCGTTTCAAGGGGTGTACATGAGACAGCAGCATCCTGTCATCTTCACCCTCCGGCCGAGTCGGGTCCTCAATACTGACAAACCCACCCAGAGGGATGGCTTTCAGCCCATACTCGGTGCCACCCCGTTTGAACGACCAGATGGTGCGGCCGAACCCAACGAAGAACTTAGGGACATGCAGGCCGCACCATCTGGCGGCAACCATGTGCCCCGCCTCATGAAGGCCGATACTGGCGAGGAGTACGACAATGAAGGCGGCTACGCCCAACAGCCATAGAAGAATAGTGAACATGCGGTACCGCCTTGTGTTTGGCCGGAAGATTGTGTGACTGGAATATTGGCCCAGTGTAGAGACGAAGGAGGCACAGGACTATGCCCCAGACTCAAGAGGGGTGGCCTCTATGCTCCCAACCTATCATACAAGATGAACACGAATCAACCAGTGCAAGAAACACTGTCATTTGCAGTCGCACTAGTTGAGAACTAGAAGACCCTGAACCAGGAAACCTGGGAGCATCACAGGCTGGCACGAGGCGGGGCCTACCTATGAACAGGGGTTAGAGCGTGAACTTGTTACTGCTCCGTTCCGCGAGTTTCATAACAGCCCACGACCCAACTCTGGCGAGCCCCAGTGTGACAGCGACAACCAGCACAAAAACACCAGAAGATGTGAGAACGTCCATATTTTTCATCTCCAATCCCCTATTTTAAGGTAAAAGGGGTAGTAGCATGTTGAGAGCGGAATAGAAAGAAAAGGTGCAGGAGCCTATGAAGCATGACTCCAGCGTCCTCTACACCTTAACTCAGCGTATTATACCGACCAGACTGTACCCTAGCAGTTCCGGTGTGCGTTCATGTTGCCAGTGATGATCGCACCCACTTCAAGGCCGCTTCGAACCCGGCCTCAAAAGCATCCTGCTCCACCATGTCCACCAGGTGATCGCCTCCACGTTCAGGGCCATAGTTCACAGGCTGACGCATATACTCTTCCCTGGCCTCAAACATGACATCACGTTCCGTCAGTGTCATGTCACCACCCCTTCTTCTCTCTCGTAATCTTATCCTTAATGAGTCTGCCTGCACGCACGTTCACCTGTGTTCGCTTTGGCACAGTGACTTTGTGAGACAGGCCAGGGTAATGGACGCCATACATAACGCTGGCATGTTTGACCGCCCGTGCCTGCCATCCCTCACTGCTATCGCCAACGGCTTCATGGTACTGGGCCAGGTCATCTCGTATACGATCCCGCGCCTCCTGCACCTGAGTGTCACTCATGGCTCGGCCGTCACAGAGCGAGATCCCCATGTTGTCGTCACCCCAGGAAACCAGGGTTCCAGCCTCAAGGGCGTCACGAACCACCTTCACCACAACCCACAGGTACTCCTCGTTCGTGTTGATGTAGAACGACTGTACCTGTTGTGTCCCGTACGGTTCCACCCCCCGCATCTGCTCATTGATGTCAGAGAACCGCAAACCAGCATGAAGTACCAGGGCCACGCCGCCATTCGGGGGGCGCTCAATACTCATCGAAGCATCCTGGGCGTCCAGTGCAGCCAAAAACATGTCTCGGTCGTCTCCGTATCGCGGCGAGATATACCTGACTGTGACGACTGGGCAACCATCCATGAGCGTCCCCACCGTGTATGATGGGAAAGAAGACCCTTCGTTAGAAAGGACCGTCTCATCCTCCTCCTGGAGGCCGCATGTGTCTGCCTGGAAGGCGTGGCGCACATGATCCTGGGATGGCCGCAGAATCCACGGCAGCAAACCCTCAAACATGCTGTCCTCATTGGTAGCACTGGTCACAGGGAATCCTCCCTCTTGCTGGCGGCCCAACCCAGGTGCTTACTGATCTGGGTCACATCCCACTTGGACAGGCCATTCATCGGGTCCGACCGGACAGGTAACAGGCCGGGGCCGAACATGGAAGTGACGTCAGCAGAGTGGGCCCCAGTCAGAACCTCATCGTCAGCCCACGCGACCCGTACCCCCGCCGGAAGGGTGCCGCCACCCAGGTAGTCTCTCATGGCGTCACGTTTAGCGCCCTGGTTCGGCCGGTAGGAGACACCCTTGTCGAAGTCTAGCCAGTACTGGGGGTGGTGCGTCTCCAATCCCATGAGACTGACTGGCTTGGCAACATGCTGTTTCCAGGCCGTCAACCAGATCAGCACCGTCCCAGGGTCACCCATGATGCCACTAAGGTCAGACATGAGGTCATCGGACCATTTAACTGGGTACTGCTCGTTGCCGCTCCAGGGGCTCTTGACGTGCACTAAATGGTTCGGCCGGTAAAACCGCTTCTGATTGATGTCGAACCGGGAAGCGAAAGGGTTGATCACGCCATCAAAGTCCAGCACAACCAGGTTGGAAACACCATCGTTGAGGAGGTCACTGAACGCTGGGGCGTGCGCGAGTACAGGATCCGTCACTGAGTACACCCTCCTTCCTTCTTTCTGGCCACATGGTTGCGGCACCGCTTACTGACTCGCATCATAGCAGGGCACACCACCAACAGGCAACAGGACACAGATCACACCAAAAGCAAGAGAGCAGTGAAGACGGCCAATGTGAGCGAGGAAAAGGGAAGATCTATAGGTTACGGAAAAGCGGGTACCCAAAACAGTGAACCAGAAGGGGTAAGACCCCGGGTCAGTCGGACTCCAGGATCATACGCAGAATCCCGATCACTGCACTCACCGCCAAACCAATCAGGCACGCCACCAGCACCAGCACCAGCAGAGGACCATACACCACAGGAATCGGCAGGTACCTCAGGACGGTCACCCACCACTTGTCACGCTCGAACACATTGATGTCACGGTTCTGCCGCCTAGCCTTCAAGAAGTCCCACATTGACGACAGGAACAAACAGAGCACCGCTACGGATGCGGTCGCAGCAGCCGCCAGGCCACCCAAACCAACCAGGATAGAGATCCAGTCCATCGACGGGTACTGGGACTGAAGGTACGGTGCCAGTTGCGGCAGAACGATCAGCCACGTCCCCGACAGAAGAAGCCCCACCAGAAGACCAAGGGCGGACGCCCACGGCAGCACCAGAGGCCGCTTCACATCCCACCAAGCCTGAGCGAAACCAGGTGCCTCGTTCTTGATGCAGTACCAGGCGACACCAGGATTCGACCTCAGCAGGGTGGCAATAGGTGGACGCACCGCAGCAGAACCATCCGAGTACGTCAGGACAGTCTTCCCTTTCACCTTCGACGGGACACTGCTGGACGAACCAGTGGAGCCGCTAGACCCATTCGTGGACGGCAGAGAAGACTGAGAGTGATAGCCCCCAGTCGGCGGGGCACCAGCACTGCTAGAGGCCGCCTGAGGCGCCGACACAGGTGCCTGAGCGTACTGAGTGGGAGGACGGTAGCCAGGATGTGCGCCAGTCCCCCCATGGGGCTGTGAACGTCCTGGAGGGGTGCTGGAACCTGCCGGGGTGAGCCTCCTCCTCGTGACGGCCGGTGAGCCTCCACTGCTAGCCGAGTTGAACCCCACCGGAGGAAGCGTTGACTGGCTGATCGCGCCACCAGACGGGGCAACAGGCTGAGATCTCTGCACCGGAGGCCCCCACGGGTCATTCAAGCCAGCGTCACGGCGAAGGCACCAGGGGCACACCGCATGGTCCCGCCCATCCCACCAGTGCGACCCGATACGTGGACACTGTCTCAACGCGGCCAGCACATCATCGTAGTCTTTCACAAAATCGTGCAGGCTTGGTCTGGCGTCAGGCCTCCCTGTCATAGTGCTAGTGATTGTTCCCATGATGACGCTCGGGACGCACTCACTGGGGATCCGTTGCACCGCCTGGAAGCCTGCCGTGTCCACCAGGGCCGGGTACACGCCCTGGAGGATCCTGTGCCTTGTGTCCGGTGCGTCCCCACCACCCGTATACTTCCCGTCACTAGGGTGTGCCCCACCAGTGAGCATCTGGAACACCATCACCGCATACGCGAAAACATCCGTGCTGACCGTGCGAGGGTTGTCCTTGAACGAGCCCTTCGAGATCTCTGGGGCCGTATACTCGGGCTTGCCGACCAGGCAGGGGAACACTCGCCCGTTTGAGGCTGTGATCTGGGCGCTGTCTGTGTCAACAACAAGGATGCTGGCGTCAGCACCCACCATGTCGTTGGACTCGTTGATGTCCCCCAGGACCGCCCCGACCTTGTGGGCACTGTCGATGGCTGCGGCAAGGTTCCGGCAGGCGTGCAGCGCGTACTTGAAGTCGAAGTCCGGTGCGCTCTCGCGGCGAGTTTTTGCGTTCGCCAGGTCGGACCAGTCACGGAACCGGTTAGCGTCAAGTTTCGGCATCAGGTAGCCGATAAACTCCACCCCATCATACAGGGCGGCGACAGGCCAGGCGAGGGACGTGGCGTCCGGCTGTCGGGACACCATGGCATGGATTTTGGCTCTCCGGTTGCCTTCACCTGGGGCGTGGTACACCTTTGCGACTAGGCTGTCGGGGGCGCCGAGGGTTGGGGCCTGTGCGCTGGTGACGGTGTACACTGACCCTTCTCCGCCTTTACCGAGTTCAGCACCGAGGGTCACTCGTCCTGACCCGTGCGGGCTTTTCACAAGGCAGGTTCTCATCGGCGTGTTTTCTCTCTACGGTGTAGCGTTGGCTGGGTGGCTTTGCGTGGGGCTGGTTTATGGTCATGGGACAGTTTGACTGCTATGCACCCTGAGGTGGTGTTTTGCGCTGACGTGGTGGGGGTCAGGTGCCAATAATGAGAGTGGTGTCGTCTTCGATCCGGCCCTCAGCGTTCATGAACTCTAGGAGCGCGTCAACATCGAGTCCTTCACCTGAGGTGGCATAGTCGCTGACCTTGGCCCAGAACGCCCCAGAGGGTGTCCCAGATTTTGTTGACGCTCCGGCCAGCCCGTCAGAGGCGACCGAGAACATGAGTGGCCGGTCCTCCCCATGCTCAATGGTGGGTTGCACATTGCTGGTGGTGAGTAGGTGAGTGATGTTGTTGAACTCACTTGGCTTGGGGGACGTGATCAGAGTGTGCGTGTCCCGATCAGCGGTGACAACGATGAAGGAGTCCCCAATGGTTCCCGCCGCCCATCCGCCGTCCTCATGGTAGGCGGCCAAGGCGAGTGTGCACCCGATCTCGTGGGCGTCGTCCCGGATTGTCAAAGAGGTCTGAGCACACTCGATGCCACTCCTGACCGCCTCCTCAAAGGACTCCCCACCCAGCAGGTCATCCATGGTCTCATTGACGGCAGTGTTCACGGCGATCTCCGCACCCACCCCTGATCGGGGAAGGCTACCAGCCCCATCGGCCACTGCGAGCACCGTGAACCCTCTCTCTTGGAGGAACCAGTATGCGTCCTGGCTGGTTTCTCCACGTTGCTCATGGTAGGGGCCGGTGATGGTGCCAGCGTAAATGTCCATGGTTCCCCGATCAGTTAACGTTTTAGTGCTTGTAATGGTGCTTTAATGGGGTGAAATATCGCTGGCACTAACGTGCGGATGCGACAGATCACTGCAAGGGAAACATGGTTTGAACAGCAGTGGCATACGGATTTACGGGGTTGCTTGGGGGCGGCAGAGTATGCACTGGACCCGCCTCAGTCACCATTGTTTCAGGCGTGGGGCGGGCCCAGTGAGCAATAAGTTGACACTGCAAACGACAGTGATCCTACTTTTCGGCGATTTCTCGCATCATCTCGATCACAGACTCGTGGCCGTCAACATTGTACTTGTGGCGGCTCGTCTTACGTACGGCCCGCTTTGTGTCACGCTCCAGGAGCGTCACAACCAAGTGGTCACGATCTGCGGCAACGTCCCACACGCGGTCACGAGGGATTGTCGGGTATCCAGTCCCATATGCGGGGATGCTGGTGTCAATGCCGAGCACGGCGAGTGCGTGAGCCTCACGACTGACGGTGAGTGCGTTCTGTGTTGCGTTAGGCATTCTCATTCACCTTCCTTTTGGTGGTTGACTATAAGTTGAACTGGCGTGGATCGTACAGGAGAGAACCGGTAGTGTCAACACCTGTTGGTGTCACGTGGTTTTGCGGAGGGTGGGAAAAGACATGGAGCGCCCCTCCGGCCGTGGTAGCAGGGTGACCGGAGGGGCACTCAGGGCAGGGTGGTTTAGAACTCTGCCCAGTCGGTCGGTGCAGGAAGTTTCACCTTATCGTCACCTGGGGCTGACGCCGACACAGAGGCCACGGAGGCGGAGAGCCACTGGAACAGTTCTGCAAGTTTCCCATCCGACACCTTCAGGGCGTTACGTGTCCCGATGCTGGACAACTGATCCATGTCAGCGTCAGTGACCCCAACCGGGAAGAACGAGAGTTTCTTCTGTGCCTCCAAGTCCTTAATCCGCTGCGACACAGAAGTCAGGTCGTCCATGGCGAGACCGTCACTGAGAAGGAACAGCAGTGGCCGGTTGTAAGGGACCCCGTTGTTCCGGTACTCCTGTTTGCGTGCCTCCAGGTGGTCGATAGCGGCCTCCAGAGCCTTCGCCGTGTAGGTGAGCCCCATCCCGTAGAGTTCAGGAACAATGATCTGCCGTGAGTCCACAGTAGCGAAAGGCGTGGGGGCTGCTGGCTCGGTCCCATAGGGCAGGAAGGATATGTCTGCACGTCGGCGCGACAACTTGTCCCGGTCGATCTCGGCGATAAGGACATCTAAGGCCGCGTTGAGTTCCTGGAGAGGGCTCTGTGCCATACCGTCCTGGATTGCCGTCATGGAGTCGGAGCAGTCGAGGACGATCATTACCGGCCCGCGCTGGTCCGCATTGTCCTCGAAGGTGAGGTCACTGAAATCTGTCATACATGAGCCTTCCCGAAAGGAGGTTTCGTCTTTGTCTCTACCGTCACCTGTGGGATTGCTCACCCCAGTGGGGTAGGGGTGGCGGTTTTCTTCAATGCGGCGAATATCACTAGGGCGGTAGGGCAGAAAGGAACTGGGGTGCAGACGGGGAGCGGCATGTTGTTCACGTCCCGCACCTTTCGCGGCTGAGGTGTCTGCTGTCAGGCGGTGAGAGCAGAAAAGGCATGGGGTTGGTTGCGCTACTGCACCTGTGATGCTATGCTCCCAAACGACTACCACCAACCCCTGTACTTGGACCCTATGGAGTGTGCCTGATGCTGCCTGTGAATACGGCGATTACGACTAGAACCGTCACCACTGACGGCACAGTCACTATCACTGCACACCAGGAGGGTCACGGGGACTTCACTTACAGGATCAGCCCGCCCGATAGTGACGGCTACTCACAGGTGGAGACAACTGGGTTGAGCCTACCAGGCGGGTCATCAGACGTACTCGTTTACAGGGTGTCTGCCGGTGGGGTGGTGCTCTTGGAGGAGATGCTTTCCATTGGGCTTGGGGTTCATGTTGTGCACGCCACCCTGAGGCAGGTGAAGAACAGGGTAAGCACCAAACCTATCGTTACGGCCCTCCTGGAAATGGGGGTCCCCATCATCATGAACGTCACAATGAACACGTTCGCCCTGTTCTCAGACCTCGTGGATGCCCTGGGGCTGGACACGGCGTCAAAGGTGATGCGCACAGCGACCATGAGGGAATCCCAGGAGGCCATCATGGGGCGGGTGCGCAGACGCCAGCACCTCATATCCCAGGCGACTACTGAGGGTGGTGCGGTACTGCTACTGTCCCTCCCCAGTAGCAGTCTTGGAGGAGTACGTATGGTCCTTGAACTGGTCAACATGATCGAGGATGAGGCCGAGTGGGAGGACGTGCGCAAGACCCAGTGGTTCATGTTCTCTGGGCAGGACAGTGACCTGAAACTGATGCTGCGGGGCCACTGGGATAATGACAGGTGGGATGAGGCGCTGTCCTTGTTCCTGTACCTGTTCGATGAGCCACCACTGCGGGAGGCTTTCAAGGTGTTGAAGGCGTTTACCCCGGAGGGTTCAGACTTCACACCTGAGCAATTGTTGGCGTGTGCCCTGTTCGCCGCTCAGGGGATGGGGGAGTCGTGCACGTTGGCGCTAGGTTTTTATGATATGCCAATCCTTGATGATTGACGTCGTTCTGACGATTGGCAACACGCACTCATCCTGTCTTCTGTGTCATGGGGCGGTCGTTCTGCCGTGGTAGTGAGGCGGGCCAGCAGGGTCCCAGGGATATTAACCTCAGGTAACGCGCCCAGTCCTCGCGTCCCCGGGGGTACCGCTCTCCATAGTGGCCTACCCCGAACCTTCCTCAAAAGACAGAACATCAGCAAAAGGGGAATCCGGTATGACGAAGATGTCAGCAGCAGACGCCAGTAACCTGTATGATCTCCTAGATGAGCATGTCGGAATGTTCAAGTTCCCGCACATGAGCGAAGCAGCGAAGATCTTCTGCCAGCACAAGAGACGCGAGTTCTTGGATGCCTACACCACCAGCATCCCAGAAGTGTTCTGGTTCCAAGGGGATGGGTGCTCATCCGCTGAATTGGTCCACAACCCTGACACAGGCAGTTTTCGTGTTGTATCAGTGGTTGACTGCGCTGAAACCAGGGTCATGGTGGAGGCCCTGAACAAGGCTCTTTATCGTAAACACTTCAGGCACACATAAACCACGGTCAGGCCCCTTATGCCTGTAGCCGGTAAACCTGAGAGACAACACTCCTGTAGTTGGCAATGGTTTACCGGCTACAACTACCTCTGAAACAGGAAATACACGATACCGCCGAACGTAACCAGAAGCACACCCAAACCAGAAGCCAGTCAACGAAAGATACCACTCAGTCCAACGAGTGCACGAGATAAGAATGTCAGTGCATAGTACCACATACACGCATCTTGTGAACACGTGCAGAAAAGCACACATAAACAACCATCTTTCGTTGAAATAGAGCCAAATCACAGTTGCGTCAGAGGTGCTTCCTGAGGTAGGATGAGGCGGTGCCGCCAGGGCGAAGGCAGGCACTTACTAGCCCCTACCAGAGGAGATCCGCCATGACCCGACGCGACCTGAACCACACCATCAACCGTCGCGCCATGGCTGGTATCATCGTGTCCCTGTCCGTAGAGATCGCTGCCCGCCGAGACACCTCCGTCAACAGGCATGACAGGCATGTCCTTGCCCTGTTAGTGAACACCTATGGGGCCTACATGGATGCATGGCAGCAGATGGAGGGCATTGAGACTCTGGAGTACGTGGAGGCGTGGGATGCTCAGGCGGCGGGGCTCCGGTCGTGGGGGCGTTTCAAAGTGCGTCACAGTGTCGCAAGGGCCACTAGTCGCATGAGTGAGTCGCTGGCATCCATGTTCGCCTATGCCCGCCCCGGCGTTACCGTCCATGAGCGCAACGACTTCCGGGGTGCGTACCGTCAGGTAGCCATCATGGCTGCGGCCGCCTGAATCAGCCCGCAAGAGCAAGCCCCACCCACATGCAAGAAACCATCTGACAGGGCATTACGACCCCGATGTGCCTGACCCTGTTGACAGGGGGTGTGACCTCTGGTACTATTGCCGCAGTAAGGTAAGCATTAGGACCGCTAAGGAGCAGTAGTGGCTAAGAGTGTAGCGTCCAGTGGGGGCGAGAAATGGCTACAGGAGTCCATGGATCTAGCCCGCAAGCAAGGGTACCATGAGATCCTGCCTCACCACCTTGTGGCGACAATGAAAAACCAACCAGTCGTTCTGGCCGCCCTGATTGAGGCGCACGTGGACATGGCCCACATTGACGCCATCATTGAGGAGGCAAACCGGCGTGTCGTCACTAACGAGTCTGGGAAGCAAGTTGCCCCCACACCTGTGAACGTGAACGTGACTGTCGGCCCCGAGGTGCTTAAGATCGTCCGGGACGCAAAAAAGTACGCCGCTGACGACGACCGTGCGGGCGTGATCGCTGTCCTAGACCTCGTTAAGTCTTTGTGTGACAACCTGGGGGAGTTTCAGCGCGCTGGGATCCGCATCGTAAGCGCGACGCCCTCCCCTACCCCAACTTCTGCCGCCGTTTCCACGTCATCCGCAGCCGCCAGCACCAGGATCAGTAAGCCTCTGGATGGTGGCCTGACTGGACGGTTCTGCATCGATCTGACCGAGAAGGCTAGCAAGGGCGATCTTCCTGTCGTCATCGGCCGTGACCGCGAGATCCGTGAGGTCGTCCAACTACTGTCCCGCCGCAGCAAGAACACTCCTGTCCTAGTTGGGGACCCTGGCGTTGGTAAGACCTCCGTCATCTTCTCTCTCGCCCAGAGAGCATATGATGGCAGTGTCGAGTTCCTGCCCGGTAGGCGTATCCTGCTGCTGGACCTGACGTCAATGCGTTCCAGTTCTGCATCCCAGGGAGAGTTTGAGAAGAACTTCGTTGGCCTCCTGAACGAGGTGAAGGACTCTAACGGTGAAATTGTTCTCGCTATCGAGGGTATCCACGCCCTGAACTCTGGGTCCGCTGCCGCCGACACGCTTCGAGGTTTCCTCGTCCGTGAAGACATCCTCATCATTGGTGAGACCACGAACGACAAGTACCGTATCCACATCGAGAAGGAGTCCGTGTCCCGCTACCTTCAGCAGGTAGATGTGGAGGAGCCGTCAGACCGCGACACGCTCATGATTCTGCGTGGCCTAGTCCCAGGGTACCAGGATTTTCACCGGGTGCAGATCAGTGACGACGCCCTGGCTGCCGCTATCGAGATGTCTGTCCGGTATGTTCCGGCGGATCGGCTGCCGGACAAGGCCATCGACCTGCTGGACTCGGCTGCCGCGAAGATGCGTCAGGAGATCGACTCGAAGCCGGACCGTATCTACTTCCTGGAGCAGGGCCTTGAAAACCTCCGCCACGACGCCGACTCCCTAAAGGGCCAGGAGTCCATTGAGGCTCGCATCGCCCTAGATGAGGTGCGCGCCAAGATCGTGGAGGCTGAGGAGGAACTGGCTGACCTGACGGCCAGGTGGGCCAGCGAGCAGGAGGCGAAGAAGCACCTGGATGAAATCAGGGGCCGTCTCGCTGACACCCAGTCGCGCTACCAGGAGGAGGCGGACGCCGGTAACATTGAGGCAGCCGAGAAAGCCTCGGCTGAGGCCAGGTCCCTGGAGGATGAGATCGCCAAGGTTGTCAGGTCCCTGGATGACGCCCTGATCGCTGAGTCTGTGGGCCGTAACGAGATCGCCCGCGCCGTGGAAGCGAAGACTGGTATCAAGGCAGGTAAGGTCCTTGAGGAGGAGGCTGAGAAACTGCTCCATATTGAGGAGCGCATGGGCGGTCGCCTGTTCGGCCAGGATGAGGCTATCTCCAGTATCGCTGACGCTATCCGCGTGTCGCGTGCCGGGTTGGCGGACCCGAACCGCCCCACCGGGTCTTTCCTATTCTCTGGCCCGTCCGGTACTGGTAAGACAGAGACAGCGAAGGCGCTCGCGGAGTTCCTGTTCGATGATGAGCAGGCTATGGTGCGCATTGACATGTCCGAGTTCTCCGAAAAGCACTCGGTTGCGAAACTCATGGGTGCTCCCCCCGGATACGTGGGCTATGATGAGGGTGGTGTCCTCACTGAGGCCGTCCGTAAGCGCCCCTACTCGGTGATCCTTTTCGACGAGGTGGAGAAGGCTAACGCGGAGGTGTTCGATGTTCTCCTCCAAGTACTCGACGAGGGTCACCTGACAGACAGCAAGGGGAAACGGGTTGACTTCCGCAACACAGTGATCATCCTGACATCCAACCTCGGCTCCAGGGCCATGATTGACCCGACCCTGAGCGATGAGGAGAAGGCTCAGGCCGTCAATGACGCGATCCGCGGCCACTTCCGCCCAGAGTTCCTGAACCGCCTGGACAACCAGGTGATCTTCCACACTCTTACCGAGGAGGGCCTGGGCCGGATCATTGACAAGGAGGTGAGCAAGTTCACGAAACGTATGGCTCGCCGCCGCATCAAGTTCGAGATCACGAACAATGCGAAGAAGTGGCTGTCCACTGAGGGCTATGACCCTGAGCGTGGAGCCCGCCCAGTGATTGGGCTGGTGAAGGAGACTGGCACGACGAAGGCTTCCGTCCTACTTCTCAACGGCACCATTGATGACGACGACCTTGTGATCATTGACCACGTGGACGGTGAGGACTCCCTGTCAATCCAGGTGGAGAAGCGCGACTACGTTCCGGTAAACCCAGGTAGTGAGGTGCAGGCGGCCCTGAGTGACGCTATCGGCGGCGACAGTGACACCCCGAACGATGGGGCCCACGAGGATAACATCGAACCTGACAGTGCAGGTGAGGTCGGTGAAATCACACCCGCTGATGACACCGAGGTCAACACGGATAGCGTCTCATCTCAGGTTGACGGACTTAAGGATGGTGGCGATCTTGATCCAGGAAGTGATACCAGCAATAGTGGTGAGAACCCTGAGAAGTAGGCGATACGTATGCTAGAAACAATCATCATCGGTGGGCTCATCATAACCGCCGTGAACAAGACCAAGAACAGGAAAACAGGTAAGGACAAGAGGGACAGCATGACAGACAAGAATCGCAGCACACCCGTAAGTGACGCCCTCGCATGGGCCGCCCGCCAGGACATCGAAGGCAAGACCATGGACGCGCTAGGTAAGGCGACATCCCTGGGTAAGCGTGCCGCCGCCAGCGTAACCCAGGCGGTCAGTGGTGCAGCCACCGAGGTGAAGTCCCGTCATGCCGAGTACAAGTTCGGCAAGACTCTCGATGAACTGAACCGCGCCACTGGAGGTGTCACTAAGCGAACCAGTGAGACCGTAGCCAGTGCAGAGAAGGCGGCTAGTGAGCCCCTGTGGGTAGATGGCGGCTACAGCACAGAGTTCATGGACGATACTATCAAGGACACGCTTGCGGACATGAGATATAACCCCCACCACTGGGAGACCAGGACCGGGGGCGACTCCACTTTGGCCGACATACTCAAAGACGCGGAGGAGCGGTCAGCGAAGAAGTACTTGGCCCACCTGAAGGAGACCAGCGTCTTCAAGGGGTCCCGCGACTTCATCACTACCATCGGGTCCCGCTTCCAGGAGGCCACGGAGGGCCTGGGTGTGCCGATCAGTGACTTGAAGGCCAAGGAGGCTACCTCCGCCCCGAATCGTACCGTCAGCCAGGATGTCGCCAATCTGCTCGCCAGCGTTGACAGCGAGGACGAGCCGCAGCCTGAGACCTCGGCCGTGACAACTGAAGAGGACAGTGAGTCACCCAAGATTCCGAGCGAGGAGATTTCTGGCCTCCTGGATCTGACCGGTGAGGACGAGAAGGACGTCTCTCTGGAAAACGCGCTGGATATCCTTCAGGCTCGCGCCGCCAGCAGTGACCTGGGCGCTCCGGTACTCATCCTCGGCGGGATGGGCTCTAAAATCAACCTTGATGCTCTCGCACGACAGGCTGTCGCTAAGGGACTGAAGGCCGTGAAACTGTCCACCTCGAATCGCCACCTGAGTGATGGCAGCACTCCACGTGAGCGGGCACGCGAACGCATTAACCTGATCGTTGAGAGCGGCAACGCTGATGGAGTGGATATCGTTTTTGTGGACGCCCGCACTGGATCCATCGACCCCCTGAGTGACGTTAAGGGTGTGGCTCTTGTGGTGGCTGAGCCAGAGGATGAGGTCCTGGCATTCATGCTTCGGCGACGACTTTCCGAGGGCCGATACCTGGAGATCAGACAGTGATAGCGATGTCAAGCCTTCAACCTGTAGCACTCTGACAAGAGGGCATATCTTGGCTGGGTGGTGTGCTGACTGTCGCCCGCGGTCACACTAATCCTTTACAATCCCTTGACTTGCAACAAAAGTGCTAGTGTGTTACAATACACATATCCATTGTAAGTTAACCCAAGGGAGGTGAACCTGTGAAGCACTATGACACGGTGACTAGGCACAGGTTCACCACGGATGATGTGGAGCAGGTTGAACGCGATCTGGCTCAGATGATCACCTGGATGGCTCAGGCGGAACGAGAGGTTCTTGCCAGCCAAGAGTTCCATAACCTGGCACTGAAGGCCCTGAAGGGTGACAGGCCAGCCGGTTCACTGAACTCCTGGGGCAGGAAGAGGCTGCCTCGTTACAACTTTGAGTTTCAGAAGCACAACATGAATGAGATGCTGGTATCTAACATGGTTGGCGCCCTGGAACTGTACGCCATGAGCGTTGGCCTGTTCCAGGTAATGGGCACCCACCCCAAGGAGACAAAGCCAGAGAGGATCCTCTTCCACTACAGGAACACTTATCCTGATGCCCCGCAACCAACCAGCGGTATGGTCCGTGCCCACTTGCTCAGGTACCACAAGAAGAGTGAGCGGAAGGTGTCACTTCCTGGAGTGTCAGCCAAACTGAACCTGGCTGTGTGTGACACATACTTCGCACCTAAGGCGTCAAGAGATGATAATGACTCTTTAAGTATCATTGTTCAGATGAAGACACCTAATCACAAACTCACCAAACTCTATCTCAGGCTACCAGATAATATAGAACGATTCGGCAAGGGTAAGGTCTGTCGCCCAACCATCCGCCTGAATAACAAAGGGCAGGTTGTCTTTGACATTGCTATTGAGCACGAAGTAAAACAGCGAGACACTAATAGAGATGTAGGTGTAGACCTAGGCAAGGTAGAGCCTTTCGTCGCTACCGTCATTGATCCTAGGACGAAGCACAGGTCTGCTCCGTATCACACCGACTACAAGAGAAGGCTCGGGTTGCTGGTTAAGAAAGAACAGCAGCGGCGAGACCTGGCGTCCCATCTGTGCGAGCGAGCAGATCTCTGCGATAGGCATAACAGAATAGATCATGCTGATGTGCTACGTACTGAAGCAAAGAGAGTCAGGGCTAAAGCGACTAGAATCAATCACGAGATTAGTCAGTGTATTGCTAGCCAAGTAGTGAGTATTGCTGATCAGAATAACGCTCGCATAGCGGTGGAGAACCTTTCCTGGCTAGACGCCAAAGGCGGTCGATGGCCTCATGCAGAGATACAGAGCCGCATCAAGAACACCGCCAAACGCTACGGCCTTAAAGTATCCAAGGTGAGCGCCAGGGACACCTCTAGGACCTGCTCTAGGTGCGGCGGTAGGGTGTCCAACAACTCAAGGACGCGAGTTGGTACTTGTAGTGTCTGTGGTTTTGAGTTGAACCGTGATGTCTCAGCGTCCAGAGAGATTGCTCTGCGTGCCGTCTCTAATGTGAGAAACCGTGAGAGAATGCGCTGCCTGCTTCGTCAGAGAGCGTTAGAGCGAAGTTCGGCTGTTACGCGACAGTCGAAGCCGGTCACTGCCTTGGGTGGAATCCAGGGTCACACCGGTACCTCCAGCACGAGCCTGGAGGCGACGCTGATGATGGTGAGAGAGAATCTAGATTCTAGAGGATCCCCAACCTAGTCAGCGAGTGTGACATGGTTCACGGGCACACCACCCGGCCTCATCACGTAGTCAACAACTGTTGAAACGTGTGGTGTTCTATTGGGTCGTGTACCCTTTCGCACATAAATGCGATGTCAGCGAGAGTGGAAACGACTGGACAGGCGCGTGTTCAGTCGTGTACCCTGACCTGGAGCAACATTCATGCCTGCCTGTAGGTAAGGGTTCTACGGGCAAGAAAGGAAAACATGTCCACAACGTGGAAGTGGGTCAGCGGAGCGTCTGCCGCCCTTGTTATCGGATTCTTGTGGTTCCTGTTCCACACCATGTGGAATACGGCCACTCACGGATTTTTCCGCTTCCTGGCGGGGTCACAGTTGTTTTGGGTCGGACTTGTATTGGCCATTGCCCTTAGCGCACTGGGCTGGTACCTGAACGAGAGCGACGAGGAACGCTGGGGTCTCTTAACCTGGGGCATCGCTGCCGTGATTTTCCTCGGCGTACTTATCGGCGGTTCGGCTTTCTCCACCTACTGGAACGCGAACGCCTTGTATCAGGCATCAAAGGTGACTGTTGCCACAGACGGCGACCAGCAGTCGTTCAAGCCTCGCGTACCCTATGATGTCGCCAAGGGCACATCTTCCGCTAACCTCGGTGACAACACGGGCGATGTTACTGGCACCGTGAAGTCCATCCCAGGGACGGGCCAGTACACGACGTCGGTGATTCGTCGCGGATGGTTGAAGGGATATGAGGCGACCCAGACCCTCACCCTGCCAGAATACGGTCAGCCTAATATTGCTAAGGACGTCAAGTTCTGTAAGTTCAATGAGTCTAAGGCTCCCTACCGTCTCGGTGGCGGCTGGTGGACGAACAACCTCGACTACCGTATCTTGAACGCGGCCGGAGGTTGGACCACCTGGTTCGACAAGGCTGACGTGACGGTGGCCTGCAACGACAAGGGGCAGCCGGTCCTGTACGCCCCGATCTATAAGAGCAAGGTCGGGTTCCTCACCGCCTATGACGTGCCCGCTGGCGTTGTTGTCTACAACGGTGCAACTGGCGACATCGAGTATCATAAGGATATGACGTCTGTTAATGGTGTCTCCCTGTACCCTTCGTCACTGGCTGCGAAACAGCGTGAGTCCGCCCAGACCGCTAATGGCTTCATGGACTGGATGTTTTTCAGCAAGGCTGGTTGGGAGGACACCAGCAAGGATGAGAACGATGTGAATGGGGAGAACCCGACAGAGTTCGGGATGGTGACTGACAAGGGGACGATCCAGTTCGTGACCCCGTTGACTCCTCGTGGCGAGTCTAAGAGTATCGTCGCAATCTCTACAGTGAACGCTGGGGACAACAAGTATGGGCAGTTGGCCCAGTTGCAAGTGCACAAGTACGAGACTGCCCGTCAGGCCACGTCCACTGTCCGTAGTAACGTCATGGCTCAGGGGCTTGGTGGTCAGAAGACCAACCTTGACGTGTTTGAGGTTGTGCCTGGTGAGAACGGGGACTGGGTTGCTACCGTCGGCCAGTCTCAGACGGTCGTGTACCGCGCCTACATTGCCGCCGACGACAGCATGATGTTGAAGGACGGCTCCGGTAAGGTTGTCTACTCAAGCAAGGGTGACAGCCAGGACGCTACCGGCCAGGCTAAGGGGCAGACTGATACTGGTAAGGGTGACGCTAAGGTCCCGGCGTCTGGGCGTGATCTGTCATCCATGAGCGTGGACGAGTTGCAGAAGTTGTCCAATGATGTCTCGGCGGAACTTGCTGGCCGAGCGAAGGCCAACAAAGACGCCAAGTAGTCAAACGTGACGGGTGGGGCAGGTTGCCTGATGGGACCTCCCCGCCCCACCCGTCACTCACACCAACGACAGGCACCATCGTCTACGATGAGATCACTGATAAGCCCTAGCAGACCACTTGTGATATAACTATCACGAAATAATCAGGCAGGAGGCTCACCCCGAGTATGGATCAGCCAATCATCCACCACAGTGACGTTGATGACACCTGGGACGCGCAGTGGTTGGATCAGATGACGATACGCCTCATCCAGGGTTGCGCTGTCATCCTGGGTCTATTTTTCCTGGCGGGGATGGGGCAGGGTCTCTGGTACGCGGGAAAGTGGGCTGTGACACACAAGGAGACACCTGCCGCCACATCGTCAACCGCGCCATCCTCCATAGAGCCGGCACCAGGAGGCAACCAGGGGGCAGGCACGCAACCAGACGACAAGGCAGCAGCCGGTGCTGACAAGCCCCCAGTAGCCACCGAGAGCCAACGAGACGACTTAGACGCCCAGGACGACACAGGGGTCGCTACAGGTGACTCCAGACCCCAGGAAGAACCCACAGGCACCCCAGGAGGAACACCCCAACAGGGGGATGCTAACGACAGCAGCACTGACGGCCAGAATGGCGACAGTGGTGGCCCTCTGGGTGATGCGTGGGACTCGGCGAAGGACACCGCCAGGAAGAGCAGAGACCAGATTGACATCTGTAGATTCATCGGTTGTGGTATATTCAATGTGAAGGTTTACAGACCTGATATTGGTATACACCACAGGTAAGCACTACAGAAGGGGTTTGTTGTGGGTTGGGTTCGGGTGAAGAAGGCTGCTGAGATTCTTCGGATGTCTCCGGAGACGGTGCGTCAGTGGTCTAACGCTGGGAGGATTGAGTGTCAGAGGTCGGCTGCTGGTCAGCGTGTCTTTGATGAGGACTACCTGAGGTCTCTGGTTGATCCTGAGTCAGAGGGATCCTCGCCACAGCACGTTTTCTATGTTCGTTCCTCTAGCGGGCAAGACACTCCTATGGAGGCTCAGAGTAAGGCTCTGGAGGCGGCATACGGTAGTCCTGTGAAGGTCTTTTCTGATAAGGCTTCAGGTCTGAACGAGAGGCGTAAAGGACTCACTTCCCTGCTGAACTGGGTGAATGAGCACCCTGGGACGACTGTCTGTGTAACTGCCAAGGATCGTCTGACACGGTTCGGTTTTACCTATCTGGAGATGCTTATTCAGGACCGCGGTGGGAAGGTGGTTGTCCTAGATGATGAGGCGGTCAAGGAGCCGCATGAGGCTTTGATGGGCGATTTTATGGCTCTGCTGGCGTCCTTCTCTGGTCGTTTCTACCGTATTCGCGGGTGGGATCAGCAGCGTCGTCTGCTTGCTGACGCCGGAGACATCATCAATGAGAAGTCTGGTCAGGGTGCCTAGTGTGAACCGCACCTATCCTCGTCGCCCGTATGCTTGTTTTGATGAGGATGGTAAGGGTGTTGATCTGCATGGCGTCTTGGAGGAGATTCG